TCCAGGTCTTTCTTGGAAATGCTTGATGGTGTAGCAGAACGTGCAAAAGAACGTCAGGGGCGGACACTGTCGCTCAAAGGAAAGAAGTAATGATCTGTGAAGAAAGAAAGGATATGTTGTTGCGGGTCTTGGATAAGAAGCCGCTCAAGGATGTTATCTGGATCACGCAGATGGCCATGGGTATTTTTGCTCGTGGTCAAGGGGTTGCTAACATCCCGATGGAAAAGCATTTTGCCAAAGGGGTGTTCTCGTTCTATCTGGCAGACATGTCTGTTGTTTACGAAGAGATTGAGCGTCGTCTTGCGACTATCTCCGAGTTCTCTTACCAGGTCATTCTCCACGAGCATACCTGGACTGAGTGGTATCGTGACGTTAAAGGTTGTTCTAAGGTGGACGCCGAGAAAGAATTGCATTCTCGTAAAGTCCATTACAAACTGTGGTGTGATACTTATGAAGGTATCAGGACCATTGACGAAACTAAACGGGCTAAGTTTCTTATCTCCGTGTCCCAGCTAAACTATCCCAACTAAGAAGTCTACGTAAGAGGTGTACCGTGCAATTGTTCAGGAAGAAAGTCGAGTTGATAGAGCCACCTATGCACAACGAGGGTGGAGATGTAAACATGGCCTGGATGCGCTGGTACACCGCCAAGTTTGGGGGTAAGTTCATGCGCGCCCAAGCTGCTTACGAAGTACTCAACTATCCGAACCTGGAACCTTCCCTGTTCGAAGAGGAAGCCAGGTGGGAGCAGTTTTACTTGGCTCAGCATCCAGAAGCTACCGATGTCGAGATCGCTGCCAAGAAGTTGGAGATGCTACAACGTCGTATTCACGCAGCAATGTTTCAAGAACCACATATCGTATTGGCCGATCACATGGTCAATATGAATTGGTTGAAGTGGTACGCGGCTACTCATGGCTGTTCGTTAATCAAGGCTCATGTTGAGGCTGCAAGGATAATGGTAAGACAGGGGGTGTTCCTGCAAGGAGCATCATTAATAGCCTAGGAGTAATGGGGTAAGGTATGGGGTTCTATTTGGGGATCATTTTGATTCCCTCTCTTTTGATGGTGCTTTGTTCGAAGTTCATCTTTCATCGAAGCATCACCGTTAAAGAGTGGATGGCACAAATTGGGGTTTTGTTGTTATCCACTGGTTTCATGATGGCGTTGTTGGGTGCCTCGGCTATGCAACACACTTGGGACTTCAATGTCCTGAATGGGTTTGTTACCGAGAAAGTCCGGGATGAGGTTTCTTGTAGCCACAGCTATCAGTGTGGCGAGACCTGTACCACCCAGACTACAACTGACAGTAAAGGCAAGTCTAGTACCAGACGAGTGTGTTCGCCTAAATACTGCCATGAGCACTCCTATGATGTCGATTGGGACGTGAAGACTACTCTGGGTAGTTACACCATAGATCGCATCGACAGACGTGGTCTGGATGAGCCTAAGCGGTGGTCCTCGGTATATATCGGGGAATCAGTGTCTGATACGGAATCTGTCCGCAACTACCTGTTGATAGATGAAACCCGTTTCAAGACTGATCCAGTTATTGCCGAAAAGTATAAAGACTTTATGGTTGACTACCCAGGGATCTACGATTACTGGCACATCAACCGTGTGGTTAATGACACGTCGGTCGATTACTCCTGGATGAACAATCTACTCAACTTCAAGTTGGGTGTCGATGGCTTCAAGAAGCAATTGAATATAATCGTCGTGGTAACGAAACACGACGCGGACTATTACTATGCACTGATGGAGCATTGGCGTGGTGCTCGTAAGAATGACGTCATTCTGTTCTTCGGGATTGATGACGACAAAAATGTCAAGTGGGCTAAGGCTACGGCTTTTGCCGACGGACAAAACAATCAAGTGATGCTCAAGCAACTCCAGTCGATGACCTACGAGCGTAAGCTTGACCAGGATCTGATACAGGAAGAGTACCGCATGATTGTGGCGCAGTTCAACCGCGTGCCGAATGCTGAATTTGCTTACATGATGGCCGCGTGGACTGCTCCAACAGGCTGGGTAGTGTTCTTGGTGATCCTCAACATGTTGATCACCGGTGGCTGCTCGTATTACTTCATCCGTAACGAAACTTTTTGAACAAGGAATACAGGGATATGTCGGGTAAGAAGATGTCTACCACTATGTTGGTAGCAAGTGTACTGGGCGGGCTGATGTTGGTCCTGCTGTTGGGTCTGGGCGCTGTTGTTGCAACGTACACCAGTGCGTATGACACGGCGATCGAATCGGAAGCCACCATCACCAAGATGGACAAGGACTCCGAGAACGTGCTCAGCACTACCACCCTCACGATCCAGGAAACTGCCGGGGTAGCCGGTATGTATGCCAAGGATCTGAAGGAAACGCTGAAGGCGACGTTCGAAGGCCGTTACGGTCCTAAGGGTAGCCAAGCCAGTATGCAATGGATCAAGGAACATAACCCGACGCTGGATAGCAAACTGTACCTGAAGATACAGGATGTGATCGAAGGTGGACGTAAAGAGTTCCAAATTTCTCAGAGCCGCAAGCTTGAAGTCTGTGCGACCTACGAGAAAATGCTCGGTTATTTCTGGCGTGGCAAATTGTTGGCATTCTCTGGCTTCCCGAAAATCGACAAGGCCAAGACGTGCCAGGTGGTTTCTGACGCAAGTACGAAGGACGCCTTCAGTACCGGTATGCAGAAACCGCTTGAATTCAAGTAATTACTGAAACGGTCTCGCTCCTTGCTTGCGCAGGGAGCGGACTTATTTTTGATAAGGAGTTTTTCATGGGTTGGGTAACAGACGTTGCATTTGTAGATGGTGTTGAGCTTAATGGCACCAAAATTGTTGCTGGCATGAGTACCCAGGTACGTTGGGACTTCGGCGTTGGCTCGCTCAGGATTGACAAAGAGGGTAAAATCATGCCAGAAGTTTGGCACGGTTACCCACTGTGTCTCCAGGAGAAGGAAGACTACCAGAAAGAACTGGAAACCTTCACTGGCGCCATGGATACCAACATGGGAACGTTGTTCTTCAATCAAGGACAGCTCTGCCATCTGGACCTCTCCTACGAAAATGTTGGCGAGTGGGTAGTTAACAACATCCAGGTGCCTTGGAACGAGTCCGACAAGAACGGCCTTTATCGGACACTTACACCGGAACAATGGGCTAGAACGGATAGCGCGCTGAACCTTTATCGGGCAACCCTTTTGTCTACGGACAAGATCGACGAAGAAGAAAAGGGCGGCTATGCGCTTACTCTGGCACGTAAAGCCTACGTAGAGCGCTCTGGTGAGCTGGTAGATCCGTTCTACAAAGCTCCTACTCCCAATGGTTTCATTACCGCTTAATTTGTAGCGGGTAATACATCTATATTACCTACTTGCACGATACACAACTTTGTTTAGGGAATCTGTAATGAACTACCTGACTCGTGAAGAAGCTCGTCAAGTTAACGCCGTCCACGCTTATACCCCTCGCAAGCTTACACCGGTGGAAGAAGTTATCAAACGCGCTGTTGAAGTAGCAGAGATGCCGGATGTTACCGACGTTCTGCGTAACAACAAGAAAGCCTTCATGCGTGACATCATTCGCCACCTGGAAGAAGTAACCAGTAGTGATCGTTTGATCGGCCAAGTTCGGGACGGCATGACTGACCCAGCTGCAATGAAACAACTGATCGAAAGCTACCCATTTGTGGAGTTCGAGCAGGTATTGAACAAGCCATACTTCGGTGGCTTGCAGCAAGCGGCTATTGCTGGCATCACCAACTCCGAGTTGCGCATCTGTGTAGCTTGGCTGGAGAAGCTGTTTGGCATTATCCGGGAACTACCACGTGGTGTTAAAGCTTTCGTGGCTACTCCGGAAACCGATTACAATGGACTGTACCAGGAGGCCCGCTTCTTTAATAAGCCAGAAGCCTGGGGTGTCTCGCTGAACAAAGATCTCCAGAAGCGTATCTTCACTTTGTTTCGTGAAGGTCACCGCAACTGGGAGATCAGCCGTATTGCAGAGTACGGGCTGTTGGGTTACCACGATCTGGAAAAGCGGTTAGGGATTCCTCCTATTGACCGCACCTACATATCACTGGACCGTGGACGACCATGTCAAATTGCTTTGGCGTTTGATAGCTGGTTGATCAACAACAATGCAGTTCCGGTTATCCGGGCTATCCTGTGCAACTACGAGATCCTTTCTGAAGAAAGACTCGAAGGTGTTTATCTGTTTTCGATCTAAGGAAAAGGCATGTTAACTATGTTCAATAAGGACTTCAAGAACATCGGTAAGGTGTCTTCTAAGGTCGCGGCAGAAAACCTGGTTAAGGAATATACCCCGGTAGAGGGGGAACCTCGTATTAAAGGCGGTGGGCGTGCTGGGCTTAACGAGCATTGGATTCGTTGGTACCGTATGCATCACAAAGTAACTACCAACATCGCAATGGCGGTTGGTAAGAAGATTCTTCGGAGGATGTATGACAAAGAGCAAGCCTGATTTGAAAGCTACTGAGTACGGTCATCGTAAAGTTCACGCTATTGGTGCTACCGCCAGGCGTGTGGTGACTGGTATGGAAATGGGTACTGGTGATGGGTTCATGTTTGTTAGTGAGCCTGGCATTGCCGCTGCTGCTCGTCGCCCTAACCCAGTCCGCGACTACGGCGAGACCGACTTCAACCCTGAAGTTCTCACCAAGGGACCGGCTGGCACTAGCCTGAAGACCATCGACGATCTGATCACCGCAGGTGCTAATCCTGAGCTGGCGGCAAAGGTTAAGGCGGTAATCGGTCGCGCCGAACCAATCCGCAACATCGGCGAAACGGAATCTTTCGTTCCAGACGGGTGTATCCCAGACTATCCGTCTAGTACAGAACGTATGGGTCTGTTGAACACACTGCTGTGTTCTGGTGCCAGGGTTGTTGGTTTTCATAGTCGAGTCACTCTGGCACCTAAGTTCCTTGAGAGTCTGGATCACCACCTGACTTACGGTCATATCGAAGTACACATGACCACCACGGCTCGTCTGTATCGTGAGTCTGCGAAGAAACTTGTTAAGGGGATGCGCAAAGCGTCTAAGCGCGCCATCAAAAAGGTGGCCAAACACAAATAAACGAAATATAGGAGAGAGTTATGAGTAATAATGAAGAACCGGATTTCCACCCGGAGCCAGGTAGTTCTGTGCCAAACGAAAAGTGGATTCAGTGGTACATGAACAAACACAATGTGTGTCGTGATGACGCGATACGTGTTGGCCGTGCTTTGGAAAACCTGGAGTTTGCCGATATGGTGAACAACATGGGTACCATTGAGGTTAAGCGTATCACCGGTGAGGGGTATATGAAACCTCTTACCGGTAAGCATAAACCAAAATAAGAAACACAACCCTTTGTAATGGAGTAACACCGCATGAAAGCATTTGGTCTCTTGTTCCTGCTCGTTCCTGCATTGTCGTTTGGTGCAGTAAGTCAGAGCGTTATCACCCCCGCTGTTAAGACCTACACCTGCATGCAATACACGGATAACGAAGTGAGTAGCGTTAAAGGCTTCCTCACCGACAACGAACCGCAAGACACTGAAACTACCATCGTCCAGCGTGACAATGGTTTCGAGGTCAAGCCTGGCGATTTGTTCCCGGAAGGTAAAACGTTCAGCAATCAACTGGGCGGGCCGGGCAGTACTCTCGGCACTAACAAAGAAGCAATGTTGTTCAAGCAATACAACGACAAGGGTAATGCTTACTTTATCGTCTATCTGTTCGATAAGAAAGACGATCCGAAAGCAAACATCGGCCGGGCACTAGTGTTCGCCGCATGCGCAACTAATTAATAACAGGGACGTCTATTTTAAACCGCAGAGCAGGGGGTGGACCTTTGCTCTGCGGTTTAGCCGCTTCCAGGTTATTTTGGTTATAACAAAAGCAAGGGTAAAGGCTATGCGCTCAGATATCCTGTACGAACAATGGAAAAACGAAAGCTTTAATCACGGGCTGCGTGAGGAGATCTCTAGGCTCTACACAGAGCTCGTAGAGTTCGAAGGCACCATCATGCCAGACTACTTCGCTTACGCCCGTCCTACGCTGGCTGAGACGATTGAGGAGTTGGTGTTGAACATCGACATGGTCATCCTGGCTACATGTGAAGGCAAGTGTATTGGCTTGCTCTCGGTAGATAAAGGACAACCTACTGAAATCGCCGGACTGTACGTTCAGGAAGAGTTTCGCAACCAGGGTATTGGCAAGATGATGATCGACGCCTTTCAACACACAAACAACCACAGAGAAATAACCGTGGTGTGTTTTACTGCCAACCAAGCGGCAATCGATTTCTACAAGCAAATTGGCTTCCACTTCTGGCCTGGCAATGCAACGGTCAAAGGCTACCGATATGCCGATGAAGCAATTAAGATACAGAGCGTTTAAAGCCTATATTACTTAGTTGATACTCGGTATTGATTTTGAGGGTTCTGTTATGTTGTTTTCGCTATTGGGTATGTTTCCGTCTTTCTTCGCACTGTTGATCCTTGGACAAGGGATTCAAGAGTACGAGAAGTTTTTAACGGAACACAAGAGCAAGGTTGTTTTGATCAACCATCAGTTCTGGTGGGTGATGGCGTTCCTGGGAATCTTCCTGGTGAACATGGCTGTTTACATTGCACTCGTCCCGAAGATGGTAATCATCTCGGCGGTATTAACACATTTGTAACGGGAGATACACAATGAGCAATAAAGAACAACATCCGATCGTGGATATGCTGTGGCTGACTAACGGTACTCCTGATCCGTTTCCTGAGTATCCGAACCGTCTTCGTGAAGATTTGCCTATGGCTGACTTCAGCGACGACGCCCTGGGCAATTATGCCTTCATGTACTACGACCGTGATGTGAATGAGGAAGTAGCGGTAATGATGAACCCGCAAGGTGAGCACCGCCCAAAGATTGCCTTCATGACGGCGATCAAAGAACGTGTGCGTTGGCTGTCGCGTCGTCTGGCGATTGCTGAAGGTCGTTACCCTGGTATCGACATCCCTGACGAAGTTGTTCTCAGGGCGCTGGAGCAGGAACGTCTTGCTGGTCGTCTGCATGGCGTGCTGTCTGTTGCTTTGTGTGTTGCGTTAGGTAAAGCACCGCCTCTCTATGGCGATCGCATGGCACTTCTGAATCATGTTCGGAAGCTGACCAAGGATCTGGATCTTCCAGAAGGTATGTTTGAAGATGCTTTCGGTCTTCATACCGCTTGGGAAGCGGACAAGTCTACCAACTCCGGTGTTTTGCGTAATCTGCGTAAGCTGATCGCGTACGTCGAAGAGAAGGCTGGGATCAAGGTGGATACTGCACCGGTTAAAGGTGTTGAGGTTCGCGTGCTGATCGACTCAGAGACGCTAGCCGATACTTCTACTCCTGTTGCTGAAGTGATTATCGACCAGGACTCGATCGAGAAGCGTCTTCCTGATGATGTTGTTGAGCAGGCGCTTGATCAGTCGCGCAAGGATGACAGCGCGTGGCTGACTCAACTGGGTTACCTGGCTAAACAGCTGGGTATCGATGACTACCCGTACTACGAAGTGGTCTCCAAAAGACTCATGGAAGTGTACGAGATCACCGAAGAGCAATGCCGTGATGGGCTTTCGTTCTTCGGTTTTGACGGAGTACCTTCCGGTCGTACCACCTATGAGAAGGTGATAACGTTGAAAGCTTTCTGCAAGTCGCTGTCGGAAGGACTCTTCCCCAAGAAGGTCCAACCTGAAGGCGAACCTGTGGAACTACTCAAGCCTACCAACTCACAGTCAGCGACTGACGAGATGTTGGTTAACCTCTACGGTACTTCGGATCCAACCAAGGTAGTTATGCTCAAACCTTTGTCGGAAATGCAACCTAAAGGCGACAGGGAAACCAAGCCGGCTTACGACCCTAAAGAGTTCTCCAAACATCCGTCTTCGGTTGGTTGGTCTACTCTGGATGGTACCCCGCCTCCAGCTGGTTTCGATGTCACCCCTCCGGCAATCGAACCAGGTGATGTCTATCTGGGTACCCACATTACCTACCAGGAAAACGGGTACATCGTGCATGGTCTGGTTGACAAGCACGGCCTCAAGGTTACTTACCTGTGCAGTAAGGCAGGTAACTTGGTCCAGGTTATGCGTTGGACTGAAGGCTTGAGTCGTAGTTACTACGAGTTCAAAGAAACCGTGAACAAAATCGCCGCGTATGACCTGGTAAACCATCCTAACCCTGCTGTGGCCAACAGTGCGGCTTATCCTGAATGGCGGGATGCGATTACTGCGCTTTACATCACGCTTGGTGTGGAAGGGGACAAGATTAGCCGTACTGATCTAACCTTGAAGCTTTGTAATGAAGCCGATCTGACCCTTGAAGTTGGTGGTAAACTGATTGTCTCCGCTTTGGGGTATGATCAGACACTCACCATGGTTCAGCGACTGGGTGCACTGCACGACCTGATTATACTTCTTGCTCGTCAGGGCAAGTACGTTCCCGTCAGGGGTGATTCGATCTACCGTCCCGATGATAGTGGGTTCACTATTGTCGTCCAATCCAAGATACACGTTGCCGGTATGCCTGTGAAAGTACACCGTGATGTGAATCTGGACAACGTCCACCAAATCGACAAACGAGGGTAAACACCTATGTCAGTCTGGCCAATGATTCTGATGCTGTTAATTTGCTTCGTCAGTTTTGGCTTCATTTGCCAGGCTGTCGATAGCAATGTGGAGCAGGAGTACGATCGGCAGTACATGCTGATGGCGCTCGTGATGTTCGTGTACATTCTTGTACAGATAGGAAATCTGATCTTCACCGTTCCATACCTTAAATAAGGAGAAGGTAATGCCACATGCAATCGCTCAAACCATCACCATCACTGGTCTCGATGATGAGATGACACAACGGATCTCTAAATTGATCCTAAACGCCTTGGAAGCAGATGGTCTCCAGGGACATGTACACATCGAGAAAGCTTTGGTTCCAGCACATCGCTTCAACTCGGTAGAACAAGTCAATGCGTTTCTGACCAAATGCCCTGACCGCTTTATTGATGGATCCTTTCCAGACGAAATCGTTCTGGACGGAAAGTTCACCCTCGAAGAACTCGATGGGTTGTCGTACAAGATCCGCGGCGGGAAATAATTCCTACCGCTAGCTGTTCCTTTTAACAGTCACCCATTGGTCGACTGAAACTACTGGAGTAATACCCTCATGGCAAGTCTCTTTCAAACTCGTGAACTGTCCACAGCTTTCCCAAATCGTTCTGTGGTAATTGAATCCAGCTGTGTCAAGACAGTCAAGCAAGACATCATCATCAAGCTCTGCATTGAGTTTGGTGTTAACGGTAAACTGACCCGCCTGGTACACATCCCTTGCACCGGTCGCACCATCAAAGATGTGAAGCATGACATCGACGAACACAAGAACAGTATTCTCGAGATCATGGGCTACCTGGAAGAAGTTAACTTGTGGACTGTGAAGTCTAATGAGGAAATCTTTAACCGTGTACTGTGTGAAGAACACCCGCTGATGTTCCATGCGGTACGTAAACCGAAGAGTATTACCTTTGCCATCTTTGGTGAGGGTCTGCACGACTTGGAGATCGTTCTGGATCGTCGCAAAGAGTACGGACAACGTTTGTTTGCGCAGAAGATCATCGTGCTGCAAAACGCCCTACGGAAACACCTGGAATCCATCGAAAAGATGTCGGCATTCGACACCCTGCAAGGAGCGCGTCCGTGAAGAAGTTGATTTTGGCTGTACTCGTAATGTGGTCGTCGTTGTCTCTGGCGCACGAAACGATGGTGTGTACTCAGTACGGTCACACCAGTAACCCAGAGCAGTTCCACAGCATGGGTGTTAAACCTCGGATCAGTGTGTTCATCACTAGTCAGAAGAGTGTTATTTTCGGGGAGGAGTTGTTCTCCCCGGTTGATGCGGCTGATTACGACATGGAGGGTCTTGCTAACACGTACTTGTCTCGTACGCAGAACAAGATCCTCTACCTTTACACCAATGAGCAAGGTGAGAAGGAAATCGGTATCAGCAAGCTTGAGGATGGCACCGACTCTTTCTTCGGGGATAAGTCGTTGTTTGCCAAATGCAGTATCCTCGAGCAGGAAGAGAAGAAAGACGTAGCTGCTTCTGGTGCGTCGCTCATGGTTGAACGGATCAACACTGTTAGTACTGGTCCTACTTACCGTTTCTAAGGCTACGCCGGCGCCTCTAAGCCGGCCTTTTTATTTGCGGGAGATACACCATGGCTGTTAAAGGTCGTCGCAAGGCTACAAACCAACGTCGTGTAAAGTTCATTTACATTACCGAGGAAGAGTTGTTCGCTGGCGGGATTGCTGCGGCAATGGAGCGGTCTGTAGAAGACTCCCTGCGCTGGGCTTCTTGCTTGCGTAAACGGGAACCTGGTGAGGTGGTGGATATCGGCGCGTTGGGTATGTACTCTCCTGGTCTTAGCGCTAATTTGGCGGGTACTTCGATAGACCGTGAATATCCAGCCGGGCTTGAAGATCTTTTTGACGCGCTGCTGGATAGCAGAAGCTCTGCCAAGTCTTTGTTGAAGAGCGGGTTGATGGATAATCTGGAACCTGGCGAAGCTTCTCGTGCAAACCAGGCTGCGGCAGAATACCGCGGTCGGCGTGAGCAAGTGGGGTACGAGAAGGGTGACCAGGCTCTGCAATACAAAGCTATCTTCGAAGAGTTGCACAACTCTGGTAAGTTTCGTATTCGGCCCGCTCAGTTCTTGTTGAAAGGCGCTGGTGGCCTTAGTCAACCTGATGAAGTTTATTTCATCGGCACGAGGTATGTCGGTGTGGATGAAGAGGCTGAAAAAGCTCTCTGGGTTTACCTCGATGCACTTCCTGAGTCAATTCGTAAGGAGGTCAGCCAGTGGTATGGCTTGATCAAAGACGAGTGGAAACCTGATCCAAGTGACCTTGTTCCTACCCCAGTTAATTTGCAAGGAGAATAAGCAATGCCACTTTACTACCAAGGTGATGTTGAAGCTGATTTCGTAAGCATTCAGGATCACCCTCAGCTGCAAAAGATCCTGATGCTGACTGACCGTTTCGCATACGGTCGTATTCAGCAGATGTTGCTTGATCCTGCAACTCGTGCTTTTGATCGTCTTGATCCTTCCGATATGGCCAAGATGGAAATCCTGGATCATTTGGGTGAAACCATCGGCAAGGAAGAGTTCTGCCGTGTGGTACAGATCCTGTGGGCTCGTTACCTGAAGGACATCAACATCCCTACTTCGGGTGCACTCAACACTTTCCATTCTGCTCAGATGGATGCTGAGATTGCTGCTATGCGGGCAGAGCGGCGTAAGGGGTTGCCGCTGGATGAACAATTCCGGCTTATGTCGGAAGAGGAACTCCGTGACTGGAAGCTTGAGCATAAACTCTCGGAAGAAGATTTCAAACGAGAATACTGCATCCAAGTTCCCACCACTGAGAACATGGACTTCCTTCATCTCGACAAAGAGGCTTACGAAGCGTTCCGGGACAACCCAGGTACTAGCGCCAAGGAAGCAGTCGAATCGTTCCACAGCAAAGCCAAGTACTACCGGTACAAGCCTCAGGAGGTGACTGATGTACAGCCGGAATAAAGATTGGTTTGTTTCTTCCAGCGCGTGGCTGGGTAAACGTAGCCGGGTACTCCAGCGTATGGGTGGGAAGTTCCATCAGTCGATTGATGTCTCGATCGAACCTATCAACCACACCGCTCAGGAGTGGCAGGATCTGGCGAAGGTAATGATTCGCTACCACCGCACTCACGAAGAAGACAAGGGCCGTTTCAACCACGTCATCAGTGATGCTAATTTCGACTGCCTGGTTCGCAATGTCGGTGAGCGTGTGGCTGACATCATTGTGCACGAAGATCTGTTGCCTGAGATTGACGAGCACAAGTTGAAGATGGTACATCGTCAGTGGCACTGGGGTGGCGGGGTACCGTTTATCCTGGTGTGTAAGGATCCCACCAAGTATCCGGAGCTTATCGAGTTCTGGAAGCAGTACAGGAACCTCCACCACTATGCCCATTTGTTCAAGGATCTCTTTGAGCAATACGACAAGTGGCTGGCGTCGGATCCATTCCTGGAAGATCAGGGAGTGGAATGCAATGATTGTGGAAACGTTATGCCATTGTTTGCACTGGAGAAGTTTATCCCGTACAACGGTGAAACGATTCTGATCTGTCAGGAATGTCGCGATAGTGCTCAACACACCGGTCGTGTACAAGAAGACGCAATTGAACGTGGTCATCATGGAGAAGGCTATTAATGTCGGCATACTCGTATCAAGCTGCTCACATCGTTTTCGTGTTCCTGTGTTTCTGGCACTTCGTCGGATTGGGCACGTTTGCTCGCAACATTATGGTAACTCGGGGTAGCTACGTAACTACCTGGGGGTATTTCTTAATGCAGCTGGCAATTGTACTACTGTGGATCTACGTTGCGTTTGTAGTCCTCTACTTCTTCTGGCCGTTGTTCTAACGACGACTGCCTTTATAACAACCCCCGTTTTTCTAACAAGGAATCATCATGGCATCCGTAATCGTAAAACAAAAGCTGGGCCTCGATAAGTTCAAACGTCTTCGTGCGCAACTGAAGGCAGAAGGTGTTCACATCGTTACTGGTTGTGAGAAAACGGTTCCGGCTGTAACGCAGGACAAGGTCAGCGGCAAGGTTACTGACGTGTTTGACCTGGGCAAGAAACTGGATGTGCGTATGGAGCCAGCTTACACCGGCGAGTACCACTTCGGTCAGATCAACGATGTCTTCTATCTGTTCCGGAAGCCAGCGTAACAAATCCCCTACTACCTAGTTTCGGCTAGGTAGTAGGTTTCTATTAGGTTATTTATTTTGGGATAACTTTAATGACTAAGAAAAAGGATGTCTGGGATTTTGCTGAAGTTGTTCCTGCTATGAAAGGCGGAACAGTTAACTTCGATCCATTGACAGTCTTCGGTCGTGATTTCATGACCAGTGTCCACAAAGCCGATCTCAATGCGTTTGACTACGCGTTCTCGGTAAAGCCACACGTCAGCAATGGCAAGCGTAAGAAAGACGAACCACAGCAATACACGTATCACTGGACCGGGCATTTCAACCTATTGGCTGACAAGACCCGTATCCATCTACACAACCCTAGTCAGGACCCTGGGTTGTATCGGCAAGAGCGGAAGATGATCCTGATCAAGGAACACGTCGACTTCTACATTGCTGAAACCAAGCGCCGTCTGAAGAAGCCAGCCGATAAAGAGCTCAATGAGAAGCTCTGGCTGAATGACGAAGCGGCCAAGTACACCGGCTACATCTTCTACAACATCGAACAGGATGGCTCTGGCAAGTTCGCTATTGCTGACTGTCATCGCTCCATTTATTTCTGGGTCGATAACTGGGCGGTGAAGATGCCGGAAGACGAGCTTACTCGCACCAAGACGCTCAAGCTGATGGAAGATCTCAGCAAGGGTCTGAGCAAAGCGATTAAGGCCGTCGAGCAACTCCGTAAGTTCTTCGAACGCGAGCTGGAATCCGACAGCTAGTAAGGTTTTTTAAAACCTATATTACTAGTTTGAATTGTACCCCAAAGATACTTTACAAACCTAACCAGGAGTTTCACCTTATGTTCAATGACCAGCCGTTTTCCGTTATCGACGGCACTCAAGACATCGTAGCCAGCGTTATTGCGGATGTACGCAAAGCGGTGGTAGCAACCATGGGTCCGAACGGTACCCTGTCCCTCATTTCGATTGGCGTGGCTAACAAGGTCACCAAAGACGGTGTTACCGTTGCCCGCTCCATTAAGTTCAACGATCCGATCAAGGAACGGATCAACCGCGTTATCACTGAGCCAGCAATCAAGACCGACCAGGAATGTGGTGACGGTACCACTACCACCATCCTGCTGACGTCTGAGTTGTATCCAATCTTCCGTAAGCACGCCGGCTATCGTGACCAGGCGTACGTCGAGAAGGTTATGCGTCTGGTGGTGCAGGAACTGACCGGCATGGCCATCAAGGTCCAACTGGATAGCCCTGAGCTGTTCAAGCTGGCGCTTACTTCGTCGAACAACGATGAAGAGCTGAGTCGCATCGTTACTCAGATCTACGCTGAGTCCGGTGAGCATTTCCCTGAAGTAGAACTCCGGGAAGGTTCCAGCAACACTGATCGTGTGGTTCGTAGCAACGGCCTGCCGATCAAGATGCAGTTCAGCAACCCGTCGTTCAGCAACACCGGCAATGGTGGCGATACCAACTACCATGGCTTCTTCCCGGTGATCATCGACGACAACCTGCGCGGTATGTCTGCTGAGAACGCCATGCGAGCGCTGAGTGCGATCTACAACAAGCTGATCGACGAACACAAGCTCGGTCACATCATGCTGATTGCTCGTTCGATCGACAACAGCCTGGGCAACATCATGCTGACCATCAACAGTCAGCACCAGTCGGCCAAGTTCGTCGGTGTGCAAACCAACTTCGGCGGTTCCATCGGTACCCTGTTGATGCAGGATATCGCGGTAATGTTCAACGCTCCGTTGTTCAAGACCATGGAAGATGCATTGACCAAGGATATCCCGATCGTCAATGAAGTGGTGACTGTTGGTTCTACTCGGTCGATCATTGCTGATCCACTGCCGGAAACTCGTGAGCGTATCAATGCACGGGTTGTCGAGATCGAAGAAGAACTGGCCGGCTACGACCGTGAAGATCGTTTCAGTACTCGGGCTCGCTTCAACGAAACCCGGGCACGTGATCTGAAGGGTGAGCTGGTTACTGTCTTCGTCGGCGGTGAAACCGGTTCGGAAGTCAAGGAGCGTCTGGATCGCTTCGAGGACGTTATCAAAGCAGTTAAGAGCGCTTTGGTCAACGGTATCTTGCCTGGTGTAGGTACTTCGCTGTACAAGGCTGGTATGACGGTTATAGACCGCCTGGAAGACGCCTTCATCGACAGTCCTGATCCGAAGCTGACACCTAACGCCGGCCAGATCCTCACCGACCTGGAAGACGTGTTCCGTGCTGGCTATCTGCACTTGATGACTGGTCCGTTGAAAGACCACGATATCCCGCTGCCGAACGATACCGCTTATCTGCCGTGCGTTAACCTGGCTACTGGTCAAGTTGGTACTGCGGAAGACCTGGGTATCTACGACACGGCCTTCGCCTCGATCACTGCTCTCAAGGGCGGCATTCAAACGGCGAAGATCCTGGCCAACATCGAAAGCATCATGATCGGTGACAAGTTGGCGGCAGTTCAGATCCAGAACTAATGCTGTATAAAGGAAGGGGTAGCAATACCCCTTTTCTTTTTGCCTATGGAAGGTAAGTTATGAATACTAAGATGTCTCGCTTTACCCCTACACCTGAAATGAAAGTGTTCTTTGGCACTGGTAACTTTGTGCTGTTCATGATTTTCATGATCATCGCTAAAGCCATGGAGTCGCACATCTCTATTATGCAAGGCATTATCTGGTCCGGCCTGGTTCTGCTTTTCAAGATGGATGATAACAAAGCATTGTTAGTTGCCCTGGTATCAGCTGTACTGCTGTACTTTTTGTTCAGCTATCTGGGTCTAGTCTAGGAATTATATGTCGGGTTGCTTAGCCCGCTATATTCTTGACTGGAGAACACGTTCATGGCTGTTAAATCACATATGGCGTTGTTCGTTGAGCGGTTCACGCGCTTTAACTTGAACCGTTACGCCAACAATCCAGGGATGCTTTCGCTTTTTCAAGGTTTGACAGAAGCTGAGATTCGTGTCAGTGAAATTACCGAGTTAGGTAATGGCCGTCTGACCTCGACTGTATCTTCTACGTCCCGCAATTTTCGTGGTATCGAGCAGAGTTGGACGCCAGCGCCAGCCGAGACCTCGGCTAACATCTACAACCTGAAAAACACCACCCCGTTGGCTGACATCAACGCGCTGAAAGCTCAGACAGTACCGGGTCTTTATGCCTACGCTGAAGGTGATCAGATTCTGATCGGCGTGGTTATTCCGTACAACACGCAAGACGCCAACATCAACACTGCTGCAAAGGCTGTGGTCAATGCTGGCTTGATTTACGATGTACCCGTTATTGTGGTTAAAGGCGGCGAGACAGTCGTTACTCTCGATGGTGTTACCATCAAGGGAACCATGAAGTGGGTTCGAGGCACCAGCAGTATCCGGATCATTCCGCCTACTAACTACGGTGTCCTTTTCGACAAGGTTGCGGCCTAGTCGCTTTTAGCTATTGCTTAGTTTCTACTGATAGGGGAACAACCTGTCAGTAGAGATTATGCTGCAAATTGATATTTCACTGTAGAACGAATCGTCTACAACAGATCGCGACTTTTAATAAGGAATAAAACATGAACACCGCAGTCGCCCTCAAAGAAGAAGAATTTAACGTTAAAGAGTTCGTAGCTGAGATTATTCAGCTCACCGAATACGACGCGATCTTTTCAGCTTTGGATGACAATTTTGTCAACAAATTCAAAGCTAGCGGGACCCTGTTTAAATGCGCCCGGGAGTTCGTGTACGCCCTTGACCATCTGGATGAGATGACCAAGCTGGAAGGTTTCACCATGGGACAGATTGTTATGAGCCCAGACATCGAGCCGGTGAAGCTCGAAGCCTTCTTTATGTTCAATGAGTTCGCCACGCTCTCCAAGAACCCAATGTGGAAGATGGCGGTTCCTACTCCTGCTGCTCGGGAAAGTATCGTTGAGTTCTTCAACTGGAACTACTTGAGTGTCATTCAAACTATTATGCTTCGCTTGGAGGTAGAGAAGCTGGAAGTAACACTGGATGGGAATCCGTACAGCGTTGAGATTGACAAGATCACGCCGTACTTCAAAACCAGTGTGTTGCACTACCGCGACATCAACCGCCGTATGAGTATTCACATCCCGTTCTCGAAGAAGCGGACTGACCACTCCATCGGCATGGCTTGACAGGAACCTCCTCATGAAGAATCCCAACATTATTGATGGTGACGAAACAGCAGCTCTTATTGATGACGTATATGCAAACATCTTGATTAACCAGAAACGTCGACGCAGGAAAGTGATCGCATTTATTGTAGTCGCGTCGATTATCTCGTTAGCTATTGGTTTTTGCATCGGATTGAATATGTCAGTTTAAGATGAGGAGGGATACAGACCTACATTACCTGTGTGCAATAACAACAGCGTTAATTGATTAGGTTTTTACCTTTTGTAATTAAGGAGCCATCATGGCTGAAGCAATGAGAATAGTGGAGGGGGACAATGGAGTGAATCCTAGCGCAGTCGGTGTACGTCACATCGGCTACTTCAACAAGGTGTTGAACCAGGAATTCGTTACACTCTTTATGAAGCACATGGGCGAAGATACTCACTCTCTGGAAGAGTTTGTGTTCGCCATCGACACGCTGATCGATATCAGCAAGAGCGATTCCTTCCCATCAGGTAAACTGCTCAACAACGCGGACATCACTTTGCGCGGTTCTCGTGCAGCGTTCGCATTTAATCAACTCGCTCGCTCTACCAAAGATAGCGCCTACTATGGCTGCCAGGTAAGCCCCGCGACCGCCGAGTTGATCCAAGAATTCTTCGAACACAAGTACATCAAACTCATCTCTGAGTTTTTCACCAAAGCCGGGTTTCCATTTGCGATGTTTACCCTCGATGGTGTGCAAATCCATTTGACTCTCAACCGTTCGTTCAACATGGTGCGCGATTACGCCGCACTCAAAATGACAATAGCCGGAACGGGCAGCGAGGTCTACATCCCCTTTCTTAAATCCCGCTTAGAGGATTGAAGACTAAGTATCCTGCCTCTCTGGCCCGCAAGGTCAGAGGGGCGGGCTATTATTTCTTTTTGTTGTAAACCCACCATGACTAGGAGTCGTTAGTATGAAAGACCTTAACACCAGCAATGAGGCTACGATGCAAGACACCCCACCAATCAACGCATTGATTCGTACCCACGAAGAGATGCTCAAAATCCACCCACAGGCTACCAAGGAGGTTATCGCTGTCGTCGACGGTAACGCTTACACCTGGAAAGAAGACGAGCAAGTGTGGCGCTTCGATCTGGCTGCACAGGCAAAGCTGATGGCAGAAGCCGGTCCAGTTGTACTGCCGCCTGGAGACATGGATCTGGGTGAGCCGGAAGATAACACTATCCGTACTCTCCCGGGCATGTTCAACACCACCGACGAAGTTCGCAAGATATACGTGCAACCTCGGCGCGGTGACGGTCTCTTTATTGGCAAGAGTGTTGCTTTCTGGGACGATCACTGGAAAAACTGGGCTGATTGCGGTCCTCTGCCGGAGCGTGTTACCAAGCACATTCCTAACCAGGCTGACATCGATTTGAGTCAGTTGTTCGAGCTCAAGTCTGGTGATGAAATTCCGACGTACATCGGTCCGCAAGATGGGGTCGATCTCATCGGTAGCTTCCACACTGTAGAAGCCCTGCGTAAAGCTCATCCAGTGGGCGAAGAATACCAAGGCGCAGTAGTCGGTCGTGGTCTGTGGATCTGGTCTGTCGATGCAAAGGACTGGGAGTTTGTATCTGATATGTCCGGTCCTGGTCCTGGCACTGTGGAACAACCAACCCAAGTCGAGTGGGACTCTACGCGGGTATCTCTGGCCTCTCTGTCTCCACATCGTGCTCGCCTAGGACGGATGTACGTTCTGGGCAACTACGAAACCAAAGCCGAGATGGAAAGCAAGCACCCTACCAGTAAGGGTGGTGAATGTGTCATTGTAAACGACGTTGTTTACCTTTGGGATTTTGACTTCGACGAATGGGTCCCAGATGGTAAGTACGGTCGCGAATGGCATCTTGCTACTCCTGTCGTTGCTCCTGGTATGGAACACGCCGTGCGTAATGAACCGGTCTTCAAGCACGACACTATCCCTGCTCCTCCGCGTCCTGGGTCTGATGAAGATCTGCGTCAACGTCGTCAGGCTGATCGTGAAAGTCGTTTGTTGGCCAACAGCAAGGAACATCCGTCGATCAATGACGCCATCTCCATGTTGGAAGGTGAAGAAAGTGATGCTGCTTTCAAAGCTTTGGATGCACTGAAGAAAGTTCGTAAGGACATTCGTCATAAACGTATCCGTAGCTTCTTTACCTGGCTGTTGTTCTTCATCGCAGTTGGTTGCGGTGGTTACCTGCTGTACAAGTGGTTGCCTACCCAGGTAGTTACTGGCGGCTACACTGTACCGAAGAACTGCTCTGCTCCTTTCGGCAAGGGTGAGGTCACCGGCACACGTTACTACGACTACAGATACCAGTCGTTGTTTGGTATTCACTTCACTCTGGAAAGCACTGTTACTGAGCGCACCGTGCTTAATGTGGGTGGTCAGGAATTCACTGTCTTTGGGATTTCGCCAAAGCTGGATGTTCCTGCTGTGGAAGAGGAACCAGTGGCTGACAAAGTACTGAAAGCTGCTGATGTAGAAGTGCATGCTGCTCCTAAGCCTCCTAAGGGCAAATGGTGGCGTTTGAACATCTTGCCTGGTGACAAGGGCACGATGAACATGAAGCCTGCTGAGATGTATCTGTTCGCCTCTGAGAAGGATACAGCTATGGTCTCGTACAAAACCTTCTGCTCCGTTAATAAGGACGAGTAATCATGATTCGACCAGGTCCTTGCTTTACCGCTGACGACATGCCTGAGGAGATGTTGCGGCCTCGGTTGAAGATTGACCGCAATAACGGACTACCTATAACGGTTCGTGGCGTTAAGCGCGGAGTACTTTTAAACAAGACTGCAATAGTACATCCCAAATTGGAGGGTCGTGTAAGCTTCTATTCTGTAACAGAAACGGAGCTTGGTCCTTTGGTTGCCATGAGTGATGGGGAATGCACTCGTTACTATTGGTTCGGGAATAACCGGCGGGATACCTACATGGTTCCTTATGGTTGTGAGGATAACGATTGTGCCTTGAACTTGTTGTTCCTGTACTTGGCGGTGGATGAACGTGCTATTGCGTCAACCATCTATAAGCACCTGGCCTTCATCTTCATGGAGAACATGCTCATAGGTCCTCACATTGACCGCTGCATTGCTGTAGCTCTCCCTAATGCAGAAGGGGTCAAGTTGGTAGATCACTTTGAACGTTCGATGGAAATCGGCGAGAAGGGTGTCCGTGTATGGCTGGCTCATTCACGGAGTGTGCGTTACATCGATCTGCCTATGGCTGATCATCCGCTGGCTGCGATTGTGAAGGCTCGCAACGTAGCTCCTAAGTAATACCAAGAAACTTTCGTACTAAACCGATAATCCCAAGAGGATCTCATCATGTTGAATAAAGAATTTTCGCTGTCCGGTTCCTTCCCTTACACGCTTGACAATGGCACCCTGGTTATCAAGAAGGACCGTTACGTTCCTACGTCTATGAATCGCGCTGCGGCTCACCAGACTGGTAACGTTATCCGCATCAACCCGCAATTGAAATACCCGATCAAGTTCTACGGCGTGACTCACGTCAAGGACAACGTACGCCTGGTATCCATGAGTGACGGTTCCAAGACCCGTTACTACTGGTTCGGTGAAAACTGCCGGGGTACTTACCTGTGCAACACGCCTAGCTCTTCCTTCGAGGAGTCCTGGCGTAACCTGTTCAAGTCGTTGATGTTGGACGACTGCTCCAAAGCAATTAAGTTCTACGACCTGGTTAAGGGTTTCTTCTCGCGTTACTTCGAGACCCTGGGTTCGGAACTATTCCAACTGTCGATCACCGGCAAGTGGAAAGGTTTGTTTGTCCACCTGGACTTCGAACGTAGCTCTGCACTGGATAGCTCTTTGATCTTCATGAATGTGCATGACAAAGAGATCCTGGCCAACCTGAACACTCACCCACTCGTAGAACTCCTGGGGTAATAAACATGAAACTGAAGAACACGCTTGGCCTGGCTATCTCTGCTCTCATCATGGACGCGGCAATGGCTGAACAACCCGTTGCACGCAAGATGTCCGACAAGGACAAGGAGAAGCTCCTGGGAGCCTGGCTGAACATGAAAGAAGCGGAGGTTGTTACTAACCCTCCGGTGCCGTACAAGATGACCGACATGAACGGAGACATGGGGGTTATCCAAAATGTCCGATAAACTACCGGTGGTTGTTACTGGCGACATGACTATCAAGGAAGCATTGGGCTCACCTCAACCTCTTTGGGTGCAGCGTCGTGCTGTATTCGAGAAACTGCCTGCTGTTGACTTCGCTATCCCCGAGAGCAAGTACTATGTCGACGGATACTTTTCTGGTGACATACTCACCAAGGGGTTTCCTAAAGCGTCGTTCCTTACTCGTAACCTGGGTCTTCCGTCGCTCAATCACAAGGGTCGGATTACCTTCCCAGAAGTGTTCCACGATTTCGAGTATATCTCGAACTGGCCTTTCGAACGCTTCTATCGCAACACGATGAAGGTGATCCCACTGACCAACCTGTACGGCATGTCGTTTGAAGTAGGTCGCCGTACTTACACAATCGGTTACCCAATGCCAAGCAATAACCTGTTTGGTTTCGATCATCGTCCTGACCAGGCTATGTCTGGTATCGAGATTCGTGAGCATGGGGTGTTTGTTGGTGGGTATGAAGTCCCTACGCTGGATTTCTGGCGTTGGGGAGAACATAGTAGCGCAATGAGAGCGTTCAAGCATAGCACACATCCGTATCCCGAATACAAGCACTTGGCTGTTGTAGCAGGTGGTGGTCTTCGTCGTGGGCAAATGAGCATGACCAGTGCATGTCGTACTGGTCGTAAATCCAAATAACAATCAAGCAATACCGCAGTTAAGGAAGGAAGCCATGCAGAACGTATCCTCGTTAGTAAGTAAAGACTTTGTATTGGGGCTGGATACTGGTATCAAACGAAACCTCGTTCTCGGACAGGGTTTCACCAAGGAGTTTATCGACAGTTCGGAAGAACGTCTGATCACGTTTGACGGCAGTACCGGTCGGCCTGTAATTGGCGAACCACAAGGCAAGCACCGCAACATCATGATCAACCGCCCAGTCCTCGGCCTGGGTATCATGGAGACTCCCGACAAGTTAATTATCATCACCGCACTGTACTGCCAGAACCGGACGTACTACATGGTGATCAAGGGACCGATCATTTTCGTGTTCCACCTGGACGTTACCTCGCTGGACATGAAAGATGCTGTGCGTGAGTTGCTGGTAAGTAACTTGCTCAAAGGTCCTCGGATCTACGAGCACACTGCGTCTATCACTGTGAACTTCTGGGCCAAGGTGTTGGCGGCGGTCTACAAGGAGCCTGAGATCATCGACATTCAGTTGATGACCCGTGACGGTCTCCCAGTGCCATCGCGTATCTACTTCGACCCACGCAAGCCTCTGGACACCATCCTGAGCGTTGGCGGTTGGTGCCACGGTTTCGATCTGCGGGATTTCCCAAAGCAACAGATCTCCGTTGGCACTAAGCAGTATGCGGCAGATAACAAGGTTCGTGCTGGTAAAGACGACACCGGCCTCATGCGGGGTAATCGCATCATTGTAAAGAAGTCCAATGACTACAAGACACGTGATGCGGCTTTCGCTTAACTTGTAATAATACCTCACCGCCCCCAACAAGGCGGTGAGGTATTTATTTTAGTGGCTCGAAGAAGGTATCGCTATGAGCAATATCGAGGAATTCCTCAGACCTACAGCAAAACCTGGAGTTATTGCTGGATGTTTAGTTTTCGCTAACCAAGCGGCACATGAGTTCTTTCGCTTTGATCCGATCAAAGTAACCAAGGAAGATCTCAAGCTATTCGGACGTTACCCTTTGGGTAATACGATTTATACCTTTAAGTTGGTTACTGGCGATAAAGTATTCTCCATGTTCACCAACAAGGGTTCTAACGTGTTTGCGCTTAGTACTCTGTTAGGTTGTCGCCTTCATGGGGATATCCGGAAAGTACCCCTTGGTCGTCGTAGCAGAACGCTTGATAATTGGTTCAAGGATAAAGCAAGAAGGTGTTAGCATTACTCTGAAGCAGCCATAAAGCTACTCTCCTCCCTTTACGGGGAGGAGAGTAGCGATGTGGTTTCTTTTTTTGCTTTACGGTTTAAACACAGCAACGTCGCTCTGGACCACGCCGGCACTCAAGCCACCGATGATGTAAGCTCTGTCACCTATTGCCAGCATGGAGAACACCGCTCTGATAATAGGACCATCAGCAGCAGTAGCCCACGATGCAGCAACTGGATCATAAACCCAAGTCTTCTTAACCTGAGTACCGCCAACAACACCGCCATGGTAATAGATCTTACCGTTTAGCACGACAGATCTGTGTTGGGAGATGTTACCCATTGGGTGGTCAGGCAATTGAGTCCAGGCATTACCAGCAATGTCGTAGACCCAAGATTCGGTACCACCTACGTTACCACCTGTCATGTACAGCTTGCCGTCTACAGCGCTGAGAGTCATGTGACGACGCCCGCCGGTGTAGCTAGCTTTACCACTCCAGGTGTTGGTAGCGATGTCATAACAACGCAGGTCACTTGCGTAACCGTTGGTATAACCGCCAACAACGTACAGCTTACCGTTGTAGTAGGTCATGTTGCCGTCATAACGAGTGATGGTGTCACTTGCCTTCTGCACCCAGCTATCTGCCACAGGATCGTAGCGCCACAGCTCAGCGTTCTGACCACTGCTGTTGTAACCAGAGAACACGTAGATGAACCCGTCTCCTCCTTCACACATGCAGTGCCAAGTACGAGCTGGAGGACCAGCAGACTTGTTGGTCCATACACCAGTAGCAGGGTCGAACATCTTCAGTGGTCCAACTGGGCTAGAGCCGTTGTTAGGGTCACCACCGTAGGTGTACAACTTGCCGCCAACTGTAGCTACACCCATGTTCATCAAGCCAGGAGAGATGGAACCAGCCTTAGCCCACTTCCATGCACTATCAGCAAGCTCTTCGATGATAGGTCTCCACCCAGCATACGTCTGCGTGCCGTTTAGGGCGATGTACCAACCTGTCAATATCTGACGAATACCAGCGTTGTCTGCGTCATTATAACCACGAACCAGACGACTAGCGTTACCGACAACCAGCTCTTGACACCAGTTAAGAGTACCGATACCACCAGCCGCACTGTTCTTATCAGTACCAAAACCTAGCTCAGCATCAGTAAATGCAGCCCAACGTGGGTAAGCCTGAACTTCTGGTTGGGCGAGAGAGACACCACCGTACACTGGGTAGATCAGGTCGTTAAACGAACCGCCTGTTGCAACAATGTTGTAGTACGAAGGTTCAGCAGCTGCACCTGTTGGAAGACGTACGGTATAACCCTTACCGCCAAAGGTGAACGTGGACTGACCTTTGGTAAGGCCCAGTGTGTCCAACTGCTCCCACGTCATAGCGTGCCGCAAAGGCTTCTTCGACATGTAAACAGTTTTGCCGAGATAGCGATACTTCAACCAATTGGAAGAGGCGTTCGTTACACTACCAATGGCACTCATACCAACCAGAGCACTGAATGCAGGGGCACTGATTAAATCAGCTTCAAGCACTTCACCGTAATACAGATCCGCAGGTGGAGCTTCTCCTATATACTCCAGTAACGGGCGGAAGCCATACACGTTTAATGTACCAGCCCCGTTACCCTCACTAACAGACGCGTCGTTAATGACTGTACGACGCGCTATGGGGTTAAGTGAAGTACCACCGGAGTAATCCCAACCCCTTGCTGCCAATGCGGTGGTAATTGAGTTGTGCTGGTCCTTACAGACCGTCACGGTACCCATGTCACCAGCAAGACTATTGTCCAGAGTCAGACCCAGGTCAGCCGCCGTGTAATACGACCACACATCAGCTGCTGGACGATCTGCTGCGGCGTAGATCGGGTACATGTATTGTTCCCATTCACCACCGCCACCGTTACTGATGATCGAAGCAAATGGATCCACTGACATTCCTGACATCAAACGGACTTTATAAATCTGTCCGCCAATAGAAATGTTTTTACCTACCAGCAAGCCAGCAGCTTTATAAGCCGCCACAGTGACACCGTAACGCAAAGGTTTACGGGCAATATAGAAGGTCTTGCCGTTGTCGATGTATTTCAACCAACCAGCCTTGTCGTTCATCGCGCCGCCAGAAGTCAACGCCAACAGAGCTGACAAGTTGCTACCGCTAATCAAATCATCAGCAGGCACAAAGCTTTGGTAGGCTTTACCGGCCACCGCGGCAGGAGGTGTAAACGGCGGTTCGGCCCCACCGGCAAAAATTAATTGTTCAATCATGGCATCTTCCCTAAGCCTGGTTAACTAACGCTAAAAGACTTAGCCAGACTCTTTGGAGTTGTAGGGTTGGTTGTGATACGGTAGACGTTAACACCAGCCATAATGACGTCTTGTTTCCACTGAGTCACTTCCAAAACTTCCATGGCCTCCTTAAGGATTCGATCGATCTCTTTACGATTGATCTTAACCTGTGTAGGGATGCCATTGATGACCTGCGTAATCTCGTAAGTCTGACACAGTTTATCGTGCAGGCTGCAAGCTTGACTGTATTCACCAACAGGCGGGAGCAGCCACCAGAGGAACCGAGGGACAGTAGCGCCATCAGTCTTGAACCCTGTTTCTACATCAACGTACTTATCCGAGTTCTCGTGGCCGATGTAGTAACGGAACCCTGGGATAACCGCGTAGATATCTTTACCAAAACGTCTGCTAAAAACTTTGTCGTATTGCAGTTGTTCAACAGCACTGAATCGTGTAAATGCGCTCATCGCTAAACCCCTTGAATAACTGCTAACGAGAATCCTCCCTCCGAAGAGGGAGGACACGGATTACCCAGGGAAGTAATCGGTCGGAGGAACAGGCAGATCAGCCTCAGTTACCGCCGCATCGATAGCACCCTTGTAGTCCCAGGATACCTGATAGCCGGTCATAACCTTCACGAGCGCCGTGTCAGCCATATCGACAAACTCTTGAGCGCTCAGGGCAACCGAAACGTTTTCCCACACACGGAACGGGAACGTCATAGGTGGTCTTTCTTCTTTGAGGATCTCCTTGGCAATGGTACGCAGGTCGGAGATGTTACCGCGGTCAGCAGTACGAACTTGTACGTGGTAGACCTGGCCACCCGGGAAGGTGTACGGGAAGCCCTGAGCGAAAGCGTTAGCCCGCAGTACTTCGGCTTGTTCGCTCAGGATGTTCTTCTTCGCCAGCAGCTTGCCAGCTTGTTCTTCTTCGCTGAAGTTACGGACGGTCCAGGTCTGATACCATTCTCCGTCACGGAGCTCTGGCATGCCTTCAGAGACAATATCGCCAGTCGGTTGTTCAGTATCGTGAACTACTTCAACACCAAAGTCGAGCAACAGGTCGGAATCCACCGCAGCACCGAAGCAGGTGTTAGGGGCATAGGTAGCCATGTTTGCCAGGTAAACTGGATAGGTGCTCGATTCAGAGTGAATCAAACGGGTGGAACGAGTTACTGTGGTCATAATCATTTCCTTAGTGGACAGGTGTAGCAATTAAAGGACGAGTTCGAGGATTGGTCGCCAGTACAGCAGGGTGGCGCGCGGACTAGTGCCACCTGGAGCAAAGATCTGTCCAGGAGTTTGTGCGTATTGACACGCGGCATTGGCACCAGTGAATTCTGCAAAGAACGTATTCGGTGCACTGGCCTGCACAAAGTAAGTTGACGCGTCAAAACTCGCCACGTCATTACAAGGGAACGGCTGCCCCTGGTTATACAGACTGGTAAACAAATGGAACCACTCACTATCATAGTCTTTTGTTACCCCAGTGTTGTATGAGTAGTCAACACTGGTTTGGCAACGAGGAGTCCTGATGATGTAGTCGTGTTCGCCTTTGCTAAGGATTTTGAGTTGGTCAGCGCCAGTCAAACCGTGCCCAGTTGCTGGTCCATTACCAGCTACCCCGTACATACAACCAGCGCTGTAGATTTGGTTCCAACTAACACCGGTCAAGATGTGCCGAATAGGTACAAAGAGGATCTTGCCTTTAAGGATCCACTTAGCCCATACGTCGTTAGTGTTGTTGATAGTCCCAACACCTACTACGTCGCGAACTTCCTGAGTAAGGGCTACTTCCGCCGCAGTACACAAACCAAAGTACCCGCGTTCCCATGTACCTGATTGAAGAGTTGTAGGACCAGGACCTGTGTAAGGCATGTTGATCGCCACCGACTGAGGTGAATAAACAACCTCAGTTCCCTTCTTAACACCCACCACGTAGTAGTAATACTTGTTCTGAAGAGCAGTGGTGTCTTCATATTGAAGAGAGCCATCGGTAATCGTGGCGATCTTGTTGGTAGGGATTTCGCCAACCGCCAACTTGGTGTCTGAACGGAAGATCTGAATTTCGTCAAACGTGGTGTTAGGGTTACCGAACTTAATTGTAATACTCATACAACCACCTCAATTCCTTTATCGGGGACCATTTCCAACACTGGGATCCAGCTACCGGTTACGTTCCACGCAAGCACGGCACCAAACTTTTCATAGAGAGCCCCGTCTAATGTCGGTGCTGTGGTGCCAATAGAGCGCACAAACCCAGTAGTGCCTTGACGTGTGGAAGTAACAACATCCCGACCAGCGTTCAGGTTACCGTAACCTACGGCGTGTGGAAGCTTAGGACAGCGTGCGCTAGGGCACACTAAGTTACTAAGCATTGGATAAAGGAAGTCGGCTACTTCACTGTATCTCCGCAGGCTATCGGCAGGTGTTGCGGCGATAGAGTCTGTCGGGTTGTTACGATCATCAGCGCCGGTTGGTAGACGAACGATGAACTTATCGAACCCTTTACTGATGGTACGACCCTGCGTTACGGGTGTACTGGTAGAGCCAGGCATCCACGGACCGTTATCTGCTGTACCGAAATGCACACCAGACTTGTAGAACGTGTCATACAAGGCGGCAATATGGACGGGAGCGTTAGGGACGTAACAGATCTTCCCACGTCTGATCCACTTGTTCCAGGTCGGGAGTGGGTTACTGGTGTTAGCCTGTGGTGGAATGACCAGCATGGCGTTAAGGTCAGCCGGGGTGATGAAATCGGTAGAGTTAATCGTACCGAAGAAACCGAACTGCGAGTCACCCCATTGTAGATCACGAGGGCCGGGGCCATTGTTGTAATCGGCCACTACTTTAATCGGTGCGGAATATACCGACTGACCACCATTTACAGTTTCAAGGGTGTAGTAGTAGGTATTGCGCCGAACCACGGTGTTATCCGTCCAATCGGTGATCGACCCATCGAGGGTGGCCAAAGGGGTACCCAGCTGGTCATTGGCCTTCTGTGTGTCGTTGCGATAAATCTTTGTGGTTACAGGAATTTGGTTGCGATTCAACCACTTGAGTTTAATGTACATTAGTTATACCTCAGGAATATACAAAGTCTGTCACCACGGGTGCCGTTAAAAGACCCGTTTCGATCTGGATCTCCGTCCGTTTGATCTTCAGTAACTGCGTGGGGTAAGTGAAGTCTGTAACAACCGGTGGCTCATGAATTACTACAGTTGAAATAGACCCGCGATATTTTGTCAACCCGACATCCTGCACTATGTCTTCAATAGACACTGGCTGTAACGGATCCAATTGTGCGGTCAGGTTAATGTAAGGTAACAACGGCAGCTCATTACCCGGGATAAGCTCAAGCACTGGTAGCCAGTAGTTAAGCTCTGCTTTTGGTGCTGCATATGAATATACGTTATCCACATGCTGTGCGTTGGAAGCGCTGTTACTCATAGTTCGTTGAGTTACAATTTTCCGTCCGCCCCAGCCAAAGGAGTTCGAGCTGAAAATACTCCATTTAGGACCGGAGTACCCAGCTGGCGCATTACCCACAATTGCATAAATCAGGGAAACCCACTCAGAGCCAGTGATGTTAACACCACCACTGGTTAACAACTGTTGTGAAAGGAAACTTGTTGGATCTGGGTTAGAGTCGGCCGTGAATAACCGAAGCTTCAGAACATCCTTACCAACGTTCAGAATTTTAAACTGGTTTGTTGGTGTTCCAGTTGGAGCGTAACCGTTACCATCTACACCGTAAACAAGACCGGCGTTGTACAACTGGTTCCAGCTGATGTTGTAAGCGATGGTATTCGACGGGAAGAAAAGCACCCGTCCTTTGTAGAACATCTTTACCCAAACGTAAGCGGCGTTTTCGTCAGTACCGGCGAAGAAGTTAAACTGGGCTCTTAAAGAACCAAGCGTAACCATCTCAGCTGGGGTAAGTGTTCCGAAATAACCAAGTTGCTCGTTACCGTAAAGCAGGTTCTTCGATCCAGGACCAGAATCAGGAAAATTGGTCTGTCCCCTGGCACCTCCCGCTAATAGTGCTTCAATCATGGTGTAACTCCTTTTAAAGTACGACCCCCCTAAAAACAGGGGGCCAGACGTTTCCTCAATATCAAGGAGTGTATTTGTAAACGTTGGTGGAGACGTTACCGCCGACGACGTAGATGCTACCATCAGTGTCTTGGCAGGTTGTTGCCCTGGTACCAACAGTGTAAGGGATGGTACCTAGCACACTCCAGGAATCGGAGTCAATATCGTAGCGGTGTACAGCCTTATCAGCGTTGGTCACCGTCACTACACCACCAAACAGGTACATTCCATTACGCCCAGATGCAGCAGCGTACTCAGAGCGACCTGACAATGGGGCAGCCAGGTTTTTACCAACGTTAGTAACAAGGTCGGCAACTCTGAACATGGTTGGGTTTTCATAACCACCCATCATGTACGCCTTGGCATTTACAATTGACATGCGAGCCAGTTGCGCCTGGTTGAGTCCCACACCAGTTGCACCCCATGCGTTATCCCATGAGTTAGCTACCGGGTTGTAGATACGACCGTTGGTCACACCACCTATGCCACCAACAGCATACAGCTTGCCGTTGTAAGCACCATACATCGCACGAGCACCGATGGACCCAGAAGTACCGCTCGACCAAGAGTTAGCCACAGGATCATAGATCCGTACAGAACCGTCATAGCCAGTCGTGTACCCACCATAGACGTACATTTTGCCGTTGATAGCCACAGCCGCATGATCACGACGAGCGGTATCAGAAGTTTTTGCCACAATGGCCTTGGTGGTTAAGTCAATTTCCCACAAAGTCCCGACAGGTATCGAGTCAGCACCTGTACCACCAAATACATACATCTTGTTATTGATGATAACCGCAGAGGCGCCGTTACGAGGAGCTGGGAGGTCTACAAACTTTTCCCAGGTATCTGTCAATGGAATAACTTCTTCCAAAACTGGACGCCATCCATAACCGGCGTGAGTGGCACCAGGACTCTGATACCAGATACCATTAAACCCAGGATAACCTCGAGTCAATGGTCCGTTGCTAGCCCACTGTTCTTGACATAGGGTAAGTTCACCGGCTCCGGTACTAGCGTTCCAGTATATATCCGCGTCGGTAAGGTAGCCCCAACGATCAGCTGCCGTCCAGTGTCCGGTAACCCGAGTATAGTAAGCGTCGTACTCACCACCCTCCGCAGAAGCAGGATCTTTGTCGCCACCAGTCATTAACCTGACTCTGTACTGCTTACTACCGATGGTGATAACCTTGGCGCCTTTAACCGCACCAACCCCATTCAGCGTTTCCCACAGTAGACCCAAGCGCATTGGTTTCTTGGCAATGTAGAACGTTTTACCATTGTCAACAAACTTTAGCCAACCAGGATCAGTATCAGGAGGAGCGGTACCACCAGACACACCAATAGCTGTCATCAATGCGTCTGGTGTAATGAGATCAGCGCCGGCCACAATACCCTTATAAGGAGATGGTGGTATGCTTGATTTCTTAACCAGTACAGGGCGCCAGCCGTAATACGTCTGTGGGTTGTTAGCCGGCATGTTCCAGATACCCTTAATCGGGTTACCGTTAGACACCTGCCAATCGTTACCGCGTAAAACATAGCCGTTGGTAACTGTCTCAGAACAAACGGTAAACACACCATCGCTCAAGTCAGAACCAGTCTTGTTAGCCAACCCCAACATTGGGATCGTGTAATTACCCCACAGCAATGCATCAGGGATGCTCGCACGATCTGTGTTGTCATACACGTTGTACATGTAGCGGTTCCACTCACCACCAGCGTTAGCGGCGTTAGCCGGAGCTGCCGTAGAGATAGCACCTGATAAGAGGCGACAGATGTATACCTCTCCACGAATGGTCACTTCCTTGCCACCATTATTCGTAGCAGCCATGATGGCTTCATACGACGTAGCGTAACGAATGGGCTTCTTGGCGATGTACAACTCCAAGCCGGTATCTTCAATGAAGTGCAGCCAGCCAGCTGCGTTGTTCATAACACCGCCGGACGATAACCCAACTAAAGTGGCTAATGCATCACCGTAAATAAAGTCAGCTGAATGCACAACCCCTTTAAATGGGGTACCGGCCGGAAACGAAATGTCAGAGTTGTCATCGGCCCCCGGTTTGTAATTTGAGTTTAATAATTGCTCATGCATATTTTCCATCCGAATGTAGTGATGGCGAACCAACAACCACAGAAGCCCCCATCCTTGGAGGCTCCTATGTGTTGGGTATTAAGGCACTACAGCACCAGACGCACCAGTCCACTCCACACCATCCCAGAGGAAGGTGAGTACAGTACGACTACCAGTCAGGGCAGGCGGCGAACCGCTGTTCCAGACCAGAGGAGTTGCACCAGTTGGAGCGAACGTGATGACACCGGCAGACCCCATGATCTTCATCACGATTGTCAGTGCGCGGGCACCGTTAACGCTACCAACCTTTGGACCATCGCTCAAGGTGATAGTCTTGGCGGTTGCACCAGAGTTATCTACCCGAACGAACATGTCAGTTGTAGCGTCGATGGTACCAGTGGCGCTCATTGCCTTGATCGGGAGATCGTAGCGATTGAACTCCGTCCACGCACCGTTTCTCCAACCGTAGAACTTGCCATCAGTGGAGCTGGCAGGAGCGGAGATACCAGGAGTAACCGGCGTGTAAACAACCCACGTCTTGTCACCCTTACGCAGGTACAGGTTGGTATCGACAGGTACGTCAGCGAAACCAGGCACGAATGCGTTGATCTGCGCTTGGATCTTGCCGAAGGCGGTGATCACTGTGTCGGCAGCCACTACAGCACTGTTGGTAGCCGTGCTGAAACCAGTCAACGGAGTCGACCGCACACGAGCCTGAGTGAAGTAGAGGTTGGTTGCACCTTCCGTTACAGCATCGGTGGTACCAGGGGAGGCTACCAGGAGGATGTACGCGGAACCAGACCAGCGGTACTGGGCGTTGGTGTTGAGGGCGATGTAAATCTTGCCCGTTTCACCAGTAGCAGGGAAGGCCGCTTGGTTAGCGAACTCCAACACGTCGTCGACGTAGCTCGGTAGTTGGCTCGCAGGAACGAAACCACCAACCAGAGTTGCAACCGAGACACCCAGAGCAGTCAGTGGAACACCACCCAGACCAGCCAGCGTCGGAGGAGTGTATACCGACCAGTTACCAGTGGTCTGACCGTTACCACGCAGACGCATGTACGGGTTGCCGTCAGCAGGAGGTTCCTGGATCGGGAAGGTCAACTCGACCCACTCACCTTCGTTGTCGGTGCTACCATCTACCAACTGACGGACGTACAGCTTGCCGTTAACCATGTTCGGTACTTCGTCAACTGGCAGTGCAATCCACTCACCACCCAGACGAACCACTTTACCAGCACCCAACAGTGGCGAGTTAACATCACCCGCTACCAGTTGACCCCAGAACACCCAACCCGACACAGCCGACTTGTAGTAGACCTTGAAGCTGTCCGATACAGCCCAGTCACCGACGTTACCAGTGAAGCCCGCACCTGGTTCATCAACGCCAGCAGGCAGGGTGATCCACACGGAACCTTTCTCGCCCTTCAGACCACGAGGACCGATGATGGAAGGACCAGGAACACCTTGGATACCTTGAGGACCACGAACCAGACCGATGTCGATCCACTTCCCACCTTCAGCGGTAGTCCAGATGGCCAGGTTGTTACCAACCAGATAGCCGTCACCCAGAGCACCAGTCGGATGTGCAGTCGACAGCTCACTGAGAGTCGCGTAAGCGCCGAGGATCTTGATGGAGGTACCCGGATCACCCTTCTCACCATCGTTACCCTTCTCACCCTGTGGGCCGATGATGTCGAATGGACCTTCCCACTGGCTGTCAACCATCACGTACAGGAGTTTGCTGCTTTCGATGAAGTAACCGTCACCGTCTACAGCGCCCTGATCCACACGTGGCAGGTATTGAGTACCAGTTACGGTACCACGCAGGTTAACACCGTGACCTTGAGGACCGGTATCACCACGAGCACCCACAGGACCACCATCGATCCACTGACCACCCAGAGACAACTGGATGTGCTTGTTCAGGTCAACGTAGGCTTTACCGTTGTTGGCCAGAGCATCAGGAACCACTTGGTCTTCAGGAGTCAGGATCTTGATGATCGTGATTGAAGAACCGTTAGCACCGTCGGTACCAGGAGCACCGTCTTCACCCTTGAAGGAACCCAGAGGGATCCAACCGCCACCAACATAAGCGTACAGGGTGTTAGTGTCACGCACTGAGTAAACGTCTTGTTCAGCAGGAGTGGAGGTCAGAGCAGCGTAAGTAGCTACCGAGCCCTTAATCAGGATGTTGGTGCCATTAGTACCATTGGTGCCTTGCAGCGACTGCAAGAACTCGTTAGCTTCACCAGTGTGCCCGGCATCCAGCCAAACCTGGTAAGCCGATTTACCTTCGAAGCGACCTACATCGAGCCATGCAGCATCAACGTAGATCCACAGGTGACCGGTATCGCTCGTAACGTAACCGTCTTGTTCCTGTACGTTTTGGATGTTACCCAGCTGTGCTTGGTTAGCCACAGAACCTTTAACGTTCAGGTTGGCACCACGAGGACCGATAGGACCAGCTACAGTCGAGTGCAGAGAAGTCAACCACTGTTGCAGGGTACCACCGAAGCCGTCGGATACAGCCAGCTCGTAAGCCGACAGACCGCCAACAGAACCAATGTCGACATACTGCGCTTGGTCAGTTACCCAAACGTACAGGTGACTACCGACGTACCAGGCTTCAGTTGCAACACCCGGAGTTGGTAGAGCACCGATGTTAGGCTTGGTGCCTTTCACCTCGAAAGGTGAACGAGCAGGGCCTTCTTCACCAGGAGGACCAGGTTCGGTGGATTTCAGAGACGCGATGAACTCGGCCTCAGTACCGGTGTTACCCAGAGCCTTCCACGAATCGTAAGCAGACTTACCTACCAGGCTAGCCAGGTATTGAGCCTTGGTACCGACGAAGCCCAGCTCTACAGCTGCTTCATAGATGCCTTGGCCTTCAGGACCTTCCAGACCGATAGAAGCCCAGATCGGATCATCACCTTCAACCGGTACCAGCAGGTAGATGTCGCTCTTCCAGACGTAGGCGTCACCGACTTCGTTCTGGTTAACAGGAGGTAGTGGCAAACCATCAGGCCACATACCCAGCAGAGTTACACCAGCGCGACCCAACAGGGAACCGGAGTGTACCCATTGAGTAGCCGACCAGATCGACAGACCGCCGTCTACCCAGTAAGCGTCACCGTTGATCAGACCTTCAGTCGGGATCGCATCAAGTTCAGCCATGCTGTTAAGCGTGCCTTTAACGTTGATGTTACCCATCAGACCTGGTTCGCCGTCCTTACCTTCCAAGGAAGTCAAGAATTCAGCTTCAGTACCAGTGTGCCCGTTTGCCAGCCATACTTGATACGCCGATTTACCTACCAGCTTTTGCAGCCACTGGGCTTCGGTACCAGTCTCGCCGTGATCCTTGGCCAGGTCGTATGCCGACTTACCAGTGTCACCTTTCAGGCCGATAGTTACCCAGCCATCAGGTTGAGGAATCAACAGCCATACGTCGCTCTTCCAGTAGTAGGCATCACCGACTTCGTTGGAAACCGGATCAGGCAACGCTTGGTTGTCAGGCCACTTGCCGAGGATGGTGATACCACGTGGGCCCAGCAGGGAGCCGGAGCTTACCCATTCAACCAGGTTCCATACGTGCAGCGCGCCTTCACAGAAGTACGCAACACCTTTGGCCAGATCATCAGTTGGGATCGAGTCGAGCTCGGCCATACTGTTGAGAGTACCTTTAACGTCGAGGCCGTTGAGCAGCAGGGCTTCGAATTGTTCTTTCAGCCAGCGAGTACGGTTCGCCAGCAGTTTTGGAGCACGGTTATCCGGACCGTCAGGCCCGCCACGTACTTCCTCACCGGATTCGATAAGGGGGATATCTTCCGGAAATTCACTTACTTCAGTGATGTTAGCCATAACGCTTCCCTTGAGGATGGGGATTGAATACCTGACGATACTTACTGATAAGTAATAGTGCCGTCGTGCTTATAAGTGCCGTCGTGAATGTAAACCCCACGAGCAAAATCGCTTTCTACTACTTGCACTTTACCGACCACAGTCAACGAGTCAATCGTAACCGTGGTAACACCGACATCGATGGTGATGTCACTGTCAGCCAAAAGGTAATGACAGTTCTCTTTGATGATCTGCCGCACGTTCACAGCAGTTCGCTCATTCTTGCGAACAAGCACAGCACCGGAAATATCCGAAGCAACACCTGTCAGCTTGTAGATCCCATCGACCTTAACCTTTTCCAGATCGTCCACAGTAAACGGATCTGGTTGTTGCAATTGCGACAGGTTGTTAACAACGTAATCGCCGGGAGTGTATTCTTGATCCGTACCCACAAACAGATCTGGGGAGTTTACATCTACCAGGTAGTGGGTAGGACCCTGGTTGGTAATCTTGCGATAGTTGGAGAAAGTGACGGTACCGAGAGTGAGGGCATTCAGAGCGTCGACGAAATCTTGTTCATCCTTATATCGGTCTGTGTTATAAGCGATGAACCTATCCAAAAACAATTGTTCCTTTGGACGGGCCATATTGGGTTCCACTATGAATGTGATGGGAGTGAGGCATAAAATTGACTAAAATAAAATTGGCATGCTAATTAAGTGGTGCCCAGGGTTTTAGATATACAAAAACTCAGACCTACATTACTAGGGTAGCCACGAACGGCATTTAATTTGGTTCCTTTGTGAGGTGTTAAATGAGCGACAAAATTACCCAGCCACTTATCCGTAATGACGAAAGTGGTCTCGGCGTAAACTACGGTACGCTGGTACTGGCTGAGATTGACGGCCGTCAGTTCCTGGTAGAGGACTGGAAGCTGGATCAGGTGAAAATCCCCTACACTCGGCTGCCACCAGAAGACATTCCGGAGTTCCTCTTCAGCCACAAGTTGGATGTCAAGTACACCGACCGTGCTGACTTCATTGCTCACGTAATGAAGAAGGAGGATATGCGACCTCTGGGCTTGGCGTTGTCCGCACAGCTTAATTGCTGGGTAGGTGGCAATGCTCGTGGTCGTTGGTTGATGACCTGGGACAAAGGCGTGGTGGCAAGTGACTATCGCCCTATCGACCAGTTCTACTTGGGCATGACCCAACAGGACATCGACGCCTCGGCGTTCTAAGGGGGGTCACATGGGGGAGGTGGTCTCGCTAAAAGACTATCGTCTCCAGAAAGCTATCGGGAGTATATCGGAAATCTACTGCAATGACCCAGCAGTGTTTGAGATGTACTCCGCGAAGCTTATGGAGTGGGAGTTCATGAGGAGGTTAAACAATCTGGATGCCCAGATTGAACGCCTGGACAAATTAATTTACAACCAACCTAACGGGATTAACATCCGGTTACTACAAGAGAAAAACAAGATCTCCCAAACCAGAATGAATCTGATTAAGGAGTTCAACAAGAAAGGAAGCTAGTATGACTAACCGTCAGCTTGGTGTGTTGTACAACACTGCAACAATTGTAATCGGGGTGGCGTTGTTGTCCCCCTTTGTATCGGCAGTAGTTGTAACAGTCTGGAGGACAGTATGGGGCAAGTGATTCAGATGGAGGCTTTCCGCAAACGGCGGGATGCTGATCCATCAACTTTGAAGTTGCACTTCGATTCTTTATTTGAAGTCCGACTGCGAATTAGCAACCTGTGGCAGCAAGCAGCGGAGCTGGATATGTCCGTGCGTTCGTTGCCACATGTTTATCAACGAGAGCAAGCTGTTATCCGCGCCATGCAGCTTCGTGAAGAAGCTTACAAGCTGGCTAAAGACAACGGCTTGGTTATCGAGCGGGGTTAGCAATGGGTAAGCGAGTACATGTACCCACAGTTGATCAACGCTGTCGCTCGATGCAACGGCGCAACGTTTATTACCATGTGATCGATTATGCTACTTGGTTGCGTGAAAGGGCTAACCTTTTAAAGCACGACAGCAAAGAGGTTGAAGCAAGCAATCCGATAGAAGCGGCATGGTTGCTTGCTAATGCCAAAGACTACGCGAAGCGTGCTGATGAAATGGTCAGACAGTACAACGAAATTTGTAATGAACCTCTTAAACCCACATGGTTTCAAAAGCTTGTTCTGTGGATAAGAAATGGGTTAAACATCTAACGCTGTAAAGGAGTAAGACTATGTTGCAAGTATCCATTTTGGACACTGTTACAGAACCCGCTTCACAAGTCACTTACAACTGGGGTTCGGTTGAGCTCCGTTACGGTAAGGGTACTTTTCTTGCTCACGTGGTTTATCCGCACCATCATGACGTGGAGTCGGGTAAGTTCTTCATTACCCAAACTGGTAGCCGGCAATACTTCGACATGTGTATCCATCCGGATCACCTTAACGCACCGTCCATGAAGTTGGCAGGCCACACTCTCAAAGAGTTGACCAACCTGCTGGACTCCATTCCTAAACATCCGGTGACACGATGCATCCAACCGAACTGAACCACCTGCTAGCTGCATTAGAGGAGGATCAGAAACAATTGGTCCTCAAGTTCAAGGGAATGCAGGAACGCTCTGGTAAGGCTCACGAGATGCTTGCAAGGGCATCCATGGCTCCTCCCAGAAGTGAAGATCGCGATCGTCTGATTAAAGAAGCCGATGCACTCTTTGATGAAGTAACCTCTGAGTTCATCGCTTTCCGCGAGACACTCAAGCCGTATCCATAAGCAATCTCCCTCCCCGTAATGGGGAGGGGATTATTTAAGTTACATCGTTTTTTGGGTCTATATTACCTGGGTGATAAAGACAATCAATGTCTTTCACTATGTTTAAAAGGATTCTTCTATGAGCACCGCATTCGATAACTCCGGCCGCCGTCGTGTTGTAGCTACCATGTACCGCGGTAAGTCCAAGGACGTTATCATGGTACGCTACTACAGCTACTTCGATACCGCCATGCCAAGGATCTTGCAGTTGGCTTTGAGCTACTGTAATGAAGGCGACTTTGTGCAGTTCACTAGCGCTGAGTTCGGCTTTGAGCTGGGCACACTGCATGTGCGCAAAGGTAACCGTTTTGACGTGGAGATGAGCCATCTGGTTAAGAACTCTCCTACCCTGTTGAAACTCATGACTGAAAAGGAATAAACCATGAGCACTTTTACTTTCGAAGAGCTGACCAAACAACAGAAACAAGTGCAACTGAAATCTGACGCAGCCTGGGCTAAGCTCAGTGTGAAGATGGCAGAAGCTGTTGACGCTTTTGCTGACGACGCTGAATTCCATCGTTGTCACGAAGAGATCGAAGTGGTACAAAACGAGATCGACGCTCTCGCTAAAGAGGAAGAGTCCATCCTCGACGAAATGGACAAACTGATAGACTACGCTGCTTAATAGGAGCAATACCTCATGAACAACGTTATCCAACTGTTCCCTGCACCAAAACCATACGTTCGTTCCGCTGAGGCTATTGCTCTTGCGGAGCGTATCGACATGGAACACACCATGCAACAACTGGAGCACACTCTGAAGTGCTACAAGGAGCTGGTAGTGACCATGGAAAATCCACGCGACATGTTCGTAGCTCGTCAGTTCGTGAACGAGACCAAGGAAGCGCTCGATGTGATGTATGTCGAGTACCACCGCAAGTACGGACGTAAAGCAAACTAAGATTCCTTATAACTCCTCTACCCTTGCGGGTAGAGGAGTTATAGTTGGTTTCTTTTTTGTTTTATCTGGTAACAATCCAATCGTCTACAATGTACAAACCATCTTCGCTGTCGATCGTGATGCACAGGGTCTCAACAGCTTTGCGCTGTTGGATCCCCACAATCTTGAGTTGCAAATTCACATACTGCTCTAGATCCAAGATCTCTGCGAGACTAGATCCAATAAGGTTGTCTACGAGCCCTACGACGTCTCTGTGCTTAAAGCACACGCGATACATTGGACCGTACTCACAACGCTGAGCGATACCCCCAATGCTCCACAGGAGCTTCTGGAAGTTGTTAGCACCCATCTCCTGTTCGCATAGGAAAGCTACTCCGCGGTCACACACATGACAGCCTGCTTGTTCCAGCATGGACTTAACAATGGAGTAACGCTCGGCGTATGAGAGTTCCATCACTGTGTGGTCTATGGGTATACCGGATAAGAGTAGTGCCTTGGCTAGGTCAGCTATATTACTGCTATCGTCAGGTAAACGTAGCATCCCCTTTACTTCTTGTACTAAGGGAATGTGGTAACTGAATTGATCGAAATGATTCATTACATCTTGAGTAGTAGTTACATAACCTACCCGAGAGATACTTCCATCTTCAGTGAGAGGAGTCTCAGAAACTTCCCACAAGTGTAAAGGATGAGAGTCAGCAGTACGCCCATCCTCAAAGACGAAGGCAAAGTTCTCAGTAACACCTTGGGGAGTAATACTGACAATTGGCGAATGGTTACCCTTGGGTCCTATTACTAGATCACCCATTATAAGGTCACCGAGGCGAGTCCATCCCTTGGGTGTTTTCACGAGAGTGTTTAAAGGCATAGCTTGGCCTACTGAACACCGTCCCACGAATTCCTGCTGTAAATTCAACATAACTAACTTGTCCTTAGAAAGGGAAAGCGCCAAAATGATTAAAGAAACTGATCTCTCTGTCCCAACCGACCTTCCTGATGAAGGGACTCAGAGTCCAGAGGCGTTGCCTCTTGCAGTTGTAAAGACCGAACACGGTCCTGTTGATGATCTGAAGGTGGACATTACAATCCAGGACTTGTCTTCAGTTGTGGTTCTGCCGAAGGAGCTTGAGGGTATCAAGACTCCTGCTGAATGGGATCCTGCCATGGCTGAGGCTCCACACACATTCAAACAGACGTTCATGCGCCAGATGCACCCGGTGTACCTGCCAAAAGGCAAAGAGTTGCACGGCCTGGCTAAACTGACTGTACGTGGTCTGCTGGAGTTCTTCAAGGTTAAGCACCCTGAAGTGGAAGGCGAACCGATTATCTACACCTACGAAGGTCTGGTGAAAGAATCGGAGGTACAGTACTTCCGTTACCAGTTTGCCGACGGTACTTCCTACACCTACGCCATGGACAAGAACCATGTCGAGTTCTTCACTTCCAATATGTGTGGTAGTGACTACACCTGGTGGGCAGACCGTGAGAACTTCAACGCAGACATGCTCGAAGTGACCATGTTCGGCCGTACCGGTTACCCTGTTCAGGTATACCCGCACTGCGTGTCCAAGCTTCCTATAGAGTTGCCGATCGAGTTCTTCTACGCAGCCGATGTAGGTCCTATGGATCACCTGCGTAACGGCGCCTTCATCCAGCTGGATAGCGTTATCACACGCTTCCGTAAAGAGTTCCACGAACGTCTGGGTGAAGTAACTCGTTTGGCTCGCAAGGTCGGCATGTTGATCAAGAACAAGGACCACGATCTGTACCTGAGCTTCAAGGGTGTGGACTTCATGCGTCAGATCAACATCGGTTTCGACCGGGTGTATCCACTGTTGCCTGAATCAGGTGAACTGGAACTGGGCGATGTGGTCATCGACGAAAACGACTGGGCAGAGTTCGGTCGTATCGTGCAGGTCAACGTCAAACGCATTGCTGTAGCCGGCAAGCACATGAACAAGATGATCAACCGCTACCGTGATCAGCTGGATAGCGACGAGTACATCCAGATGCAGTTCGCCAAGGAACTGAAGATGCAGCTGATGGCCTCCAGTCACTTCATGGAGCGCATCTACGGCTTTACTGCACAGTTCGGTATGGACATGGTCGAGCAGGTCGCTGCTGACGTTGTAGAGCGTCTGAACAACAAGGGTGGCAACATCGGTCTGGACTTGAACGAGTGGGCTGTTTATCAGTATCACGACGACAACTCCAAACCTACCGAAATCGTCGAGCCTGGTCTGGACTTCAAGACCAACCTGTACAACCGTTACACCGTGAGCTTCATCGATGCGCTGTACGCGTACCTGCTGAATGCTCATCACCCGCTGATCCGTCCGTATGACCACCGTGAGATCATCACGGAAGACGACGGCATCGCCATCGGCACTATCCGTCAGGTGTAAGCAGCTATAAACCATTCCCTACCCATTCCCCGTTAAAGGAATGGGTAGGGTTATGGCCGGTTCACGGAGTTACTGGCGGAGGTGGTGCTACAGGGATCTGCAATTCCAGTTCCTTGATGTACGCATCCTTGGTTACCAGTTTGGCTTCCAGTTCACGAATACGCGACACATCATTATTACTGTCGGTGATCTTTGCCTTACGCGCAAGTTCATACGCATCAGCTTGTTCACGACTGGTGTAACCGATGGTAGGAATGGTCCCCAGGTTAACCGTGCTGTCGATACCCAGAGTCGCCAATACATACGACTTGAAGTGATCCATGCATTGCGACAACAGATCCTTCTTACTTGGGTCACAAGGACCGAAGTCAACGATGGCACACATGCGTTCAAACGACACGCCGTCCGTCATTGGGAAGGATTTGAAGTATGTGCTTGGTACATAGACCGGAATGCCAGCGCGGTCCAGGATCGACACGATGATCGCACCAGCAGTTCTTGCACGAGTCAAGACTTCTGGGAAATCGGCTTCCAATACACCAACCGGTTTGAACACCAACTCATACAAGTTGAGTTTCAGACTTTCCATCTCGTGGATTGTCCGCAGTGCTTCCACCATGTAGTACTTGGTTGTATCTACAACTGTGTCGAAAGGAGCAAGAGCCTCAAAGCGCCCTGCTGCTTTCAACGATGGAATCATGTTTTTATCGGTCATGATTAAGCTTCCACTACACCGTCTTCAATCATCTGCCAGCGAGTCATGACAATGATCTTGACCTTACCGATACGACGCGCTACGTAGGTCTTACCGAAGCGAGTGATACGGGTAATGCCAATAGGCGGCAGGCTGATAGGGGTAACGACTTCAGCAGCAGCCAGGAGGTTCTCCATCTGGCGAATGAACTCCATGGTAGTGAGGTTCATCTTCTGGAAGTCAGGATCAGTCGATTCCGTCAACGAGTAGTCGGGGAACAGATTGGTGATTTTCTTCATGCCGTTGCGGTTGTTCAGCTTGCTAACAAAGGCACAGTGGATCGATTTGTACAGGAACGGAACTACTTGCATGGATTTTATGACGTGGTCTGACGTCATGTTCGGTGTGAGGTACTTATCAACCAATACCATCATCGTTTCACGGTCGGCAATCGGCGAGTAGGAGCTAGCGCCGTTAGTTTTGTCGACAAGACCAATCCGGTTGAAGTACGGGATCACGTAGAACTCCAACGGGTTAAACAAGTCTGGAATCTTTTCTTCCCACTTGGCCCGTGGATACTGCGAGGCAGCCAGAATTTCATTCTGCATCTGCTCGAACAGTTTGTCTTCCGCGTCTGCTCCGTTACCCCACTCGACCCAGGTCCAATAACCCAAGTTGAAGTTGGGGGTGTTAATGAGGTCCATGATAGCAAACGGGATAATCTCCCGTTCCGTGTAGGGCCAGGCTGCCTGTTGAGTCAGCTCCTTGGTGCGTCTTTCGATAATGTCAGGCGTTTCCAAGGCCAGACGTTTCTCGATCTGCTGGAAGTTCAGTGTCATCAGGGTGTCCATTTCCGTAAGCGGAAGCGGATGGACAATGGCGAAACTTACTTCAGGGTATTGGTCCAGGAAGTAAGCGTCAGCCAGCCACAGAATGAACTGTTGTTTCTCAGCACCAACGATGTGGTTACCCAATACAAAACTTGGCATCCAGTAAGTGTTATTCGTCACCATCTCGCCAACATCCAGAATCTCGATGTTTGCGGTAAAGGTCGCCTTCAACAACGCTAGAGTGTTAGCGCGACTTCCGGTGATGTTACCCGTCTTGGCTTGTGCGAACAGCCAGTTACTGATGTTGATCTGCACCTTCGCTAGGGCCGGCGGAAGGGGGATATCAACAGTGTCACGTTGACTCAAGAAGTTATACAGGGTCGTTGCAGAGATCGCGTCGGTAATCGAAAATACCGCTGGATCTTTTGCATAGGTTCTTGATTTGTTGGTCAGCTCCCCAATAGGCGATACTGCCTCTTTGCTATTATTGTGGAGTTCGGCTATACTGCCAAACGATAAATAGATAACACTCATACCTTCACCTCTGAAGTAAGGAAATTCTCATGATAACGCTCTTTAAAGAGCTGGCCGACAGATTCATAGAATTTGTCCTTGGCCTGGTAAAGGGGGAGACTTTAGAAGAACAATTAACCTCGGCGTTAAAGTCCGCCATATTCTTGGTATCTGTGTTAGGGTTCGTCGTCACAGCACTGCTTGTTTCCAACCTGAACCTGCGCATCGAACTCTCGGATATGGAGGCTGGTGTCTCCAAGGTTAACTTGCTCTTCGACAGTGAAGGGGGCGGTCCCATCCGGGGCTTCTTACGCATCAACGACGTTTTGTCTGAGCAGAACGCTGTCATCAAACAGGAGAACATCCTCTTGTTGAAAGGCAACGTAAAGTTGACAGGTGAGAACCATTGGTTGCAGTTGCATTTGGTAGAGGTTCTCGACGAAAACAAACTCCTGCGCGATAACAACAAAGTGCTATTGTTGAAGTGTGGTAAACCCTCCTAACCATCGTGTGTGAACTTTCACCCTGGGTACAATTAATGTGTACCTACACCTCCTCAAGGGACAGCACGCGATGGAAGAAATCACTTCAAAGATAAACATGGTAGTTTATCTAATGGCTAATGCCTTAGAGGCAGAGCAAGGAAAGAAACGATTTCATTACCTGGGCGGACATGGTTATACCTACGATCTCGCTCAAGAAGGCAAGAAGAAGCTGGCAAAAGATGTAGCGACATCCACTGGCTACTACACCGGGAATAAGCAAAAAGCAAATACCGTGGTAGTAGTTGAGAATATCGTCTCACTGACAGTGCCAGGCGCTCATAGCCGCTTGGAATCGGTGCTCAAGGGTCTGTACGCTATCTTGGAAGAAGTAATCTCCAAGCCTGAATACAAGAACCTCTGCATCATCACCCCTCACAAGGAGATGGAGCAGGCAACTAAGGTCAAGATTGAACAGCTCGACAAAGGTGATTTCAAACTCGGGAACCAAACTATCACGGCTAAAGAGCGTGAAGTGTTATTGCAGATCATTGCAGCAATGTATGTCTTCAATAAGGATCCTGAGCGTAAGATCATCTTCGACTTCGCCGGTGCGGCAGAAGGTGGCATGGGCAACCGTATGGCTCACAAGCAATTGGAGCTGGCGGAAGTCGAAACGGTCTGGAGCCACAGCCACAAGACTCAGCTGTCGATCATGTCGCGGAAGGATTACGAGAACCCCGAAACTGACATGAACAAGATGATCAGTGCTTCTCGGTGGTACTTCGATACCAACAACCGCGATAAGTTCTACAACACGTTGCATGGGTATCGGGTATACGGTTTTGGCAAGGTAGAACCTGACAAGAACTACTACGGCAAGATCACTCCCGACGTTACATATTCCAAGTTGTATTCGCTAGAGCCTATCCAGCTGTTCGATAAGCTGTTCGAGTTCACTGCGGGCAAGATCAAGAACCCAGATGGGTACCTGACCGCCGGTGATCTCAACGGCCTGACCAGCAAGGACGTAGCGCGGATGCTGGACACCACTCCTGCGGTGGTAAAGAACACTGATTTGGTTTCACCCATCACTAAGGGTAACGGTAAACCTGTTCTGATCGAACTGATTCGTCCAACGATGATGTCGTATCGGATCCGGGAGTTCCTGGACGTGATGGACATGCAGTTAGAAGCGTTCTTAAACAAGGATGCTAACAACAAGTTCGGTTACTGTCAGTTCTACGACATTACCGACCAGATCTTCGTTAAGGAAGAGAATGGCAAGGGCGTGGTCAAGGTTAAGCTGCATCCTGACTTCACCCAACTCAAGACTTCGTTTAAGGTTATGGTCAACCACCCTAAAGTGGAGAAGCCTATCCCGATCATGTTGTCTGTGGGCTACGACATTCCTGAGCGTAACGCTTTCAACTCGGTAGACGATCCCGACGTTAAAGTGTGGGTGATTACGGATACTCGTAATGATAACGGCATTCGTTATAGCACTCTGGTGCAGACGAAAGACTTTATCTACATCCACACCAGCGCGGCGGCTAATCTGCGTGTGTTGACTGTGGCAGAGCTGGGTAAAAAGTAAAGACCGGCTATAATCCGCCTGGGGTCTCCCTCCAGGCGGATTATAGTTGACTTATGGCTGTTACTTGATTTCCGAGATCGTTTTGATCTGGGCATTGAACACAGCGGTCAGCTCATTGAGCATCACGGCCATGGCGCCACAAACGTTGGTCAGGTCGATGAACTTGTTGACGATCGACTCAACGTCAGCGATACCTTGTTCGCCGAGAGTGATATCGTTGGTCTGGATCTTCTTCACCAGCAAGGTACCAAGTTCGTAGACGCGGGTGAGCTCCTTGTTGACCAGTTCGATGTCACGTGGACCCATGGTACGCACCGAGTTGTTGAACGTGTTCATAACGTCGAACATCTCATCGAAGCTCAGGTACACTTGGCCCAGGTTGAAGCGCACCGAACGACCGTGATCTGGCAGGTTGCGGATGAAGTTCTCAGCCTTTTCTACCTGCGAACCGAAGTCGCCAATAGTCCAGCGGAAGGTGTCTTCGATACGACCATTACGGATGATTTGCTTCAGCCAATCGTATAGTCTCGACGCTTCAGTCTTGAGACTGGAGATCAGGTAAATGCCAGCCACAACCTGTTGGGTGTGCGCCATCATATTACCCATGCCGGCCGAGAAACCTTCCGGGGTCAGGATCTCAACGCCAGTGTTCTTGACATAGAGCAGACCGCTGCCGATACGCTTTTGTACTGGGCTGTAGTCGACGATGTGCACACTCTTGGTCAAGCAACCCATCTTCTTGTCGATAGCGGCGCTGAACTCTTTGAAGAACAGGCTGAAGTTCTCACCGATGCTCAGTGCCTCGAAACCTGTTACTGTCATGGGACGTGGGAACTTGACAAGCTCGATGTAATTTTCCATTACTGACCTCGGTATTGATATAGTTTGGGGGAGGGCAGTTTGCCCAGTTACTGCTGGGCGGAAGGCCCCTAGTGAAAGTTCATAAAATATCAGGATGAATAGTTAATGGCTACGCCACACGCATTTGCACAAGGTCTTAAGTCGTCAAACACTGTAATTCCTACGCTGAATTTCTCACCAGTCATGGATATGATCAACGGCGACTTTACCGTAGGTCCTGATGGTGTTGCCTACATGAACGGCGGGATCTGCCGTAACAACGCCATTACTGGTGGTAACAACACACAGAAGACCGGTCAAGCTGTATTGATGATGGCTAACGCTCTCTATCGTTATCACACCATGGTCTGTGCGTTCTTCGACATCGAGTCAACCTTCGACGTAGGTCGTCTGGCTGACACGTATGACCGTCTGTGCGGTATTCCTGGTGAGTTCTACGCCAACGTGCTGGACAAGCGTTTCTTCTATTTCAGCCGTTCCGATGGCTGCGATGGCAACTTCGTTCACCAGTGGTTCAAAGACCGTCATGCTGAAATCAAGGAAGCGGTCAAGAACAAGCAAGACATTTACATTGCTACTCCTTACAAGGCGAACAACGGCGAAACCATCAAGATCATTTCTCCGATCATGACGGTAACCGACTCTATCTCGGAAATGCACTTCGAAAAGACCTCAGCCAAGTTCCAGGAAGAAGAAGTCGACGAAGGCGGTGTGCAGAAGACCCGCGACCTCGTCATTGGTAACCAGCGCCGTATCGTTTATGAAGACGCCGACGTACTGGGTAGTCAGGTAGGTATCTACCAAGTCTGGACTGCTCAAGTTACTGACATCGTCAACATGACCGGTCAGCCGCTGGAAAAAGAATCGGTGTTCATTCGCCAAGGCAAGAAACTGAAGGGACCGAAGTCTCTGATGCGTCTGCCACAAATCGGCTACGAAATCATCCGGGGTAGTGCTCTTAAATCCGGCCAGGAATGGATGTACCCCAATCCATTTGGCAGTGACGTGACAATTGGCAAAGATGCTAAAGAAAACCCTGACCTCCTGTATTACACCACTAACGTTTACCGTAACAAGAGTGGCTCTAGCGGTTCTAGCCTTTTCTTTATTGGTTCCCAAAGCTTAGGGATCCAGGAAGGGCTGTCGATGTACCACGCAATCAAGACCAACGACATGTTCGGTCTGGAAGGCAGTGCTATCAGCCACGCCTGCGTGTTGTATCCAGAATGCAAGGTGGGTCGTACCACTGTCTGGAAGAAGTCGACTGACGACCAGAAGTTCTACCGCGCGCTGGCGATCTGCTACCAAATGTGGTTCATGCAGACTTTCTGGCTGACCCTGGATCACAAGTATCGTATCACTCCAAAAGAGCTGTACGACAAGATCAAAGCCCTGGGTCTGGACTGGGATGACATCCTCACCAACACCGTGGATTTCTGGTTCACCAACCCAGCTATCCAGAAGAAAACTGTCTCCACCATGGAACTGTTGAAAGTGGCCATCGGTGAGCGTGAAGCGTACTGGGTTGAAAAGAAGAAGTAAAACTACAATCTATAAAGGGGGACGCAATTGGAAAGTGTTCCCCGTACACCCATTAAGAGGAAGGGAAAAAATGGAAGCTGCTCAAAGTTCGAACATTGTTTTGGTAGTCGCAGACAGCAATTTCCTGAATCTGTGCAAAGACCCTTTCGAGTACATCACTCGTTTGAAGACGCTCATGGCCGAGCGTTCTAAAGGCGCTGCTACTCTGTTCACCATCTCCGGTAAGTACGGCGTCAGCAACATCGACAATAGCCTGCCAATCATCCCGGTAGATGACAAGAACAAAACACTGTTCGGTCAAACGCTGGAAAACGCTACCATGATGTTCGACGAATTGCTGGCGATTTCGGTTGCTGCCAACGATCCGTTCCTGAACATGGCGCGTGAAGTTGTTACCGGCGCCAACAAGACCATCACGCAGTACAAGTACCAGAGGAAGTAAACGATGGCCAAGAATCGCAAGGCTTTCGAGGACTTCGTTCTGACGTTCATGGGTAAGCTTACTGTAGGCGGTAACAATCGCGTTATCTACGACCGCCTGTTCAAGTCAATGAATGATGCACAGTTTGAACAATTCATCGTCAAACTGGAAGGGGGTCAATCGCTCGCTATCTGGGCTAGTAACTATGACCCGCGTGAAATGATTCACTACGAGAACATCATCAAGCTCAGTAAAGAGTACGGTGTTGCTATCGAACAACAACTCGTCGTATACGACGAGGACACTGGCATTAAGTCTCTGACGGCTTACAAGGCCATTGTGGGTACAGCTGAAATTCGTAAACAACGTCAGATGTTGGTGAAGAAGTTCAGTGGTGCTAAGAACGACCACTCGATCGACGACCTCACTGGTCAGGTAATGGGTGACAGCCGGTCTACCGGTATCAGTCAGCCAGAGATCACTGTACTGCGTAACCTCGGTCTCCAGACCATGGCTAACGAACTGTACAACGTTAAAGGTGGTGACAACCAGGCGCTACGTGCCTACAAGAACGACTTGCTTACCACCGGCAAGACAACCACCAATGGCAGTCTGAAGAAAGGCGATATCGCTAAGGTTCTGAAGACCGGTCATTTCCTGCTGCGTGGCCGTCACATCGACAACAACATGGATAAGCGGTATGGATGATTTACTGCACCTGAAACGTGTAGCTATTAACACGCTCGTTGATCTGAACAAAGACACCCGTGAAGACGTTAAGCTGGCGCTGAGTAACTTGTTCATTAAGCCCCTGGTAATCTTTCCAGAAGCTTACGACGAGTTCGTCTTCGCTATCGGGCACAGTGGTGAAGCAACCGACCGCTGGTTGAACATCCAGATGAACATCCTTACGGACCTTGGTCCTAATCGGGATGCGTTGTTGAATCACTTCTTCGACATACAGAAGAAGGTCCTCAACGAGACACCTGGTGGTCAGCTGTTCATTAAACCTGAGGCTGAGGTCAAGAAGTCTAGTTTCCTCTTGGCATTCATGTTGCGGGTGTACGGCGATTCGATTGTGATCGACGTAACTCCAGAAGGCGGGGGTAAAGATGAATAAGGTCCTGACTGCTTATACAGAGCTTGACAGTATTTACGATTCCCGTCGTGGGTTGTTGCAACACCTGATGACTCTCGACATCACCGATGACGATAAGCGTAAGGCTGAAGGTGATCGGCTGTGGGGTCTCTACGTGGCTAAGAACTACGAAGAGCGTCGCATGGATACCTTCAGCTTTCCGCAGTTCGGCATTGATCGGGCTAAGTTCGATCAGCTGTGGAAGGAACGCAACCTGAGTCACTGGTTGATGTACTACCCGTCGCAGTTCTACAAGGAGTTCATCAAGGTAGTTATCGATCAGGAAACCCTGACAGAGAAACCCATCGGCATTAAGGGCATCACTCTGTTTGTCAACATCTTCCCGTATGCTTTCGACGAGGAGATGAAGAAAGACTTCCTGGCACACTGCACTAGTGCGTTTGGTGGTCTGGTGGATGTCAAGTTGGTGAACACTAATCCTGCTGAACATACGTCTACGTATTACAAGCAGTACAACTATGTGTTCAAGTACGACTTCCTCATCGGTGAAGACAGCAAGAAGTTCATGGAATCGCTGCCACAGGCTCCTACTCCCGATACCCTGTACATTGTACCTAATGTCTTGGTAAAGGAAGCCACGGACCTCAAGGGCACTCCTGAGGACATTATCTTCGCTATGTCTGTCTCGGCAGGTCCTGCGTTGACGATGGTTCCTGTAAGGCATTGGTTCTACGATTCGGCGGCATCGTGAATAATCCTTATTACTAGTACTGGGCTGGCGCCCAGTACTAGTAAAAGGTTACGGTCGCTACCATTTATTAAACAGGGTTACCGTCAATATCGACCACCCGATTACCCTGAACCAATTCTTCTGGTTTGATAGGGTCTACGGCTGTTCCAGGACCGATCAGAGGTTTGCTCGGATCCAAGATGAACGAGGAGATGTCGAACACTGGAATGCTGATGGCACCAGAAGAGATCGACTTCATAGCGTCAAGCATTTGGTTAAACGCAATGACGTTGCTCTCGCCTTCTTTCTTCTTGGCCTTTTCCTTACGGTTATCCCGCACGGTCTTTTCCATGTGAGCAATCAGCGATGTTACGCCTTCAAGCAGCGAAGCGCTCTTAGGGTTACTCAGGTATTGCTGCATGGCATATTTCAACAGCAGGCTACGGTTCTGCTGAATAGCGTCAACCAGTTTGGTTTGATCTTCGTCTTCCAGGTCAGTAACCAGAGCCTTTTGCAGTTGCAACATAACCGCTTCGATCTGTGCATCTTCGATACGGTGTTTCTCATCCGCCATTGGGGTGTCAGAGAAAGGCGAAGGTTCTTTAGGCAGGATCGGTTTCGGAGTCACATCTTCTGGGGTGGCCATAGTTTTTCAAACCTATATTACTAGTGTAGTTCGTAAGGGAATTGTTAATGATGACAACGAAACTAGCTGTGCTGAAAGCTTTAAAGGCAATGCCTTTAATTCGGAAATGGGCAGGGCTCGCCTATTACAGTGAGCTCTTGACACAGGTGGAGCAAATCGAAGCTCGATTCTTTTCGGCAACCGTCCGTTTTACGGACAATATGCATTTGCTATACGATTGCCTGCTGCAAGCCACTGACGTCGCGTTGGAGGAGGACTTCGCTTGGTTCCAGACCGTTGCGATGAACACCTACACAAAAACGTCTGGTGAGGCTCACAGCTTGTTGGCTGGGTTGCTGGAAGGGAAATTCTTGAAGGTAGAGGATTACTTCAAGGAGTATGAAGTACGCAAGATGACGGGTCTGTTACACTGGTACAGCAGTAGCTACACGGTGGAGTCGTTTATGGCAACTGGTCTTTCCATCATCGGGATTTATTGCGAGCACAACCCTCACAGTAATGACGAAGACGGCGAAGACATTTTCACAAAGAAACCACTCCGTTTGAATCAACCTCTTGCCGCTTTCATTACGAGTCGTCATTTTCGCTTGATGGTCGATGACCTTCTTACAGTGACTCGGTTAGCGATAAGTTCACAAATAAGGGTGCTCGATGGAGAAGCCAAAGAAGCCGTTGCGGGGTAGTAACCTGGACGCCATCTCTCACAAGTATGTGGAGGATGATGATCTTCGGGACACACCTGCGCGATTGTACAGGATGATCCTGAAGAAGCTGGAAATGAATCCGCGGAAGTGGTCCATTTACTTGCGGGAGTATCTGGACTGGATTGTAACTACCAAGGATCGCGAGAAAGCAAAAGCAGAGCGTATTACACGCGCTGGCAATATCAAGGATACATACTTCCAAAAGCCTACGTTGACGTTTAACAAGCTGTTGGAAGGGTTGTCAATCTTAAGGATGGAATCCTGTGAAATCCAGTTGACGATCAAAGACACGGATGGAAATGTTCATGTTGTTTCTGAAATTATCCAGATCGTAGGCAAGGACCGTGCTATCCCTTCTGTAAAAGAAGAACAGCAGCCAACTGAAGAGTAGTAACAGGGTCACGGAGTACTGGGTGTTACCCCAGTACTCCTATACTCTTTATTTTTTTTGTTTTTGGCAAGGGGCAATTACCATGGATCTGTTTCAAGGGTTAAACCTGGATAGTTCGATCAACTCGTTCCAGACCAATACCAACAACTCGATGAAAACGGTGAAGGATAACACCCTCACTCCAGCAGATGTTACTACCTCGCGTATGAAGCAAGGGGTGGCTCTCAAGACTGCTAAGGACACTGGCGTCAAGGGAACCATCACCGCTTACCGTAGTGCCGCTGTAGAACAACTGGACGGTATCATCGGCGCTCTGTCTGGTGGCTTTTTGAATACCAAGGACATTACCAAGGCGATCAAGATTGGTCGTGACGGGGTGACCTTCAGTGAAGACTCGATCATCAGTGCCATTGGTAAAGATGTGGGGGTTCCGGTATCTGGTCAGTCTGGTGCTATGCGTGCTTTGCAACGTGAGCTGACTAAACAGTTCAAAGAGCTGACTGGTTACGACATCGGTGGCGTGTTGCAGACTGATGGTTCGACTTTCCGTATCAATAAGAACTGGCGTGGCGCCGCTGGTAAGCAAACGCTGAAGATGGTTGGTGGTCTTATCGGTCTCGATGAGTTCGTTGACGTATCAGTGCGAGGAGCCTTCTACAACGCTACCTTGTTCCAGGCTGCTGACTACGGCATGAGTCACAGTTATCGTCGGCTGTGGGATTCTTATCCGAAAGGATTTGAACTGATTCGTCGTGATGCGGCTATCGATGCCATGCGTACTCTGATCACCAATGGTGACATCGAGAGTATCGACGTGATGATCGGTCTGCTCAATACTGAAGGACGTAACACTCTGCTCAGCAAGTATCCAGACTTCGTGGAACTGCTGTTCAGTAACTTCAAGTTCGACAGTGACATGTACCCAGAGAACTATCCTGCTCTACGGGATAAACTGTTGGGTGTATTGAACGCGCTCATCGGTCCTAACTGGTACATGAAGTACACTGAGTTCGGTTATGCCTACAACCTGGCATTGATCAACAAGGTGAGTAAGGACATGAAGACACTACTCGGTACTGTTGATTACCTGGTGCCTCTGTTGTGTGCTGCTGGTATGTTTAACGACCAGTCTGCGGTTATCGAACTCAAGCATCAATTCAAGAATACCGCGCAATATGCTTTCTAACTCGTTACTAATTTTATGTAACAGGGTTTTGCGACGGAAATAACAGTACGTAGCTAACCAATAACCTAACCCCTCCCTCTCCTTTCACGGGAGAGGGAGGGGTTATGGCTGCTTATCGAGCGAGAGGACGAGCGAAGATACGAGACAAGTCACCAACGATAGAGTCGGAAACCTTAGCCGCAATGTTGTCAGAGCGGATGCTAGTCTTCATATCCAACACGATACCTGTCAGGTTACGGTTCAGCCTGGAGTACTTGAGAATGGTATCCAAGTAATCCAAACCGGTGATACGCGCCAGGTAGTTGTTGTACGCCGTGTCATCGTTGAACAGACGCGATGCAACAGCGTTCGGGTTGGTTAGGTCCAGGATGCTCATAGAGCGATCAATTGGCACCGACACAATAGACTCGAGGTCCACAACTGTGAAATCAATCTTCAAGTTGAGTGGGCGACGGTCTACAGTCCAACCAGCATCACCCTGACCAAAGGTAAAGGTGCACTGGTCGATCATGCCAGTACGGATAACCGAACGCGACTTGCAGTAGGCTTTAACCATCAACGGCGAGGTGTAGGTAGAACCACCCGCAGAGAACGGAGCAACCAACGGCAAGAACAGCGAGAACAATACCCAGATCTTCATGATCTGCTCGTACGGGTGAGCGTAGTTGCATTGCGAGAAGATAGAGTAGCTCTCTTTGTGCAGGTTGGTGGTAGAGCCATCCCAGTGGTCAGCAATCTTCACGTAGGAGTTGTTTGTCAACGCCAACGGCAGGTTACCAATCACAGTACCGGACAGAGCACCAATTGCACCTTCCTTGATGGTGTTAACTACGGAGTCGATGATACCGATACCAGTAGCACCACCAGCCACGTCGAAACGGAAGTCGTTCGCTGCCTTTACCACGGAGTTGAACTTCTCCGCCATAGGCGAAGGACCGTGGGAGCTAGAGAAGCTATCCGTAGTCGGACCAGTACCGCCGTCTACCCGGAAGGTAACTGCGTCGAGACCGCCAGCAATCGCTGTCTGAACCAGGTCCTTAATGTCCCCTGCCCAAGAACGACTGTTTGGATCATCGTCGTAATACAGTTGCGAGCCTTCCGCGAAGTTAGGGTTAGCACCTGGTGTAGCAGGTCCAGGCCGAGCCCCTCGTTCGTTCGGGTTAGTCGGAGGAGCAGCAGAGCCGTAAGACCCAGCGGTACCCATCGACTGCATAGCACTTTGCTGTTCAGTGGCGAATGTCCGCCCACCGTCCTGCGCGTTACCCAGACTACCCAAAGCCTGTTCAGAGTTGTTGATGTTTTCGTAGGCGGTCTGGTTCTGGTAAGCACTGTCCTGCTCAATGAAGTTACCTTCAGTGTCGCCACGGAACTTACCTACGGTATTCATCTCCTTCTCAATAAACTCTTGAGTAGGGTTACCCGCCCACACTGTGTCGTCGAAGTTGACTTCTTCCATGAGCTGCTGTGCCCGTTGCAATTTCTGCGTAGGGGTTTGCATTGCCTCATTGTCCATCTTCGCCAACTCAGCCAACATCACCCGATGCTTCCGAGTACCCTTCATGATCAAACGCATAACGTCGATCGTGCCGTCTTCGTTGACGGCGTCAGGGATCAGCATACTGAGGTCAGAGACCGCCTTGCTGTTGTCGTAGTCAGGCTTCAGACCGTGCAGCGGATCGTTCTGCTGTTGTCCACGACTAGGCAGGATTGGATCGATGTAACCCAGCTTAACCATGATGTCGTTGAGTACACCAGTGGCGGCCATGGTGTAAGTACCCATGGCTGGTTTACAGGTCCAGAAGTTGTTTTTCGGTGAATCGAGCATGAATGCAGCGAACTGTACACAGACCCCGAGGATCTGCATTGGCCAGAACGCAATAGCGCCAGCCGCTTGTCCCATGTAGAACGCCAAACCAGGTGCACGACCTTTGTTAGCGATAATGGCAGCGGTAGGGCTGAACATGTTGGTAATGAAACTCAGCAGACCGGCGAACTGAGGAACGCTTGGTGTAAGGGTCAGCAGAGTTACGTTGTTCTCATACACGTCCTTGTACATGCTACCCATGCCACCCTCACGGGTTTGCATAAACCGACCGTAACGTGGATCGGTTGCAGGGCTGGATTGCGGAATAGGGTTGATGTAACGGTTGTCACCTGTTGCGCTGCTGAAAACGTTGAAGTAACGATCCCAGTCCAGCTTGTCTAACAAGTCACTCGGAGGAACTCCGCGCGTGAGCATGCGAAAAGACTTGGTGATAATATCTCGATCTCTCGTAGTCACGGCCATTGAGAATTCTCACGAAAGGTTAAAAGAAAAGGGCGAGGTGTGACCCCCGCCCTATCATTAGTCGAGCGACACCGCCTTCTGTGGAGCAGCACCATTCTTGGCTATGACATCTAGCTTATCAAGGATGGCCTTCAGCAGGACGTTGTTTTGGTTGCTTGGCTCTTTCATCGCTTGTGCGAGAGCTTCTGCCATACCTTCCATCGCCGCATTACCCAGAACGTTCTGTTGTGGCTCCGCTTGTGGAGCAGGGGCAGCACGTTGGGTTGGGGCAGATTGAGTGGAGGCCGGTTGAGCAGGTGCTTGCGCTTGCGCGCCAGGACCGCCCACTGGACCTTGTGGGTTGTTGGTTGTACTGTTGCCGCCTGGCAGTGGCATGCCGGTGTAATCCTTGTTAGGATCAGGCTTAGCTTGAGCAGCTGGAGCCTCAACAGGAGGAGTGTAACCACCACTCTCTTCTGGCTGTGGAACAGGTTGACCTTTATCAGGCATTTCCTGAACCATACCGCCAGCAGTTGTATCCTGCCCTGTACCGTCTTGCGCACCACCCGCTGCTGCCAGATACTTGTCAGCGCCTGCGGGAGTCTTGAAGTGAACGTGAACATGTCCACCGGTGCCGTTTGCGGAGAGCTTGCGGTATTCGTTGATGATCCCATAGTCAGCATTGGTTAGACCCGCTTGACCCATGATTTCAGTAACTACCCGCACCGCTACATCACTACCCTGGATTCCGTTTGTCAGGGTGAAGTCAGCAGCCAATCCAGACTTGTGTCTCGAGTTACCCGGCTTACGTTGATGGTAAGCGTCGTTCAGAGCAGTAAACTGCTTGAAGTTCGGAACACGCGACTGAATGATCCGGCACAGTGCTTCAATGCCAGGATGGCTCTTACCGCCAGCAATAGACTCAGACGACTTGAGGCGAAGACCGCCAGAAGAGGAAGCATTGGAGTTAACCAACGAACCACCACCGTCGTACTCGCCGCTTGCACCGCCCCCTCCGTAACTACCACCGCCACCAGGAGCGAGGATATTCGGAGTCCCGTAACCGGACGCATTTGTTGAGCCACCACCAGGAGCAGTACCCATAGAAGGTGTACCGCCTCGCCCGATCATAGGTGCAGGAGCCCCTCCACCGCTTGCGCCAGGCGCGCTGCTCGGAGACCCGTACATTCCACTAGCGGTCTGAGTACCAGCCTCAGGTGCGTTGGTAGTGCTTTCTGCGCCAGCTTCGTTAGCAGCTAACGAACCGCTTTCCAGCTGTTTCAGATAGTCCAAGTACAGTGCATACCGTTTCGACATCTCCGGTAGATTGCCGTTACCGTTCATCCCCGCAGCAGCCTGACCGAAGTCACCTGTTTGGGTAATGGACTGCAACGCTTTACTGTTCTTGTAGAAGTTGACCGCAATTGCCGCCATGACGTTTGGATCAGTGGAAGCCAGTTCAGGCTTATTCACTAAGTCGATGCCGAGTTGCTCACCGATCTTCGCGTAGTTCGCCTTACCAGTGATGTGAACGAATCCACGACCACGATACTTCCAACCATCCCCCGGTGCATTGTTACCCAGAGACTGACCCTTAGCCCCACCGTAAACAGTGTTAGCGATTGCCACTTCACCAGCAGACACCAGTTGGCGTGCTTGTTCGATGTTGGTCACTTCTTTGAACATCTTGACCAGACGTTCCGGACTACTGTACTTCATGTTTTCCACAGTCTGACCGTAGCTGCCGGATTCAACGTTGGTGTGAGCCAACATCTCAGCGATAGCACGTGGGTCAGTAACACCCTGTTTCAACATCTCCCGAATGATCAGCTGTTCCGCAAGTTTCTTCGGTACCTTGACCCCGGTGTCATTACCTTCATTGGCTTGGACCCCGGTCATATCCAGGTGGCTCGTGTCCGAATCACCGTTCAATGGTTTGTAACCGTACTTCGAGGTAGGTGTGGTGTAACTACCCGCCATGTCGTACGTATTACCGGTCCCTGCTCCACGAGTGGAGTTAGTACCGTACATCCCACCCAGAGCAACCTCACGGCTGTTCTTAGCCTTAGACACGTCCTGGACGTTCGCAGCGTGCTCTTGGTACCCACCACCCACTTTGCGTGGGGAGATTTCCTTGGCCCATTCTTGAGCGCTGGTCTTGCCTGCCTCTTTCTCAGGATCTTGCAGCTTAGCCGTTACACTGGCTTCGCCCAACAGCTTGAGCATCCGGTCTACTCGGTCACCTTTATCCGCAGAGAACGAGTCTTTAAACGGAGATGCCTTGACACGCCAAACCGACACGGTGAATAACCCAACGGTTACCTTGGTATCGATCAACGCGCGAGAGATTTCATACCGCGCAGTTACCGAGAGTGTTTTCCAAACCACACCAGGCTGGCCACGACGATACTGCTGGAGCGCTTGGACATATGTAGACATGACCGGAATGAAACGATCACGGAACCACATGCACCAATCGTCAGCATCGTCTTTATCCAGACGGAAGCTTTCCTTGAAGATACCGAACAGGTCACCGATCTGACCCTTGAACTCCACCTTGTCACCGTTCACTACAAACAACGGTTCGCAGTAGCGTTCCAGTTTCAGCACAGCTTCTACACGCCAAGTGGTATCTTGGTCGTTACCGTAGCAAGCAACCCGGATCGCAGTCATGAGATCCATTGCACGGTTTTCAGGGAGCAAGTCCTTGATGTAGATTTGCTGTACAGAAGCGCTGACCTTGTAGGACGAGTTCAAAGCTTGGATTTGGCCGTCTACTTCTTTTAGCCTTTTCTGCGCTTCGAGTCGTTTACCACCTGGATCCTTGTCACCACCAAAGGCTTTCTTCGGATCAGCCAGCTGTGCCTCCAGAGCAGATTTCTCTTTCTGAAGACTCTCGGCACTTTTCGGGGTTGTTATTGAAACCAGATCTTCCCTGTCTGTTTTCCGATCAGTGTAAGCCTTCAACTCATCCAGCAAGTTGTTAACTTTAATGATCGTAGCTTTCTCGCCGAGGATTGGGGTGTCCTTATCGATCTTGGCAACAATCGAGTAAGGGTAAGGCATGATGCTGCCCAACGCTGCGTGAGTCTGCTTAGCAACCTGGTAAACTTCTTGGGTCTTAGCCTCGTCGTACTCCTTGAGGCTTTTGATCTTCACCACGTCCAAGCAAGCCATGTAAGTCAAGAACACAGGCTTGAAACGACCGTTGAACCAAGAGAAGACCGAACCCATCTCCCGCTTGTCGCCAGGCGTTGGTACGAACGCTTTGATGATTTCTTCGATAGGGGTCTTGGACGTCAGGGAAGCACGACCATTACCAATCACCACGAAGTCTAGCAGTTGGGCTTCCAGTTGGAGAACTTTCTTCGCCAGATCACTATCAGGATCAGAGATACCGTACTGAGCCAAACGCATCTCAGTTTGTTTCCCTTCGCCTCGCGTCACGTAACGATAGATGCCATAACCAACTGCACCTACTGCCAGAGCACCAAGCACCCATGGGTTCAACACCAGCGGAGCGAGCATACCAGCACCAGCCACCATCGCACCCCAGCCAGCAGCACCCACTGTAGCAGCACCACCCGCCAATGCGCCCACACCGATGTCGACGCCAGCCATTGCGGCCACGCCAGTAGCCAGTTGATAACCACCGTACACAGTTGCCGCTGTACCAGCTACATCCGCCACAGTGTCAACCGCACCACCCTCATCGATAACGCCGTAGTCGACCAGGCTATCAGCAGCCATGCCAACAGCAAGCCCGGCACCAACTTTCAAGCCACCGCCCTTCACGCGCCCTCTAGGGGTACGCTTAGCACGACGCTTACGGTTGGTCTCGTGATCCAGGGAACCATCGGTACCACGAATACCGTCCATGATCGATTCGCCAGCAGAGGTAACACTTCTGGTCTTCAGCAAGGTAAAGATACCCTTAGCCAAAATACCAATACCCGAGGCGATCTTCGGTAGCGTACGCAGACCAATCATGGCAAAGCTGGTCAGGGTCTTCATGCTACCCCACAGCGTTTTGGTAAAGAAGGAAGAGATCCCACCCAGGACAGACATCAACCCGCCGATCCCGCTTGCCAACAGACTGAACAAACCAACACCTGGCTTCTTCTTGCCCTTGGCGTCTTTACCAACACCCATAGCGCCAGCGATATCGACGAGAGCTTCCTTGGCTGCGTCATCTTTCTTCTGGGCTTTCTTTTCTTTCTGATCTTCGGCAGAGTTCAAACGGTTAGGATTGTCCTCATGGCTGAACTTCTCTTTGATCAAGGCAGCGAAGCTGTGTTTATCGTGAGAGGATTCCTTCTCTTCACGACGAGCAACTTCTTCCGGAGGCACCACACCAATACCGGCTACTGGTGCAACCTCTGGTACAACCTTTTTCTTTTTGCCTTTCTTGCCTTTAGTCGTAACAACTTCAGGCTCAGGCTGAGGAGTAGGCTGTGGTGTAGGTGCCGGAGCAGATTGCAGTGGTGGTGGAGGAGGTGGGGCATCCCCAGTTACCAACTCCATCTGATAACCCCAATGTTTCAACATCAAGTGATAGATACGATCCACCGAGGTGATGATAGGGGTGTAGTCAGCTTTAACCGCAGCAACTACTTTGTCCTTGACCACACCAAACGCAGGAGCCGCTTTGTCGCGAACCTTACGCATGAGAGCCATGGTAGCGTCGGAGAACTTACGGCTAGCCGCACCAAGCTTGTTCACACTGACACCCATCGAGGTACGCAGACCACGGTCATACTCTTCCTGAGTAATGAGTACGTTGCCTTCCCGGTCATAAACCGGACCATCGATGTCATTCCAACCATTCAACTGAACAGGTTTGCCAGACTCATCCTTTTTGTAGTACGCCCCGCCAGCAAAACTCTTACCGAGCAGAGTAGGGGAGTCAGCCCCTTCCTTATACACGTCCATCTGGAAGAAACGGTTAACGATCCGATCCTTCATTCGACCCATACGCCCAAATGGATCGAGCACGTGGAACGCTTTGGTCATCAGATCACGAACCTTATCCAGGCCCTTCAGGAAGACTTCCTTGTTCTCCTTGGTGAACAGTTTACCAGACAGCCTACGAGCACCGATGATGGTGTCGTTAGAGATATCCTTAACACTGCCACTGATTTGTTTCCAGGACGTGATCAGGTAGCCTTTGGTGGCGTCGTAGTAGTTCTTATTCGCCAGCTTGTTCGCTTCCAGGATCGGAACATCAGACCCTTCTTCGTACAAGTCCTCGTTGTCCTCAGGATTGCGAGCCATAGCCAAGCTACGGATCTTGCCATAGACAACCGCCGCTGCTGCACCACCACCGATCAGCGCTGCCGCATGAGGGTTGTGGAAAGCCACAGTTGCCAAGCCACCCAACAGACCACCCAGGATCAGTGGTTCGTGGTCCAGGAGTTTATCCATGCCGTTGTTGAATATGTCTTTAAAGGACGTGTTCTTCAGACGGTCAATGATCGAGCGCTTCTGTTGCTTGAGCTCTTTCTCTTGGTCCTTGTTCAGGTTGTTCTTTTCCGAAGGTTGGCGTTCGAGGATCTTGGTCAGGATGTCATTGCGACCCTGTGCCAATTCCAGCAGAGACTTAACCTGCTCATTCAGGGTGTCGATCCCTTTACTGAGCGGAAGCATATCAACGATAGGCGTTTGCGGACCGCGTGCCAGATTCTCGTTGAGACTGTTGAGCGTGGTCTTCAGAGTGTCCATGCCACCGAGAGACTCAGTAAGCTTGTCCATCCCATCCACTTTGAGCGGCGCAGGAAGCCCGTCAGGACCCAGCAGAGGACGACCGCCAGTATCGGCAGGAGCAGCACCGCCACCGAACGCACGGCTAGCCAGAGGAGCTTGGTCAGCAGGCATCAGCGCACTACGACGTTCTGGATCAGCGAGGAACTGCTTAACCGTATCCCAGATCAACTCCTGGTTAATGTCATCCCGACCATACTCGTTAGCCTTGACAATACCGGACTCTTTCAACGCATCGTAGTTACCGTTGGTCTTGAGGATGTCCAGCTTGCTAACGATATCCGGCATGAAGTCAGCCAGACTCGAAGCACTCTCAGAGATACGGGCCAAACGCTCGCGGCCTTTCTCACTAGGCATGTAGCCCAACATTGTCATACGGTCAACGTCACTACCGTTATTGAACTTGTCGAGGTGCTCGTTCGAGATACCGAAGTTACCCTGCATCACCCGCTTAATTTCAGCGGCGATCTTCGGGTTCATGTCGTCTTCGTCGAACTTCATGTAGTTGTAAGGGTTGAATCCAGCATCAGCGTCAGTATCGCGAATCAAGCGATAGGCGAGTTCCCGCTTAGCTTCTGGACTGAGGGCATTACCCATGTCAATCTGTTCAGCCAAACGAGTAGCCGCTTCTGCCTGACCTTTGAACTGGTGACGATCCAGTACTTGACTGGTGACGTTAGCCACCTTCTGGTCGTGCGAAATGAACTTCCCTTTAACGTAGTCGTAAGACGCCGCTTGCAGGGAGTCATTGCCGGTACGGAACTTCTCGATAGCCAAATGGATCTGGCTCAACCACATCGGCAGAGTTTCGTTCAGCGTGCGATCAGACTGGCGGGTCCACAGCTGTTGCTCATAGCTGTCAGACAGAGTACGAGCCTGCATCGAGTAACGAGAACCGTCACTCGTGTACATGTTCGACATCAGGGCTTCGATACCCGTATTACCAGCCTTCTTCAAACCGTTGAGGATCTTCCACTCGATTTTGCTGAGTGGCTTCTGGCCTTCAGGCAGTTGGTCTTTGTAATCTTCGTAGGTGTCGAAAGCACCCAAGTCGAAGTCACCCTGGTAATGTCGCGCCATGGTGTTGACCAAGCCTTCAGCGTTACCGGTAACGTAAGAAGCTACATGACCCAAGTCCTCGATTCGTTTGTAAGCGTCAGTTGCCCACTTACTGAACTGAGGGAATTGTTTCTTGAACCGGGCCAAGTAAGTCTGACCACGATCCGAGTTGATCATGCGTGGCAGGTTGTTGATGAAGATACCTGCCGCGGCGTTACCCAGCATATCACCGAGGTTGATGTCCGAGCCTTCAGTCATCTCAGCAGCCATTCGCATGGTGCTAATAATGTCACTACCGGTAGAGATCCCGTTTTCACGAGCATCCTTACCGAAACGCTCAGTGATGAAGTCACGGATACCACCAAACTTCTCTTTGGCGGAACTGAACACAGACTCACGAATCGACTTGCGAATAGCCTGGCTGTGAGAGGTCTTCTCATAGTCGGACATCTGCGAGTATTTACCGATGTCTTTCAACACATCGATGATTTTGTGATTACTGGCTTCTACGAACTTATAGAACTTGGCGTTAGTCAGGTAGGTGCGTGCCAGGATGTTCAGCTGCATTGCATCGTTGCGTGACTTAACACGGCGCTGATGGTCCAGCAGTTGTTCCAGCAGTTGGTTACCCCGCACGATACCGCGGTTAACGGTGTTCATGCTACCGATCTGACGACCACCAATCTCCGACATCATGGAGATAGTAGTTTCACCTACTCGTTCAACAGCTTCTTGTTCGAGCTTGGAGTTAGCATCCTCATTGCTGAGGAGAGCACTAACTTCACTGTCTTCCAGACCATCCATACGGACACGATCGTCAGGCGAATAATCGGTCTTTTCCCAGTCGGAAAAGTCGTGTTCGCTGAAACGCATCAGTCCATCGGAAATTCTATTAGGGGTGCCCTTGCCAAGTTTCTTGGCGGCACGTTGCGCGAGGTACTGGAGATCTTGAACGGCTTGATAACTCTCGCCCTTAATTTCGTCCATCACCTCTTTGCGACGGTCATTAAGCACCCGCAAGTTACTGAACGCATTCAGGTAGCTGCGAGGCAATACCATCTTCAAGGTATTGATTCGGGCATCCGTGTCGCCAATCGTTTTACCTACGAGGCCGGACAGAAAACCTGTGGCAGCGCTGCGAAGGAACCCTTTATTTGAGGCGGGTTTGTCAAAATCGTCGTCAAAGTCTAGATCGCCCATAAAGGGATCATCGCCCCAATCCATGTCATCTGAATCGGCCATCGTTAACTCCTCAAGGGAAAAGTGAATGAAACCTACGAACCTTACGTTACTGGACCCCAAGAAGATCGTACCGGGACTCTTCAAGAAGGTAACGTCCACTGACGCCTTCGAAGGTATGACCCAGAACCTCAACGATGAGGGGTTGTACTCAATTGAAATCTTCGGCAAGCTCGGTAGTAAAGAGCGTGACGAAACGGAGGCTTACATTGACGTTAAGCTGGGGATTTTCAACCCAACTTACTTCAAAGCTCTCATACAGATTAAGTCTTTGTACCTCGGAATTCTCAAGGGAACGGAATACGCGGTATGGGATCGAGAGACCAAGGATTTCATAAAATCCAACCTCCTGGAAGGCGAGACAGGATTCAGCTTCTTCATCAAGCACTTCTATCAACTCCTTCCAACCCTTACCGACTCATATAAGAGGAAGCAACGTGTTAAACTCGTTGAGCAATTCAAAGAAATCAGTCTCACTAACAAAGTCCTCGTTATTCCGGCTGGCCTTCGCGATATCCAGTTCCAACCAAACGGCGCGCCTACCGAACCGGAAATCACGGAACTGTACCGCAAACTCATGTTTCGAAGCCGAGTTGTCTCCGTCGGTAGCAACCCAGAAGACGCCGAGAACCCTCTCTACGACAGCGTAAGGTGGGGCCTGCAATCTTCCTTCAACGATATCGATGCTTACATCTTCGGCCTGACTGAGGGCAAGGGTGGTCTGTATCAGCGTCGTATGTCGACTCGCGGTGTGGTCTCGGGTACCCGTAACGTTATTACTGCACGGAAAGTATCCCGTCCCAATTTGTTTGAAACCAACGGGGTTAACCCGAACACTACCGACGTAGGTTTGTACCAGGCACTGTTGAACTTCCAGTATGTGTGTATACATGCTCTGCTCACTAAATACCTGGAGAACATTTTTACAGCGGGTTCCCAGACGGTGAAGTTGGTAAACACCAAAACGCTGGAATACGAGTATGTCGAGATCTCGCCTAACACTGTTGAGAAGTGGACTACTGCCACGGGTCTGAGTAAGCTGTTCAACGGCTTCTCCAACATCCACCTGCGCAGCAAGCCCATCATCATCAGTGGCCACTACCTGGGTCTGGTTTACGATGACGGTACTGACGTATGTGTCCTCAGTGACATTAACGACTTGCCGGCTGGCTTGGACAAGAAGAAAGTTACTCCGTTGACTTACATGGAGTTGTTCTACCTGTCCTGCCAACAAACCATCATGGATCAAATCACCCAACAGACACGTTACCCGATCATTGGTATCGGCTCCATCGTTCCTGCTGAGGTGAACCTGCTGAGTATTGCAGGCGCTACTCGTCGCAACATCCGCAACACCGAGTGGGAAATTGTCGAGACCTGTAACCGCTATCCACACAAGACGCCAAACCCGGACTACTTCGACGCCATGTCGGTAGACCCGTCTCGTGAAGCCGGCTACGACTCCGACCACGACGGTGACCAACTGAACAGTAACAGTGTCTGTGCAGAAGACAGCAAGGCTGAAGTGCGTGACCTCCTGGGTCGTCGTGAGTACTACATCAGCGGTAGCGGTCGTTTCCTGTATGACCCTGTCAACGAACCTATCTTGTTTATGCTGAAGGCTGCCACCAGCGGCATGGAGGAATAAGGCATGCAGTATCTGCCACCGAATCACAACTTTGAGCAGCCAGATGATCTCGTCCGGGATGACCTGGATTCTGTCTCTGGTTTGGAAGCACTCGCGACTTATCCCGAGTTTTACAAGTGGTTTGTACAACGCAAAAAGAACGAGCTGGTTAACCCACGTTTCGTCGGTATCAGTGAAATCGTTCTGCCTCGTTCCAGTCTGATTCACTTCTTCCCGAAGAATCCGGAAGATCTGGGTCCAAGTAATTCGGAAGCGTTCATCAGTAACTTCCCGGAGCAGGTCTTCATTGACTTCGTTACCAAGTTCGAACCTGTGATTGGCAGTGGTCGTTCTGTGGCTATGGAGATCAACAAGGTCATCAAGGGTTATCGGGCAAGTCACTACAACTACAACTGGACTCGTGACATCGGTACTGTCTACAACAAGGACAAAGTGCTGATCGTCAAGAACTACGGTCTGGTAGAAAAGTTGTGGCTACCTCGTCCGACTATGTTCGTCAACTTTGAACGGCATTACAACCGTTACAACATGTTGATGGAACACGTCAACGAAGAAGCAGAGAAGAACAAGCGCAAGCAATACCTGCGTGTTGACCTGCCGATGCACATGCCTGCGTTCTTGAACCTGATGGCCGACTACGACCATTACGTCGAGAGCTTTAAAGAAGGCTTGCCACACGCTACCAACCAGACTGTGCGTTCCACCAAGGCTGAGAGCAGCTATTGGTTGATGGACATGATGGCCTACTTGCTGGGCGATTATGAGTACAGCCTGTTCAACAAGCTGACCCCTGCTGCGGTCGAATCGTTCCACTTGATCTTCGTGTTCAACAGTCGTTCATTGATTATCCATTTGGGTACTCTGAAGTCCTGGCTGGATGAGCTGAGCGATAACAAGTGGCTCGAGAAGAAAGCTGCTGAGCGCGAGAAGGCGCTGGCCAAGGCAGAGAAGGATGGCAAGCCGTTAAAAGAAGAACACCAAAGTGACCGTGCCGAACACCCTAAACGTCTTAACGTGACGAAGCGTGTTTACCTTGCGTTGATGAACCTTACTCGTGGCGGTGTTAGCGAGGAGGAAGTGGTAAAAGAGGAAGCGAAAGATGAAGCAGGAAAAGGAACCTCGGAAGATCCTAACCTGGCTGAAGGAGCGAAGGGAACTTCGCAAGGGGAAGGGAAAAAGTCCGATCAACGACGAGACCAATCGGTTTCTGGCAAAGATGCCCCTGTGGCAGCTCCTAACGATAGTGGTTCTATCCTTGATGTTTTCACTAATCACGAAGGAGCTAACAACGGACCTGATGAAACCTCAGGAACGCAGGGAGATCGAGGCGATACTGAGAGCCATGAAGAATGGACAGCTGCGGTAGACGACAGCCTGCTGGAACAGGAAACTGTAGTTGCCGAGACCTCGGTAGCCAAGGACCCGTTCCCTACGCCAGAGAGTGGTGTAGAAGCTGCTCTGCGTGAGCGTGCTGCTGAAGGTGTGTTGACTGTTGCTGAACAAGCCTTCTTCATGCGTAAAGCTGAGAAGTACAAAACGATCAAGATGGACAACGGCCAGACTCTGGAAGAGTTCATCAAGATCAAGCCTGAGGAACTCAAGGCGCTTAAGAGCGACGCTACCATCGTCGGTGACTTCCCGGTCATCATGGATGAGAGTATGCTCCAGAGCCGGGCTAAGGTCCTCAAGTCTGGTTACGTTGAGAAGTTCCTGCACAAAGACACCGTGAAGATGTTTATCGCTATCCAGAATGCTGGTATCGCCATGAACGACTTCAAGCACGAAGTAGTAACTGGTGTCGAAGGTACTTACGACGTTTACAACATTCAGCTACATCCGGTGAACGGTGACCAGACCACTCACCCTATCCGTATTCCGCGTGTACAGGCGGACGGCAGTTTCATGGTGGACGGTGTTAAGACCCACCTGCAATTGCAACGGATGGAAATTCCAATTCGCAAGATCAACCGTTTCAAGGTAGCTCTGACCAGCTACTATGATCGCAAGCTGATGGTTAGCCGTAGCCAAAAGGTTGTGGATGACCTGAGCATCTGGATGACCAAGCAGATCATGGCTAAGCCGGCTACTGCGCTGACTTACAACCGTGGTATCAGCTGGACTGGCAAACTGGAAGCCCCACGTTTGTACAGTATCCTGGCGAACAAGTTCCAATGGATCACCTCTGGCGACTACACTCTAGACTTCCGCATTGATAAGCTGCTGGCGGATCATCCAGAGTTCAAGAAGTACACCAAGCCGGATAGTTTCCTTATCGGCGTTAAGGATGGCAAGCCAATCGTTCTCGACGGTTATGGCAACCTGTCTCTGGGCGACGCTGAGTTCAACACTCTGGAGGGCTTGTTGGGGATTAACACCTCCAAAGCACCTACCGAATACGCAGTCATCAACATTGGTGGCTACCTGTTCCCTATGGGTGTGGTGTTGTGTTTCTACTTCGGTATCGACGAACTCATCAAAGTGACCAAGGCGACTACTCGCACTGTCCCGATGGGAACCCGCCCGAAGTTGAGTGAAGATGAATACGCTATTGCTTTCAACGACGAGTATCTGATTTTCAACCGTCGTGAGAAGGTTCCTGCGTTGATCTTTGGTGGCATGCCTAAGTTGAACAACATCAGTAACTTCAGTCGGAGTGACCTGAACAACAAAGGTATCTGGGGTCCATTGATGGGAGACGCTAAGGTTAAGCCTACGCACTTCCAGGAGATGAAGAACCTCTACGATCTGTTCATCGATCCGATCACCAAGGAAGAGTTGGCTCGTCTGGGTTATGCAGATTCGTTCCACCATCTGCTGATCGACGCTGTGAAGCTGTTGGAGCGCGATCAAACCAAACACGAAGTAGAGCTGGAAGAACAACGTATCGTTGGCTACGAGCGATTTGCGGGGCACCTGTACCGTGAACTGATCAAAGCTGTTCGGATGTATCGCAATAAAGGTAAGGGTCGTAAGCAAAAGATCGACTTGAACCCTGAAGCGGTGATCATGAGCATCCTCACTGACACTTCGGTTAACCTGGTCGAAGAGGTAAACCCTATTCACCAGTTGAAGGATCAGGAAGAGGTAACGTTCGGTGGCGTCGGTGGTCGTAGTGAGATCACCATGGTTCAACGCGCACGTGTTCAGCTCGCAAGTTACAAAGGGGTAATCTCTGAGGCGAACAAGGACAGCGGTAAAGTAGGCTTCGTAACCTACCTGACGTCTGACCCTCGTATCGACGACTATCGCGGCAACATTGCGTTGAAAGAGAAAACCTCGCTGACCGGTTTGAACTCTGTTACGGGTAACCTGGCTTTCGGTATGTCACGAGACGACCCTAAGCGGGGCATGTTTACCAGCACCCAAGCTTCTCAAGCTGTAAGTGCCGCGAACTATTCTCCGAACATCACCCGAACTGGCTACGAGTACATGATTGCACACCGTACCTCGGAGCTGTACAGCAAGGTGGCCAAGGAAGAAGGTAAGGTCACTGCTGTTACGGATGACATGTTGGAGATTACCTACAAAGACAATACTGTCGAAACCTACCCGCTTGGTCTTGCCATTGGCGAAGCTAGCGGTGAGTACCACCGTCACACCCGCGTCACCGACCTCAAGGTAGGCGACAAGTTCAAGAAGGGTGAGGTAGTGGGCTGGGATGAACAGTGGTTTGCTCGCGATCCTTTCTGCCCAGGTCAAGTGGCATGGAAGGCGGGTCGTATGGTCCGGATTGCGCTGGTAGAAGACCAAGATACCTATGAAGACTCCATCGCTATTTCGAAAGAACTGGCTATGGAATCCGTCACTCCTTTCATTAAAGTGAAACGGTTCTCCATTGATGCTGAACAAATCATCAACTGGAAGGTCAAAGTGGGCGATTCGGTTGACTATGACGCGATTTTATGCGAAGTAGAGGACGACCACCTTGGAGACGAGGGCGGTAAGTCCGACAATACCCTTATGGAAGACGTTAACCGTTTGGGTATCAAACAAGTTCGTTCCAACCATCACGGCAAAGTTATCAAGATTGACGTCATCTATAACTCTCCTAAAGAGGGTATGTCAGACGGTGTGGCTAAGTTTATTGCGCAAAGCGACAAAGAGCGTAAGCGTAAGTCCGCCATTGACGGCAGCGGTGTTGAGTCGGGCAGTGTTACTAACAGCCTGAACGTGAACAAACCTGTCCTTTCACCGGGCAAGGTATTGTTTACGGTATCTATCGAATCGATGGATCCAAGTACTACTGCGGACAAGTACGTCATCGGTAACCAGATGAAGGGCACAGTAGGCAGTATTTTCAGCAAGCCTTTGATGACAAAGGACGGACGTCGGATCGATGTTAAGTCTAGCTTTAAAGGTATGTTCAACCGGATGGTATTGAGTCTTCGTGATAAGCTTGGTTCCAATGAGCTCGCCATCCAATTCACTCAACTTGCGGTTAAGGTTTACAGGGGAAAGTAAATGGATTATCGGACAGTCAACGGCGTTAAGGATATTCAAGTAGTTCTCAAGGAGGCCGGGTTGTATTCCGGCACCATTGACGGCGTGTGGGGTCCTAACACCGCCGACGGTGTGCTGAAGCTGTTCCAAGACTATCATCTGCGGGCTAACGGTGGTCGTACTAAACCGTTGCCGATCTTCCGTGACGCAAAGGACTTCGATGCGGCTATCAAGGGTATCAAGGATATCCAAAGTAACCTCAAGCTGTTCAAGCTCTACGAAGGCACTGTAGACGGTATCTTTGGAAAAGGTACCTTTGCTGGCGTGTACAAGGTTTTCGTCAGCTATCGGGCTTACAACAAGCTTCCTGCCTATGATCTGGCCTGGAGCAAGAGCGTCTCTCCTGAGTTCGCACTCAAGGTCAAAACCGGCTGTGCCAAACGTGGCTGGCATGAGTTCGCTGCTTCCTGGCTCATGTCCTGCATGAACTTTGAAACTGGTGGGACTTACAGCCCTACCATTCAGAACGGCGCAGGGGCCAAGTACTTCGGACTGATTCAGTTCGGTGACATGGCTGCGGCAGATCTGGGTACCACTACTGCCGAGTTGGTTAAGCTGTCCCAGCTCGAACAGTTGGACTGGGTATTCAAGTATTTCGACATGTGGGCGAAGCGCGGTAAAACGTTCACCCAGTTGGAAGACTTCTACTTGACGATCTTCTACCCGAAGGCTGTCGGCATGAGCGCCAACACGATCATCTTCCGTCGTGACGTGGAAGCCGAGAAGAAGGGCTATGCCCAGAACAACGGTTTCGACTACGACAAGGATGGTCAGATCACTGTCGGCGAAATCAATTCACGCCTGTACACCGTCCACTACAAAGGGATGGATCCGGTTAATCGGATTGCAGGTTCCACTCTGTACTAAAACTCACCGGGGGAGTTCGCTCCCCCAATCCCCCTGAGGAGATCCAGTCAATGGGTAAAGAAGAACTCATTCGTGACGTCATTACTGTGGCTAACACCGCAGAACTGGTGAAACGAACCATCGCCAAAGTCGGTATGGAATTTATCGCCCCACTGGGTGAATCCGTACAAGACGAAAAGATCACCAAAGCTGTTATCAAGCGTGCTAAGGGGCTGAAACAATGATCCGTAAATCCAGTGTTGCCCTCGGCGAGATCGTTGTAGTAGGCGGCGGTATGTTCCGTCCTTCCCAACTGATCCAGGGTTTGAACGACGAAAGCTACGGTGCGGTTCCATACACCGACAACTTCCGTGAGGAGATTCCTCAGCAAACCACGGAAGGCGCTTACCACAGCGAAACCATGGAACTCACCAGCGACCGTCTGGCCGAGATCATCCGTGGTGCCATGTACAACGTACGCGACTATGGCGTTCCGCTGGCCAAGAAGATTGCGGAAGGCACCAGCATGCTGTATTCGCCGGACCGCCTGCAACAAGTGGCCAACGAACAGTTCCTGGTCGAGTTCGTCAACGTTGAAGATCCGTTCTTCGACAGTCCTCTGTATCCGAAAGAGATCCGCGACAAGTCGCTGAGTTACACCGGTATCAGCCTGGACATGGTGAAGAACCTGAAGTTCGATTGGGCGACTGACGACCAGGTGCGTACCTTCATCGCTTCCAACCATCCTGATCTGCTGGCCATCGTTGACAACAACGAAGAAAGTCTGAACTTCGCTGCTCAGACCATCGGCAATCTGGACGAGCTCCGTGAAGTCTTCGAGAACAACGACGGTGTGTTCAACTTTACCAAGGTGAAGTCGACTCGCATCAACCTGTTGCTCAAGATGTACATCCTGCTCACCAAGATGTATGCCACTGACGATCCTGCGCCGTGGCTGAAAGGTGGTGACCTGAGCACCTACCGTTCGTTCGTCAACCTGATGTGGAACGGCCTGACGGCTTATCTGCTGCAACTGCGTAACGTCGTCGGTACCTACAAGCAACTGCAACTGGTAGTTACCCAGGACAAGGCAGTGGGCTTGCAGGACCATGCATACGAAAGCTATAAAGGCGTTCGTTTCATGGGTGGCAAGGTGCGGGCTTACTACACCAACGCCATGATGGCCAAAATCACTGCTGCTGGCGTTGGCTTCCAGGAGATGATCCTGGGCTACTTCTACGGCAACATGACCGGTAGCAAGGTATCGATGCAGCAAATCATCGAGAACCCTGCGCTGGGCTGTGAGCAGGCGAAGAACTACTACTTCATGATCAACGACCAGTTGACCAAGCAAGCTCAAGAGCTGTTTGTTGCTGGCGGCCTGAAAGCCATCGCTGAACATGTGTCGAGCATTCCTGAAGTAGCAGAGCGTGCACTGGCTGTGCGTACCAAGCAACAGGTGTCTCCGGATTCCTGGTACATCAGCAACTTCAAAGCGCTGTTGGACCACTGCTACCACCTGATCGCTGCCAAGTGCCCAGGTGACATGGACCTCGTTGCTGACGACGGTGCTCCTGACACTTCGCGTGAAGACGTGATCCTCTCCACCAAGATCGTGCCAACCTTCCTGTACATCATCGGTTGCAAGATGGCGGCCGAGATCGTTGACGCTACCTTCACCGAGATTGCTGGTGAAGACTCGGCGATCAACCAGCGCGAGCGTCTGCACGTGTCGTTGATCAACCTCATCGTGAACCATTCGATTGAACCGGTTTACGACTGATGGATGTCAGCGGTCTCAAACATGACCGCGAACTGATCAAGAAGCTGTATACCAAAATGGAAGATGGCTCCGTTATCGCTAACCAGGATTTCGAAGTCCATATTCCTAAGCGCTTTGTAGACAACGGAATGGCTACAGTAAGCGAGAAGGTCACTACAGCTGCGGTACTGGGGATAGTGATACCAGGGGTGGCTTATGCCCCCCTGACTGCTTTGCTTGATCTTACCCTCGTGCCATTGAGCATTCGCGAAGTGGCTATCAATGGGGCTCAGTATCTGGTTCTGGAATTCACTAAGGGTGATACCTTTATTGAAAACTTGGAAGTTATCCAGGACCCGAACAAGCCTTATTCGTATTACCTGGAGTTCTGCTTCTACGCTAAGGTGCCTTGGTACCTTATCCACAAAGCAGAAGGCGATAAGCCTGCCTCGGACAGTTTGGGGTCTCTGTTTGACTACGCTCAGCATGAGTGTGGTGCTAAGGTCGGCAGCAGTCCGCAGGTAATGCGGGTGTTTACGGCTTTGCAATATCGTGATCCCGACAACCTGGAAAAACCCTACCGCACCAGTAAGGCCATGTTGGAGGGTCGCCCTCCTGTTATTGTCGGCTTGAACAACTCTGCAATGTTGATTGACGGTACCTTCCCGAAACTCATGGGCGGTTACCTTCAGGATAACACTATTGCGGCCATCGTTAACCCCGACACTAAAGTCACGGATCTGGAAAAAGTAATCAAAGGGGTTCCAACGAATGAGTAAAATTATCACCTTCGGCAACACGATTCTCGCTGGCTCCGGCAAGCGTGGGATCCTGAAGCCCATGGAACCAGGTGGTGAATACTACCTGATCAACGCTGGGGGTTTCAACATCCCCAACCGCATGGGCATCAAGTATCGTTTCAACCAGTACTTGAAAGAGTGTATGCGAGAAGACAGTGACCTGAACCGTCGTGTAAGCGAAGGCCAGGTACAGTGCGAACTCGGTCACCCTCCACAGTACTACTTCGAAAACGTTGGCGGTCGTGTTGTACAGACGCCAATTACCGAGGTGTTCCAATGGATCCACCGGCTGCGCACGGTCCTTGAACCGAACGTGTGTGGTGCTGTGCGGAAGATCCACTGGGAAATGACCGGCGGTGACAACGACCCGATCTACAACAAGATCGAAGTCCGTCCTTTTGGCGTGCATAAGCAAGTCATGAAGGACAGCCTGGAAGATCCGGACATGAACACTGCGTTCAGCGTTCGCACGGTAACCAAGCCGCAGAAAATGGGCGACATGGTCCGTGAAGTGGATTACTTCTCTACCTACGACATGGTGATTGAACAGGGCATGTTGAATGCCTGCAAACACCGTACCGCGGGTCTGGAAGACTTCATGTCGAATGCTCTGCTTTCGCCACAACCTGCCGAGATGGAAACTACTTTCGACGAGTTCCTGTTCTTGTTCAACAAGAGCACTGCGTCGGATGCAGCGATGTCACGCATTGCAGGTAACGAAAGCTACAACCGTGTCAATGACATGGTCGAAGAGCTGAAGAAGCGTTATCGTCCAGATACAAAGGTCAAGCTGAGCCACACCAGCTCTCTGAGCGCCTTCCGTTAAACGATAGGGTCTAGGGGGAACCCTGGGCCCTAGTCTATTATGTTTTTCCACCCAACCTTTATATCTATACCGGAACACGGGGTTGTACGATTTTTAACTAGGAGAGTTTCAATGCAAGCCACCGAACACACGCAAAACATTCTGCTGGACCACCTGGCCTTCGTGGTAGACATCCGCGACACTCTCGGTTCCCTGAATGTCCTGCAAGCGCTGCTGACCACTTCGAAGAAAGAGTGGGAAAACAGCCGCGACGACAGCGATGACTCGCACTTGATCCGGAACGTAGCCCTCGGCTCGAAGAAGACCGATGCTGTACGTGTTTACGTAGCCAAGCTGGTAGCACAATACCTGCGCTCCAACGGCGTGCGTACCACGGCCTGGACCAAAGCCACCATTTCTGGTGACAACGGCACCAACGTGGCTATCACCAACCGCATCACCAACATGATGCTCAAAGATCACACTGAACTGTTCCGACTGGTCATGACTCGTCTGCTCGGTTTCGACGAAGCTATCGTTGATCTGACGCTGGTAAGCAGTCCGAAAGAAAAGGCCAAGCTGCTGGTAGCTTTCATCGCTACTCGTTTCGACCTGGCCGAAGACCGTATCAAGGCACTGGAAGTTTACGGTGCGGCGGTCGAGTACTTCGAGCAGAAGTTCGAAGAAGAATCCTTCACTCCGGCGTTTTTCATCCAGGCTTCCGGTGCGGCCATCGCCTACTACTCGGGTGACTTCTCCGAAGCAGCTCCAATGGTCGACAAGTTCGACGTAATGCAAATGCTGGACAACGCCGCAGGTAACAACGATGAGTGAAGACCTGCGTCTCCAACTAGATCCTGATGATCCTGCTCCTGACGCTACTGTCGAAATGGCTAAGCGTGTCTACGGTGAAGGTCTCGAGATCGTTGAAGCACAACCCGGTGTATCTGGCAAGATGTTCAAGCGTGACGGTAAAGACGCCGACGGCAAGGACATCTGGGTTGAGTGTCAACCACCACATCCGGGTGAGCTGTAAATAAGTAACAGGGGTTGAAATATTTCAAGCCTATATTACTTGGGTAGACGCTTTCAGGTTTACCACCTGGGGAGGAGTGAATACATTCCTTCGTTGTCTCCTTGACGAGCGTCCACCATTTTTTCCAATGAAGTACTTCAGAGGTTATACAGATGAGCTTGAATAAAGAATACGGCGAACACATGAACAACGGCGTAGCTGGTCTGGTTAAACACGGTACCTATGACAAAGCGACTCAGCACGTTACGTTCAACAGCGCCGAACTGCCACTGCCGGAAGGTGTGACTGCCGACTCGATGAAGACTCACGTCAACGTGATCAACGAGCTCAGCGCACAAGCCGAAGCAGCGACAGCCCAAATCGCCCGTGAGCAATACGCCAACGACAACAGCCTGACCACCATCGACGGCACCTTGAACTTCGGCGGCTTCTCCATCAACACCCAGCATCACCTCCAACAACAAGTCGGCGACGAACATCTGTGGGGTATCAGCACCACCGCGGTCGACTACATCCACTCCGACGAACAAGCGGCCTGGCTGACCGAGTCCCGCGACTCCAGTCGTGAACTGGCAGCTAAGCTCTTCGGCTAACAAATCGGTCTAGGCCGGCAATGGAATGGCTAGGGAGCGATCCTTAGCCATTCTCCTATCCTCTATTTTGCTTTGGGGTTTTTTGATGGACGATCACATTATCTTTATTGCAATAAAGGGTCACTATACGCCGGCAGTTGGCGAGCCTAGTCCTTTCGGTCCTGATGTAAAACTGATGAAGGACAACCCTTGGGTCATCTGGAAACGAAACCAGCCTGGGTATAATGAAGAGCGTGAAGGTTCCCCTACCTTGTTGCGCGAAGCTCTTATTACACAACTAAAAGCCGAGAAGCCACGGGTTATGGTCCAGCGCGGCAACTATTCCCCTTACCCCTCAACTCCTACTGGTGATGTTGCGCTAGCGGCTTTGTTGTGGGAGAAGGATCATTTGAACATCCCGCTTGAACAGGCTCATGAACAACTGGCCAACAAGCTCCGACGATGGGAACAACACGATGAGAGAGTCGACGGTAGACCTGTATAAAGAAATAAAAGAACTCGGTTTCTTCGAACACCCGACCAAGCTCTGGACCATGGGTACTGATTACAATGTTTCTGTAATAGGGAACACTGGGATCTCTGTCACGGTTAAGGGTCTGACGGTCGGTTCTGTTACGCATTACCACGATTTCGCATTGGTCGCTCCAGGCGGTGTGTTGTCTTCGCCTGTTAACGGCTACACCGACGACGAGTTGGATCGTGTTCTGACTAGCGTCAAAGAAGCACTGATTAATAACCCTCCACCAAAAACGGAAGAATAAAAATGGCAGTAGTTACTCGCGCTTGCATCGAAAAAGGTTCGGAGTTCACTTACGGTGTACATCCTTCTTTCATTCAAGAACTCCTGGGCCTGGACTTTTGCCGTGTTGGCATGCAGAAAGGGGAAGTAATCGACATCCTGAAGCAACTGGAAAAGGGTGTCATGGGCGGTCGTCGCGCACTGATCGCTAAACTGGATCTGCTGCGCCAGGCGATCGGCTACGGCCTGACCTACCGTGTGGTAATGGTTGAAGGCGTGCGTCAGTTGCAGTTCGCTGTGTACAAACGCAACAAGGTCAACGGAGAAGGTCAGCTGGTCATGGTTCTGTCTCTGGGCAAAGGCGGTCACGTCGAGCACAAGGACTTCGAAGATCATCTGCTGAGCGACAATGGTGATCTGGATAACACCGGCGTGATGGATCTGTACGAAACCATCGACTACTCGTTCCTGCGGGAATACGTCGAAGAGATCCGTGTGCTGTTGGGTGAGCTGGACGTTACTACTCAGCTGATCAACTCTCGCCGTCCTGTGGGCTTCGTACACGACACTCTGCCTGATCAGGTGGGCTACGTTGGCAATCACCACTTCGGCGTCGTATACGTTGTTGAGGCGCCTCACGACGCTACCTTCGAAATGACTGAGCCGCAGAACGATGCAGTGGCCTGGGCAAGCATCAAAGATCTGGAAATGCACCTGAAGAACGGTGATCAGATCGACGGTCCTACCTACGCGCCGTTTGAAGTGTGGTCAAAGATGATCATTCAGAACATCAAGCCACTCGAAGAACTGTTGCTCGCCTAATCTATAGCGAGCATTGGGGCGAGCTTTTTCGCCCCATACTTAATTTAGGGGGAGCTATGCAAGGTAAGTTGTTAGTTATTGAGGGTATGGGTGGGTCAGGTAAATCAACTACCTGTGACAAGATCGAGAAGTGGCTTCAGGATAGCAACATTCCTTACGTCCGTACTCGTGAACCAGGCGGGACTTTCGCAGCAGAGTATCTGCGTCAGTTGTGTCGGCAGGGTATTCCAGGTGATCCTACTAAACTGGAACCAATTACTGTGGCGTTGCTGTATAACGCTGCTCGTGCAGAAAACGTAGCCAAAGTGATTCGTCCTGCTTTGGCGGAAGGCAAGGTTGTACTGTGTGACCGGTTTGTTGATTCCACGATTGCGTATCAAGGTGGTTATGGCGGTGTGGGCACCGAAGTTCTACAAGGCATCCATGATCTGTCCCACGGTCTCGATGCGGACCTCACTCTGTTACTGGATGGTGTTCCTGCTACTTTCCTGATGCGTATCTCGGATGAGGAAAAGAAGACCGATCAGTTTGATAACCTCAAGCTGGCAGAATACGACCGTGTGCGTGAAGCTTATCGTGAACGCGCTTATGGTAGCCCAAGTCATCGGGTTATTAACGCCATGCTGTCGGAAGAACAAGTATGGGCGCAGATCCTGCCCTTCTTGATGAAGCTACAAAACGATTTACTGCAACGGCCTGCAACTCGTATTGCTGCTTGGCCGGCGACTATGAGCTAATTTCATCCCCCGAGTAAGGACACCATGTTACTTTACCACTATTCCAAAACGCGTTACCCGTCCCTACTGACTAAACGTAAAGTTGGTCTGTTGAGCAAGGAGGAGATTAAGAAAGCTGATTCTAGCGATCGTCTGAATCTCCTGCCTGGACACTCTTACATTGATCATGTGTCCTTCTTCTTTGATCCTGTGCCATCCGTAATGCTGTCGCGTATCTTTGGTATCACTCATCCGGTCTGGCACACCGGCAGCAAGCTGTTTGAACACATCATCGACACCACCATGTTGGATGATGACGTAATCTACGAGATCGTTGAGTCTGATAAAAAGACCAAGCTGTTCGACGAGTTTGTAGAAGAACACAACTGGACCTACGACGATCCGAAACTGCTACAACAGTGGAAGATGCTCGAACTCCGCAAGAAGATGGAGTGGGGTGAAATCGGCCGTAGTCGTAAAGGGCTGGAGTTGCAGATCGTAGAGAACGGCGGTCATCTGGATAAGGCTTTCCTCAAAGCTTATAACCGGGCTGACTTTGAAGAGAACCGTATGAAGTATGCGGCTAACGTTCCACACGTAATGATCTACCCCAAGGGTGGAGAGATCGAAGTGATCGGGGTTAACTCTCTGACCATTGGCAACAACACCCGTAAGCATCTCGATTGACATCTCTTTGATTCCAGTGGGAGCTTCGGCTCCTGCTGGAGTTATTTAAGATACATTTTGTTTTGGACCTATATTACCAGTGCGTATAAGACAATTAAGTCTTCCAACCTTATTCAAGGTTTGGCCTAATGGTAATCAAAGGAGCAACAAAATGAATCTGACAGATCCTAGCAAGGAATTGGCCAAACGTTTCGAAAACGTAATGGCTCGTATTAAAGTAGAAATCCCATTCGATCCTGAATGGCGAAGCTTGAATGACTTCTTCGGCGGTGCTGAAGACGTTAGCCTGTTGATCGGGCAAGTTGCAAAATCGGTGTGCCCTGAGACTCATCGTCGACTGATTCTGGTCGGCACTGTTCTGGGGACTGTGGTTGTGTTTGAACGTTACTCGCCGAAAGGTGACAAAGCGTTCATGTTGGCTTACCACGCTAACGAAGCATTGGACTGGATCCTGGGCGGCAGCTACTTGTCGATTGCTCAGTTCAGTTCGGTAGTCACTGACTACAACCCAGATGAAAACATCGGGACATTTATCAACAAGCTGTACGTCTCGATGGACGCAGCTACCAAGCCTAAAGCACGTCATATCGACACCGTGCAAGTGGCAAAGCTTACGGCTCAACAGAACGATAAATCTGTTGGTTATAGCCGTCTCAATTAATCTTTAACCTAGGGAGTAATTTCGATGAAACGGTTTTTCGCATTTGTACTGCTGTCGGTTGTTGCAATGGGTGCTGTGGCTGCGCCTACGACTCCTCCACAGGTGGAGCAAGAAGTTCTGCTGTCCTGTGACACTATGAGCGGCAAACAGCTCATGGTGACTCGTGTGGCGCTTACTGACATTATCACCATTTTGTATGGCGAAGACCTCAGCAAGCCGGAGATGGTTGTTGCCAAGAAAGGTAACGACATGGGCACCAGTTACAAGTACTCGGCAGCCGAGGGTACCAGTAACCGAGAAATCTATGCTGGAGAAGGACAGAAGTTTACCACCGTCGGCGTGACTGATGACCAGGGTAAACGTACTGCTTACTTCTACGTGCAGGAAGGTGCCAACAAAACCATCAACACCAAATGCGACATGCACACGTTGAAAGACAAGTTCAGTTTCGATGAAAACTTCGCGAACCTGACTTATGTCGACTGAATGACGGGGGTGACAACACCCCCTGATTCTTTTTTGTTTTTGTTTACAGGAGTTTTTCTATGTCAGTTCGTTTCCGTACCCAGGATCGTAACAATCTGGAAGCCTTTCAAGTCATTCTACAAACAGCTGGAACCTACCTGCCCCTGGACATTATGATTCGTCTGTTCTCACAGATGAAGAAGAACAAAGAAGGCTACGACCACATGTGGTTGAAGAATGCCATTCTAGTAACAAAGGAATTGTGTGAGCTACATACCCTCTCAGAGGGCTCCAAGTCCGTTATGTACGCTGTCACCTTCTTGATGGAGACTGGTCGGTCTTTTGACCAAGAGCACCCCCACGACGCTTCTGCGGCCTTTGCCATGGTGTTCCTGGGGGAGCATGGGGATAACTTCTTTACTGACGAGGAAATCCGCGCCATCGTAACCTGCTGTAAACGTCAACCGTATAACACCATGCGTCCGACGGTAGACACACAGTTGGGTATCATCGCATCTGAAGTTAGATTGATGACCGACGTGGTTTATCCGAACGTACCCAAACTCATCGTTGAATTCGTAAAGGAGAATGTAGCACCGACGGTAACTCCGATCTCCATCGATCAATGGTGTGCCGAGCTCTCCGAGTTGTTTGCCATGAAGTATGGTAACGGTGGCAGTATCTGGAAAACCATGCCTTCAATGACTCTGCACTACTGGCCAGAGAAGGTTAAGCAGTTCCAGAATGTTGCCGACAATTCACGCATCATCATCGATCAGGTGAAGAGCAACTACAGTCGAATATTTGGGAAAGGATAATGCCATGATACCTGATATCATCTTAAACGCAGTTGCCGCTATTGTTTGGGGCACAGTACTGGTCCTGCTGTTAGTTAGACACATGGAAGTTGTAGGGTTACGTTTTCGCTTGGAGCAAATAACCAACGGTATGGAATTCAGTTACCGACTAGGCGTTTACGGTGGTACGGTAAAGCTCATCCGCGACCTCGATGTAAAAGAACCTCAATTGACGCGCAAGATCTTTGGTTGGGAATGTAAGTTCCCGGTGAAGTATACCAATGTTGAGATGCGTGAGTATGTCCGGGATTATTTCCCGGCGGACATGGAAGGACATTCACACTCTAAGGATCTTTTGATCTTCAATGAGATCGTGAACAGGAAGAACTACGGCCTGATTAGCATCGGGGGTCAGATCTTCGTGTATGACAACCGTGACCACTTACCCTACAAAAACTGACCATCAGCCATAAGGCTTACCCACTCCCCGCAAAGGGAGTGGGTAAGCTCTACGGTTCTTTTTTTGCTTCGTAGCTTAACCCATGTAGTTCGGGTCTACTACTTCGCCCTTGGCCGTGGTCATCCGTTCAATGGTACCGGAGTTGGTCAGGCTTTCGAGGATAGCAGTACGCTCTTGGAAGCCAGGCGGTACAGTAACACCGTCCGGGTTGTAGAGCGGCAGCAGGGCCAGCATCTGACGCGCGATTTGACGCACGGCCAGGGTGTCGAATTCCACAACGCCCGTGAATTCCATTTGGATTTGACGGATGGTGTTTTCTTCGGCTTTGTTACGCTTCAGCTCGATTGGCACGGTGTTAACCGGCATGCCGCCTACCACGATAGCGGCGTGAGCGATGTCGCGCATGTTGCGGGTCGGCTCGAAGTAGATAGCCGAGTAGGACGTTTCGTCCAGCAGCATGTCACCCGGATCGTCCAGCAGGACCAGTTTGGCGTTCAGGATCTCAGGATCCATCAGACCCCACTGCGACCAGACTTTGATCATCTTGGTGAATGGCTCACCTTCGACGTCGTAGACGGTGTGGGTAACAGCGCCCAGGGTACGGGTAGCACCGACCGGGATGGACATTTTGTGACCAGTCCATTCCATCGAACCGAAGTTCACCTCGGTGGAGTCACGGAGACCCTCGAAGCTCTGCGAACGGTTTTCGAAGAACGCTTTGCACAGGGAGTGCAATTGGTCACCACCAGGCAGACGCGAGAACATCGCCGGAGTGCTGAGGACGATACACCACGCTTGTTGCGATACGTGGGGTTGAGCGCTCAGGTATTCGAAGACGTTGCCGGCCCAGCCGTACATCCCGCCTTCGTTACCGTTGATAACCGGACGGTTACCGATATCCAACGCCGTGACGAACGGGTCGCTTGCGGAGAGCAGCGTCGAGTCCGTACGGTGCGGAAGGTTAGTATCAGCAGCCATAGCTACTTACTCCTTGAAATGGGTGTTGTTAACAGCAAGCAACAAACTGAGGGAGTCCCCCTCGACCCACTACGTCAAGCCATCAAGCACTTGGTAGTAGGTCGGAGGGACCATTAGTTTGGGGAGGCTACGGAACCACCACCAACCGAACCAGTGCTGGAGCTGGAACCTGTACCGTTGCCGTCGTCTTGTTCGTTGTACGCGAACAGGTCGAGGTTCATCATGTACTTGCCCTTGTTGAAGTAAGCGTGGGCAATGGTATTCAGAACAGCACGACCGCCTGGCGAGCCTTCGTTGTAAGAAGGTTCGAAAGTGATACGACGCACCAGGCCACCCATACGGTCACGAACCTTACGCTCAGCGTTGTCCTTGAACAGGGCAACGTAGTTCTCAGCGCTCAGCGAAGTGTCACCGCAGAGGTTGTTCCATTCGTCTTGAGCGATCTTCTCGATGCAGACGCACAGGAAGGTGGTTACCTGGTCTTTCAACACGGAGTCCGCGTTGTTGTACACAGTTACCAGCGCAGGACGGAACAGTTGTTCAGTGTCCAAGACACGCAGCGTGATACCGCCGTTGTTGAAGTTCTCGCCAGCGACGAGGTCTTCTTCGAACTCGATGTTCGGCGTGTGCATGGTCCGCAGGGTGCGGTTCTTCTTGCTGTCCGGGCTGAAGCCTGGCTTGATGACACCTTGGCTGTTACCGGCGAACAGGGCGTAGGCATAAGCCAGGTCCAGGTTCATCGAGAACGTATCGCCAGTGATCTCATCGATCAGATGCGCTTCGATCAGGTTGACCGACGCACGGCAGGTAGGAGTACCCCACTGTTCCGATTCCGGATACATCTTCAGGGCGTTCGACAGCGCGGTGAAGCGAGAGTAAACCTCGTTCAGCTTGTTGCCTTTACCAGGTTCCCACACGGTTGCGCACGGGATGACCATGATATCTTTCCGGCTGGCCAGCAGCTGGATGGCGATATCCTTGACTTCCTGCGAGTAACCCACGTCCCACCAGAACGACTGACGGTTGCGCGTGTAGTTCTTGGTCTCGTTGCCGGCCAGGTAGGTAGCCATGTCCGACGCCACGAGGGCGTTGGTGGCTTCCCAGGCTTGGGCAGGAGTGATTGGGAACTTGATGTCACCCAATACGCCGAACGGGTCATCCAGTTCAACTGGAGTGACGTACTCTGGCAGTTCGCCAGCGTCGTTCAGGAACGGCGAAACGCCGTATTCGGCCTTGACAGTGCCGCTCAGGTCCCAGACCACGGAATCACCGGTGGTGATAGCGTAGTACGGAGCACCAGTGTGGTTCTGGCAGGTGAACGGGTTCATCTGTTGATGCGGGAACGAGCCAACCTGAACCAGGGTGGTGTTCTCTTTGCTTTCAACAGCGTACATGGCCTGGGTCAACGAAGTCAGATGCTCTTCGTAGATGTGGACCGAGTTGTACGGAGCCGGTGTTGGGATAACCTTGCGGTTAACGTTGGTGCCGGTGAACGAGCCGAAACCATTCTTGATGCCGTACTGGATACGGTTCTGAGTGGTCTTGAAGAGGGTGAAGTCCACGGTCTCGCGACGGTCGCTGGTCTTAGCCCAGGTGCGCGCGCCGGTGGCGCTTTCGGTGAACATCTTCAGGCTGAACGGATACACACCCGTTGCCTTAACGAAGTCGCTCACACCGCGGAAGTTAACCTGGTCGTTACGCACGCCCATGGCCAGACCGCTACGGTTGTATTCTTCGCCGACACCAGCGATAGCTTCCATCAGCGGGAAAACTTCGGTGTCTGGGACAGCCGGGATTTCGCCGTTGGCAGGAGTACCGGTGATGGTACGACGTTGCAGACCGCCAACTTCGGCAGTGGCCGCGGTTGGATCGGGCTTGATGACGATGGACAGACCTTCGAAGGTGTCGCCGGTAGGAATCTTCTTCCCTTGGGCGTCGCGCTTGAATTGGCCGGCCATGTCACGCTCGTAGTCTTGCACGGTAACTTTCTGCACGAATGCAGACAGTGCGGTGCGAGCTACTTTCTTGTTGGCGGACAGGCGACGAACACCGATCGACGACTGGCTACCCGCGATGAGTTGCTGGATCAGCAAAGCAGTCGGGTTGTAGTACGGCGAAGTGTGATCGAAGACGTTGCCGAAAGTGGCGCGGAAATCGGCTGCGTTGAGCCAAACAGTACCTACATCATCGGCCAGTGGGCCCTTCGGAGTGATGATGGAGATGACTGGAAGGTGCAGTGGACTGGTTGCCTGAGAAACAGTGTAATCGGGGATCGACTTGTCGTTGATACCGCGATTAACTACTTTCCCCGGAATGATCCTGTTAAGAACAGTCATGGAGAACCTCGTGGGTGATCTGAAGGGTGGGTCCTAAAACAATCGTATGCTAGCCATTTCAGGGCCGTACAGTGTTATATATCACTGGCACATAACATGTTATTTTTGAGGGTACCCCATGCTGATCAATGCGTATGACACTACGGTCGGGAAACAGTACAAAGCGAAGGATAGTGTGGAAGCTACTATCAAAGCGCTGCACGTTTCGCGCGCTCTGACTCCCACTAATAAGGAAGGTGTATTCGTGCTGACCCACGAGACTACGCTGCCGATCGCTACCTTCGCTTTCCCGATTACCATGCAGGCGTACAACAAAGACATCATCACTGTCTACGATGAACGCCCGTATCGCAACAAAAGCAATGATGCTGTTGTTAACCAGAACGAAGTCATCATCATCCGTCTGGCAGCTTTCCTGCAACACGACGTGGCCGAGGGTAACATCTCCCCGGTGAAGAACTGTCGTGCTCTGGCTACTAAGGCTTTCGCTGAAGCCGCTGGTAGTGTGTTGGGTCGTCGTGGTGGTCTGGATGTTAACGAGACCATGACCCTCAAGGTTCTGCTGGCTTACTACTTCGTCGGCCTGCAAGAAGAGAACAACACCGATCTGATCCTGGTGGCCTCCAACGTTATCCGTGCTATTTACGGTAGCGAGAAGGGTTACATCCTCGGGGTTATCGAAGAGGTGCCGAAGATGGCAACTCTGGTAGATCTGCTGGATGCTATCAAAGGCAACCCAGTGCTGTACAAGCTGAAGGCTACCGACCTGAAAGATATGCTCGCTGTTGTTGGCGGTATCTCCTTCGCTGCATTGGGTAACAAGGTTATCCTGGCGGCTACTGAAGCACCCTGTCTGTTTACCGCATTGGTATATGCCGCTATTCGTTTCAAGGCGGCTTACCACAAAACCAAGATCGGTGAAGCACTGGATCCGAAGTACAACAAAGAAACGTTGGCCTCCCTCCAGAAGCACATCGATTACACCTACAACCTTAATGGGTAAACACTATGGGTACTCGCGGACCGGAAGACAGTACACCGCTGGTGGAGTACACGGATAAAAGGCTGTGGGCCAATCCGGAAGAAAACCAGCAGTATCAAGTTAAACTGGTTCGTGTTACTGACGACTACGGTGTAGTCCGTAATTTCAGTTACATGAACCGCTGGAGGATCCTGCCTAAAAAGGGAACCTTCTACCACATCTTCAGTGTGGGTGGATTGGATGCGGGGTTCTGGAACTTACAACAGAACATCCTGCGTCGCAACCCGATCGACCGCTGGGTCAACTTGGGTTGGTTGGCCAAGGTACGAGGTCTGCAACTGGATCTCTACAACACCAAGGGTTATCAGTACAGCCGTAGCAAAGCGTGGGTGATGACTACTTACGACGGCTTGACTCTGATTGCCTTCGAAAAGCTCAAGACATATCCGATTCGTTTCGAAGACGCTATGTACTTCCGCTGCTACACTGCTTCGGTGGATGTGGATCTGAATGAACAGGCTGAAGCCGAAACTGGCAACCCGTACATTTACGAGACCATGACCTACGAGAACCCTGCTGAGCTGGCAATCTTTACTGCCCGCTACAGCAAGTGGAAACTCAAGCCTGGTTTCACTGGCACCTTCCATAACGGTGTGTACTTCACTGGTGCACCTAATGCGATCACCAATCTGCTGCCTGGTGATATCGTCGAGATCTGGCACGACCCGACAGTCATCCGTGCCGAGACCTACCGTTATCGTGACCTGAAGGACTTCTACTCTGACCTGGACAAGAAGCGTAAGCTGATCCTGCACCCAGCCAAGCGTAAGGGCGACTTCACCATCCGTTATTTCGATGACAACGATTACTTCATCATGGGTAAGAAGAATCGTGGCTTGTATTTCCATCGCAATGATGTGACCACGATTCGTCAGTTGACCCACGTTGACGTGGCAGTAGCTGACGACCAGATCCAGAACTACGCCGAGTACCACCCAGACCTGGCGTTGACGAATGACATCAGTATCTTGGTGTTGATCCGCAAGAGTGGGCGGGAATACCAGTGGCCTAATGAGCACCAGCGTATTCGCTACCTGTATCGCTTCCCAGACGTGGATATCGTCAAGGCATTCACTGGTGAGCGGGCTAACATGCCTGAGTGGACGGCTAACGGTCTCGAGAGCGGGCCTGTAATGACGCTCCTGCGTAAACAGTGGGGTAACATCCAGAAGGATGACGCTTTACTGTCGACGGGCTACAACGCAGCCACACGCGTTCTCAGCGAGACTCCTTTGCGGGCTACTTATCTGTTGGGTGATCGTGGTATAGAGGTTCCTGTCTCTTACCGGTCTAACTTCACGGCTTGGGAACACGACGAGGCCGGTCAGCTGTTGGGTTACTTCGGTCACACCAACACTCGTTACTACTCCCCAGTTAATGAGACCTGTGCCAAAGTCGAGTTTACTCTCGGTCAAGCACAACGTACTCTGGATTGGGTAGTGACCAACGAAGACACTCTGGTGGATGAGGAATACAACTACCGGGTGTATACCAGTGCGTACAACATCGTCCTGGGACAACTGGCTGGTCCTCTGACCGACGTAACTGGTGATGACACCATCTACGTCATTGAAGATGGTAAAGTCGTGTGGAAAGGTTTGGACAAGATTAACCAGCGTGGTTTGATTCTGTCCAACAAGAAAGCCTTGGGTTACACCTTCCAACTGGATCACATCGATCACAGCTTGGCCTTTGCAGTTACTCACATCTACGAACAAGGCGGTCTGGTCTTCCCAGTAAGCTTTGCGCAGGTGGACATCTGGTTGAACGGGCATCCATTGATCGATAAGGTCGACTGGATCTTCGACGACGAGTACTGCTACATCCACAACAAGGAGTTCATAGTTGATGGCCCACAAACCATTACTGTGCGTGCTCATGGATTCCATACGGACATGGAAGCGCCGAACTCTGATACCGAGCTTGGTTTCGTTGATGGAGGTGTTATTGGCCGTTTTGATCGTTATAACCTGCGGTCTGATCGAGTTACTCGTACGGTTATTAATGGTGCACTTTACCTGACCGATGAAGTTCCACGGGCAGAGTGGGAAGTACCAGACGACCAGGCTAACCCATTGAACGGTAAACCGTACATGGTGAAGCACGTGTACTGTCCGATCCGTTACGTTACGGGCTACGACAACTATCCGTTGTTTGAACGCAGCCGGGAAGTGGATCAGCGGGTCAGTGACTATATGACCAAGTGGCTCCCTAAGCCTCGTAACAACAACGAGGAGATCGATTGGGAGTATCCATTGCGTCCAGATGGTACTGGGGTTCCAATCATCGCTAACCTCCAGGACAAGTATCGGGTCTTCAGCCAGTTCATGAACGTGGTTGTCAATGGGGTGAAGAACAACCTGATCCGCTTGCCTACTCTGGAAGAAGGTGCAACGGTCTACACCAACCAATCCATCGAAGACGCCGTTAAGTCGTACAAGTGGTGGTTGAAGTATGACCCAGTGATCCTGGACTTCGATCGTCGTTACTTCGCGATCATGCCGTATGCTAACTTCGGTAAGCTGACGGTAACCGCAAAAGAGTTCCTCTTCTTCAAACAGGTTAATGATCTGTATCTGAAATCCGTGTGCGCTATTGAAGGCCACTTCGAGGTGAACAACAATGTTTAACAACACTCCAGCTACTTCTGCATCGGGAGCTGTGGCGGGTACGAGTTTGTCTCCGCTGAATACCGGTGAGCGGAAAACGTTCCACTACATCGAAAACGTTTACGATCCGGATAAGCATCCCCCGGAGGATCTGACCAAGTACGCGGTTCCTCAAGAGAACGAGCTGATCTTCGACGTAGAGAACGGTATCATCCACCGTGCTTCCCACGTCGACTATCAGGGCGGTACTCTGAAAACCACCATGGTGCCTTGGCGTATCCAGAACACCGACGAAGGTACTACCACCGAGCAAGACTGGATCTTCGGCGTGCGTGGCGGTCCAATGCTGGGCGAAGCTCTGTTGTCGATTGACTTCAGCGTGCGTCCAAACGTGGCTCGTGTGGATTCCACTATCATGCGTCCAGGTGCTGCTTACGCTCTGTTGTATCGCGGTGTTGATATCAGTGATGCGAACAACATCATCAGCGCTCAGTACGACGCCTCGGCCAACATGGTCAAGAACGAAGTACCATGCCTGCTGGCAGAAATCGTTGACCGTACTAACCTGTCGATCATGACCACTGGTCCGTTCTCGGTAACCGATAACGCCGAAGGTCTGCCTGACGGTTCGCGGGCTACTCTGGTGTTCTTCGACCAGGGTGGTAACTTCATTCCACCAGCTCAGCCAGTAATGGTCCAGCATTCGGCCTACATGCGTGATCACCGTATCGGTATCCGTTATGTGACCGGGGTGGAACTGATCTCGCCATGGTTCACCAAGACCAGCGACCCAACCCGCATGATCGTGCCAATCAACATGAACTTGTTGGCTATCGAGTTCCGCGCTGTGGTGCATTACTCCGATGGCGATTCCGAGCCGCTTCCAGTAAACAGCTCGAAATGGAAACTGCACGGTCTGCGTGAGTATCGTCCAAAGTGGCCAGCTCAAACTGGTGAGGTTACTCTTACCTACGAACTGTCTGCTGACGAACAGCTGTATATTGCTGATCCAGGTAGTCCGAACCACAAGTCGCAGACGTACATCATTGAAGCTGGTAACGTTCAAGGTGCGTACTCGCCGAAGATCTACACCTACCCACAGTGGGATCCTGCACTGACCGGTTATCGTCTGCAACACTTCCTGTACGACGTAGATCGTCGCACCTGGATCGACGTGACCGACAAGGTTACCTTCAACGACCAGTCCATGGTGTACCGTCCGAACTCGTACGGTGTGGCCCAGTCGCTGATCTTCAACCTCAACCTGCGGGATGTGGCGCCGACCTACGAAAGCGTGGTGTTTATCCAGTACACGGAAATCGTGCTGCTGAAGGACATCAACGGTCCAGGTTCGCGTTGGAGCGTCAGTTACGTCAGCAACAAGCCGACCTACACTGCCAAGCCAATCCGGGTGAAGAACAACGGTGCTTTTACCACGTTCAACGTCAAGGCCGACTTCGAGCGCTTCGAAGAGTGGATCGCCGGTATGTACAACGGCGTGTACCCAAGCTTCGATTCCTGGAACGAGGACAAGGCTCCAGCTCCGACTCACTTCGACCTGATGCATGAAGATGGTCGCCGCTGGCGCTTCCCGGTTACCGCGTGGGACAAGGACAACGCGATCAACATTGCGTTGCAGAAAGGCAAGACCTGGTACATCAACTGGATCAATCGCGACGCTTCTGGCGTAGAACTTCAGTTGGCTACCACAGGGGTAACTGTTGAAGTGATCTGATGCTATGTCAAATCACTCAATAGAGGTAATGTGTCATGACTTCATCGGTTCGAACTTCTGCTCACTGCGCAAGCGACAAAGAAGTAGTAGTGCGTGTGTACAACCACGTTACCGGCGAGACCATCGAAGAGTTCACTCTGCAAGACGGTCAAGCCCGTGATGTGGTGATCTACGATGATCGAGCGGTTGCGTCGCGTGAGCGTCTGAAGGAAGTACCTGCTGTCTGATCACTGATGCACTAACCCAGGGGCTTCGCGGCCTCTGGGTTATTTATTTTTAGTATGCGATTCTTTTTTAAATGGGGTGGTTTCAATGTCTGAAACTGTAAAGTCTGATTATGACAAGATTCTAAAGTTTGCCAAAGACCTCGTTACACACTTGGGGAGCCAGAACCTTCCTAAGCAATTGATAGATGATCGCCGGTTGCGTAAGGACTGGGAGAACCGTACCGAAGATGAGCTGCTTATGGCTCACTACGAAGAAGACAGCTTGTTCAGTGTTAAGACGGTTCGCTTCCTCAAGGACTTCGCTCGCTACAAGGCTGCTCCGGATCTCACGACTCCCAACCTCAGCTTTATGCGTACTGCGGAGATCTTCAGACAGCAAGGGATTAAGAACTACTACTTCCTACTGCAACTGAACAACCCAATGCTGAAGGGCGTCGATCCTTACGCTGAGGACTTGACCAACGAACAGATGTTGATGATTGCTGAAGAGGCCAGGACTAACTTCTGGTACTTCCTCCGCGAGATCTGCCGGCTGAAGCCAGATCAACCGTTCATGGCTAACCGGGGGAACATTAGTTTCATCTGGAACTACCTGAACCACATCACCACCTACATGATCATGCCTCGGCAGCAAGGCAAGTTCCAGCGCAACAGTAACAAGGTCCGGGTCCGTTCGAAGAAGAAGGGTAGCCGTCAGCCACAAGACTGTTGGGAACAGATCGGCAAGTTGCGTACTGGTGACAAGATCGTTGACCGTTATGGTAACGAGTCCAATGTGATCGGTGTGCACCCTCAGGGCAAGAAACGTTTGTATCGCGTGTTTGCTTCTGATGGTCGTTATGTCGATGCTGGTACTGAACACCTGTGGACTATCTGCGATCACTCGCGTGCAGTTAACGGTGACGGTATCTGGGATGACTACACCACCGGTCAGTTGCTTACCAGGCTGAATAAAGGGATCAAGCTAGAGTTCCCGCTGATCGATCCAGAAGACGGTCCTAAGCAGACGCACAAAGTCGAACCATATGACATGGCGACCTTGATTGCCGATCAAGATGGAACCATGGCTTCGCTCGGTATGCCTTTGGCTTATCTGGAAGGTAGCGTAGAAGACCGCCTGAGCGCGCTCCAGGGCTTTACTGATCAAGGGCGAGCAGACGTCACGGAAGAGGGCGTTCTCTGCCGCTATCGCAGTAAGGTGGTCCGTGGGCAGGTCCAGTACCTGGCTCGTAGTCTGGGCGGTACAGCTAAGGATGTTAAAGAAGGGGTGTTGATTACCCTGCCTCCACAACTGACTTACTTCAAGTATCGCAAACCACCTATTGAAGTGCCTGAGTACGCCAACCGTTTGTACGTCGAGAAGATCGAATACATCGGGGAAGACGATTGCACCTGTATCGAAGTGGACAACGAAGAACATCTGTACATCACAGACGACTTCCTGGTAACCCACAACACGGTATCGGTACAGGTCATTAGCTTCTGGCTGACCTATATCAACGGGCGGGGTTACAAGTCTCACCTGATCACCCTGAAGTCGGATAACCGGGCACAGTTCATTGACGCGATCAAGAAGATCCGTACGTGTATGCCTGGCTACCTGGTTAACCCAACCTGGAAGGACAAGGATGCGGGTAACTACCTGACGTATAAAGCGTTCGGGGAAGAACACGTTAACACCTTGACCATCAGTGTTCCGCAGATGGGGCGAGATGCAGCAGGTGACTTGGGTCGGGGTCTCACAGTAGAAACCACGATCTATGACGAACCGGGCTATATCAGCTACATCGAAGAGATCATCAACGGTTGCGCGCCATCCGCACTGACGGCAATGGCTAACGCCAGGATCCAAGGTAAACCTCACGGTATCGGTTACATCACAACCCCGAACACGACCCTGCATCCAAGTGGTGCATTCATGTTCGAGAAACTCATGTCAGCTACTGAGTGGCGTGAGAAGTTCTTCGATTCGTTTAGTGAGAGTCACCTCAAAGAGCGTTTGCTCCGGGCATCTCCGAAGAAGACTACTGCTCCATCCGTGGCCATGGTTTATAACTACCTGCAACTGGGTAAGGATAAGTCTTGGGTCAAGGAAACCATCGACAGTCTTAACCTCAGTCTTAGCAAGGCTAAGATCGACTTGCTGTTGATGTGGGTCGAGGACGGTGAGAACCGTTTGTTCGATGACGCCACTCGTGAAGCGATTAACAACGTGAAGCGGGATAAGGTGTGGAGTAAGGAGTACAAGGACAGTGGGTTGTTTGTGGACTTCTTTGTCACACAGCAACAACTGTTGGAGATGGGGAAGAAAGAGCACAACGACTTCTTCCTGATTGGAGTGGATACCTCGTCGGCTATCAACAAGGACGCCTGTACGGTCATCATCCGCAGCATCCGCAGCGGTAAGGTGATTGGGGTGGGTCGTTACCCGTTGGCCTTCTTGGACGACGTGGCAGCGATTATCGTGGACATGCTGGTGGTACTGGAAAACAGCTTGCTGGTGATCGAACGTAACTACGCTCACCACATGATCGACAACCTGTTGATTATGCTGCCTGCCAAAGGAATGGATCCGTTCACTCGCATCTTCAACACGGTCTACCAAGATCCTGTTAACAATGCGAAGGAGTTCGAGGCAGTCAAGAACACCAAGTTTGCATATCGCGATAAGAACTTCTACCTCAAGTTCAAACAGCACTTCGGCTTCAACACTACCGCAGCAAGCCGTCAGGTCTTGTACGGGTTGATTCAGGAAGCTGTGGGTAACACCGGGTTCGGTATCAACTACGATAGGCTTGCAGACGAGCTTATCAACCTTCGTACCAAAGGCGATCGCATTGACCACGACTCTAAGCAACACGATGACCTGGTTATTGCATGGCTGTTGACCTACTGGTTCATTAAGCTAGGGGCCAACAAACCTCTGTACAACATTCCTCCGGGGATCTCGTTGTCGGAGACTCGCAACTTGCTGGATGCGGGTAAAGCGAAGGGTGATATCCAGATCGATCCAAGTGTACAAGCTTGGTACGACAACATCCGTGGTCGGGTGCAAGCGCTTACTGATGAACTGCTGGCTACCAATGACAATATATTGGCATTGCGGCTGGAAGCAGAGATCCACAAACTCAGTAAACACCTGCCTGCTGAAACGCAGAAACTCCTTACCATCGATAACCTGTTGGAGCAGGCTAAGCTGGAACGCAACAAACGTATCCTGCACAATCGCAGAGCGGCATAAACACCTAAACCCAGGAGCTCCCGTAAGGAGGCTCCTGGGCAAGGGTTATGTTTGCATCAATGTGTAACGGACAGTTCACTGATGATGCTAATACAGCCATCGTTAGACGGAGTGTCTTCAGTGTAATCGATCTGGTTGTACAGACCGCCGTGGAACTGGAGCAACTGATTCTGCCAGGAGGCGTCCAAACGTAGCGACGTCTTAATGGACTGGACACCATTGCACAGAACGTTGATGGAGACCGAACCACTAGAAGTAACACCGATGCTCAGTTTGAACTTCACACCCAGTGGTACGTCATTGTGGATCGTTACGTTCCAAGCTTCCGGGTTAATAAAGCTTTCGCGGAAACCAGCAATGATCTTACCCTTATTCCAGAACACCTTCAGCGGCGGGGTAGTTGCATCCTTAACGTGGATCTGACCAATAACCACTTTCTGCGCCGAGTTGACTTTGAGTAACGTCATCTCCTGGCGGTTCCAATGTTTATCAGCACTGGACAAAGGCCAGTAACCGTCTTCCTTCCATTCGCAGCGAGTGCGCTTGGTGCTCTTGCTAGACGCTCCTAGAGTGGGGGCAACCAACTGGAGAGATCCATCTTCCAGTAAACAGATTACCGCCTGACAGCGCTCCAGAGCTTCGAGGCCAGGGAGTTCGAGGGCTACCGGATTCGTTTCCGAAGTAGGCAGAGGAGTAGCGATGCGGAAGGTACTGATATCTACGGTCATTACGATCTCACGAGATTAGAACAGAAAGATCTTGCCATCCATGGTAAGTGGTTTGTTTGAAGCGAGAAACACTCGAGGCCAACATATCAGCCCGTTCGTGGTAAGCGTGCTGATCATTCACACAGTCGTGAATGGTCTTGGTGCGAATAGCACCGGTAGGGTAAGCCACCCCGCCAATCGATTGCAGCATTTCCAGGTTCTCCCGCAGGATCGCATGGAAAGACAGCTCTTCTGGTTTGATGAACTGTGTATCGTTGAGGATACCACCAGCGTAGAGGACGATCTTGCCGTCGTTCATAGCCGGGAGCACCACATCAGTCATCAGCGTCTTACGACGATCCAGAATGAGTGAGAGTTTCTGATGGGGTTTGAGACTATCACCCACCATCAAGTCATGAAATTCAGGATCAATGAGATCTGATGCGTGCAGGTCGTTTACTACTTCGACTTGCTTACCGAACCAATGCGTCAGATCATATTTGATCATCGTGCACGCCAGACTGGTTTTCAACCAGCTAGACCCATTGACCAGAAAATATTTCATACCAGCTCCTTGTTATTCGAAGTAGTCCTTGGAAAGAACCCGCAGAACAAAGTAGAGACACACAGCAGCCCGCACCAACTGAACTGTCTGTTGCGTCTTGATACCCGTAATCTCTTTAACAAGACCGTCACCCAAGGTACGGATGTCCTTGACCATGTCGTTCTTACTCCGAGGTGCGCCATAAGCTCCACGCATCTTGGTAAGTACGTCATAGACGTTGGTCTTCTTGATACCATTGGTGTGTAGGTATTCGAACATGTGAGTGATCACGGCGTCGACGAACTGTTTGTACTTTGGTTTCTTAGGGTTGTTATACAACATGGGAAACTGTTGCAAAACAAACACCAACTTATCCTTCGGGACGTTCTCCAAAGCGCCAGCTGCGTAGGTAGCCAGTTCTTCCTTGTAGAACGAAGTCTCCTCGGTGAGGATGCGCTCGATGTACGAGTTGTACGCGGTTACTTCCTTGGTAACGGACTTGATGCTCAGTTCGTCACCTAGGTTGACCTTGGCGTTGTCCAACTTTACGATGTTGGTTTTGTTCTTCACATCGTGGAAGACTTTGTTGATATCGTTGATCGCCCGACGTAGGCGGTTCTGGATATCGCCAACCATGTAGACGATCTTCTTGTCGTCTTTCATTTCGGCAAAGGCTTCGTAGTGGATACCGGTCTTAGGATTGAGGATGAACTCAGCCCGAGCTTCGATCAGTGCGCGCCAGCTACCGTAACGCTTGATGTCGTATTTCAGACTCAGGCGGTTGTAGGTTTCCAGCACCACTTCTTTCCGCGCAGTGAACGGGTAGTCGTTGTGGATGATGGAGGTCAGACACTTGTAGTGGTACATGCAGATCAGGTCGACCATCGCTTGGTGCTTGGTCTTCGCATCCAGATCAGAGCGATGCGTCCGATACAGCAGATAAGGAATAGACAGGTTGAAGGTATCGCCCACAACCGACCAGTCTTTGTTGATAGCCTTACAGGTGTGGAGGTTCTCTTTGAGTTCCTCCTCGTCCACGTCGAAGATCTCACTGAACCACTGGTTACGATCGCCAGTAGTAAAGGTAATCTTCTGCAAACCAAGGTAAGGGCTGCCGAAGAAGTCCATGTAGTCAACCATACCAACCTTGCGGGTGATGAAGTTGTACACGTACTTACGCAGAGCAGTAGCCCACTTCGGGGTAATGTCCAGGTAAGTAGCGAAAGCATCGAACACATTAAGGATCGCGTTGTTGCTTTCGAAGTTGACATTGGACAGCAGTGCTTCCATGCCGTCGACCGAGTCGATGGTCAGCAGGTCAGCAAAAGACAGAGGGGTGTGTTCGCCCAAGCCTTCAAACAGGGACAACGTGGGTTGAAAGTCAAACGCGCTCATGAGCGTCTCCAATTACATACGGCGTGGGGTGGCCTGGCGGATCGAGTCGGTTACACGCTGACGGTCAGAGTACGCCATGCACTTCGTCCATTTGCCGGTTAGGAACTCTTTGTAGGAAGTCCAGGAGTCGCGATACTCCATGATGTCATCTTTGACACCATCCAGGGTAACACCGTGACGCATGATGGCTTCCTGGGTAGGACGCTTACAAGCACGGTAGATGAAAGCCTTAACTGCGAACTCTACCAGCTCGGCAAACTCTTCGTAGTGACGGGTACTGATAGAACTCAGACCATCATCGAATTCCAGAATGCACTTGGCGCTCATGGAATAGGTACCACTGTTTAGACCAAAGATGGAGAAACAGTTGTTACCCTTCATGCTGATGTTGGTGTAAGTGATCGGCATGGAACGGTTAGGCGAGAGGTTGTCGACCAGGCCGGCCATCATGTCGCTAACGGAACCTTGACCACAAGTACCTTCCTGGTTCATACCCATACCCAGCATACCAGCCGAGGAAGCCATGGAACCCAGGTAGATCTCAGTTACGGAGATGATCTTGCGACCACCAGTAGAAGTGTCAGGTACGTTGACCTCTACTACACCGTTACCCAAGTCCATCATCTTCGAGGAAGACAGATCTATGAACTCGGTCTTACCACCGTTAACGTTACAAGCTGGGAGTACAGTACGGTGGATAACCTTTTCCCGGATACCTTGCTCTACAGTGGTCTGGTTTACCAGGTTGTACCAGTTACCAGTGTAGTTACTATTGACGTTCTTAAAAGCAAGATCGAAGAGGTAATCATCGATGTCGCTATTGAGTACTCTGTTGATTGCGTAATCCACACAGTTCATGGCTATTCAGCTCCTATAAGGAATTCTATTTCCTCACGATAATATTCGGTCCATAGCATCCTGGTAGTGGACTATCTTGGGTCTATATTATTTGCTTGATTGAGTCTCTTGAGGTACTTTCTCAGTGGCTTATCCGTATTGTATGAGCGGCTCGGGTTGGGGTAGGGGGCTATTTATAATTATTAATAAATATAAGTAAATAGACTACTCTAACCAAATAAGCCTAGAAAGGGAAAAGAGATAAACAGATAGAGTACCTTATAAGCTCCTTAGAGAGCAGATAGAGTAGTTTTTAACAGAACATACTTTCTATAACAACCTGAACAGAGCGACGTTCCGAACTAGCCTCCTCACCAAGGACCTCTTGGCGCAGTGACACCCTTCATTGTACTGGGAATCTGGAACCCACCGCTCTGTCAGGCTGCTTAAAGAAGAAAACCAAAAAACCTAACCATGCGTTTGGAGTCAGTAAATGACAACAGTGGCCTATGACGGGAAGTTTCTTGTCAGCGATTCAAGGATAACGGCAGGGAGTACTGTTTCTCTGTCACCATTCCAAAAGATCTATACTCCAGAACCCGGCGACTACTGGGAAGTGAACGGGGTTAAGGTTCTGGCTTTCGGTGTCTCGGGCAATGCAACAACTGCCGAGTACATCAAGGAGAAGCTGCGCGAAGGAATCAACTTCAAGACCAAGTTCGAAGAAAAGGACATGATCTTTGGTTCCATCATTATCGACGAGAACGGTAATGCGTATAAGTGGGCGGTAACGAAGATTCGCAAACGCGACGAAGATCGCTGGGAATTCCTTCCAATGCTGCCTCCTATTGCAATCGGTAGCGGCCAAGCATTCGCCATGGGGATCTTTGCCATTGGTAAGAATGCCAAGGTTGCCGTTAAAACAGCTTGTCGCTTGGACAAGTATTCTGGTGGGGACTTGCAGATCTTTCAATTCCCTGGTAAACCGGTGGTTCCATCGGTACGGCCAAATCCACCTGCGGTCGAGCAACCCCAGCCAGAACCAGAAGCCCAAGCAAAAACCTAACCGAGGTTAACTTTACATGACGACCATTGCATACGACGGCAGGGTGCTGGTAAGCGATTCACAGCTACACCACGGGGAAACAATGCAACCAGCCCCCTTCCGCAAGATTCACATTCCGGAAGACGACGAGTATTGGGAGATCAACGGAACCAAGGTAATAGCCTTCGGTCTGGTGGGTAACCCCTATACTCTGAACTTCATCAAGGATAAACTCCGTGAAGGGGTGGACTATAAGACGAAGTTCGAAGTACCAGGCAATGAAGAGTTTGAAGCTATCCTGATTGATGAGAACGGGTTATCTCACATGTGGGTGGTGATTAACCAGAAGAACGAAATGGTGTCTTCGGTTATCCCTATGCTTCCGCCGCTGGCTATTGGTTCGGGTGACCAGTTTGCTATTGCGGTTATGAGCATCGGTAAGTCGGCACACACTGCGGTTAAGGCTGCAATGAAGCTGGACATCTTTACCGGGGGTAACTTGCAGATCTTCGAAGTACCGGAGAAGCCGGAGGTTAAATCAGTGCGTCCTCAAGCTCCTGTAGTCGAGCCTACGGAAGTTAAAGCTGAGCCGGTAGCACAGGTAGCAGAATAACACTACTCTATCCTATGTGAACTCGTGAGTTTGCTCCTGTGAAGATAGCTTGTTGGTGATCCCGCGGTAAGGTTAGGAGGCTAAAACAACCTGCCGCAACAGTTGGCCGTATCCCCGTTACCGGCTGGCTGCGCTTACGGTCCATTGTAAGCACGCTGTTAAAACCTCCATCTATTCCAGTTGCCTAAGGCCCTCCCTGTCGGGGGCCTTAGGTTATTGGTTTATTTTTTGCATTTTTGTTTTACCAGGGAGTGGTATTTTATACTTGCATACGTCCGATTGTTTTCTTTGGTTAGGTTCCAATCGGTTGTTTCTGGAGTGGGTCCAATCTTCAGGGACGTGCAAGTGCTCCCATCACAAGGGGTTATGTTTCTTCGGAAACCCCCTCACCGAAGCCTGTCGGATGGTCTTACGGTGAGGGGTACTTTTGTGTAGGACTAAATTCCAGTGTAGGTTATACGGGGAAAGAAATTTTCAGACCTACATTACCTTCATGTATTCGAGAAATTGAATTACACGAATTTCAATAGTAACTTCAAGAGAGTCTTTCACATGAATGCAATTGCTAACACCGCTGCTACTGAACAAGCTGAAATCTCCTACTACCTCTGCGGCGGCACTGGCACCAACATCGGTGCATTGCTGAAAGAGACCACTCGCACCGAAGTCAACAAGCTGGCGCAAATGGTAGCACTCGATGCTTCCGGCGCAAACAAGTCCAAGGATCTGTTCCCAGTTGAGCGTATGCGCATCAACGGCAATCCTGACGAAGTAGCTCGTGGCTCGGGTAAGGTTCAGTCCACCCACTACAACGAACAAACCGAAGCCTACGTTGCTGGCGTCATGACCAAGCACAAGCCGAAAGCCTTCTCCATCATCGTCTGCAACGACGCCGGTGGTACTGGTTCAATGCTGGCCGGTATGATCATCCGTTACCTGGCACAACGCGATCTGCCGTTCGTACTGATGCTGATCTCGGACTTCTCGTCCCAGGTGGAAATGGCCAACGGCGTGCGCACCATGCGCAACATCGCGAACCAGACTTCCCAGGATCTGCTGAACTGCCCGATCCCGTTCATCCACCTGATCAACAGCCCGGAAAACACCCGTGGCGAAGTGAACAAGGTTGCGGTCGAGCGTCTGGACCTGCTGAGCCTGTTCCTCACCGAAGGCAACGAGGAGATGGACTACCAGGACGTCAAGAACTACCTGAACTACTCCAAGCACTACGGCGTACCACCGGCGCTGTCGCAGATTCGTTTCTACGACCAAGACGGTTACACCAAGTACGACGGCAAAGTTCCGGTGGCTGTGGCTTCCCTGTTCGAATCGGCTGACGAGATCAGCTCGCGCTTCGAAGGTTGCGTGATCCGCACTACCGGTGTGTTCAAGGCCAATGCTCAGAAGCCGAAGAACGTCACCGAGATGCACATGATCATGGACCACGGCGACGCGCTGAAAGATCTGGAAGCTCGGATCGAAAAGCTCGACGAGCGTAAAGTCGAAACGAAGAACAACTTCGTTCCGCAGAAGTCGCTGGCTACTCCAAAAGCCGATGGCAATGGTTTCAGCTTCGACTAAGTGACAGCATGGTTGTAGAGTGCCGGGGAGAGATCCTCGGTGCTCTATGGCTCTATGTTGTTTTTTGGTAATTTATCTAATGTCTTTTATAACGGCTATGCAATATATATAGGACATTTATAATACGAAGGGGTCAGGAAGGTGGCTAAGATCTTCTCTGTGGATTTAAAAGGTTACGCCCTTCATAGACCAATAGGTGCAGGTCCGGAGCTTCTAGAGCGCACTCTAGACGTCACAGACCTTACATCGGTATTGTTCGATGAAGGTTTCAGCAACTTCGATAACGCACCGACTTATCACCGGATGCATGGAATCGATCTGAACTCGTTACGGGAACAGATAGCGGCTTACTCGATTGGCATCCCGCGTGGGGCTACTGTCGAGATCAAGCGCTTGGGGAACATCCGTGATAAGGTTTTGGTAACGTTTAAATATTGATGGGGGATTAGTTGTGATTGTATTTGACGTTCGGAGCCACGCGCTTAACTTAGTAATGGAGCAGCACGAGCAACCTTACAGCGTAAAAGAAGCAATCGCAGAACGCATCATTGAGGCAGCCGTCGAGATTATCAACGAACCACGTCGCCAAGACGTCATTCTTGATAACCTGAGCTATATCTATGAGTCAACCTACGACATGGTGACTCCTGACCTGGTTATCTTGGATTTCGTTAATGAGATCCGCAAACGGATGACTGCTTACGGTTGGGATTCGCGTCTAGTACTCAAGGTGTCGTTCACTAAGCTGTCTAATACCTTCAACCGTGCTACCGTCAACATGGATCTCGACGCCACGTTGGAACGCAGCAAACCTGCCAAAAAGGTGAGGAAGGTTAAAGTAGAGAAAGCGATCGACATTGTGAGTGATAACCCAAGTCCGGACACTATCAATGAATTCCTTAACACTGTTGAATGCCAATCTCAGCGACGGACTCCGCTACTTTCAGATCGATCTCCAGGGTTTGTTATTGACCCTGAGGGAAGAGGCTTCCGGAGTAGCTACGGGGATTCCCTCTGACTTTAAACGCTACGATGAGATGGCGTACGGTTTGCTGGAGATGGCAATTGAAGGCTTCGGTATCCAACTAGGTTACCGGATCGATGAACCTCGTTACAACCAAAGGCTGACACGTTACCACACGCTGTTCGCTGATCTGTCAGAAATACTGCAAGACGCAACCAGTACCATTCACTGGGCTGTGATGCAAGCAACAGACAAAACGGTACTCGATTACCGCTTTGCGTATCAGATACTCCCCAATGGCAATCTCCTAGTTGGTCTTGACCCGCGTGACTTGGTAAAATCGGAGATTGACAATTTTGTAGATCCAATGCTGGATATTGAAGAACCAACAGGAGACTGGATATGAAAATTCAATCAGTCTCCTTAGGGCTGATCCCAGATTACTTCCATCAGTGTGGCTTTACTGACGCCGAGACTAAAACCATCCTTTCGATGATGATGCAGCTATGGCGGTGTAACGACCACAACTACGATTTGACGTGTGAGTTTATCCGTACCGAGATAGACTTAGACGAACTGACAGCCCAAACCTTTATCGTATTGTGCATCAACGAACTGTACGAGATCGCCGAGCAAGTCAGAGCTATTGCTTTAACGGGGAAGCTACAACGCTGGACAGTCTGCGATTACGTAATCCTTTTGGAGTTAGATGAATGAGCACCAAAGTCAGAACGTTTACCCTGCCAATCAACATCCCGGTTCTGACTAACGTCGAAGAACTCCTGGGAGTTTACGCCTCGCTGTTTAGCGCAATGGGGATCCCGCACAACATTCCTTGCCCACCGGCCGACGGGTTCACCCATCCGATCGAATCGGAGAACCTCAATCTCCAGATGACGTTCATGCAGGTCATGCAACAGTTGCAAGCCAGCAAAGGGGACTACATGAACCTGCGCCTGGTAAACTGCAACACCACGCAGACCTCTGTGACGTTTGTGTTCCAATACGACTCCGAGTAACGCCATGTGGAAGCGCATATTACAAATCGATTACGAGGCGCTTGCTGACCACGTTCTTACTCGTTATGTTGACAACGATGATCCCAGGCAAATGACCTTCGAGGGGATTCGCGATGTGCTGAAGAAGCACATTGATACCATGATGAGTGAAGTGGTCAACATGCCGGATGCCGATGAGGAGCTGACAGGGATTTTGTTCGAGCACTACATCGGTGGTGTGGTTATGAGTACCATGGTTACCTCCAATCCAGGAGTCGTGGTACGTCGCGGCGAACATTCTTTGATGCTTCCATTGGTCATAATAGAACTCACGGTATAAAGGAGTAGTCACCCCATGGCTATTGTTAAACCTGTTACTGGAGACATTGTTAGTTTCCAGTTGGTCCAGAACGGCATCATTGGTGATGAACGTGTGGACGTAAAGGTCGACGGTGTTTTGCGCTATCAAACGGCAAAGCAGATCGACCCAGAACTGAACGTCAAGCACAACAGCTTGTTCCCGTACTTCCGCAATGACGTAAACAACATCGACGACCCTTCGGTCTACGACTACGTTGCGTTGGTTGGGCGTAATGGTCAGTTGGAAGTGATTGGCTTGCCGTGGATCAATGCTTCGACCTTCCGCAACATCCAGGGTCGTATTGCTACCCTGTCTATCGACAACTGGCGTGAAGACTTTGCGGGTCCTGTGAAGACCTTCATGACCAGCCTGGGTGCAAGCTACGTACTGAACGTGCTGGACAAGTGACACTAAGCGATTACTACGTTTCCTATTAATAGGGGAACGTAGTAGTCCTTACCTTTTATTTTTTGGTTACCTGTATTTTTATTTAAGACTAATGGATTAAAGAGAACAATTCGAATGACAGCCATGGCACAGCATCTGTCTCCGTTTATGGAGGTGGAGTACACCCCCAATCGGGATCTTGTTAAGAATTACCACATGCTGGCGGCGTCCTATCTGTCCGTGATGTACGGGCATGATTACAAGAACATGCTGGAGATCATTGAGAAGGTTTTCATTCCCAATGAGAATGGGTTCAAAGAAGCAAAGTTCAAAGTCTTCCAGAAGAACAAGTATGGGGATCGGGTTCCGGCTATTGTTCCGGCTCGAGAGTTCTTCAAGACAGTAGAAGAAAAGAACTGGCATCTGTCTCCTTCGTTTGTGGCTTACACCAACACCAACGAAGAGCAATCGGTTAACGCATTCGGTACGGACCAGTTCATTGAGTTCCGTCGTCTGTATAAAGGCAAGCGTAAAGGTGCGGCACATGGTTCCGACGAGTGGAAAGCATTCAACGAAATCCAGAACGCCCTGAAGATCTTCAACAACGCCCAGTCGGGTGGTATGTCGTCTTCCGGTACTCCGCTGTTCAACAAGTCCGGTCACACTTCGCTGACCAGTACCTGTCGTTCGGTAACTGCAACTGCTAACCTGTTGAATGAACGGTTGATCACAGGTAACCGGTTGCTGCTCAGTTACAACAAGACCATGGAACTGTTTGTTAGTACCTTGGGCTTTGCTAAGCGTGATCGTATCCAGTCGGTAATCGACCGGTACAATATGAACTACGCGACTGTCGACCAAGTCATGGACATGGTTCGTCGTTGCAGCGCTTACTACTGGAACAGTCCGTCCAACTTGGCAGCTATCCAGTTGTTCCTGGAGAACCTCAACCCACTCGAGCTGACAATCATCCTTTGCTCGATGGACTTGCGTGGTCTGTACACCACTAACCAACTGTTGATGAAAGACTTCTTCAACGACTGGTGTGCAATACCGAAGTTCCCAGAAGTCATCAAGCCGGAAGACATGGTCAAGCCAGCTAACGATGACTACAAGATCCTGTGTATCACCAAGCTGGGTAAGAAGGCTACTGCTGATCAAATAGGTTTCCTCAACGCCTACCACATTAGCTTGGAGAATAAGTGGAACGAGTTTATTCAAGCGTTCCTCAAGGCAGATATCCCACCGACCGGTATCTTCGACGTTAAAGAGATCGTGCGTGAGAACGTAGTAACCTCCGACACTGACTCGATGATCTACTCGGTTGACATGATCATTGACGATTATGTTGAGGGTGTGGAAGCAGGTTTGTGCTTCAACGGTGTGATGACTTACTTTATCCGCTCGATTGCAGTAGACCAGCATGCCCGTCTTAGCCGGAACATGAACGTTGCCAAGAAGTACTTGCACCGTCTGAACATGAAGAACGAATACCTCTTCAGTTCGTACGTGACAACGTCCATGTCGAAACACTACTACGCCTTGCAGCTGATGATTGAAGGTGTAATGAACGACGAACCAGAGTTGGAACTGAAAGGCGTTCACTTGCGCGGTATCAAGATTGCACTTAAGGTTCGTGAGTTTACCAACAAGCTCATGCGCGATGTACTTAACGCGATCTACGGGAAGGTTCAGCTTTGTGCTTCCTCTCTGCTGAAACAGATTGGTGACATTGAGCGGGCTCTGATTCAGGATATCGAAGAAGGTGGTTGGACTTGGTTGACCAAGAACGGGATTAAAGAAGAATCCGCTTACACCAACCCTGACTCCTCGATCTACTACTATCACGAGCTGTGGGAGACAGTGTTCAAGGACACCTACGGGCCAGCCCCAGAGCTGCCTTATAAGGCGTACAAAGTCAACTTGGCCATGAACAACAAGACCAAGATGAAGAACTACTTCGACTCCATCGCCCACACTAAGTTCGGCAAGGCATTCCAGGAGTATGTGAGCGAGCGTAGTAACCTGACGTCTGTTTACATCCCGATGGATATGATCCGGTCGATTGGTGGTATCCCGAAAGAGATCCTGCCTATTGTGGACACCCGCCTGATTATCAGTCAGAACTTGAAATCGGTCTATGCAATTTTGGAGTCACTGGGTCTGTTCGTTATGAATAGCAAGGTGACACGTTTGGTATCCGACGAGCATTAAGTTGCATTAGCTTTCAAGCCTATATTACCAGTTGGATAAAGGCAATCACTGCCTTTCACCTTTTGGAGAGTTACCATGGCTAAAGTTCTGTTTCTGCGTACCGACGATATTAGCACTGTGATGAAGCCTCATTATGAGCGCTCCACCGAGTTGCTTAATAAAAGTCGTGAGCTAATGGACAAGGAGGCTGCGTTGGGAACAGCGTTCTACGAACTCATGAAGGAGGATACCGCAGCCGTTAAACAGCTGGGGTATTGTGAGTACGTGGACTCTGGTACACGCGACAGGATCACGGCCAAGCTGGAAGCTAATGAAGTTGAGCGTAAAAGGCTACTAGCTGAGGCCAAGGTCTATCGTGAGCAAGCGACGGGTATTCTTGATTGGATCAAGGAGACCTTCTAACGTTTGAGCAGGAGGCAACATGGCAATTACTGTTAAGAAAGGCCCTCATGGTTATTACGTGTTGGGTCTGCTGTGCGATGTGCATGGTGAACCAGTGCCAGACCAACCTGACCCTACCAGGTCTCCGTTGGAGATTTCCTTCAACCAACCAGACTGTACGGTGTACCTGAACCCACAGTGTCCTTTGCGAGTTAAAGATATCCACGAACGGGAACTGGATATCTACATCGCGAAAGATCCACCGATGATTACTCATGTGCGTGACCAGGATGACAAAGAGGTTACGATGTTTACCTTGAGTGATGATAACGGGTTCTGGTACTTCGCTAACGGAGTTCCTCTGGACGGTCCATTTAAGACGTAGCAGCCATAAGCCCTCTAACTAGGAGACCCGCACAGGGATCTCCTAGTTAAGGGTTATTTACGATTTTTATTTGTAATTTTGATTATTGAGGAGAACGACCTCATCAGCTAACGCGATGATGGCTTCCCTACAGTATGGTTCCGGAATGCGCGAGAAGTTGCTAATAATCGCACGAGAAACGCGAGATACCTCTACATTTATATCAGTTGCTTTGTATTTCAACCGATTTGCGATGGAAAGGTAAATAGCGTAAAGCTTCAGAACTTGAGGCTCGTGGAACCAACTGGTCTGGTGGAACAAAGCGTTCTTACCAGCAGGGACGTAGTTAAAGTACTCCACCTGATACACGCTGCCGATCATCGACATCATGTGCCCCAGGTCAATCATCCTGCGACCGGTCATCCAGTTAATGAGGAACAGCAGATACTTCTTAAGCAGCTTCTCCTCGCCCACCGTAGTGAAGTTCACGATGTCTGTTTGGATCAGTTGCTCCAGCGGCTTCTCCTTAACGAAGAACTCGTAGAGGATGTTGGTGATAGTCAGCTGGTTATGAATGAGCTGAGCCTGCACCAGAGGGTACTGGCAGACGTAAGCCGAGATCCCGGTGTTGACCTCACGGTTCTGCTTCATATATAACCACCAGCCTACAGCGAGCTCTACCAGGTCCAAACCGATGAGGGCGATGTCGGTGATCCGGCTATTATCTACATGACCGCTCTGGAGAATACTGTGCTTATATCCACGGCGCAACACAGTGGAGTATAATGGTACTACGGCGCGCATGTTATCCAAGGATATGGTTGCTTCGTTATAAACCTTGGTGTTATCCAGCAACCCCCAGTGCTCGCGGACGTTCTCACGGTAGAAACCGTTGGTCTGTGCGTAACCGATGTGGTTGATGGAAGTAATCTTAAACGTGGTACACAATGAATTAGCGCGGAAGCGTGTGTAAGCTACCACTTCATCCAAAGGCCACTCTGGGTCAATGGCTAGGATCTGGAGCAAGCCCACGAGGATGTGCTCGTTCTCTAGGTTGAATACGTTGCGGTCTACGTACTCACGGAAATCCCTGCGGTTGAACTCTGTTTGACGCAGCAGGTTGCCCATGTCGGGGAACTTACTACGCGGGTATGCGAACTTACTGGGGTCTGGCAACTGCACTGTTAGCATGGTAGTTTCCCGGCAAAGATAAATAAAGTTTCAAACGATTGCTATTATATGTGCATGAATGACTTCCGGAGGTGACTCTGGAAGAGGGCATCGCGCAATCGTGTAATTCGTGAGCAGGGTTAGGATGCTCTTGACCTATATCATCAGCGGTGATTTACTGGTGAATCGTGGGGGGTCAAGAATATTTTGAACCTAGATTATCCCTTTGATTGGAGTAATTTAATTATCATAGGGACTTCTCATCATGCTTGGCGATCATCAAACAGTTAAAGATTTGTTATCCGCAGAACAATTCACGCGGTATCAAGAAACAGAGTATCCGTTCAATCTTTCTATCTTGCATACAGCTTTGAAGCTGAAGCTGGAAGAGGACCCAGACTACGAAGTTTGGGCTCCACTTGTTTATTATAAGTACGCGAAATTTGCCGGCGGTCCATCGCTCATGCAAACTCCGCACAAATTGTTTATCAGCAACAAAGGCAGGGTTTGCTCGTTAAGAGGCAAAGCTCCTCTTGTCCTAGCCTACTGTGTTGAAGAAGATTCTTATCCTAGGTTTTCTGTAAGGGATAAGAAAGACAAGCCTGCATTTATGATACATCGTGCAGTTGCCTGTACTTTTATCTCACTGAGCGAGGAACTTATACACAGCCACCCGAAAGACCTTCAAGTCAATCATGTGGATGGAGATAAGCTACACTTTGCTGCTGATAATCTCGAATGGTGTACCCCTAAAGGAAACGTAGACCACGCCCTAAAGGCTGGTCTAATAACCACTGGTCCTGAGGACTCTCAGGTCAAGGCTGTTAAAGGCAAGGTTCTTTTAGGTAAGTATGCTGGGCTTGAGTTCATCTTGTTTGGCAGGAAAGATTTCGAGCCAGCTGGGTTTACTCAATCTAACATAAGCGCTTGTTGTGCAAAGCGTCTTAAGAAGCATCGAGGTTGTGAGTTTTCATTCGCAACCGAAGAAGAAGTGAAAGCGCTGCAACGGGGGATTAGTGAAGAGGTCATAACAGACTTATCTAAACAAAATCCTCTAACAAGAGTACCTCCCCTGATGGGAGGGGAGTGAAAATTTCATTAGGTTGGAATTTTTCAAACCTACATGATTAAGATGTCAGACACTACTGATATTCAATTATCGGTAACAAACCTGATTTGCTTAAGCAAACTATCTTCGTACACAAGGAATTTCCTCATGGCACTGAACACCGATCAAAACCAAAGCAGCTGGGGCAGCAACGATCAGAACGGTCAATCCGGTCAAGCACAAGCGTCCGCTCAAACTACCACCACTACCGGTACTGTTCAAGGCGGCCTGGCTGGTTTGTTTGGTCTGTCGTCGATGACCTCTGACAACCGTAACCTGAAAGAAGTTTCGGACACCATGGAAAAAGTGGCCGAGATCTACGATCGCGTTAAGAAATCGACCAGCAACGAAATCCAGCGCAAGATCATCCCGACCATCGAGTCGCTGACTTCCACCATCTCGCCAACTCTGCCGGGCCTCGGTCTGCACTGCAAAATCGGCGACACCCTGTACGTCATGGCTGCGCTGTTCTCCAACCGCAACCTGACCATCAGCTCCGAGCGCATCAACATCACCGGCATGAACCAAATGTCGCAGCAGGTGTCGATCCCAGTTCCGCCGGCCCAGTACCCGAACAACCAGTTCCTGGAAAAGCTGAAAGAGCACTACACCCGCTTCGCCGAAACCCAAGGCATCAAGTCGGTCAGCGTGATTAACATGCTGGTGGTCGACCTGGAAATGCTCTGCCATCCAGAAGCCGGCGAACCGAAAGACTGGCCACACGCGATCTCGATCTACCTCGCCTCTGAGTGGGAAGAGTCGATCATGGTCAAAGTGGTTCAGGAAATCCAGGCTCAGGGCGGCGAAACCCCGAACCCGTTCATCAACTCCACCAACCCGTACGGTAAGGACAACTGCGCCGAAGCTCGCGTTGCTGCCATCTCCGGTCGCGTAACCAAGGGTAAGACCTTGACCGCAGCCAACATGGAAGTGATTGCTTCGACCATCTCCAACCCGAACAACGTCGGCAACTACCAGGGCAACTCTCGCGAAATCGCTCGCGCCACTGCCATCGTTACGCTGAACGGCGTTTCGTGGGACGAGCACCAGCGCTTCGTGATGTCGCACCGCACTCCTGATCAACTGATGCAGCTGCAAAGCTTCATGGGTGCTCAGGGCATGGGTGGTTCGATCTACCCGAACAACTTCCGTCCTCTGCGTCCGGTGATCACTCTGGAAACCGTGCAGGCTGGCGAAATGCTGGGCAACAACGGCGGTCTGTACCCGTTCTTCTACGGTCTGTACCTGCTGATGACCACGAACAACAACTTCGTGTTCGCTGAAGCTCTGCGTCGTCACCAAGTCGGCTCCCGCGGTAACCTGGCCGACATGGAAGTGCGTATCCAACAAATGCTGTCTCAGTGCCCTGGCGGTCTGCAAGCACCGAACCGCATCGTCCTGGACGACAAGAAGATCGCTGATACCGATCTGGTCAACCAGTGGATTCGCCAGAACGTGTCCCCGCATGCAACGTTCCAGATCAACCTGCTGCCGTCCGGTCCGAACAGCTCGATCACCAACTTCCTCTTCCGTCTGGCCAGCAAGAACAACGCTGCCGAAGTGAAGACGACGATCGCTCTGATCGACGCCATGACCAACAAGAAAATGTCGGAAATCATCGAACGCAACGTGAAGGCGACCACTGGTTGGAACCCGACTCGTCCAGTTCTGATGCCTACTGGCATGATCACCGTGAACGGCCTGGCCGAATACGGCGGCAAGAAGCTGAACACCCAAGAAGTTGACGAGATGATGATCTCTCACATCAAGGGCAAGCAAAACGCTCCGGCCATCGAAGCATACCTGGGTACTCAGTACGGTTCCAACCCGCACGAGGACTTCAAGCAACGTGCACAGAAACTGCGCATCGAGCTGAACCAGTCGATCTTCGACGGCGCTGTACACATCAACGGCTTCGCACAGCCGCACATCTGGGCACCAGACTTCATGGCAGTTCTCGGCGAAGCCATGGACTCCATCGGTACCCTGAACGTGGCCAACAACCTGGGCAGCTGGCGCTCGAACTCCCTGGTGTACGCACCGGGTATCGGTCTGGCAACTGCTTCGGCGGCTGGTTCGAACAACCCAAATGGTTCCGGCCTGGGTTCGTTCTACAACATGGCGACTCCGTTCATGTAAGCAACACGCTGTTCTGATGTAACTTAATGGTGGGTAAGGGGGTTCGCGCCTCCTTACCTACTATTTTTCTTTCTCTATTTTTGGAGTTCGATATGCGTCTCCCAGATCTAACTCCTTCCAATGAACTCGCGATTGCAGCACTGACTAAATACAGTGCCGAAGCTTTGGATCCCATTCAATACTTCGAGCAATATGCTGAAAGGTTCGGAGCATCGTTGGAAGATGATCCACGCTATTCTCGCCCGCTGTATGTCGACTTCGAGGATTACAACTATCTCCACGACACCAGCCGACTACGTCCAATCTATCTGAACGACTTCGACTTCAACCTCGAGGAAGATCGCGAAACATTGGCTCGCTTGACCCGTATGGAATTCACTGGTAACTCGTTTGACACGATTGCCAAATGTACCTGCGGTAAACTGCGCGGTAACTATCTGGTAGCACTGGGCAAGGTTTGCTCCAAGTGTGGCGACAAGGTAGAGTTCTTCCTGGATAAGGGAGAGGATACCAACCTGTGGCTCAAGGCTCCAGAAGGTGTTCGTGCTTTTATTAACATCGGGTTCTTCTCGACCTTCTTTAACAACATCACCATTGGTAGCCCGAAGGTTTGTATCCCGCGGTACTTCATTGACTCGAAGTATCGGATGAACGTTAATAAAGGAAAGAACACTACCAACGTCATCCTGCGCAACATGCTGGAAGAGCTGGGCATCGAGGAAGTGGATCTGAACTCGTTCCATGAACGTTGTGACGATATCATGAAGTGGGTCCTCGTAGGCGCCGGCAAACGTCACTTCAAGTCGAGTCAGGGTCAGGAAGGTGTAGACCTCCTGCAAATGTACTACGACAACAAGCACTTGGCTTTCTGCGATTACATCAAGGTACCAAGTCGCTACGCTACAGTTCTGGAACGTACGGGCAAAGAGGTTTACTCCTACTCGCACCAACCAGAAACCGCACAGCTGTACTTTGCGATTGCTCACACCCCGAAGTCTAATGCGGTGGTGAAACTGAGCAAGCGTGATATGCGCAAGAACGTGGACATTGTTGGCAAGACCCTGATCAAGCTGGCGGACCAATACCGTAAGGTAAACAATCCTAAAGCTCTGTTCGGTAAGCCTGCGATCCTCCGTAAGCACGTGTGCTCTGGTGCACTGCCGTTCACCGGTCGTTCGGTTATTACTTCGCAGACAGGTATCATTGATACGGACCAGCTGTTGGTGCCGTGGAAGATGTGCTTGGCGATGATGAACGAACATCTTCTGTCTTTCCTGTATCGTCGTGCGCACACGCCGTACATGGCTCGAGAGAGAATTAACCGTGCAGCCTATCATATTGACCCACTAATCGATGAGTTCTTCACCGATCTGGAAGTCAATCGCAAGTGTTTGATTCAATCTGGTCGAAATCCGTCGATTGAGTTCTTAAGTCTGCGGACATTCTTCCTGAAGGTAAACCGGGATCTCGAAGACGAAAGTATCAAGATTCCAATCCTGGCGTGTAAGCAACAAAACGCCGACTTCGATGGTGACAACGAATATCTCGTGTTGCTGGTTGACAACGAATCCAAAGCAAAAGCTTATGGTGGTTTCGGTCATCATCAGGTGCTGGACAAAAACATCCCGTTCAAGGTTGGTGACTACGCTGGACAGGCGGCTACTAACTTGATGAACCTCAATACGCTGATGCAGCAAACTCCTTTGATGGAGTAGGAACACCGCTATGAACAGTGCTAACGCGTTCACGTACGCTATCTCGGGTAGTTATACCGAGAACCAAATGAACAAGTATTCTGATTACGTCAATCAGGGTGCGGCGCTCTTTCAACAAACGGGGGGTTGGTTAGCAGAACAAGCAGGTCGAGCATTGGACGGATTCAACTCCTTCCTGAACTCTCGTGCCTGGGAAATGGGTAAACGGCTTCTGGGTAAATCCGATGGTGACTTCGTAGGTCGTTTTGACATCGGCTACCTGGGTTCGATTGATGGCTTGCAAGCAGCCCAAGGCTATATGCGCGATTACATTATGGCGCACCAAGGGCTGATGCAAGACTTCTTGGACGAACGGATTGAAGGTTACGGGGGTAACGTCAATCCACTGTGCACGGGGGTGGCTGATCAGAATATCTTCTGGCGTCGTGCTATGAACGGTTTGCTTAACGTTCAGACGGTAGATGAGAAACCTCAGCTACGACACACTCACTACTTTGAAAGTTTGGGGGGTGGGTTGTCGTTCCGTGAGCGAGTTGACATTCAGAAGACTTGGGCTGCGATTGATCATCATCGTGCTAAAGCGATGTTTGACGTGACCAGTGAATCCGGCAAGTACTACAAGGACTATGTCCAACCGGATGCCAGCTGACTGAACTAGATTCACTCTAAGGCACATTTGTCCAACAAAGTACTCAGGGGGCCGCATCCCTCTGAGTACTTTATTTTTTTGCTACCACGATTCTACAGCGCAACCACGTTTGTTCATTTATATAGGGAGCCCATTAACCAAAGGTTTAGGATATGAGTAAGTTTTGCGTTGCAACTATGTCCACCAAGAATGGGTGGGAAACAAAGTCACCAGAAGAAGCACTTTCGTTACACTTCATGTATTGGTTTACCAGCCGACGTAACCAGGGCAAGGTTCTCGGTGGTGTGCCTAGTTTTTATTTTCTCTGGGCAGAACATGGTAAGACGCCAGAGACGATGATTGAAAGAACCAAGATCGAACTCGACCTTTATGTCAAAGAGTTGTTCCCGGAATCCGAAGTCAGCGTCACTAAGCAGAACATCAACAATACCCTTACACAGTACACCCTGATCATCGCTGCCCGTGTGGTATCGGATGGGGTGGCCTACGACATGGCTCGAGCAGTACTGGTTACTGGCGAGCATTACAAAGTACTTGACGAAAAGAGGCTGAATAAATGAGTCAGATGTCCGCTGAGATGCGCAAAGATGTAATCATGGAAGACTTCCGTTTCCTCGACGACATCAAGATCCACAACCAAGACGGTAAGCTGATGCTGGGCGATGACAAGATGCCCTTCAACATCAGTCAGATCTTCTACGAGAAAGAATTCGTAGAGAAGTGGTTGATGGGCTTTGCGCTGGGCAATCAGTACGGGATCAACTACTTCCGTGCTGACGAGTGGTTCGCTTTCTCGGGTAACGGCACCCGCGCAGTAATGGTAGTCGACGACAACCACAAGCCGCTGTTGGTTATTGCGCCGATGATTCAGCACAAGCTGTCGCAGCGTGAGTTCAAGATCCTCCGTGCAGCCTCCATGTACATCCAGCAGTCCAACGCTGACACCATGCGCGCCAATGACCCCAATGCCAACCTGGGCGTCGCCAAGAAGCTTGCAGAGGTCCTCAAGGACACCAAGCGTATCACCCTGCCGGACATGATCACTCCGGAGTTCTACGAGAAACACGGGATCATCCCTGAAGTTGAACAGCAGGTCTATTATATCAAGGACAAAATCAACGAAGGCCGTGCGAAGATCGACGATATCACCAAAGTACGCCACATGCTGTACGCCAACCACAAGGGTCAGGCTCTCACCAAAGAAGAGCGTGAATTCCTGGATGTGTTGAGCAAAGGCATGTTCGTCTTCAACGAAAAGACTGCTGAAGCAGCCAAGACCGAAGCTGTCGCCGAAGTGCGCGAACAACCAAGCAATCCAATGGAATGCTAATTTAGGATTAGGGGATTTACAATGCGGGCGCTTTGGAGCTCAGACCAACACACGTTACACACGGTTACCCCGACTTACCACATCCTGGGGAACCTGACGAAGTTTTTGTGTAAAGATCATGACATGGCTAAAACGGACATGGTCTTGTTTGGTGGTGATTTCTTCGAACGCATGGTTGAATCCCCTAATGCTGATATGTTCCGTGTAGCGGACTGGGGCAAAGATTACCTGCACAACGTTCACGAAGCCAACCCCAAAGCTATTGTGGTGATCCTAGCCGGGACTTCATCGCATGACTGGGAACAACCCAAGCTCTTCCTGAACTGGGCTCCCAAAGGGCTGGACGTGCGTTACATCGACACCTTGTGTATTGAGGTGTACGAGCAGCATGACAACCTGAGCATTATGTATGTGCCGGACAACATGGGGAAGATGACTCCCGATGAAATCTGGGACCTAGCGCTCAAGGTATTGAAAGCCAACAACATGGACATGGTCGACCTGATCTGTTTCCACGGGGCTTTCGAGTTTCAATTGCATACTAATGCCAGGCATAAAGCCCACATCCTGGAACGCTGGGAATCCATCGTTAAGTACGCAATCTTTGCTGGACATATCCATACTCCAGTACAGAAGGGCAAGCTTTATACATCGGGCTCGTTTGATCGGACTCGACATGGCGAGGAACACCCTAAGGGCGGTTACCTCATTGAGCTGGATAAAAAGAAGGACTTGTTTACTCCTACCTTTTGGGAGAACAAGAACGCGCTTCCTTATCTAACCATTAACGTGGATCGCGAGATTCAGGCAGTGGATCTGATTAAGAAAGCTCATGCCTTCATTCGTAGTCACAAGCTACCGCCGAGTAGCCAAATCCGCATTCAAGGGGGAGCCTCAGAAGTCGTCGACCCAGTGATTAAAATCTTGTCCGCAGATTACCCGAACTTCGGGTTTAAAGCTGACAACGAGGTCGGCAAAGACATTCTGATGGACGAGGAATTGTTTGACAGTGAAAAGTATGAAGGAGTTTCATTGACAAAGGATAACCTTCCAGATTCCCTCCGCCCAGAGATTAAAGACCAGCTCGCTGAGTTGGGTATCTCTTGGGATGAAGCGGCTCGTGTGCTCGAGGAGTTCCTATGAGAGCTGTCGGTGCTTTAGGTATATCGGTGGGGACATCATTAGCTTTCGAGCTTATGTCCCCTAGTACAACCCGTAGTGTGGATACAGTCCTGTTTAACCTCAGGACCCTAATCCGTAATGCTAAGGATGCCTACGAAAAAGAAGACTCCGAAAAGAATAACGTTGAGCAACTCGTCAAAGACGTAGTTAGCGACCTTACGCTGTTAGGTAAGTGGGTAGAACAGAACAGAGCCGGTAAACCAGTGCAGATGGTGGTGTATTACCCTACCTACTCCGGCTTAGCCCGTAAGTTCCCACATGCTACTTTATGGGAACCGACTACCGATCTCCAAAAGGCAAACGTCAAGCTGGTTAAAGATGTGGCCAAGGAGTTACTGCTCAAGTATCCCAAGTTGATCATCAAGACCGACGTGGGTATGCCTGAGTGGAAAGGTAAAGGGTTGGTAATGACTCACCATGTGGTTGACCTTGCTGATATCTCTGGCATTGGTCGTCTGCATCTGCTGGAGTCTTACACTGGTACTGTGAAACCATTCACCATGTGGAACACCAAGTTAACGGGCGGGGGAGATCTGCACTTCATCCCCTTCAACAAACTCACCATTCAGATCTTCGGTGATAAGTCGACAAACTTCCGATCCAGTTCACATGGCATCAAGGAGCTGCTTAAGAAAGTAGCCGACGAGGGCAAGTGGACATCAGCGACTTCTTACAGTCGCGTACGAGGCACCATCAATGGATTGCCTCAGGGTGTGGATCGGGCTGGTCTACTAATGATGATGTAATTCCACTGAAAACCCCATTATTATTGAACGCAAACACTTTTTAAGGCGCCCCACATGAACAACGGCCAACGTCCTGCAATGACACCTCGCAAGAAAATGTTTCTGAACGACTATCGCCAGGCTCACCCGGCGACTGACAAACCCATGGATGGCGCGAAGTATCCAGCGCAGATGATGTGGGAGCAAGCCAACAACGGCAAGATCATGCTGAAGATCAACGACGGCATTTTCAAAGAAGGTGCTCAGAACAAGCACAAGGAAGTAGAACTCGACATCTACGACCGCGGCGACCTGTTCGAAGGCATCCTCGAAGCCTGCAACAACAAAGACTTCGGCACCAAGCAACTGCAAGTGGCCAAGCACCAGTTCGTCTACCAAGGCGGCAGCGGTCGTATGTCGGACAAGCCGGTGACTCAGGTTCTCCTGACCATCACTCGTACCGAAGACGGCCAGATCACCCTGGGTTACAGCAAGGGTGACTACAAGGCCATGGTACGCTTCAAGGGCCCGCGTAACACCGTTCTGCTGATGAAGGGTCCTACCGGTGAGCGTATCGAAGACCACGGCACCATGAGCCGCTGGGCAGCTCGTAACTGGGTGAACTTCCACCGTCCAATCCTGGACCGTATGGAACTCGACGGTTGGGAGCCACCAAAGCCCCGCGGTGAAGCAGCAAACCCTGCACGTCGTGACAGCGGCAGCAACAACCAGAACACCGACTTCGACTCCGGCGATAGTTTCGACGACGACTTCTAAGTCTCCATCTAAATAAAGGGTAGGGGGTAACACCTCTACTCTCTCTTTAAGCTATGGCTGGTGGTCGATTTTTAGCTTGGTTGGAAAAATAGAAAACTATATTATTTGGGTAGATTACAGTAATACTAATTGGAGTATTTAGTACATGTTTGACATTAGTATCCGACGCAGCTCCAAAAAGTCGATGGAAGCTATCCTCGTTAACCTTAACGATAAGACACTTCGTTTCAACGGCAAAGCCAGCATCAAGCTGGAGAAAGTTATCCGTGATAAGGATGACCAAGAATCCAATCTCTTCGATTGCTTCAACGATTACATCGAAGGGACCTTCTCTACTGAGAAGAAGCTCGAACTGTTTAAGCTCTACGAGTCGGCACACGCTATCGTGGAGAGCGGCAAGTTCCTGGACTACAATACGGAACTGGAACAACTGAAACCGATCGTGACAGCGATCCTGGAATTCATCAACGTGCAGAACTACTGCTCGTTTGTTCACTACTCTAAGTACCTGAAGATCCCTAAAGATCTCAGTGAGGCAGCGAGCAAGGGTGACTATCCAGAACAGACCACCATCATGGACCGGGATTATGAGAACCTGGTCAAGCTGGCATTTGTGGTGCGTACTGTCTATCCGATCATCTTCGGTCTGATGTCGCGTTTCGATACCACCATGGGTGCAGGTTACAGCGAGTTGGTATGCGGAGCACTGATCGCAGACAACATCTCGATCACCAGCATGCCAGGTTGGCACAAGTTGCACACCTATGTGCAGTTTGCGTTTAACAAGCGCGGTATCCCTAACCAGGCGGATAGTGTTACCAGTACTGAGGATTTTGTTGACAAGGTTCTGTTCAACACTGTGTTCAGCCGTTTGTGCTGCGCGGTGATTCCAGAAACAGAGGAAGGCAAGAACCTGGCCACGGCTATTAACGCCGCAGTCAAGCAACATGAAACTGGGAGTGCTATCTTTAGAGACAAAGATCGCCCTTCTGATGAGGACGATGACAAGCGTTCTATCTACGACAAATACCAGATCAGCGAATCGGTTAAGTCGACAGATGAAGTGGGGGACGCTGAGTACTTCAGCTTTGGGTTGTTCGACGAGAACGATAAGGAGCGTTATGTTGATCGCTTTAAACATCAATGTATCGGCCTGGGTATCAAGAACCCTAAGCTAGTGGAGATGATCTACGACAACATTTCCCCTAACTGGGATTTCGAGTTGCATGACCATATCCTCAAGATCCTGCAACTGGTTTACTTCGAAGTGACTTCGCCACTGATCTTCGAGGCGTGTGACTACATCCAGTTGTTGGCAGCTATCTGCTTGGCTCAGGTAAAGTTGAGCGAGCAAGGTTACAAGTATCTTCCTTCGGTATTGGGTGCAATCCATGATCCAGAGGGTGTGCGTAGTTTGGCCGACGCGCTTAAGCTCGGCACAGAAGACAAAGAGTTCCTGGCGTCTATCTGTGACATTCAGACTCGCAACAATGAAGGGCGTTCGTTTAACGAAGCTCTGGTGGCAGCCGAAGAGTTCCTGAACAAGTTCGGTAACGGGCGTTGGAAGTCCAACTTGGAATACGGGGTGTTGGACGACCCAGAGGTTTACGCTCGAGTCAAGAAGGGAGCGCTGTTCCCAATTGACATTGATGTAGAAGTAAAGAACGAATTCATGGCACTCAATCGCCAAGTAAACGCCTAAGCAGCATTCTCACGAGGATTACACGATGTCCACAGAAATTGTACTCGTCTCTGCCATCTTTGGTATGGGCAACAACAACCAGGATCACGTACACCGCCACAACACCCTCAACATCGACAGCATGAACATCGACACGCTGAAGATGGAGCAGTATCACGGAGGCGTGACTCCGTCTACTCTGAACAAGATCGCAGCACAGTCCGGCGGTATCAGTTCGCGTCCACAGGGTTACGTGAACATTGAAGACGGTTTCAACATCCGTCGCGGTATCGGCCTGCTGCGCTTCATGGTTAGCGAGAATGCCATCGAGCAGCGTGAGCTGGCGGTAATGGGTTACCTGACTGGTGGTGGTGCTTCGGTTGAAGGTATCGAAGGTCGTACTCTGTTTGTACCTGTGCGTTCCTGGACTACCAGTACCAAGAACGTAGCCGACAACATGGGTCTGCCAATGGCTTCGACGATGATTGCTTCGTCGACCCAGTTCCTGCAAGGTGATCCATTCCGTCAGTCGGATCTCAAAGCCATTCGCCCACTGGACGTAGGTAACGAGATCCTCGGCATGTACGCGGTGTCTCAGGAAGATGGCAGCAACATCGATAACTACGATGGCACGTTGAACGCTGACCTGAACAAGCACGTGGTGGTCTCCAAGACAGATAACCTCAACCCAACTCACCATGCTCGTGAGCTGTTGAAGATTGCTTCCTCTACCGTAGCTCAGGCTCAGTACGGTACTGTAGCATCCTCGATCGCTGACAACCTGAGCGGTGTGGGTATTGGTGAGATGGCTATCACCGAGAACGAGTTCTTCCGCACCATGATGGTCAACCAAGGCCACCACTCGCTGAATGGCTTCCAGGGTTTCTCGGTTGCAGAGATCAACAATGTCTTTGCAAACTTCCTGGACGTGCTGAACCTCCAGATGTTGAACACCAGCAACTTCGCCCACGTCGACAACCTGCTCGGCAGTAGCGAATACGGTAGCAGCAGCTCGCACGAGATCATCGGTTCTGAACTGGCATACATGACCGTTCACCTGCTGATCAAGTGCGGCCTGACTCACCTAGACTTCTCGGCAACCAACAACATCCACGATGTCGGCGGCCTGGTAGGTTCTGATGATGGTGTGGAGATCGTAATCGGCGCCTTTGGTTCGGTACTCGAGCACGACGACTATGCGATCAACCGGGTAGAGCAGTTCAAGCAACTGTTGAAGGCGCAGTTCTTCAGCAAGTACCAAACCGGCTACATCCACACCAGCACCATCATCAGCGTTATCGTTAACTGCTCGGTGTTCGGTGAAACTCGTGTGGAAATCTTCTTCAACGGCGATCAATCGAACGCCAAGAACTACGTGAACGCCACGTACTGCATTAACCGTACCTCGACCAACATCTCAGGTACTGAAGTGGGTCTGCAAGAAGCCAAAGGTTTCATGCTGAATATCCAAGACTTCTTCGCAACCAACTAATTACTGGAGCTTTACATGAACGAGTTGAACAAGCTGTACAAAGCCATGCTGATGTCCTGGGGTGCGGTGATCAAGGATAACGGCAAGATCATGTTCTCCATGGGTGGCGAAGAGTTCCCGATTCGTATCGACGAGATGGATCTGTACCTGCCGCTGTCGGAAGTACTCGACGGCAACACTATCGACAAGGTCTTCTTCCACCCGGCCTGCGAGAACATCATCAGTAAGGAGACGGAAGTCTTCAAGATGATTCGCAAGATGACCTGCATGAAGCTGCTCGATACCTTCCGCAAATACCCAATCGCTCTGATGACGGTAGCTGCTGGTAAAGAGAAGCGCGCGCACCGCCAGAACGTCCTGGACATACTGGAGCCGCTGAAGACCGTCAAGCGCACTGTGCGTGACGAGCTGAAAGGTTTGCTGGAACGCATGCACGTGGAAATCGGTGAAGATGGTCTCGACAACCGTTTCATCCACTTCAAGGTTACCAAGGGTGGCGGTCGTCATGCGGGTACTGGTGAGAAGGTTTACTACAAAACCAAACCTCAGTTCCCGTTCTACAACGAGATCATCAAGCGCCTGGCTCAGAACGAAGGTCGGTCGGACAACCAGACTGTTGAACTGAACAACTTCACCGTGTCCATCGCGGCACTGAAGCTGGCAGCTCACCTGTTCCAGTCCATCCTGCCAGCGGTAATGGAGCCTGACAACTACGAGTTCGCTTCTACCAACTCGGTGGGTGCTCGTTTGGTGTCGTACCTGGGTTGCTACGGCGAGATCGTAGATCAGCTGAACCGTGTGCAGAACATGTTCCGTGCTGACTTCGACAAGCTGGGCATCTACCTGATCGACATGAACTGGACAGAACATCTGGAGAACCTGCCAGACATCTACCGTCAAGTGCCGGTCATGGACTACAACAGCCACAACACCCAAGACGAAGCCGAAACCTCGGCCACTCGTACTGGCATGGCGGGTCTGTTGTCGGTATCCAGCCAACAGGTACAACACGGCAACCAGCAGGTTGTCAATAACCAAAACCTCAACCAGAACCAGCCACAAGTTCGCACTCAGACCATGAGCGGCGATTTCGATACCACTCCTCCACAAATGCACCCGGGTGACCAGTTGCAGCGTACCGAGATCGACATGTTGAACAATCGCGTTCTGCACCACGCGATCAACGCGCAAACCGGTCAGCAAGTGGTCTACCAGTGCACCAAGCAAGGCAACTTGCTGATGCGTGTGGAAAACCAAGTGAACCCAATGGCTGCCATGATGGGTATGGGCAACGGTATGTTCGGTATGCCAAACATGGGCATGCAGGGCACTCCGATGGGTAACGGCATGATGATGTTGCCAAACGGTATGGTTGTTCCAATGGGCCAGCCTCCGGTAACTGCTTCTTCGGCAGTTAACAACACCAACATGGGGTTCGTTGATCCGTACGGCACTTCGAGCCAAGGCTCTGCTGCTGTCTGGTAAGCGGCCATAAGTAATAGTAGCTAGGGGCACGCCCCTAGCTACCACTTACTAAACCTTTTTATTTTTAGCCTCGAACGGTACTGCTACGGGCCATGGCCTTGGTCAGGATACTTTCGTCAATGGTAACAAACGACGTGAGGTGGGTGATATCCTGAGTCGGGTCCTCAATACCGTTTAAGTAGGCAACTGCCCAGTACATATGAGGTTGGATACCATATGCACGCAATAGCCGGTAGAAGTCATTCCGGTAAGCGTACAAAACGTTCCGTTCTACGATCGGGATGTTGGAAACACTGCGCAGGAATATCTCTTTCTCAGACCGGACCAGTGTTTTAAACCGATCTGTGTAAAAGACATCTTTATCACTGTTCATTGAACTGCCTGGTATCGGCATAATAAGACCTATTTGGTAAGGTTAGTGTTTTTTAAACCTATATCATCAGTCCGACTAATGAATTCGGTCTGCTAAAGATCTTGGTAATTACAGTACGGAGAGTAGTAACGTGGGCAAAAAAGAACAAGCGTCTCCAAAGCTGCAATATGTAGGAAAGGAAAACCAACTCCATCCCGCCCTTATGGGTGTTTGTGCAAACCTGGTAGCCTTTCCGCAGGTGTCGTCGCCGACTCGTATCTACATGGTCGGCAACATGATCCCAAAAGCTGTAGTGACCTCGGGAGCTAGTGAACGGAAACTGAAGACTGGTTTCGAATACCAGTATGCGAAAGCCGCTCGGGCAATCGTAGCGCCATCCAACATGACTGTAGAGGAAATCTTCTACGTCAGTAGCTTGACTGGCCGTGGCGAACAGACTGACCAGTGGAACCCGGTCTACGTGCTGTTTAAGAACGAGGAAAAGGGAATGTATGACATTCTCGAACTGCCTCGTTACAACACACAGAACACCTACGTTGGTTTCGAGTATGTGTACGACATGAACGTCATGCGCAAGCTCACTAAAGGCGCCATGTTCGCCAAGGGCACGATCTTTGCCCAGAGTCCACGTATCAGTAAGACTGGTGAGTGGAACTTCGGTATGGACCTCAAGGTGGCTCCTGCGTCCTTCCACATGACCGAGGAGGATGGCATTACCATCACCGAGGACTGTGCACGTAATAAACTGAAGTGCATGTTCAAACATGAACGGAAGTATGCGTGGAACGAAGACGAGTATGTGCCACTGATGCTCTACGGAACTCCTGAGAACCCTAAACCGTTCCCAGAGAGTGGTGAGTCGATTCGTCCTGACGGTATCGTTATGGGTTTCCGTCGTCGTATTACCGAGAACGCCTTGGTGTCGTTGACCAAGAAAGCTTTGCGTACTCCAGACCCAACCCATGACATTCTGTTCCGTGCTCCTACCAACTCAGAAGTAATGAGCGTAGAAGTACTGAGTGATCGGATGAAGAACCGCGCTAACAACCGGTCTACCGAATACATCGAACAAACTCACAACGTTCTCCTGGATCGTTATGAGCGTCGTCAGAATGACATGTGGAATGACGTAATCCGTTGGTACACGACGAAGATCAGCAACAACCGTGGCAACGATATCGCCATCACGGATGCGCTGGACAACTTCATCCGGTTTGCTTACGGTAACTACACTCGCAACTCCAACGGCAAGATCAACCCACTGAGCCGTGGTATCAAGCGCGTTAAGCTGAAAGACTGGAACGTGATCATCACCCTGCGTGAGATCGTGCCTGGTCGTACCAAGTTCAAGATGTCGGGTATGAATGGTGACAAGGGGGTAATCGTTCGTGTAATCCCTACCGCCGACGCTCCACGTTACGACGACGGTACAGTCGCGGACATCATGGTGAACAACACACCAGCATTCCGTCGGCAGATCTACTCCATGTTGATGGAACAAAGCATTAACTACATCAACATTAACATCCACAAAGAAGTAGTGGCTCTGCGTAACGCCAAGGACTATGACGGTGCCTTCGCTGCACTGATGCTGTTCTACGAGACTGGCTTCCCAGAGTTTGCTGAGCTGGTAGGTAACGTGTTCATCACACCAGATGATATCCGTGAGCATGTTGATTATGTCGCGAGTACTCAGATCAGTGTGCAAGCACGAAGCGATAGCCGGTTGTTCGGTGTAGACATTATCAATGCCTTGCGCAAAGTGTATGCCTACAAGCCTGAGTGCATCACCTTCCGTAGTTCGTTGGGTGAGATGGTTCGTTCGGTTAACCCGGTGTTGATTACCAACCAGCACTTCATGTTGCTGGATAAGTTCGGTACAGATATGTCGGCGCAATCGCTGCCTATGTCCAACCTGTTCGGTATGCCGGCCAAACTGAATGACACCAACAAGTACAGCAGCTTTATCCGTGACGTGTGGAACCGTAACTCTGGTGAAACTGAAACTCGTCTGCGGGCAAGTCAAGTGGGTGCCAAGGAAGTGGTTAAGCAACTGGCTATGGCTTATTCGCCAGAGCTGCGTAAGCTGGCTACACAGCGGATCATCCGGGCTAACGATCCGTTCAACATCGGACAGATTGTTAAGGAAAACGAGTACGGCTTTAACCGGGCAGTACGGATGTCTTCCGGAATGATGTCGGACTCTGGGTACACTCTGCGCCACGAGTTGCCTAAAGACCGTCTGGAATACACTCAGAACAACATTGTTGGCCTGTCCAACATCCCAGCGATGGAATTGCCTCCGGAGGTCGTTTAATATGATGCAGATTAACTTGCGTGAATTCGCAAACCTGACAGAAGAGCAGGCGCTTCGCTGGCGAGGCTTCCGTTTTGCCTGTGAGGTAACGGATGATGCCGGTGAGAAGATTCTCTCTGATACGTTCGCAATGCTGCTGACGTGGCAAGGGTTGATCATCCACCGGCTGTACAATCACGTTCCTTATTCTGTAAAGGAGTGTATCCCGTCGAACAAGGGTCCTGGAAACTCGGAGGTGGTCTACAACGATAAGACGTTGGCCATCCCGATCAACTATACCCTGCAAGAGGTGATGCCGAATATCAACGATCCTGTTGAGAACGACTTCATCAAGCGCTGGTGCTACATCTGGCAGACCAAGCTGAACAACCTGCTGGTGGTAATGTCTGAGACCTCCGTTATCTCTGCTACAGCTGAATCCGTGGCAGAGCTGATGGAGGACGAGGGTATTGCGGATATCCGTAACAAGGTGCTGCGTCGTGAGATCTCCATCGATGAAGGTGAAGATCTGTTCAGCGTGTACATCAAGGAAGCGGAAACCCTCAACCACAACACCATGGCGCTGATGGCGCGTACTGGCGGCGTGTCGATTAACCAGGCGTATCAGACGGCGATCATTCGCGGTTCGGTATTCGACCTGAACAACACCATCCTGCCTAACCCGGTGATGTCCAACTACGGTTCGGGTATTACTAACCTGGCAGACGCCCTGGGTGACAGTAAAGGTTCCGGTAAGTCGTTGATCTCTAACGGTAAGGGCCTGAAGGACTCCGAATGGTTCCACCGGAAGATCCACATCTTTACTGCGCCGTTGCACTCGATTGACCACATGTCTGACTGTGGTTCTACTGAGCTGGTGCCTATTAAGGTAGTCAGCACAGAGATGGCTGTGGCGATGCTGGGCAAGTTCCGCATGATGGATGACGGCAAGCTCCAGATGATCGACCACAAGACCGTCAAGCAGATCAAGACGGGCGAAACCATCCTGTTCCGTAGCGAGGCATTCTGTGCTAATGGTAAGGACGGCAAGCCTTGTGGTAAATGTTACGGGGCGATGAAGTCTGCTATCCCGTACAACGTGATGATGAAGAAGGATGCCAACGTTGGCATGTATTCGGGTACGACCATCTGTAACCCATTGGGCCAAAAGATGCTGTCTACCAAACACTTTATCCGTAACGCGGTCACGAAGAACTTTGTGCCGCATCAACGCGATCGAGATATCATCTGGTCGAACGGGGACGAAATCTTCCTCAATGGGGATCTGTGTAAAGAAGGTACCCGATTGGTTCTGCGGTCTAGTATCGTTAAGGATCTGTCGGACTTGCGTTCCCTGGATGTATTGGACGAAGTCTCTCTGGACAAACTCCCGTACTTCAGCGAAGTCACCTTCCAGTATGAAGTCGAAGACATCATGGTGGGTGGTAAGACTGTTCAGCAACACTCTGCTCAAACCTCGGTATCTTCTCGCCACGCTCGCTTTTCTATGGGCTTCCTGCGTTACATCATGGAGAACAGCTGGACTGTGCAGGACAAGCGATTCATTTCGGTTGACCTGAATAAGTGGAACTCGGCAGAGCCAATGTTTGTACTGCCGTATACCCGCGAAGACCTCGATGCACACCGTTCTCGTGTAGAGAACTTCCTCACCTTTAACAAGCGTAACACCGCTTGGAGGAAGCAGGTGGTTACGCCTAAGATCTTTGGTGAAGTCATGTCTGAGTTCTGGACACTGATCAACGCCGAAACCAAGGGCATCAACATGATTCACGTTGAGACCATCCTGACCTGTGCACTGACGCGAGATCCGAACAACCTCTCCTACAAGCTGGCTAACGGTATTGGTGAGAAGTACTTCACCAGTTTCATTAGCTGCATTGATAACCGTGGGAGCGGGGGTCTGATGATCTTCGAGAGGCAGCAAAACGTAATGAACAACGCGCGTACTTTCAACATCAAGGATCGCCAAGGTAGCCCTCTCGAGTGCTTCCTCCAGTTGGGCGTGTCTTAAGCGAGGAGTCCCTTAAGGGGGACTCCGTTCCCCCTTATGAGATGAGGTTGCTGTATGCGGTATGTCGCGACCATAAGCAAGGCGCATAACTACCTGCGCATTCACGGGTACTATGGGGAATTTTGCGCTCAGGTCATCATACCTTTTTGCCGGTCCCATTTGTACAAGTTAGGTAAGGTCCCAATACCAGGGACTCGGAAACAAGTCTGGAAGGTTACACACGTATTCGCTCGGTCTAACCACGATAAAACCGAGTATCGTATTCCCAGCAGTCTGTTAAAGGAGTTGTTGGAGTTTGCACAACGTCGTGGGTACAACGTTTCACGTATCCTGATGGAAGAAGAGCCCGAGATCGAAGGACTTGATGTTGAGTTCAAGATGAAGGCTGGCTTTGAAGTCCCTCGTGAGGGGCAGGTGGAGTGGATTGACTACCAGCTAGACGAAGGTGCTGTAAAGGTGAACAACGCCTCTACAGGCTACGGCAAGACGTATATGTCGTTGTACACCATGTTCAAGCTGGGTAAGCGTACGCTGGTCACAATCCAACCGCGCTACATCACCACCTGGATTAACGACATTTCGAAGGTGATCGAACTTAAGCCTGAAGACATTCTGGTTTGGGAGAACGCTTCTCTTCCTTTATTAGGCGAGAACATCGAGAAAGGTCTGATCAATCCGAAGATTATCATTCTGCCGATGACCAGGATCTCTGGCTATCTGCGGAACACGCGCAAGGATCCTTACGCAATCAGCCTCGACGTAATCCTGAGGCAGATCAATGCGGGCTTCCGAATCGTCGATGAGAGCCATGAATCGTTCCACGAGATCAGTTTGTCGCTGATGTACGGTAACTTGAAGAAATTCCTGTTGCTATCGGCTACGCTGAAATCCGACGACCAGTTCACGGACAAGATGTACCGGATAATGCTCCCGATCAAGATTCGGTTGAAAGAACCTGATCCTGAAAACTACATTGACGTCATTGCCTACATGTACCACGTCAACACGAGTAAGTACAGGCTGAAGACAATGCAGTTGGGTAGCTACAACGACATGGTGTTGGAACAGTCGATCCTTGATAATGAGGCGCTGATCAACTTCTACTTCGAAGTGGCGGATAAAGCTTATCAGGAGTATTACCTTGACGTGAAGGAACCTGGGACGAAGTGTTTGTTCTTCTTCTCCAGGATCAACATGTCGCAAGTCATGCTGGAGATGTTCCGGAGAAAGTATCCGGGTGAAGACTTCGACACGTTCCTGGGAACACTTGACAAGAAGACTCCCGAGAAGTACTTGCAACACGAGAACGTAATTACCACCCCAGGTAGCTGCGGAACCGGTAAGGACATCCCGGGATTAGTGACTGTTATTTGTTTTCATACTGTGTTCTCCATTCAACGTAATAAACAGATGATTGGCCGCTTGCGTGAACTGTTCGGTAAGTTCGGGGGACGCATTACGCCACGGTTCGTATTCCCTCTGTGCGCTGAGCTGGACAAGCACAAGGACTGCTACCGGAAACGGAAGGAAGCCTTTGCAGCTAAACAGAAAAGCTTCAAGTTGATAGATTCAAACTGCGCACTGGTCTAGCCGGTGCGTGGTTCTATTACGAGAATTGAAAAAATGATTCCTAAAAGACCCTCTCCTCTTGCTATGAGGATACAAGAGATGGAGCTGGAGATGGGACTGATAGTACCCCCCAAGAAACCAGTGACATTGAGCTTACTGCTGAAGTGTCCAGACGTTGGCGCCGCGCCACTGTTTATCAAGAAGACGCTGGGTGAGGCTTTGGTTGACTTCCTGTTGAACCTAACAGACGTTGACGACTCTATCGATGACGAATGGTACTATTCCCTACTGCGTTGCAATGCCTATAACGAAGAAGGGGATGTCTGCGTTACTTTCGATAGCGAGCAAGAGGAACACATGTTCTACCGCGACCCGACAGTATACCTGCTGGACGCTGGCAAGAAGATGAATAACCTCATGGAATCCATCGCCATTCTAAACGAGGAAGAGATCAACGACCTTTACTCCCAAGTGACGATCAAAGATCTCAAGGTTAGCCAAGTCCTCAACAATCACCTGATGTTGATTATCCACGGAACGCAATACGAACCGGTTCCACCTTACTCAGACTCATGGCAATAACGCCTCCCGAGGAACAAAGTTATGACAACGAAGTCCCTGTTTATCCCAACTCCAGGCATCGAACAATGCCGGAACTACGTCATCATCCAGCGCCTGGTGCAAGAACGCATCCGTTCGGTAATGATGGGCGATTCGTTCGTGGACAAGTCGCACTTCCTGGCTTCTCAGTTCCTCGAGGTGCCGGTGCAGTACCAAACCCAGGAGGACATCGGCAAGTACCTCAAGTCGGAAGCCAAGGAACTCCTGGCGGCCTTCAAGAAGTACGAGGAAACTCCTGCATACAAGGAAGCCATCGGCCTACTCAAAGAACAGGAAGGTGCGTCTTTCAACATCACTAACACCACTCTCTCAGGGATGGTAGTCGTTCTCGAGACTGAATGATGGACGTCTTCTACGTTAAACTAGACAGAGCGGCCCAGAGCGAACTCTACGCAGACATCTCGCCGGAGTTTCTAGCCTTCATCTTCATTGAGGCTATCTTCAGCATCATCCAGAACAATGCGCCACACAAGTTCCCAATCGTAGATGATCCTGTCTACTATTGTGACGATCCGGACAGTCAGTTCGAGACGTCGGTGGAATACTTGTTGGCAGTTATGGCTGATTGCGACAAGAAGGACGGTGTGTACGTTAGCGAAGAGGATTACCAACACGGGTCGGAAAACCACACTCGCATCTGCACTAAGCTCGGTAGCGCAATAGAGTCTATCCAACACTCGAACTGTTCTGCTGAACTGATGGTGATTCGCGAGTTGTTTAACCAACCAGCGTACATGAACCAAGTCAAGTTCTCTGCAACCCACCTGCCTGATCGGGTGTTCTTTGCATTGACCAGCGATCTGGGTCTGGACAGCATTCCCCGCGTGTGACGTGAAACGACATTACTACCCTACCTCCCCGTCAAGGGAGGTAGGGTAGGTGTCTTCTCTTTATTTTTTTGTTACTTGATAGCAGACTCGAGGTCCAGGGTTACATTGTTCGCACCAGCCTGGTGGTGAGCCTTCATACGGGTCAGCATTGCTTCGGTAGGTACACGTACCACTTCCGCACTCAAACGACTACCGTACATCCCCAGACCCTCTCCGAGGCAGGTCTTGCACCAGTCACCGTCTATGGTGACGCAGAACTGTGGAACACGCACGAAGATAGGTTTGTTCATCAGACCGTCGAGCATACCTTCTTCAATAAGAACAGCTTTCTTATTAACGACATGGTAACCACCGATCCAGTTACGAGCATCCTTCTTGGTGAGCACGATAGGTTCGCCTACAACGCTCTCACAGTCCGTACCAGCCACTTTACTACGACCGATGAGACGTAGTACTTCTTTTACCTGAGAACCGCCCTCACCGGTTGCCATGGAGCGAGAGTACGCACCAGCAACAGCAGTGTTAACGTAGGTAACGATTTCCTCTGGATCAATACCGTCATCCAGCGAGTTAGCCAGAGGAACCCAGTTACCGTCAGGACCTTGTTCAATACCGAAGACAATGAACATCCGTTTACGTGCTGTGTGGATGAACTTGTCATTGATGAAGAAGTTCTTGGAAGGACCACTCATCATTTCCTTACGGTCCATCTCCACCAGCTCTTCAGCGATACTGGTAAAAACTACCGGATCGCTGAGTTCATGCTTGTGGATCTCCATCAGCTCTTTCTTACGCTTCAGGATAGCCGGACTAACCGTAAGGGTGTCGATGCCGCCTGGTTTAACGAAGTGAGCACCCAGTCCTTCGAGGAAGTAGCAGTTCTCGGTAAACTTCAGGCAGTCACGTACCGCAACCTTACCTTCAGGAACCGTTTCACCTTCCTTAGGGTTATCCACCATTACCGAGGCCAACAGCCCTTCGATAACCTTCTTGGTGAAGCCCTTGTTGACGTAGGGAGCAATCCCCTGGAAAGGTTCCCAGAACAGGATTACGTTGAACAGCAACAGACCGAAGGTAGTCTCCAGTCCTTTCCCTTTCAGGATAGGGTGGAAGTCATCTGGCAGAGTGAACCGATCGTCCATATGTGAGAACGGTGCTTCTACGTTGCCTTCGATGTATTCCGGGGCGCCATCGATAAGAGTAAAGAATTTACCCCCTTCAATGTAGACAGCAAAGGGAATCTTCTTGAATGCACCAGAAGAGTCCTCATCCTCCAACTGAATGGTGATGAGCGATTGAATAGCCGCCTTACTGCCGTATCCCTTGTTGTCGAAGAAACGTTTAAGGAATTCCAGCTTAGTCATTGTCGAGTACCAATTTGGCGAGGTGTTGTTCGACGGACACCAACGCAAGGTGATCCGTCACGATGGTGGCGAGGAACTTGGACAGTTCTTCGAACAGCCGAGGAGTGTTGATCTCGCTGATCAGATAGATCGCGGTAACTTCCTTGGCATAGGCGATCATGTTATCCGGAGTAGGGTTATCCAGATACACCTCAAACTGACGCGCGAAGAAGTTCAGGAAGCTCTCCACAGTGCCGCCGATACGTCCGTTGTGAGTAACGTGGAAGTATGCCTGGGTGTTCTCCATAAGCACCCTGTTGGCGCGTATACGCTTAACCAGGAACTCGGGGATGCTCTCTTCCACATCACCCTGCTTCAAGTTGTCGCGAATAGCCTGGATGGTTACTTCGCTAACGTCTTGAATCAACAGCTCGTACACGCCGAGGTCTGCCTCGTCGCCCAGGTACTTACGCATCACCAACAGAAAGCGATCAGCCGGAGCAATGTCAGAAGAATCCAAGGTATCTGCCAGACCGATCAAGTCTTCGTAGGAATCCATCTCGTAAAAGAAGTTCCCCAGCTTGGTCAGTTCCGGCAACCGCTCGTGTGTCAGCTCATCGTCATTGAGTACGAAACCCATGCGAGTCAACACGGCGATTATATTGTCAGTAATCAGTTCGTAGATGGCGAGCTTTTTGGTCGGGACAGAAGTCGCGTCATCCACCAGAATTTCCGTGATAATATTAGGGAGAAGAGAACTGTTGCCGTCGGGGCCTTCATCTTCTTCCGGATCCACTTGGTAGTTCGATTGGGCCGGATCACTGATCAGGATTAAATTAAACGCATCTACCAATATTTTAGCCTGGGGCACGGGGATAGTGTCCTTAAAGCTAATCCAGATGCCACCCATTAAAGTGGCAGCAAGATCTTCGTTCTCACCCAACATTACAACTTCTTCGGTCTCAATTAGCATTGGGGCTATCCTGCTATTAGTTAAAAGGGAATCATAGCATATGTCGACTAAACAACAAAAACTGCAAGCCCGTCGTGCCACCAAGGCTAAAGCTCGCAGTGTTGCCAAGAAGGCTCAGATTCAGAAAGATCGACAAGTGTCTGCCAAGCTGGCTGCTGCAAAGAAAGAAAGCCAAATCGGTTACTCGATCGCTACCCAGGGCGTGATCCAGACCGCTGAAGCTCTGCGTAAAGGCCGTGGCAAGAAAGGCAAGAACCAGATCACCACTATGACCAACGTGGAAGTCCTGGTCGGCATCAACGAAGCCATCCCAGTTCTGGCCGGTGTACACGGTGCCATGGAAGTCTACAGCAACCTGGCGCTGGAGAAGAAGGTTGAGATGCTCCCGCATCACGTCGACATGTTCGAGACCTTCGACCGTAACGTGGTGTCCATCACCGAAGACATCAACGCCATCTACGAACTGATAGAGAAGGGCCTCACTCCAGACCAGTACCTGGAAGTGTTCATCCACTACATCGACGCTCTGGCCAACGTCTACGAGTTCGGTATTCCGGAAATGCTGCGTGAAGTACTGAAGCCAGCTGAAGCGCTGATCAACCAGTACGTCCGTGAGCACAAAGAGCCGGAAGAAGCCGACGTAGGTTACGGCATGCGTTCACACGAAGCTCGTATGCAGCGTGTGGCTCCTCTGTACCGCACCAAGTCCATCGCTGCTGACCTGACCGACCCAATCCCGGTTCCAGGTGAAGCTTCCGTTGGTGAGCTGGTAGAAGACGATGACTTCTCTGCCGAGCTGGCCAAACCGATCAACGATCCTCTCACCTGCTAATAAGGACCTGTTATGTCTATTGATGGTCAAGACAACCAAAACCCACTGACACCGGAATTTGTTCCTCCGGCAAATGTGGTTGAAGAACAAGCTCCAGCGATTCTGCCTGCTGACGAACCTGCGGCTGCTCCAGTAGCTCGTGCTGGTTACGCCGACGTGCAGAACGCCAAGAACACCCCGATGCAGGATCTGGTTGAACCTGCGTCGATGATCATTCGTGATCTGACGGAAGAAGAGCAACGCTCCGGTGGTTTCCTCACCATCTTCTTGGGTAACGACAAGAAGTCCGTACTGGCCGCTCACGCTGTGGTTAAGCGCTGGCTGGAAGTGCAGGGTGTGCGTTCCCTGGTAAAAGACGGTCGTGCTCGTGAAACCATGCTCAACAAGGCTGAAGCCGACTGGGCTGATTACGTGGCGGCTGAGCACCCTGACCGTACTCCTCAGGAAGTCAGTGAACATGCGGCCGAGCTGTATCGCTTCATGTCTGAAGTCCAGGACGAGTTGAAAGTCCGTAGCCGTGTGATGAATGAACACGGTGTGACCAACCAGCACAACCGTGGCAACAACTTCGTTACCTCTGACGTGGTCGGCAAGAAGCCTGGTGCCAACCTCAAGGGTCTGAGCCCTTCGGAGATTATGCGGCGTACTGCGTTGAAGAACGCTAACGACAAGCTGGCCTTCGACGTGTTGATGCGTGACTCGTTCGTTTACCTGACCTTTGCTCGTCCAAGCAAGATGGAGATGGGCACTCTGGTCAACGACCTGCGTATGACCATCAAAGGCTACGTACGTCAGCTGAACAACAACAGCGCCACCATCGCTCGCATTGCGGCCATGCGTGTCATGTGGGACTTCATCGTCAAGCGTATCTCCAACTCCAGCGTAAGCGACATCGGCGACTTCGGCCAGCTGGCCAATGCGATCACCATCACCGACTTCGATGCTCTGGGTATTGCGTTGATCGAGTCCTACAACACCAAGGGTGTCAACATGAACCTGCGGTGCCTGGGCGAAACCTGTGACTGGAACAACTTCTCGTTGGTTGATCCGTCCAAGCTGATCCACGACCGTACTTCGATCCAGACTCCGGAAGAAGCGGCTGCCTACGGCAACCTGTTCAACGGTAAGGCCAAGTACACCGTCGCTGAAAGCCGTGCACTGAGCACCGGTACTCTCTTCGGCCTGGAGACCAACCGTGTTTACAATGCGGACAAGTCTCTGTACCTGGAGATTGCTCCTCCTACTCTGGCACAAGCATTCGACACGTTCGACTACTTCGCCGGTAAGATCAATCCACAACTGGCTGACATCCGTCAAAAGGTTCTGGATCCTGAAGAGTACGAAGCTCAGGTCACCATGGCCCACAACGACCTCGGGGCTACCGAGTTCATCCACTGGGTTAGCGCTTACGGCGTAGTACCTGCTCCAGGTAGCGAAGAAGAGCCAGTAATCATCCGTCGTGAAGATGTGGATGCCTACGAGTTCAACAAAGGGATCATGGAAGTTATCCAGGATCACAGCGACCTGAACGCGGCACTCACTGGCTTCATCCTCAACAAAACTCCGTACATGTCTCGCACCTTCTGTGGTGTGCAGAACTACGTGTGCCCGAAATGCCACGGCCACTCCGGTGACCTGCAAGATCCTAAAGGGCACCTGGATCGTAAGTTGGGCTACACGCCTATCGATCCAATCATGAGTTTTTTTATCCTCACCCAGTTGAAGATGATGGCCCAAGCCCTGGAGCAAGACAAAGCCAGGTCCGCAGCCCTCTCCGAATAGCACTTCGGGGACCACGCGGGGAGATAGTGTTTAGTCCCACCTTTAAACAGGTGAACAACTCACTACTAGGACAATCCATGGATGGAGTCCTTCCTGAGTCACTGGTACTTAATGAATCCATGATGCATGATTTCAATATGGGTTATTACGAACCAAAGAAAAGGACCCCGCATTCTTCGGTGGCTTACTTCGAGTCAGAGAACAAGTTCTACCATCCGTGGTCTATTGCTTCTTGCGGTAAGACTTACGGGTTCGGTAAGCTTAAGGAACTGATTCCTTTACGGGATTACATGGAGATGCCCAACTGTGTAGTCGAAGAGTTACTCGAGTCTGTGGTAGAGGCTGAGAAGGAACGGTTTAAGGTGGACAACCCACCAGATGCCGCACCTAATAAGGATGGGATGAACAAGGAACTACTCACCCTTATGAAACAACTGGGTTTTGATAGAACGGCCTAACGTGAGATACCTCGGGGGGCTTCGGCTCTCCGGGGTATTTTATGTCGTACCGCCTTTTATGGCATCCTAAATTCTCATATGAAAGGGCCCTTTCATGAGCACTCCTGAAGATTACGTTGCACCTGAGTCCGTGGACTTGGGCGAAAAGGCTCCGGAGGCCAAGGCACCAGCCAAGCCCGCCGGTAAAGCCAAGCCTACCCCGGCTGTCACCGAAGCACCTGAAGTTTCCTACGAGCAAGGCCAGCCAGTTATCGGCATCGGTAAACTTGTCAATGCTAAGGGCACTGCTGTAACCGAGATCATGATCCAGCGTATAGAAACGCACATGAACTACGTTGCAGGCCGTAAAGGCTTCAAGGACAAAGAAGAAGAAGTCCTGGAAATGGCCGGCTTCATCGAAACCATCGGTAACTCGCTCAAGCTGCCATACGAGCAGTTCGTGCTGGTGACTGATGCAGTCCTGCAAGCCGTACAGGAAAACCAGAAGGCTTTCACCTCTGGCACCGCGTACCGCTTCACCCAGGGTCTGGACAAGCGCTATCCGCCTGACTCGATCCACAACTACCGCGTGTACATGACCTTCCTCACCAAGGTCGCGGTAAACTGGAAATCCCGCTGGAAGTTGGCCAAGCTGATTTCCCTGGCGTTCGTGATCCAGGACTTTGACCAGAAGGCCAAAGAAAACATCACCCAGTACTTCCGTTACCTGACCAACGTTTAATCGTAGGTTTCTCCCACAACACTTTTTCCCAACAAGGAATTGATTCATGGAATATCAAGAAGGCTCCTACGAAGTTGAAGGCGACGGCTACGGGCTTCCGGATGCACCGCACCTGGAGATCATGTTCGACGCACTCGAAACCACCGGCGAGCAAAACATCGACGGCATGGAAAACTTCACCCTGACCCAAGCCCAGCGCTACGCCCAAGGCGTTCTGCACGCGGCCGGCATCGTGACCAATGCTCAGGTAACCGGTACTGAAGAAGGCGTGTTCAGCGCTATCGGCGGTGCGTTCAAAGCGGTCTGGGACTACATCGTCAAGACCTTCAAGGCAATCTGGGACTTCTTCTTCGGCCGCGACAACGAGAAAGAAGCAGAAGAAGCCAAGGACGCTATCGGCGAGAACAACGACGAGCTGAAGAAAGCCGAGAACGGCACTCAGACCGAAGCTGAAGCTGATGCACAGTTGAGCAAGATGGCAACTGCTGCCGGTGGCGAAGAAGGCGACGAAGCTCTGGCCAAGACTCTGGCTGAAGCCAAGAAGGGTGACCTGAAGGCGAAGCGTGCGGCGATCAAAGCAGCTCTGAAAGAACTGCCGAAGCTGGCCAAGAAGCAACGTCAGAAGGTCCAGACCGTGGTTGATCAAGCCGTTAAAGCGAAGATGGCACTCATCCAAGCCGCCGGCAAAGACGACAAGAAAACCGAAGCTGCTCAAGATCACCTGATGAAAGGTGCTGGCGAAGGTTACGATCTCCTGTCTGACCTGATCAACGAAACCGGCAAGACCGTAGCCAAAGAAGCCAACTTCATTGTTGCCCTGAAGAATTCCCACACCATTAACACCGTTCAAGGTGTTCTGGCGTTCGGTACTCAGTCCCAGGCCAACATCGACGTGCTGAAGGCTCTCGGCGTTACCTTCAAGGCCAAGAAGTCCAAGGTTGAAGGTCTGATCAAGACTGCCGAAACCAACATGAAGAAAGCCAAGGACGCCAAAGACAAGGCCGCCCTGAAGAAAGAACTCGACGCACTGCGCGCCGTGGTCAACATGGCTGTTCGCATTTCCAAGCTGATGGAAATCAGCTACCACCGCGTACAGGTCGCTCACACCGAGCTGTGCAAAGTGTTCGGCATGTAATACCGGCCATAAAGCTAACCCCTCCAGCCGTTGTCGGGCTGGAGGGGTTATAGCTGCTTTATGCTGCTTCTTTAACTTCTTCTACTACTGGTGTTGTTACCGGGAACTGAATGATCTCTGCGGTCTGGATGTGACGAGGTGCAGCGTGAACTGCCAGAGGAGCCAGAGGAACGCGTTGGTTCTTCTTGATCTCTGCCAACAGATCTCCTTTACCTTGTTCAATCAGCGACTTTTCGAACACAGCAATCATGTCGCTGATCTCTGGGAAACGGAACAGGTCATGACACAGACCAATTGCGTTAGCCTGAGTACTACTTGCGTAGTTCACAGCAATCTCACGGAACTTCATTGGGCTTGCACCCTGAATCGCATAGACTTCTGCCTGCGTAGTTTTGTTACCTACGTTAAGCGCCAGCGTACCTGTTGGGTAAGCACCCTCAACGTCAATGTCAGACGTATCAGAACGACCAGAGCTGTAGACGTCCAGTAGCCCAATAAACAGCGCACGACCCACACTGGCGTTCTTCTCAGTATCGAGTAGAGCAATCCAGTCACCGAGAGTCGGAAGCTTGTCAGTGAACTCCTTATCACGTCTGGAAGGAGTACTACCCCAAACATAACCACGCTCCCTTGCAATGAACGACAAGGTGTCCGAGATCAAGCTTGGTTGCGAAACAAAGTTGAAGTATTCCGAGTAACGCAACAACATTGGAATCGACAGAGAGAAGTCGAGGGTTTGTTCGTCGATCTCTTCGATTGGGAAGTTATCGCCAATGTTGTACATCGAATACAGATAAGGATGTTCCTTCTGCATGTGTCGATGCCACTGTGGTGAACCTGGACCGTGATCGTTACCTTCTTCGGTATACAGCTTACCTGGAACTTCCTCACGGTTAGCAATAGCTTCCAGAGTGTAGCTTTCCAGTTTACCGAATGGGAAACGCTTAATGGCATAACCAGACATCGAGTCAGCCCATTGCCACTTAGCCATGGTCCGAACACTTGGGAACTTCTCTTGAGGTTCCAAAGGAGTCTTGTCGCCGTTCTCCTTAACCTTGTGCGTACGACCAAGGTTCAGTTCATAAGTACGGTACTCAGGAGGAATGCTCGGATCACTGTACACGTCAGGCAGGTGATAACCGGCTTCCAGCAATGCCCGCTCACAAGCTTCCATATCGTAGCCAGCGTTCCAGCTCAATACCCAATCAGGTTCCCACTCGTGGAACTTCTGAATGCAGGCATAAGCCACTTCACCAGGAGTATCGAACAGCTCGTATACAACCTTACAGTTACGACGTTCCAAATGTTTCTTCAGATATTTCTCTTCTGCTTCCTTTAACTTGCGCAGAATGGTTTCGTCGTCTTTCTCTTTATACCAGCTCCGTACCGCAGCGAAATATCCTTTGGTCTTCATGGTAACCGAAGCCATCATGATTGGCTTCTTATCACCTTTCACAAACATATCGGCTTCAACGTCGAATGCTGCTACTGTGTACTGTTCCTTCTCCTGATACTCCCCGTACTTGGCGAAGTGCTTCTGCTTGAAGTGAACAGCTGGTGTCTGATCCAAACCAAACACGAACACACTTTCTTTTGCATCCCGAATGGTAGCCTTATAGTCAGCAGCCCCGTACAGTTGCTTCTTGACTTCAAACGGAATCTTACACCGAGGACTGTTGTACTCACGAACATGCCGCTCTTCGATATAGTCCTTCGGTTGCTTAAACTTACGCTTATCTTCTTTAACAATCCAGAACGGTTGCTTATAGTTCTCCATTGCAATGAACGAAGTACTACGCGAATTGTCCGCATGGATGTTGGTGATCTTGGCACACAGCAGGTCTTTATTTTTGTCATAACGGTGACGACTGCTAGCTGCGTGTTTACAAACTTTTGCAATAATCGGTGAAGGGTTAGGCGTCATTGGTGATCCCTGCATTTTATGTCCGCTTTTAGCGCTATACCAATAGCGTTCCAGTTCAAACCTAGAGGAGTAGTCTTGCATGATTTCGATGGATTTTTTGACGCGTAAAGTGTCAGGTATGGAGTTCATCGAATTCCAGAACACTGACTTTTATAACAAGATGTCGACGCACCTGGAACAATTCATCAATGAACAGGGTCACCTGGACAAAGACGCGTTCAAAGGACTCATGCCGATCATCGAAGAGTTCACTGGCTTCTCCAACATCGGGGCTACCCTGACCATCCGCGGGAACCTCGGTGTAGATGTTGCTTACTTCTCGCCGAACAACGTACTGAACGGCCCGTATGTTGACGAGCTGTTGGGTTCGAGCAAGACCACCCTGTACCGTTGGTTCAAAGAGAACCAGGTCAAGCTGTTCAAAGGCGCAATTGATTACCGCACAGGTAAAGTCGAAGGTAGCTTCAAGACTGTTCCTGTGAAGCTGGAAATCAACTACGATCTGAGTGTTACTTTCCCTGCCGATAAGATCGCAAAGTTCGGTGTTCCTCTGCACGGTATCCTGGCTGGTGCTATTGCCCACGAATTGGGTCACATCTTTGGCGGCTGTATGATGCTGCTCTCAGTATGTTCTGACAACCTGCTGGCCAAGGCTGCTCTGCGTTTCTATAAGGACTCCATCAACCCAGAAGATCGGGTAGTGGTCCTCAAAGACGTAGCCTCGGTACTCGACCTGCCACCGGCCAAGGTTACAGAGCTCCAGAAGCTCGCCCAAGACCCGGACGAGAAAGCCCTGTTGATGTACTTCAACAAGATGGTATCGCAGCGCAATTCGCAGCGTAGCCTGTCTGTGGGCGTGGAGAAGATGACTTCGGAAGTAGTAGCCGATATGTACGCAATCCGTATGGGTTGTGATAAGGGTGTCATCGCTGCTATCTCCATCCTGACCGACACCGGTTGCATCGAGACGGTAATCAGTAGTCTGCTGGTAGCCACCATGACTACTCTGGTTAGCGGTGTCCTCACTCTGCCTACCATGATCACTCTGGCGCTCTCTGGCATGGGCGTAGGTGGCTTCCTGACCATCGGCATGTTCATCTTCGTCTTCTCGTTCGTCATCGACTATTTCGGCAAGGGTTACTCGGGTATCTACAACTCCGATCCTCGTCGCCTGGAAGATGCCATGCGTCAACTCATCAGCAAGATGAAAGAAGACCGTCGTGTGGATGCTAAGGCCAAGGCCGAGTTGATTGAACAAGTCGACGCACTCCTGGTATTGGTGAAGCTCGCCAAGCCTTGGTACGACAGCACTTCCCTACAACGTTTCGTCGGCTGGGTGTTCAGCCAAAGCGATTTCAAACTGGCAGAGATTGAGCATTACACGCAAGGTCTGGCCAACCACGAGCTCAACCTGCTCTCCCACAAACTTAAAGCACTGGCTTAAAGGAGTTACACCATGTCTCATCTGGTTCACGTAATCGAGTTCAAAAACTACCTGACTGGCTTGGGTGTAACCTGCCCGTTCAAACAAAAAGAAATCATCAACGAAGCATACACTCGTGCTCTGCTCCGTCATTCGTTCCGTAACGGCAACTCCTGGAGCGAAGACACCGAGAAGCTGAGCTGGGTAATGCTCGAGAAATGGAACAGCGTTTCGCCAATCGGTGCCGTGCTGGTTCACGAACAGGCCATCTGGCGTATCAACAACCTGCGCAACACTCTGGCAGCTACCGGCGGCCTGCCGTGCGGCAAAGAGTACACCGTGGAAGTTGAAGGTGTTGACGTAACTCAGCACGAGTCCTTCACTGTGCTGGTGAACTTCCTGGTCAAAGAGCTGGAGGCGTGCCATGAGTGACACGGCATACCTCGACGACTACTACCAGCTGGGGAATGCTGATCCAGCTGATTCCTACGAGCCAGGTGAAAGCAAGCAACGTGTCGACCTGACCGAGTACTACAAAGAGACCGGTCAAGATGAAGCGACTGTTATGGTCATGGGTGTTGAAGCTTTCAGCCTGGGCAAGATCTCTCGTGATCTGGCTATCAAGCTGAACCTGCCGAACGCTCGTACCTACGACCCGTTCGCTTCTGAGAAGAACGCTCGTGCCGGTCAGGAAGGTTTCTTCACGACCATCTACGACAAGTTCAAGGAATTCATCGAAGCAATCATCAAGTACATCCGTATGGCGATCGACTGGGTTGTTGATACTGTTAAAGGTATCTTCGGCTTCCGTAAGAGCGCACGGATTACCAAAGAGATCGATGACAACCTGGACGCTATGCGCGAAGAGTTCGTCAAGACCATGAACGGTCTGGGCTTCCCTAGCGCCGAGTACAACGTCGAAGACTGGTTGGGTAACCTGCCTCCTGGTAAAGACCGTGAAGCTCAGCTCATGCTGTTGAAGAGCAAGTTCATGGACGACCAGGAAACCATCAAAGGTCTGACTGCCTCCATTCCTCTCTTGCAGCAAGCTGTTGCCAAGATGAAGCAGGCCGGCGACCGTACCATGACCAGCTCCAAGATGCTGAAGAAGACGATCGGTGAGGAATTCAACCGTACTCGTGTTCGTCAGCAGGTAGTTGGTGGTGCGGTTCCTGCAAATGAGTCGACCGAAGTTAACCGGGTAATGAAAGCTTGCAGTGACGTCTCGGCTTCTCTGGACGTTCCTGCTCTGGCTGACCTGGTTGGTAAGGTTTACGCAGAGCTGTACAAGATCGAATTCAGCAACGATGAACTGACCAACGGCTTCAGCGAAGTTCGCAAGAAGCTCCAGGCCACCATCCACGCTGAAATGGTCCAACTGCGTAAGCAGAACATCGGCCAGACCCTGACCGACATCCAGTACCTGAACAAGCGTTATCAGGAAATGGCTGACAAAGAGATCGACATCTCCAAGGTCAACTGGAAAGCCATGGGCACTATCGTCGACAAGAGTGATAGCGACAAGGTCTCGGCGATCGCTAAGTTCTACAGCTACCCGAACCTGGCGGCTACTTACCAGAACACCACGGTCGACCTGCGCAACTTCACCAACTTCTGCTTCAGTGCGTCTAACGAACTGATGAAGGTTGAGAAGCAGATCGAGAACCTGGTTAACTGGCACAACCGCACGCACCAGTACTACTACGCTGGTGTGATGGGTGATGTCGACAAGGTCATCGAGATGGTTAAGGAAGCCCGTGCTGCTGGTCATAACCCAATGGCTAGCATCGACAACATTCCTGTTGGTCTGGTCTTCATCAAAGAAGCCGACGCCAAAACGTTCGCTGAGAAACTTTCGGCTAACGTTAACTTCATCATCGAGCAGGACTTGGCTGGCGTGAAAACGTCGATCAACAACTTCTCCAAGCAGATCGGGTGGGGTAAAACGATATGAGTGAAGATCAAGCGCGTTGGACGGCTTTAATGGAGCAGAAGGCTGCTGCTGAAGCTTGCCTGGAAGAAGCCAACGATATCGCCAACCAGGTTATTGAAGCACTGAAAGAAGGTGTGGATATCTCCGTGGCTGCGCGCATCATCACCGACTACTGGGGTGAACTGACTCCTGCCGCTGATAAGCTGCGCCAACAACTGTCCAGTAGCTTCCCCGAGAAGAACGGCCAGGTCATTCTGAGCGCTCCTTTGTGCCAGTCTGACCTCGATCGTCTGAACGGTTCGCTGGACAGTGCTCGTAGCTACTTCCAGGGCATCCACGGCTTCATCAGTGAACTGGTCGGGCGCATCATGCACCAGATCAAGTCATGTGATGTTAACGATCAGTCGGCTGTGGCGTTGTACAACAAGTTCCGTGAGAACGTCCTGCTGTATCTTGACTATTCGGGCGATTACTTCTACGAGGCCCGTAAGGTCCTGGAAAGTGAGGAAACTGCTCACTGGGGTAATCTGCGGGTTGTTACCACTCGTCAAGAGAACGGTGACTATCTCTTCATCGATGATTTCGAAGAAGACCTGAAGAAGACTCACGATGCTTACATCACCTACACCTTCAACCAGAAGGAAAGTGAGTGGTGGAGTCTGTACGACCTGCGTTGGTCGAGTGATCGTATCGTTCCTCGCGTCAAGCTGCCGTATCTGTTCGCGTTGTACCTGCTGGAAACACTGACTCCTCTGGAAGCCAGTTAAGCAAGAACCGGTCATAACCCCTACCTCCTGTTAAAGGGAGGTAGGGGTTAGACTTATGGCTGCAACTTTACACCGGACCTAGGTTAACCATGGATACGTCGTGAGGCAGGAAGATTACATCGATGTCCTCTTGTACCGACACCAGTCCATCCCCACTCTGACGCAGAACCTTACGCACAGCGAAGCCTGTCAGGTTATCCGCGTTACTGATAACGTCAACAGTACTGTCCCCCGCCATAGCGTTCAGTTTCACCGCTACCACTTCCTTCGACGCATCATCTTTCAGATAACGAGTCAGATCAGACACACCCACCGTGGTCGCATTGAACAGGGCTTCGTTGAGGATCTTCGGCGTGGCCTTAGTAAGCGCTGCCTTGAGGTTGAGGTTCTTGTGCCCAGCAGCAGTGAGGTAGTAGGTAACAACGAAGCTCAGATCCTGACGGAGGTAAGACTCGTAGTTACTGTTGACCACCACCTTCTGGTAACCCAACTTGCTACGTGGCTGATACACCAGGCTGGTTTGATCGAGAGCTGCCGACGTGAAGTACGACATGTCCTGACCGATAACGTTGACGAAGTATTGCTTGGTATCCAAGGCAAACTCTTTGTCGTAGTCATCCTTACTGAAGAAGTAAGCCCCATCGAAAGCGATGAAGTCCCAGTGGTACTTGAGGTCACGCGGAGCCAAGATGATTGGCTTGCCCAACTCGTCGTACATCACATCGTTGGCACGATACTTCAGGATCAACTGAGGTGGAACAGTGTTGGTGTACATCGGATCACCAGCACGGTGCTCTACCTGAGCTTGACCATCAATGATGACCAACTTACCGTCTTCGTACTTCAGGGTGGTTTCAGCATAGCGCTCCGGAACGTCCTGAGGATAACGCTTGAACTGAGCCTCACCAACCAGTGGGCGGATACGGCTGTACAGGTTACCCAGCTTCTGACCCAGAGTAGTGCTGTACTGAGTCTCGATGATACCAACCATTGGCACACGGAACAGACTGTCGTCGATCTTCTGGTCAGTCTCAGTGCCAGTGAACTCCTTATCGCCAGCATGAGTGAAGATGAAGGTCATGTTCAGTTCCAGAGGAACACCGGTGCTAACCTGAACATTACCGAACTGACTGAAGTTGTTGAAGTAGATAACGTCATTGATATCCACATCGAAACGACTGGTCAGTTTGAACTGCCAAACACGCTCACCATCTTCAGTCTCGCCGTAGAGCGTGGCTGCCATGTTAGCCGCAGCATTGGAGTCCAGAGGCTGTACCGACAACTGCACACCCAGGTTACTGTTCTCCAGCTCTTTATAGCTTTGACCCGACTTGGTTACGATGGTGATCAGGTAACCGTCATCCTGGTGTTGGATGTCAATCTGCCCCACACCCACTTCCAGACCCAGTGTCGAGTTCTCACTGACAAAGGTTTGGTGGTTAAACAGCGGACGGTCCAGGTGATAGGTCCGCAGCGCTGCTTGGGAGTTGGTCATATCCAACACGTAGTAGAACGGTGTGTACACCAGCGTGTTGTTCGCCACTACGTCCACGATCTGTTCAGCCGGCATAGCCAGGTAACGATCTTTGGTCAGCTGGTTAACCAGTTTAGTAGAAGGAGTGGAGATATCGAACAGTACGTTGTGCGGGATAGTTACCCGAGCACCGTTGTCGATTACCACGCCAGTGGCTGCCATGTCGTTGGCCGAAGCCAGGTAGCTACCAACAAAGCAAGACATAGGTGCGAAGAACTTCTTGTTGTCTTGACGCGGAAGCTCTTTGGTCACCGAGTACTTACGGCCAGTCAGGAAGTCAATCGACTTAACCGAGTTGTAACCGTAGTTCTCCACCGTACCAATCAGGTTGTTCTCCGTGATTGGCAGCACACGCTGTCTACGACCCTCAATGAAGGTGCGTTTCAGTTGTTCGAAGGGCAGAGGGTTGCTACCACCCGACGTGGCTGATACAGCCTTCCAGGCCACCCCACCGGTATCCTTAATAGGAGCGGAGTACTCGTTGAGTTTACCAGCACCAAAACGGTAGTCCTGGTAGTTAGGGTTAGGCGTATCCAGGTTCACATCAGTGAAGTCCTTGATCAGTTCACCCTTGGTGGTGTAAGTGTAGATAGCCGCCGTACCACGCCCAAGACCGTTGGCGATATAAACGTCAGGGATCTCGTAGGTGTACTTGCTGTTGGTGGTATCCAGGCTCAGCGCCAGCGTCGGAGTGGCCGGATCGAACACATCCTGGTCGTAGGTAACCCGGATCTCTTTGCGCACACCCTGAACCGTCAGGAAGGCCCGTACAGCGTACAGGTAATCCTGGTAGACGATCTCACCACGGCAACCAGAGCTTTCGTTGGAGGTGATGTTCTCGGTCGGCTTACACAACAGCTGACGAGCAGGGATGTTGATCATCAGGTAGAACTTACCGTTCACTTCCTTACGGTCGCGGAACAGCAGGTTATCCGAGATAGGCGAGAACGGACTGCTGGTGTCAGCGTCGTAAACCATCTGGTAGTTGGTCTGCTCGCTGTAGCGAATCTCTACACCGTTCTCAATGGCGAAGGTATAACCATTGAACTCTACTTCGGTGTCTTTTGGGATCAGCAGCATTTTGTACGTGAAGGAACTCTTACCCAGAGTCGCCGTTACATCCTTGGCGATGTTCTGATAAGTCTGTTCTTCGATAACGAATTGCAGCATGGTGTTCGCTGGGTTACCGAAGATACCGAAACGTTCTTCTTCCGACATGTGCCGGCTGAGATCGGAGATGTTGCGAGCATGCAAGGGGAACAACTTACTTAGCGAGTCATCCACCTTGTTCAAGAAGCCGTAGGTCGAACCCAGGATCACGTCACAAGCAGCAACGAATGGGTGCGACTTACTGTTGATCTCGATACGGCGTTCGAACCAGCTCGTTTCGATATCGTTAACCAGAGTGTTGATGCCGCGCACAGGGTTGTTGGCTAGGCGAATCAGATCGTCTTGCGAGAGTGCCATTAGATTCGGCTCCAGTATTCCATTTGCATGGTATTAATGTTGATCCACGGGTAGGCTTTATAAGCCCCGCTGAAGTACTCACTGAACTTCAACTTGCGATAGTGCATGTCACGTACCTGGGGATGCAAGTTGGGATTGAAGAAAACAGTGGTACGGTTGAACTGGTCAGCGATGCGGATGTTGTTGTAGCGGAAGATCACACTTGGGAAGGTAATCTCTACTTCGTCTTGCCCCTGACCACGGAGGGTGTTGGTGGTCCGGTCGATGGTACTGAAAGCACCAGACGGATAAGTGTTAGGCCAGGAGTAGCCGTTGCAGTAGATGCCCTCGATGGAACGCATGTCCTTGCCGAGGATGATGTGGTAGACCCGACAGTCGTAGTCACGATAGTTCTGAGTCAATGCCTCGTCATAAGGCTCCATCCCCTCATCGCCGAGTGTCACACCTTCGATGTAGTGGTTCCACACGTCGAAGATAAACGGAATGATGTTGGGCTTAGGGTTGTGCATGCTGAGACGCATATCGAAGTCATAGTTGACTTTGAGGATACCGTCAACATACTGGTAAACCTCTTTACGCAGACCAGGAGTAGACTTGGCTACGTTCAACGATACGTCAGGAAAACCGGAGCTAACCTTACACAAGTTGGTGATCGGAGCAATCCACGCATACAGCGGATCCAGCAGATCATCGTCGCCAGAGTTAGCTCGTCCCCAAACCGGATCGAGCAAACCTTTAACGTAAGCTTGCAGACTATTCCGAGGTGGTTCGTAAAGCGGAAGCAATTGTTGATGTAAAACAACGTTCTCATCAGACAAATTAAGCAAAGGACGGTTAACAAACACTAATCCTATGTTGTCATCTGGGATGGGAGCCATCTGGTTCCCGGGACCCAGAATTCGCACCCCTTTGAGCATGTTGATAAGGGCGCTACCGTAACCCGGACCACCGTTCTCGCGGAACGCGTGTTCTATCCACTCGTCAAGAGTCTCCCCAGTCAACGCTCGATCGGGTGCCTGGTTACCTGGGGTACCATCGAACCATCCATCGAATTCATTTGGATCATCAGCCATTTTGTTTGGCTCCCGTTAATAGAGGTGAATTTTTCATGATCGGAAACGTACTCGGTCTGGGGTCTTTCCTGCTCGATGTGGCAGCAAAGTTTTATCCCGATAGTAAAGACATAGATTCCGCCGCTAAGGTAGCGGGTCAAGTTCGACATTCATACAATGTGGTCTCGACCACGTCGGTGCATGAGAGCGCTAACAAGGCTCTTATCGCTCCAATGGTGGGTGTTGACCAGAGCCTGCTGCACCAAGAGTTCATGTCTGACTTGATGCAAATCATCATGTTGCGTGACGTGGTAGCTACTCTGACTCACCTGTCGCTGCAAGGTACCCTGGCAGTCGGTGTGAAGGTCGAGAACGTTATCGGCACCATCAACCCTAACCGTGGCGGCATGCTGTCTCTGGCGGGCTGTGAGTCGCTGGATAGCAACATCGCTCCACCGAAGCCAAAGAAAGAAGAAGGCGAAGAGGCCAACAAGCCTGAGTTCGACTCGGTACAGATCAACGGCAAAACCGTTGTTGACCTGAACGAGTACACTCCACTGGCCGTTGGTAAAACTGTTGTCGCCACCCTGCACGGCGAGAACGGTAACAAGATCGACTTCCCGCTGACCTTCCGTCAGATCCCTGTGCCGTTCCCTAATAAGGAACTGAAGCGTATCTTCAGTGCGGCCAAGATGGAAGATGGTTTCTTCGCTCGTCTGCTGATGGCGAAGACCCACGAGATCACCTATCCGGAGTTCCTCACCGGTCGTGACATCGTCAAGGAAAACTTCCGCATCAAGAACGAAGAAATGTCCGGCTACTACAAGGAAGCCCTGAAGCGCGAAAGCAACAACCGCGTTGCAGCAATCCGTACCGGCCTGGTCAGCATGAACACTCTGGCCAACAGCTTCATCATCTCCCAGGATGCGGCTACCCAGCTCGAGCTGGAAATCGGCAAGCGCTTCTCCAACGCCAGCGCTCGCAAAGAAATCTTCAAAGCAGTTAAGGCGAACACCATCGTCATCTGCAACGAAGACCGCGGCATCTTCACGTTCTACACTCACGGTAGCGATATGCCCGAGGTTTACACTCGGAAAGACATCGCGATCAAATCCAAAAAAGATACCGGTTCCAATTCGTTGGCAGACCTGGTGAAACTGCTCAACGGGGGCATGTAATGGATATCTTTTCCTACACTGGTAAAGTGAAGACGTTCAAGGACAGCGAGATCCTCTCGGTGCTCTTGGCTGTCGAGGTGGCGGCCAACGATCTGTACGGCAGCCTGGAACTGATCAAGAACAACAACATCGACCTGACCAAACAGATCGATAGCTGGGTTCTGGCCAAGACCATCAAGAAGCTCCTGGACACCCGCGGCAAGCGTGAAGACGGTATCACCGAAAACATGCTGTTCGGTATCACTGTCGTCAAGGCGCTGGTTCCTGACCTGATCAAACTGGTCAAGGGCTACAACGAGAAGTTGTGGGACGGTAACACGTTGACTGTTAAGCAGGCCAACATCCTCAACCTCATCGAGTACCTCGGCTTCTGGCTGCGTTACACCCGCACCATCTTCGACGTTCTGGTCACCATGAACAACGAAGGTGTGGATCCACAGAAGTATCTCAACGGTGTTGACTACCGCTGGCTGATGGGCACTGAGCTGTTCTTCAAGCAGTTCACCGGTGACCTGATGATGGGTGCTCGCCACATTGTCCAGGACCTGAACAAGATTCCTGATGTGGAGATCTCCAAGAGCTCCCTGGAAGTTCTGGAAGCCACCGAAGACGAAGCCACTACCGATCTGTTGAAGAAAGGTTTCGGCATCCACCTGGTGAACCCGATCTTCTGGATCTCCCTGGGCGTTGCGCGTATCCAAATGCGCCGTATCGAACAGATGCGCAAGAACAACGAAACGTTCGCGATGAAAGTCTCCCAGGCCATTAACAAGCGTAATGGCACTCCTGACCCTCAGCTGGATCGTCAGATTGAGATCTATCAGGAAGAGATCATCAAGAACGAACACGCCATCTCCGAGATCGAGAAAGACTATGCCTGACTTCCGCTTGGTATCTAATGGTTACGCCAACGCCGCCGTAGGCGATGGTGAAATGGCGACCATTTTCAAGAACCTGTTGTGTCTGAAGACGGACGCCTTCGTTGACTTCGAGTTGCTCGCCAAAGGTCATGTGGCCATTGAGACCATCCGTGAAGTCAATCGTCTGACCGGCGGCTCGTTCAAAGAGTTCCTGGAAGTCAACTTCGATTCTGGTAAAGGTCCTATCTCTGCTCTGGTGCGTGACGTTGTTCACTACCTGAATGGACGTTGTGGCCACCAGACGGTGTTGACCTCCATCAGCATTCAAGAGAACAAGCTGAAAAACTTCAACCGTAGCCGTTACGGGACGTACTCGCCGACTATTCGTGTGGGAACGCCTGAACCATTCCTCGGGTCTGGTGACGCGGTCTACGACTACGACCTCTACCGTCTGCTGTCTGGCATCGGCGCCGGCCATGTGGGACGAATCTTTTTGCTCCTGGGAGGAGATGCCTACTATGGCTGACCTTAACGAACAAATGCAGCTCGCTGCCGAAATGGCTGCTATCTCCGCCGTTAAGTCGCACGAGATTGTCAGCATGGCCAAAACCACCAGCGACCTGGATAACTTCCAGAACAAGCTCGGTGAGTCGAAAGACCGCGTCATGATGGTTAAGGACGTGCTCAGTTCCACCGCTCCGCATGAAGTCACTCCTGAGCTGGCAGTGGCAATGGATAACGCTCTGATTCGTTCGGATGTCGAGATCCCTGCTGCTGACGGCCTGGACAGCGTAGAAGGTGCAGAAGCCCTCGGTCGCACCTTGATGCCTAAGGATTACCTCATGACCCGTCTGACGGGCTGTGAGAACTTCCTGGGGGATTTCTACAAGAAGTCCCGTGAGGTGTCGTCTCGTGTATCCTCTGCCTTCAAAGAAGGCTACATCCTCTTCACGCAGTCTCAGGACACGCTGGAAGAAGCTGTCTCCATCCTGGAGAAGAGCATCAACGAGTCGCCTTCCTTTGCTGAAGGACGTGAAAAGATCATCCTCGGTGCACGTCTGTTCAACCTGTTCAAGGTTAACGGCAAGATCACCGAAGACTGGACGGGTGATCTGGCGAAGCTGAGCCGCACTATCACAGGCTTGAGCAACAACTACTACCTGAACAGCAAGAACAACCTGAACAGCACCCTGAGCTACTTTGGCGGCTTCGAGGGCATGAACCAGGAACAAGCTCTCGCGCGCTTCCTGCACCTGCCTCCGTCGATCCCGTCCGAGCGCTTCAAGGAATGCACATTCGGCAACAAGACCCACAGCACCAATAGCGTAACCGCTAAGCAGTCGGTCGAGTTGATGGGCGGTGCGTACTTCCTGGATTGCCGTCAGACTTCGCCTAACCGTAATACCCAATCGGTAGACGCGGTACAGGACTACGTACAGAAGTACGTGGATATGGATTACACCGGGTTCGAGAACTCGGCTGAATTCATTTACCCGAAACTGGGTAACGAAGTAATGTCGCTGTCTTCCCAGCAGATCAAAGCAGTTGCCCAGCATCTGCGTGCGGTCATCAAGGAATGGCGTAAGGTGTTCGACGGTGGTGAGCGCTTCAAGTTGGGTGAATCCGACTACGCCGACATCACTCGTGGCATTTACGAATCGACCATGGACGACGAGCTGAAAGACGCTGTCCTGACTGCCTTCTCGGCGGTGGTTCGTAAGAACCAGTTCGAACTACTGAACATTCGCGCCGCGGTTAACACCTACCTGACGCTGATCATCAACGGCCTGATCGAACTGTCTCACGACTCGATCAAAGTCAATACCCCTTGAGGGTAAGGGGTGCTTGATGAGTACCAAAGCGCTTTACATCCAGGGCCTGGAGAATCACCAGGACTTGTTGCAGGTAAACCACGATCTCGTAAGGGCTGGCAATGAGATGCTTAATAGCTCTCGTACCGGTAACGAGGACTTTGTCAGCGCGATGAAGGGTCTCGGTAACGGCTTGCTTACTCTAGGGGGTTGGGCTGGTGGTAAAACGATCGATGCGTTCAGTCACGTTATCGGTGCCGCTGGCGCTGGGCTTACCCGAGCCTTTAGCGACAACGAAACCCTGATCAAGAAGTTGCTACAGAACTTCAGCAAGATCGAGGACCATGAGTTAAACCTGTCGAAGTCGACGGTAGCGCTCATTACGGCCTCTGGTGACATCGAAGACATCTCTAAGGACATGGACGTTCTGATCCGGATGCTCGATGTCCTGGATAAGCACAGCAAGGATATGCTGAGCTATCTGGACAAGCAGTTGATCATCGCCAAGAAGTTGAAGGGCGTAAAGACAGCTGATGCCATCTTCGCTGTAGTGGACGAGTTCCACGAATTGAAATACCCGGTGTTCGGGCTGCCACATCACAGTGGCGATAAGTACACCTCCGAGGAGTTGCCTGGTGGCAAGACTTGGGAGTTCGCATACAACGACGGTAAGTCTCCCAAATATATTATGAACGGAGACACACCCGCAGGGGGAGGATCGTCAATCACTTTTTCGAAGGCTGAAGTCAGCGCTTTGCTGAACAAGCTCGACAAGGTGAACAGCATGCATAAGCGCGTAAAACAATCCTACGATAGCTACCTAAGCTTCCTCAGGTCTTGGTCCGATATGGTCAAGTCTGTCGATGGCAACCTGGGTTCGCTTGATAAGGTGAGCGGTAGCGCAATGGCAGAAGCTGAAAAGATCCTGGCTGGAGAACCTAATGCTCTGGCATTTTATAGCGGATTCACTCCACGAGTGGTCAGCTTTACTGACAGGTACATTCATGGTGTGCTTGGGGTCTTCGCTTAACCGTTGTTTATAAACACACTCAATAATTCCATTCGTTAACGAAAAAGGATGTAGAATATGTCTATCTTGGACCTGTACGCTGGCGCTGAAGAACTGGATCTGGCCGCTGGTGGCGAAGGCGTTGTTGACGCCGTCGAAGAAGTAGTTCGCGCTGAAGTCGCGGAAATCGCTGTGGTTGTTGAAGAACAATCCCAAGCGATCGAAAACCTGGCAGAAGAAGTTGCCTCGATGGACGACGCCGTTGAAGAATTGGCCGAGAACGTCGACGGCATGGAATCCCTGCTGAACTCCGGCAACTTCAACAGCCTGGCATTCGCCAAGCTCTACAACCGCGGTGTGGTTCTGGCCAACAAGCTGGGCGCTGACATCGGCGGCGAGCGCATGGGTGCCGAATCCATCTCCGACGCTTCCACTGCCCAGATGATCGCTCGTCAAGGCATGGAAGGCTTCATGGACACCGTCAAGGAGTATGGCAAGAAAGCCATCGAGTTCATCAAGCACATCTTCAACACCGTCATCAACTTCTTCGTGTCGATCTTCAACCAGGCCGACGGCCTGCAACGTCGCGTTGAGCAGCTGAAGAAACGTCTGGACGGCGGCGCCGCTCTGAAAGACACCATCAAGCTGGGCGGCTGGAACGTCTACTTCGACTACGCCAAGAAAGGTCTGCCATCCGCTGAAACTCCGGTTTCCCTGGAAGGCACCAAAGGCGCTCTGATCGAGTTCGTTGCCCTGGGCAACAACGTTTCGGGTATCACCCTGGATTCGTTCAAATCGGCTTACAACAAGCTGGTTGGCGCGATCAAGGCTGACGCCAAGAAAATGGGCCGTGCCAACGAGAAGAAGGCCGGTAACACCAACGTCATCATCGCCATCGAAGCTGGTATCCGTATCCGTGCTCAGTACAACGACATGGATCCGAAAGACCTGGGCGACGCCGCTGCTGCTGCTCGTTCGATCAAGCTGTCCGTGGTCAAAGACCCTGAAGCCAAGAAAATGACTTCGGGCGACGCCAAGGCCAAGCTGAAGAAAACCGAACTGCACGCAGTCCTGACCCACGCGCTGAAAGAAATCGGCAAACTGCGTCAACTGGGCATCGCCAAGAAGTTCTCGGCGGCCGAGCGTGACCGTGTGATCGGCAGCCTGAACGCTGTCAAAGCTGGCGACGCCGACAAGTCGGCTGAAGTCAACAAGCAGGTCAACCTGGTTCGCGCCGTCACCGCTATCGGTGCCAGCCTGACTCAGTCGGCCATCAAAGAAACTGCCAGCGAAATCCGCGCAATGCTGGATGGCGTTCAAGCTCACATGGGCTTCGGCAACGTTTCCGACACCACCAAGTAATTGGTGAGCTTCGGCTGATGTAAACTGGCAACCGCCCGGGGCAACCCTGGGCGGTTGCCTTTATGCCGCAACTTGGTTTTTCAAGGATGCTATGGGTTTAGGTGAATATTCGTATTCCAGAGGATTTGAGTATGGCAACTCCAGTTGTTTTGCAACGTTTTATCAACACTCCTACGGTAATGGAACTGTACGAGCAAGAGAACAAGGGTGCTGATCTAGCGGTGGAAGACAAACTTGTCGACGACCTCTCGGATGAGTACAACGAAGTAACCGGCAACGAAGGTTACTACAAGCTTTTGTTTACCCACTTGCAAGCTCCTCACGCTAACTGCTCTGTAGCAGGTAACGAGAGTTTGCTGGGTTGGGTAAAGAGTACTATCGGCGCACTTATCACCGCCGTAAAGAACTTCTTCAAGTGGCTGTTCTCTTTCTTTACTAGCAAGAAGGTTGCTGTAGAGAAGAAGGCTGAGAACCTCGAGGAGGCTTTGAACAAGCACGGGGTAAGGAAGGATGAGATTGCTTATCCTGCTGCCGCCGCTGTGCTCTGGGCTAGTCAACAGAAAATGCCAGCTAACCTGGATTGGATGCGGGCTGCTATGGAGAAGCTGGACAAAGCCATGGACAAAGGCGAAGCCTACGTCAAGGAAGTTCAGTCCTTTGTAGAGACTGCCGGTAAGCTCCAGGTTAAAGCTTTCATCAGTGAGCACAAGACCCAGTACGACAAAGCCCTGGCTGACCACATCACTGCGGTTGGTAAGCTGTTCACTGGTTCTGACTTCATCGGTGGGGTTAAAGCCTCGGTTGGTGATGGCGGTAAAGTTAAGGTCGATACTGATGCTAAGCTGTTGAAGATGGGCGAAGGTAAGTTCAAGACCAACGACACCCAGGTGCGTGAGCTGTTGAAAGAAGTACTGAAGCTCAACAAGCGTTTTGATGAGCTGGTTGATACTTCGGTCAAGTTGGAAACGGTCTTCGTTAAACAACTGAACTGCTCGTTGGAATGGGCGTGGACTGTGGAGCTGAAAGACCAGAAGGCTGCTGACTCGATCATCACTGGGGTTAAGCAAGCGGTCACTAATGCCATGGCTACTATCAAGGCATTGGAAACCACCTTCTTCCGCTCTGTCTCTTCCGGCATGGCTATCCTTGATGCCACTGTTGCCAAAGGTAAGTAACTATGCGACTGAACATTTTGAATCAGGCGGCAGTGGTACGGGCGGCTTGCAGTCAGGCTGATAACGTGGAACTCAATCCACGTTTCGGGGAAACACTCCAGATCAGTCCTGAAACATTCAAGTACTCGGCCTTGGGTAATCCTAGTAAGTCGTTGCTTATCGCTCGTGTAAGCCTGAATGAGCTGTTTGACAAGTTCCCTCAGGACATTACGGGGTTTGAGTTCAAAGACCCCGCTCCGTTCGACTCAGCGCGTTTGGAGAGCACCAGCGAGATCGACCCAACTGTCCAGGAATACATCCTCGACAACAATCCTTACGAAACGGTTCCTGAAACCGACGTACTGGGTACACACTTCTGCAACTGGAAACGTCTGGTCGGCCTTACGTCCCTCACACGTTCTGAGGTGGACCTGAGTAGCGACGGTGACTACATGCTGATCGATGCGCGTAATGCCACGATTCACCGTGGGACGGTTTCAGTCAAAATTAAATAAGGGGCAGGGAATGAGTCTTTATCTGGAACTGGGGCTGATTGGGCTGATGCTCAAAGCTCCTCGGGAACTTGCCCTTAATCAGGACAAACACCCGGCACTGGTTAAGCTGCTGAACTCCATCGGTTACGGTGGCTACATGAATGATGAGGAAGCCGAGCTGAAGAAACGCTTCCACACCACTCTCAGTGCATTGGAAACCAAGTTCAAGTATTACGACGCTTCTGAACTGAAGGTTAACGAAGTACTGTCCAGTTATCTGGTCGAGCTGTACAACGACTTCCGCAATGCTCACCGTGAGCCTAGCAAGACCATCTCTATGATGATCTGTGCACTGGGTAACAAAGGTGGCGATCATGACAAGAGCCACGCCATCGAGACCTGGATCGAAGCGGCTCAGTTGCTGATCGAAGATCTGCACGGCACGCAGAACGGTGATAAGCCGTTTGTCCTGGAACATCTGGCGTTCAACGTTAGCTGCCTGGAGTACATCGAAAAGATCCTCCAACTGCTCGACGTGTTCGTTACCAGTCGTCTGGGCATGCTCGCTGGCTGTGAGGAGTTCGCTCCTATGGATCAGGTTGAGTGGGACACTGTACATGATGAAGATGCTTTCGTTATGGGTGTGGAATGTTTGGCCACCGATGATTGCGAATGTGGTTGCAGTCCAGCAATGGATCATGCGCTCACCGTGATCGAAGGTATGGAAGATATCCTCAGCGGCCAGGATACCTACGCCGCTCGTTACCTGATGGGTGTGGCTCAAGCGCAGAACATACGTCTGGACGCCGTAGCGGGCAACGAAGGCGAAATCCTTGACACGATCAAGGATATGGCGTCGAAAGCCTACGATTGGATTGCAGAGGCTCTCAAGGCTATCTTCGGTTCTACTGATTCGGCTGATGAGTCGAAGAAGGCTGATGAGTCCAACGAGACCGCTGACACCAACAAGAAAGCTTTGCAAGCCATGACGGATAAAACCGTTGAGATTAACGATGCTGCTAAACAGGGTATCCTTAATCTGGCTAAGCAACTCGACCCAAGTGGCAAGATGTCCACTCTGGTTAGCGGGCTGCGCGCTCCTGGTGATGGTTCTCGGGTTATCGACGGTCTGCTCGGCATGCTGCGTAAGGCTACCACTGCTGGCAACAAGCTGGGTACCAAGAAGACCAAGGCTGAATCTGCTTTGGCTGACTTGAAGAAAGCTTCCAGTGCTGCGTCTTCTGCTGACGAGAAGAACAAGGAAGTAGTGGCTGCTGCCAAGGCTAACGTGCAGGAGAAGATCAAGTCTGCAAAAGAAGCCTTGAAGGAAGCGAAGAAAGAAGTCGCAGTCCACAAGAAATATGTCGCTGGTCTCCAGAAGGCGATCGCTGGCATCAACCCGAACATCTTCTCCAAAGCTGTGGAAGCAAAGGAAGGCAAGGCTCTGCCTACTAAGGCTAAACCTGACGCCAAGAAGAAAGGAGCTTGATCATGGCTTTGGAAAACGTTCATCCGCAAGTCCTGGAGCGAGTCCAGAAGCAACTTCCAGCTGAAGCCGTTATCAAAGTAGCAAGCGCCAGCCCACGTACCACTACGTTCATCGTGGAGTACAAAGGCACGGAACGTCAGGTACCAATGCCGAAGAAGGATATCGATACCTACTTCGGGATCTTCCAACGTCCAGAGATGACTGCTGGTGAAGGTGACAAACTGGCTGACGTGATTGCTGCATTCTCTGACAAGTACGGTTTGTGCTTGCTGGCTGATGTGGACTACGAAGTACCAGAAGGTGTGGTTGCCTTCGACGGTGCCTGGGAACTCAGTTACACCTTGATCGTTTCGGAAGATAGCACCAGCCTGTTTGGTGACTGTACTTTCACCGTAAAGGACAAGAACCGGGTGCCTAAGGTTCTGGAGAAGGTCGCAGTTACTCTGGAAGAACCAACCGCAGCTTTGGCTTTGGCCGGTAAGGTTATCGATGGTGCTGGTAAAGTCTTCACCGCTAACCAACTGACCGCGGCATTTAGCAAGAAGGTAGTCGACCTTTTGGTATCGCTGCAAGTTCCTGGTAAGTTCAAGGCGACTGACTTCAGTACCGCCGTAGTACTGGACGATGTGGACGACGGCATTAGTCGTATGGTGCTGGTGCGGATCCTCAAAGGTCAGCAACTGGCTATCCGTTACACGTCTACCGACAAAGATCGTCCCGCCTTCAAGAAGAAGGAGGCGTAAAACAAATCCAGTAATGGAGGGCGACCCCTTCCATTACTGGTATCTATTAATTACCTATGGGTTATACCTCATGCTCAAATCAACCGTTCCGTCGGAAGAAGATTACAAGAACTTCCTCCGCCCTGCTGTTTATGACTCCCTTCGGCAAGTGCTGAAGTTTTACGGCCTGGAGACCGCGTCTCAGATCTACTACAACGGTGAGAATGAGATTGCTAAGCTCGTAGGCTCCAACGCAACAGACCGTGTCGGTACTGACGAGTACACCGATGGGGTGTTCCGCAACAAGATCTTTATCGTCCCCGAATTCAACGAAAGTCCGTTCAACACTGGCAACGCCAACCAACGCCGTGAACCTACCGAGCGTGCGGTGTGGATGAACGATGACAAGATTCCCATGGCTCTCTTCCCGGGCTTTACCGGTAACAAGATTGACGTAACTGTGGTGGGTGCGTTTAACAGTGAGCGTATCGCCAAGGATTGGGTAAAGCGGATTAACCGGCTCCAGTCCAACCAAGTGGTAGACATGAACTTCAGCGCCACAGTTCACCTGGGGGTTAACCCAAGCGTCCTGGATCTGTTCTCGCATGTTTACGACCTGACCAAAAAGAATGACCCGACTCAACCAGAGTTCGGTGACTGGTTCAGCAAGTACTGCAAGGCTCCGTTTACCACTATCTCTAACGCTGCGGGTAAACACAAGCGCTTGGTAGTCCCAATGCGTTTGGACAACATCGGTATCAGCTTTACCGAGGCTGTGGTAACCCAGGCGAAGAAAGCTACCCAGTTCGGTAAGTATCAGGTGGAGTTCCGTTACACGTTCTACTTCCAGTACTTCACGCACTGGGAGATTGAGTATCCGCTCAACGTCTACCAAGACGAGATCGATGCGAAGTGGATTCCACGGGTACAAGAGAAGCACAGTGAACCGTTCAACATCCGGGTTAACCCTGAGACGGCTTTCGCTAAGGCTTTCTCCAACACCCGCAAGAAGCAGGCTCCTTACTTCTTGAAACTGCCTGATCACGATCCATGGGTCATGAACAAGGAAGACTGGGTACAACCGCTGATCCAGGCGCGTCTCAAGGTAGACGACGTAGAGGAACAGGAACTGCTGAACATCTTCGACATCCCAGGCTTTAAATGGAATGAGAAGGTTAAGCAGTACATCCTGCGGCGGCGTGAGTTTGCCTTCAGTCAGTTCAATACGCCTTTCCTAGTGTGGATCTACAGTGACGACCTGCGCGTGCTGCCTTCGCAACTGCGGATGGACGAGAACGGCGGTGTCTGGCTGACTCGTAAACCGAACATGAAGAACACCTACCGTTGTGTAGTGACCCTGGATTACGCAATCCTCGATTACACCCTCGAGTTCTGGGATGACTTGGACCGTAACGAGGATGACCTGGAATTGCTGCCGGCTATCTTCAACTGGTACGACTGGGCTTCTCTCCCTAAACCGTGGCTTAACTACATTCCTCAAATCCTTCGTGATATTCATTTGGGTCGTGGCAAGCGCCCGATCAACTTCAACAATTACATGATGGATCTGGGTTTGAATGCCTACCTTCTGCTAGAGGACGTTCGCTATGCCCCTCGCTATTAATCCGATCGGTGCTGTTGAAACCCCGGAACCAGAAACACCCAAGATTTACCACGAGCGTTATCGCCACTCCATCGTGGACTCCTCCTTCGAGCCTGAGAAGAATATCCTTACTCAGGTAGATGGTATCCCGCGCCTGGTACAGTGGTTCAACCCATTCCTGGGAGCAGACGAGGAACCTTCTCCGTTTGCCCCGAGTGGTGCTCCGACGTATCAAAGCTACACCTGTATCGACCGGGTTATCATTCACCAGGAAGGTGCTGGTGCATTTAACTTCGATCCAGAGACGGCTGAGAGCGATATCAAGTTCAGTGCTTACGTGGCCTTCGATATCGTTCCAGTTAAGACCGCTACCTTCATTGCCGACATAGGTGATGGTAACGCTGGGATCTTTGCTGTTACTGAACAGCCTGAGATCAAGAACAACACAGCGAACAAGGTTTACCTGGTTACCTGCCAATACCTCGGCATCCTGACTAAGGAGTGGTTCGAGGAACTGGACAGTCGTGTGGTACAGCGACTGGTCTACAACCGTGACTCGGCTCTGACCGGCGGTGCTGCTACTGTTACTACTGGTGAGTTCGAAACCGGTAAGGAACTGTTCCAATGGCGCGGCACCATTGCCAACTACATCATGCGCGAACACTACTGGAACCCAGAGCGCACTATCAACTGGGTAACCCAGGACAAAAAGAACGTGTATGACCCATACCTGGTGAACTTCATCCAGGCGGTTATGCCACCTGACCTGCGTACCACCTACCCACCGATCAACCAACTCTCCACTCAATACGGTGGACGTGAGTACGGTTCGTTTGGTGACCTGAACATCTGGGAAGTATTGTTGCGGGGTGACTTCAACCTGCTCAGTCAATGTCAACGGGATGCGGCTCTGATTCAAGTTAGCCGTATTCAGCAGACCCGGATGTACGGTAGTGTGCGTTCCAGTAAGTTCGACTTGTTTGTCGCTACTGATCCGAAGCGCTTCCTGATCTACAGCGAGTACTACAACGCCGACGGTTTCCCTATCCTGCGCCCAAGTAAGGAAGAGAAACTGACCTACCTGTTCTCCGAAGGTTTCTACACCGGAGTTCCAGAGGGTGAGTTCGAGCATCTGGTATTCGACATTCTCAAGAACAAGATGGTGGATCACAAACGTCTGTTGGCTTATTGCAAGACGTATTGGGATCTCACTCCACTCGATAAACTTTACAACGGTGCAATCCTGCTGCTGCTGTTGCAGGTGGCTCGCCGTATGGGATCGCCGCTATGATGTTGCACTCCCGCTACACAACCATCAGGGCCAGGATTCTGGAACTGCACAACATCCTGGAGCATCGGGTGTTCCAGGTTTGGGTAGCACCGAAGACGCTGATGACCACGGAGCAGTTGCGTAATCGTTATGAAGTAAGGCAGGAAGGTTATGCCAACGACCACAACTTCTACGGTGATCCTCAGCTACGACAAATGAAGATCCCGCAGATCTTGGCTATCATGGAGAACATGGGTCCAGCTATGAAGGACCTGGGTTTCCAGAATGCCAACGTAGCTGTTACCACGATCTATGAATCCATCCAGGAGTACATCGGTCTGTGGTGCGAGATCATCCGTAATGCTCCTGAGTTCGGTTCTCCGCCGCGTACTGAGCTTAAGGCTCTAGAGAACCTGGCTTACATGGTGTTCCCTATGTACAAACGGATCAAGCCATTCCAGCGCAATGCTGAGCAGCGTGAGCTGTTTAAAGGGGACGGGGATCTCAACGCCAAGGGTCTGGCTGGTCTGGCTGCTTTGTTCTCTATGCAACGCATGGGTACCGAAGGTAGTTACGAGATCAGCTTCATTAGCCACCTGGATGACCTGGACTCGCAGAGCACCGGTGACTTCATGGCGGCTAATCAGGTTACTAGCATGGGGCAAAACTTCTACCCTAGTGACAGCCTATCGCGGATCGACACACCAGCAGGTCCGGATGACTGGATCTTCAGGGGGTAAGTAATGGAATTACCACGTCCCATAGCCAACTTGATTGATCACGCCAACTCGATTGATAACTCGGGTAATGAGCGGATCTTCACGATGGAAGTAACTGTTGTCACGCCAACCGATCAGATCCCCATGATTCTTCCCAGTGGGTTTGCTCGGTTGAGTGCCTTCGCTACAAAGCTGTCTGATGACGCACGGGTTATTGGCCAGCTGCAACCTGGGGTCTACAATGACTCAGTACTCCCTTACAAAGATAACCTCTATATCGAGATTGTCGAACGTGAGGGGATGAATCAGGTGATGCGTCGTTTCCGTGCTACGCCAATGGGTGATGCTAACCCGGCACAACAAGGTGGTAATACTGCCTTGGCTAATCTGGCGAGTAAAGACGACATCAACATGATCTCGGTGACCTTCCAGATCTTCGAGGTAGGCTTTGCTCTACTGAAGAACGAGTTGATTGCTGACGTCCACTTGATGACCAACCTTAAAGACGTATTGCATTACCAACTGACTAAGTACGGCAAGATGCTGGAACTGACAGGTGGTGATGCTTTCCGTGGGGTGGACATTGAAGACCCTATCGACAACGATCGGATCTTTAAACAGGTGGCGATCGCTCCGCCTATTCCGCTGATTCGTTTGGGGCAGTGGTTGCAAGCGCACGATGAGTTTGGTATCTACTCTACTGGCCTGGGGATGTACTACCGCAAGGGTATGTGGTATATCTATCCCCTACACCGCATGGGGCGCTACGAGAAGGCTCGTAAGGTCTTAGACGTGTATCGGTTGCCAGAGAACGTTATCCCTACCCTAAAGAACTCCTACTTCGTTAACGGCCGTACTGTCACGGTCTTGTCAACTGGTGGGGGTAATACCAAAGACGGTCGCGACATTGATCGTCAGAACAAGGGTACGGGTAAACGGGTTATCAGCTCTGATGCTGTTATGGGTGAGGTTGGGCGGTATTACAACAAAGGCCAAGCCTTGACTACTCGTCAGGACTCTTTGTCGGAATATCAAACAGCTAAGCGTGCTAGTGGTGAGGAGATGATTCCTTTCCATGCTTCGCCTACCAACAACCTGTGTAAGGTGTTGTCAGAGAATGCTCTTAACGATAACACTGACATTGTCGTGGAGTGGCATAACTCTTACGGCTTGTTGATTGAACCAGGGATGCCTTGTCGGTTCTTTTACATGAATGGCAACAATGCATTGATGTACAAGGAAGGGACTGTTCAACACATCAAAACTGAATACCGGATGGATACCGAGAGTGCCGGTCATCCAGTGTTCAGGGAGCACAGTGCAATAGGGCTCTCTATCAGTAAGGAAGAGATGTCAGCAGAGTAAAAGTATTTCTTTGTCTGAGTCACTTATTGATATGTTCTTAGGAACAGTTCTGTCTGGGAAACCGGGTGGGGAGAGTGTGGGAGTTTCAAGCTACTTGACAGCGGTAGGTTCGTAAGGACCTACCTTACATCCTTAGCTCTTAGGGAGGGCTAGCCCAAATGACCAACATTAAACAAAGAATCATTAATAAACTCCAACAGTTCACTTGGAACAGAAAGGAAATCAAAATCCTGCTCTCCGAGGCGCTGGAGGAGATCAAACGACTCGAAGCCAAGCTTGACCCCGACATTGCCTTTAAAGAGGCTGTAGAGCGTTTGTAGAGCCTTCTACAACACAACAAGGACAAACAGCATGACACCAATTAATTGGAAGGAACAAGCAACAGAGTTTATTGACAACATGGACCGTACTACCGAGTGTCTTGAATACATCAAGCAAGAAGTTAAAGCAGCGCTCGGTATTGAAGACATCGATGGTTACCCAGGTGGTTTGCTGGGGGCGTTGCAGAAGATCTGTGACTTCAAGCTGGAAGACGTTAGTAAGCCTATCGATCCGATGGAGATCGAAGACGACTGGCGGGAAATCAATCGTCAACATGAACAGGTCAAGTTCCTGCGCATGTTGGTGATCGTGCAACTGCGTGAGGCTGCTGGTCTGCGCACTGGTTACATTGAACCAATGAAGCCGGTTGGTTATTTCGAAGAACAGGAAAAGAAGTCGTTCGCCAACATCATTCCTGCACACCTGTTCCGTGGCGGCATTCTCCATGTGAGCTGTACTTGCGAAACTGCTTGTGATTGTTACAGCAGAGCCAGACAGCGACAGATGGAAAGAAACGAGTAGCAAACATAAGTCTATACTCTCCCTAGGCTTGTGGCCCGGGGAGAGTATATCTTTGACTATCGCTTTTACAGATGATCGAAATCAGGAATCTGTTCGCCGTTACTATCTAAGCTGTGTGTCAGACTTCGCCGGAAGGCAGGTTTACCAAGGACATCATGTTTTAAGCCTTTGTCCGGGTCGATGTTGTAAATACCGAACCGTTTCTCTGGAGCACACCCTTCACCACGCTGCTTACCGACGCAATAGGTGAAGTAGTTCTTGAAGGAAGTCTTGGCTACGTGGATGGTAATCTCGACGTCGACTTCGTTCGTGATCTTGGTGGATGTTTCCGTTAGAGACTTACCCGCTACTTCCCGTGCAAAGTAAACCTCTGATTCTTCATCAGACTCTTGTAGCTTCTGCTTAGCGGCAGGAGACAACTGGTGAGGCGTAACAAAACAAATACCACGAGCAATAATGAAAGCCCTGATTTTCCGGAAGTGCAATTGCAGCTTGTCGGATTTTGTTTCTCCAGGAATCTTGTCAATGTTTTGCAGACCGCAGTAGTCATACCCCCAGAAAATAATCTCATGACCACGCAGTTCCAGTTGACGGCAGCGAGCGAACATAGTCACCGCGGAGTCTTTACTGGATTCGATTTGGTTGATGATGAGGAACCAACCGTTATCGGCGAAGCAGTTCACGATAGTTGAAACGATGTCTTCTTTCTCAGCGGACTGGAAGTCAGACAGAGCATCTTGAGTAATCGACAGCGCCAGCTTGTACATACGCATGATAATGAGATCCATGGTATCTTCAGCGGATTCCAACAGGATAGTTGGGATCTTGGCTTTGTCACGCAGCAACGGCTTGTTGTACATGCCGATGCCAGCAACAATGTGACTCATGGTCAGCGACTTACCACGGTTGGTCAGTGCGTTGATCAGATACATCTTGGCTCGACGGAAACCAGCATCAGGTTCCAAAGCTTGGTTAAGACCTTGCAATGGAGAAACCATGATACCTTCACGACTGTTCTCTCGCTTAGCCATCTCGATGATGTCATGGAAGGAAGCAGGAGTAGCCGAGGTAACCGAATGGACAACTTCGCTCTGGCGCTCTTCATAGAGGACGTTGGTACGTTCCTGGATGAGATCTGCCAGATTGGACCAGTCTTCTTTCTGCATATCTTCGAGGTCTTTGAAGCAGAAGTCACGAATGACCTTCTTGAACTTCTTGGCGAACTCTTCCCCTTCAGAGTTCAGCTGGACCTCTTTGATGTGCTTGTACACCAGTTTACGCGTCTGCTCATCATCCGGCAGATCTTCCAAACCAGAGACGATTGCTTCCTTGAGCGAGTCATCTTTCTTGCAGAACAGCTCTACACGCTGCATCAACAATGATTTTATAACAGGCTCATCTTCTGGTTGTTTCAACAACCACGCAATTGTCGCCTTGATATTGTCTCTGGTTTCCTTGTCCTGGGTGAAAACATCCGAATTGGGAACAGGCAGATCATTGAGAGTATCCACCAATTCCGCGATCAGGTTGTTATCTTTCAGCTTCTTGGCCTGATAAAGGGCAGACAACAACTTAACCAGCACCAATAAATCGTTCATTCGAAAACTCCTAGGAGCTGAAAATGATTCTTAAGACCCCTCACGGGACGCCATTTAGTTTGTTCTACTTGACCAGCTCTATGCACCAGTTGCTGGTCAAACAATCAATTCCGTTGCAAGATGTTTTTAAACTTGCGTCATATCATCAGAAGCTCACGTTCGGCGAGATCGCAACTATGTTGCGTTTCCAGTACACGGTAGCTCAGCAAATGGGAGTACCACTCCTGGACCCTAAGCATTTGTTCGGCGAAGGGTATAACGGCGGAATGGTCGCGGAAGCATTTAATGCGATCGACAGTGAAACCTTAAACCAATGGTATAAGGGATGTAAAACCTTCAACTCGTTGAATGTCGGCGGCAATGTGATGCTGGTTCTTTTCAACGATACCGACAACCACAAAGTCCACGGCTGGCATTCTTTGGAGGGGAACACTTTTTCCAGTGCTCTTCTGGAAGCTATCTTTGCTGGAGCGGGATACATGGAATCCCACTATGGCAAAATTGCAAAACCGAACCTGGGTGAAGTTACCCTGGCGGAAGTCTACAAGCTGCTAAGTCTCGAAAACCCTTAAACACTCACTGTATTTTATGTGTAGCACTATTTACACAACAAATATATTTGTTTTCAATCCCAGTAAAGGATCTGCGCAATGGCCTTTAAAGACGTCAACGCGGCGCTGAAGGATACCGGTAATATCTTCTTCGCTGTCAAAAAAGCCCTGTCTCAACAACAACTCAGCTCCGTGGTCGGGGTTGAATCGTTCGATCAGTTCAATCAGCAGCTCGCCAACGTAACTGGCCAAGAGAGCATGCAGCTGTCCAAAGCTCTGGGCAGCATCAACGCCAAGACCTTCGACGCCGTTCGCGGTTCGATGATCCGTAGCGACATGCCTGCTGATCTGCGCGACACCATGATGGAAGCTGGTAAAGCATTCGCAGCCGTGACCGGTTCCGAAGGTTTCTCCATGCAGAACTTCAAAGGTGAAGAAACTGACATCAAGGCAGCCAACCTGACCTTGAACGCCCAGTCCCACCTGCAAACCCCTGCGGCCGAAGCTCTGTTCTCCACCATCACCGTTCGTTACGAAGACGAAGGCGCCAACCTGAAAGTCCGCGCTGCCGGTCTGGGTTCGTACGCCTACGGTAACTCCGCCTGGCAGTCCGCCTCCGAGCTGCGTCCGATCTTCGGCCTGCTGCGCTCCGGCGACATGTTCAAGGACGAAGTTCTCGCCCTGCATCCGGTTTACCCGGAAGACGTCAACGACGACTACCGTCTGCTGTTCGCACCGGAAGCCCTCGTTGCTCCGACCACTGCCACCTACCCAGAAGCTGACGCCTACGGCCGTTCGAGCCACAGCACCCAGTTCCTGAAAGTGCCGGTGACCATTCCGAACCTGCTGGCTCTGACCGAAGTTCCTGGTCAGCGTCCATGGACCAGCACCGACGAAATCGAGTCCAACTCGATCACCGCCGAAACGCTGGCCGTACAAGGTAAGCTCGGCGCTACCGACGTTGCGTTCTTCGTGAACACCAAGTCGATGTCGAACAACACCTTCGGTCCAACCACCACCGCTCAGTCGTCCGACGACCGTGGCATCAACATGCACATCCGCATGCTGCCAGGTTTCGCCGTGCTGAACAAAGACGGCGCTGCCGTTGGCGAAACCGTGTTCGCCGAGTACAAGACTGCTGGTTACGAGCCTCTGCTCAACATCAGCTTCTCCGGCAACTACCAGCGCCAGACCAACGAACTGCGTCTGAACGCAGGTACCGTTGAAATCCACGCGCTGCGTGAAATCGTTTCCGGCAACGTGATCTACGTTGGCAAAGCGAACTCCCCGCAGAAGACCCTGATCCGCAAGCTGGCCGGCGCTGCCGTTACTGCGGTCAAGGCTTCCTTCAACGTTTCGAACACCTCGCGCGGCAACTTCGGTTACCGTATCGAAGTCTTCGATGCTTCGAAGCGCCTGTCGGTACGTCGTAACAGCCCAATCTCGGTCAAGTACCCGATCGCCAAAGACGACACCAACCAGGAAAACCTGGACTACGCTATCCAGCAGATGTCCATCGTCATCAACAACCAGTGCTCGAAGAAAGCTTTCGATGTGGCTCAGGAACACCTGAAGTACATCACCAGCATCGACGGCTCTCCAGTTGTTGGTAACAACCAGGGCTCCAACGTTCTGCCTGGTCAGCACTTCGTCACTGCTGCCGCGGTTAACCGCAGCATCAAACTGGCGAACGCTGTTTCTTCGCAAGACAGCATCGACGTGTTCGACAACGTCACTGCCGTTCTGCTGAACGAAATCAGCGACATCCTGGCTGCGCTGAACACCAAGTCCGGCCTGGCTGCGATCGCTGAATACGGCGGCGTTGACAAGATCGAGTGGACTGCAATCGTTCACCAGAACTTGAGCCGTTTCATCATGCGTTCGGGCGACGCTCGTTCCATCGGCCCAACCATGCCGTTGACTGTTGTTGAAACCAACTTCGATTCGCAGATCGGTCAGATCCTGCTGGTTCCGAAGAACAACAGCACCAACGACTTCATCAACCCGCTGGGCGGCATCGGTGTGAACGTCTCGAAAGAGAACATCCTGGTGCAAGGTAACGTGACTCGTGACCAACAGGACTTCGGTGTCGTAATGACCCTGCCGACCTTCCGTCACTGGCCGCTGAACCCGATCATCGGCTCGCTGATCATCGAAGATGCTCACGACTTCCTCGGCGACGAAGGTGTCCTGACCAAACTCGGCAAACAGCGTGTGGTTATCGAGGGCTTCCAGGCTCTGGTTGACGCTACCGAAGGTAACGCTCCTGTAACCCCGTAACGGCCTTGCCGCCGACCTACTACGGCATTCTCGGTGACGATAGTGTCTAGTAGGTTGGTACGGTAAGGATACCAGTGCAGGCTTACTGCAAGAAAGAATAAACCCCCTCCTTGGGCTTCGGTCCGGGAGGGGGTTTATGCTGCAACTTGATATTTGAAGCAATTTTTCAAACCTACATTATCGAGAGGACTACTATTAACTATTAGCTTTTCAAAGCTAGACATTGGAGGTATCCGATGACCGCTGAATTGCATTGCTTTAAATTGGATTACCGTATTACCAACGTCGCGAATAAAGAACTCGTGGTGAAGGTTAAGAACGGTTTGAGCTACATCATCAAGCGTAGTGAGCAACCAACTTACCGCGCCGAACAAATTGTCTACGTCAATATGGAGAATGTCTACCTGGAGAACTTGAACATCGAACCAGCTCAGGCACTGACCAAGTTGGATCGAGTCATCCTGCAAGCAATGAAGGATGAACAAGATCGCCAGATGACCGGACGTAACGAAGTTTACTACAAGAACCTGACTAACAACATCGGCGTAAAGGTCGTGTTGGCTCAGAATCTGGTAGAGCGCAACAATGCGATCCACAGCGAGTTGCTCGGTATCACTCTGTACATCGGTGGTGAGAATCTTGACCAACCTTGCCTAAACACTCCTGGCTTTACGTTGCAGGAACTGTTCCAACAGCAGGACGAAGAAGTCGGTACCAAAAACTGCCTGAGCTACTTCGTTTATGTCAACGACCCACTCCAAACATTCCGGACTCTTTATGTAAACGTCATGGGTAAATCGGTTGAGGTGCCGGTTGATGACGATAAAAATAAACAGCCTGGATTATATATCGGTATTTCTCGCGGTATTGAACCACGGGAGACCCCATACTACACGTTCGCTAGCTTGGATGATAAGACACTTGAGCAGCTGGGTCTGTTCAAATCTAAGTCCGACTGCGACCAGGGAGGTAATACTGAGCGGTTCCTCACAGCAGAGACCCGCAACAAAGAGCTATCCAAAGAGGTAGCCAAGCATAGAGAGAATCTCGAGAGCCTGACTGACATGCTGGCTAAGGCTGAGATCGTGAATTCACGACTGGGCCAAGATTTGTCTAAATCCCGAGATGATCACAAAACCGAAGTGACTCGGCTTAAGTACGAGCATAACCTGGAGGTCACGCAACTCAAACATCAAAGTAAAATGTCATCAGACATGTTTAAGTATGAGACGCGTATGAAAGATACAGTCAATAAGGCTAACTTTGATATGGTAAAACAAAAGAGCTCGTATAGTTCCTGGGGGGACTTCGCCAAAGCAGTAGGGACTCTGGCGGGAGTAGCTTTTACGGGGTATAAACTGCTGACATCTTAACACGGAGCGCCTAATGTCCATCAAGCTAGCAAGGGCCATTGATGCGTCAATGCCACGGTTTAATCAGACAATCGTAGAGGGGTTCCATCAGAAAGAATTCGAAAATGGACTTCACTATTACGACAACGCATTGCACTTGATCTTCAAGAGCATCGAACGTCGGGGGGTTTACTTCAAGGGAGCTTTCAAAGTTCCGCCTCGTGAGTTCATCGACTACCTGAAAGAAGGTAGCAGCAAGCTGTACGACATTCACAAGGAAACTCTGTATCCTGTGAAGCTGATGTTTGAGTACAAGGATCGTTCGGGAGCAATCATTCCTCTGAAGCCTGCGTACACAATGTTGCCTTACACTGACAAGTACGGCGACCTGTTCCTGCGTGGCGTACACTACAGTCTGCAAATTGTGCTGGCTGAGCGTGGGTTACCAGTAACGAAAGAAAATGCCTTGTTCGTTAAGGTGTTGGGCTTTAAGTTCAAGATTGGTGTGGAACACTTCAAGTACGATCAGGTTTTCACCGACACTGGTCATTACCGTACACGTTCCTCCGATATCAACCTGGCGGCTAATCGGTTTTACAGCCCGACGGAATCGCGGAAGATCACAGACTCCAAGACGCCTACCCCATTGCTGGCGTGGTACATCTTTGCTGACATGGGCTTTAGCAAGGCCATGGACATCTACGGAGAGTGTGATTACGAGATCGGTCCTATTGACGTTCTCACGGCTGAATGTTCACCTGCTGACCGTTGGGAGATCCTGACTCGGTCTAGCTCGTCTACGTCTAACACGCGTAGCCTGGGTGAGTTCATTCCCCACGACCTGGGGATTGCGGTTCGTAACAAGAACCCCAAACGTAAAGAACTCAGTACCATGGGTTTGCAGTACGCTTGCGCACTGATCTTCATCATTGACTGTCTCTCGTCGTACTTCGACATTGACCGCATTGATAACCCGGACTACTGGAAACTCATCATTGGTCGTTGCTCCGTTAAGGCCGGCGACAGTAATGAGTACATCATGCGCTTGATGTATGAGCACTTTGATTCCATCAACGAATATCTCGACGATGATTCCATCAAGAAATTCGCTAGCCAATCGATTGTGGTTTCGAACATGTTTGACCTGTTCAACTACATCATTGCCAACAGGAGTGAGATCGTACAAACGACTGATCGTGCATCCATGTTCTTTAAGGAACTGGCTTCACTGGAGTTCACGTTGGATAAGCTGATCACAGCCGCCAACAACTTCAAGCACGACATCAAGAACAATTCTGAACTAAGTCAAAAGAAAGTCGCGCGTTTCCTAACCAACCGCTTTCACATTAAGGAGATTGACAATGCTCGAACCACCAATCTCATCCAGGAAGCGACGCCGACGGACTGCCCTTATGTAGATTACATGTTGGGGTGCATGCCACAGCATCGCGTCTACACGAGCTCTACGAAGGCGAAGAAACGAGGGGAGTTTGATACTAGCGATAGCGCTGGCTTCATCCATGCTTCACAACCTTTCGTGAATAGCTTTCTTCGGGTAACTGGACCTTATCCGGACGCTCGTGGGTACCTAACACCATGCTTGCATCTGATTAACGACAAAATAACCGGACTCGCTCCTGAGTTCAAAGAGTTATTCGAGCGAACAGACAAGCGCTTACGTTATCGGGAGCCAGTTAAGTAACGGCTCTAAGTGAGAAACCTAACCATGAATCAAAACGATATGCTACGCCCTCGGAACCCAGCTGCCGTGCAAGTGCCCGACGCGCAGGGTACTGCTCCGGGTATGGCAAACAGAGCCGGGATGGGGATGAATCTGGGTATGGGTGGCCAACCAGGTCAACCAGCTTCAGGTGCTGACATCATCCGTAACCTGTTGTCGCAAAACCTTGGCTCTAATCCGACTGGTGGGTTCAACTGGGGCAATACTAACAGCTCGATGTACGAGGACGATGTACTCCGTTCTCTGAAAGTAAGTAGTGATCAAAACCCGGAATCGATGCAGTATTACGTGGAACGGGTTGCTGGTGCAATGCAGCTTTACATCCAACAGATCTTTCACCGGGCTGGTCCGCTGTTCGAAGAGTACAAGCGAGCTAGAGAGAATTTCCGGTTGACAGAAACTGGGGCTGTTTGCGAATTGCGGAATGCCTTTATCGACGAAGTTAACAAGCAGCATGACTTTACACGTGTCGTCGCTCTGTTTGGTGCTCCGTTCTTCGGTAAGAACTTGATCTCTGTACTACAGACAAGTTCTCAAGATCAGCCATCACGCGCAGAGTATTTGAATGCTGTATGGGTTGCCGCGCGTGACGTGCTGTTCTTTGAGTTCATCAACTGGCTCATGAAGTCGCCGGTTGGTAAGCAGTATGCTTTGCGTATTCCGCAGAACATTCAGGCTAAGCTCTCAAACCTGGAAAACTTTAAAGAGGCCGCTGCTGCTGCCTTTGACGTATTTGGTCAAACGTCTCCTTACAACAGTTTGGAGTTCAAGCGACCAGAGTCCACCCGGCCCGATTACGCTATGTTGTTCGGCCCGGCTTCGGACTATGTCCATCAGACTGGTTTTGATGGACCCACGAACAGAACTGCGCCAATCGATCCTCACATCCATGCGGATACCATGGCTATGATTCATCGAAACGCAGCAATCCGTCGTGGAGAGTATCGTCCGGCTGTTAATACACATGACAATGTAACGGGAGGTGGTACCGTGGTTAACTGGAACAACGTACGTAACGACCTGAACAACTTGACTCCGCAAAACCGAGCCGAGTTCAATCTGGAACGCTTCTTTCACCATATCGGGAAGCCCAACCACTTCTTCATCCCGGAAACGGATTGGAGAAACATCCAGCATGCTTTCCGTAAGCACGCCGAGATGGGTCAGGAAGAAACAGTCCTGCACGGTTGCTTCCGGATCGTAATCATCGATCTGACCGGCGACACAGGGTGGTTCAGCACCATCGTGCGCAAAGAGGGAATGACAATGGCAAACGTGCTGACGGATCCAACCAAGCTGCTGCCAGCTCTGGAAGATCCGGAAAACTACGACACCTGGAAAGTCAAGCCAGTTGAATCCAGCAAGGTGGCCAAGGACAAACTTCACATCGAAGTGGAAACCTGCCGCAAGCTGGAAAAAGATGTACCGCTGATCGCCGTGGTTGAACCGATTGTTAGCAACAGCTCGAAAGATCTGGAATCGACCATCACCACCGTCAACAACCGCCTGACCGCCAACTTCACCAAAGAAAACGGCACCGGTATTTCTGCTCTGGCCTGGGATACCTACACCTGCGCCACTCCAGAAGAAAAGGTACGTCTGTTCCAAGATGCACCGTTCCTGTTCAAGGACGGCGACGTTACTGAAGGTCCAACCTTCTTCCAGGCATGCAAAGCGCTGAACGCATATTTCGCCCAAGGCATTATCTCGGCCGATCTGTGCTCCTTCATCGACGGGCGTCTGACCGACACCATCAACAACTGGCTGATCAACTGTGGTGGTTACAGTCCGATCAAAGGTAAGGGTCATCTGTCGGTAGACAGTGTGGTTCGTGATTACCGCGATCTCAGCGACCATCTGAAAGAAGTTGACGAACAGCTGTACTACTTCCTGCACCAAAGCGACAAGCCGCACACGCTGATTGAAGAACTGAAAATCTTCACCAACGTGAATCGCTTCCGCGGCCAGGAAGGCACCGAGCTGTCGGCAATCGATCAGCTGAAAGAAGAAGTCGAACTGCTGGTAGAACGTCCGTTGTACATCAACACCATCAACAAACGTGGTGGCCCGATCTACACCGCCGAAAACCCAGTGATCATCATGAACCGCGCGAAGTTCCCTGAGTACTTCAAGATGATCGAAGCTGGCTTCGAAGCTACCATGGGCGAAACCCACGGCTTTGACGTTACCGACAAGATCCTTCGCTTCTCTGATTCGGATAACATGTGGCTCTTCAGCTATTCGGCTATTGATGTCAACATGGCTACTCTGCGTCACGTTTCGCGTCGTAAGCCGCTGTGCTTGTTGTCGCTCGACTGATATAACCTGGACTGGGCTACTAGGGGCAACCCTAGTAGTCTGGTTTAGTTTATTTTTTTGCTTCCAGATTTTTAAGATACATTCCTTTTCAGGTCTATATTACTTGCATGATAAAGACAATCAATGTCTTTCACTATTGATCTCTGGAGATTCAAAATGGCTAAGCACTCTTTCGCTCAAATCGTTTCCGCTATCGCTGCTAACAACGGCATGGTTAAAGACGACCACGGCAATGGTACCCGCATGCTGAAACTGGCAGGCGTAGCAACACTGGATAAGAACGAGCGCAGCACTCCTGTAGCTCTGTGCGATTCCGCTTACTTCTCCGTGAATGGTGTCTACCTGGACGAAGAAGGTGTTCCACACGTCGACATCAGCTCTGTCGGCGGTGTTGTAGATTGCCGCAATCATGCATCTGTGAAAGATGCGGTTGAGCACTACAACGAAGAACAGAAAGGTTTCCCTTTCTCTTGCGGTACCCTGAACAATGTAACAATGTTCTAAGCAACGCATTACCTTTCATTCAGCGGGGGAGAATGGTCTCCCCTGTCTATTATTCGTTCTAGGAGATTTACCATGACTGCACAAAACAAAGCTGACTTCAACATGGTTGGCAAACGTGATTCCGGCGTACGTGTTTCGACTTGTGTTGGTATTGCTGGCGGTCTGCTGGCAGCTGGCGCATGTGCTGCACAAGGCTCTAACGTTGGTGCTGCTGTACTCGGTGGCGTTGCTGGTGCTGCTGCTGGCTGGGCTGCTGGTAATGTTTTCGGCACCATGGAAGAGTTCGGCACTTCCGGAACCATCATCGGTTCCACCCTCAGCGGCCTGTTCGGCGCTAACGTTGCAATCGCTGTAACAGGTATCGTAGACGCCTACTCTGGCGTGAAGGACCTGTAACACCCAGACACAATAAGGAGTTCCATCATGGGTAGAATCTTTAACATGCTGATGGGTTTCACTGTCAACGACTTTCCAAAGTCTGAAGTAGAGCTGGCTCGCTTTCGCTCTATGTTGACACACCTGCACTGCACCAGCGTTAAAGACGATACCCAGGACCTCTGGGACGATCGCCTCTTTGACCCACTGGTTGAATTGCAGGTAGAACAGTTCCCCAAAAGCTTGAAGCAACAAATGGAGTTCAACGGCGCTCTGCTGAATGTCTTCCTGAACAAACAATCCCGGTTGACTGCATAATCGGATAACAACCGCTAAGAAGTCCTTCGGGATAACTTAGCGGTTAAATAAAGGGTCGCAAGATCTTTTATTTTTCCTGAGGAGTTACCAATGAAATATAACCGTGAGAAGGATGCTTACACTGCAATTCAAATTACCGTCGGTGCTCTGGGTGCAAGCCTGTTGATCATCGGCGTCTATATCGCCACTGGCGTGGTCAAGCTGGCCAACTTAATAATGTAGCGGGGGAGTAGCTATGCTGCTTATATTGCGGGCAACGCACACTGTCGGAGCTACAGCGTACCAACAAATAAGGGAATACTTTCGGGGACTTCTTTTAATTGACGAGTGGCCAGATGACGTTCGTGAGAGTGCATTAGTGCTTTCCGAAATAGCAGTAGTGGTGGAAGACCCGCAGTTTGAGCAGGTACTCCAGCGCTTTAATGCTTTGCTTTACGTTGGGCGTCTTACTGATATGCCCGATGATGTTCCACGAGCTTTCTTGCAGAATTGGGATTCCGATTGGTTAGTAGTACTGTCTAGTAAGACGGACCCAGACTGCCATTACATCATAGTCCCAACTTCGGACTTCAAATACAAAACTCTGCATTAGAGGTTATCATGCAAATCGAATTGACAAGCCCTCAAGAAGCAGCAATGTCCAACAAGAAATTCCAGGTGATTATCGAGACTATCGAAAAGAACCTGAACGACCCTATCTTCACTGATGAAGGTGATGGCTGGGGTGATCGTATCACTGTCTTTGTCGAGGTTGAGAAGTGGATGTTCACTATCATCGAGGCAATGTACAAAAAGCTTGGTTGGTCTGTTTCCAACCGTTACTCCGATCGTCTGATGTTCATGCTCCCTAAAAACATTAACAAAGAGGTGGGTAATGCAGCGCTTTGATCCATTAAAGTACAAGGACGTCACCAACAACCAGATTGTAGATATGCTCAAGCATTACAATCTGTACGCCACTACAGCGCCGACCAAGGGTCTTCCTGACAAGATCTCTGGTCCTGAGCTGCTGAAGCTTATTGCTTCGCGTCTGAGTACTGAGGAACATCACATCGTCCAAAAGACGGTGGACTCAGTCAATGAATCCGATACCTATCTGACGGTTATCGGCGAACGACTGCGTCCTGGACCAGAGATGGCTTATGTCAATCTCAATGTAGTGCAAGAACGAATAGTAGAAGGCACTGGCAATAACTTTCTGCGTGAGTTGACCGAAACAATTGCCAAGTACAACACACCGGCAGTAGTAGAGCGCAAGCCTACCGAGATAGCCGCCGAAGCCTGTCTGTGGGCGATGGAACACAACATCTTCCGCAGCATGGGTCACAAGGTTTACACCCTTTACCTCCAGTTACATAAGGGGGTAATTTGCAGCAAGTACGCAGTTATAGCAACCGGCAAAGACTGGTTCATTACCTGCGTCGATAAATAACACTCACTTAATTAAAGAGAACCTAACCATGGCACTGCAAAACAAATACGACCGTATGTCCAACTCCGAATTGGCCAACGAGCTGCTCACCCACAATCTGTACACCGGCACCACCCCGCGTGACGCTGATGAAAGCAAGAAGATCATCAACGCTATCCATGATCGCCTGACTGGTGTCTCTGGTCGTATGTACAACGCCCAACGTCATGCTGAGCCTGCCAGCACCCTGGCAACTCCGGTCGACTACACCTGGGAGTTCCACCTCAACCCAGTACTGACTAGCCAGTTCGCTCAGTTTTCGAGTCCCCAGACCCTCGAAAACTTCCTGGCCATTCAGCAACCGCACAACCCACTGGTAACTACGCCGGTGATCGCGAAGATCTTGAACTCTCATTTGCTGCAAGATTCCAAGTACTTGCAGTCCACGATGTACAGCTCGGACATCTTCATCACCATCAAGAGCGATGAAAGTGTGACAATCGATATCAAGGCCCGGGTCGCTTCTCCGATGTTTATGGGCGGTATGTACCAACCAGGTGTTATGATGCCGCAGTTCAACATGCCAGGGTTCATGCGTAACCGCAGCATGTCGGCACCTGACAACGTAATTGGTTCCGGTCGTTTCGGTTCGATGGGTCCTGGTCCTATGACCGATACCTTTGGCGAGCCGTGCCTTCGTCAGTTCAATGAGTTCGCTCCTGGTGTATGGGACGAGAGTGACGATAAGCAGTTTCCGCCAAAACTTACCGTGGTAATAAACGACCTGGTCTTGTTTGGCATGCTTGACGTGTTCGAAGTACTTACCCAACGTCTGGTTGATATCCGCGATCAGGTCGGCGGCACCTCCTGGGCCGAAAACATTGGTAGCCCTGCAAGTATTGTCAGCCGTTTCCAGGAGCGTCTCGAAAAGTCCAAGGCCCCATACGACTCTATCGACCTGGCCGATTGGTTGTTTAGCATCATGAAGACCAACCGGGTTACCGTTAAGGTGTTCGATCATAACGGTCCTGTGTCGGTGGAGGTTGTCCCTAAGCTTATGAGTTATGGGCAAACACTTCGTGCAACTGCGCTGGAATTCCAGATCGGTCAGGATACTCTCAAAGCACCGATGGGGGTGCTGGCGGACATCCAACACTGTCTGAAAGGACGTGAAATTGAAACCAACCCTTTGATCCTCTGGCCGAAAGGTGCTGGTACCGCAGATAGCGTTTTCCAGCGTATCAAAGAAGCGGTTGCTACTCGCTTGATCTCGAAAACGGACGCCGATATCGAAGCGTACATCAAGGAACAACTGGAAACCACACCGCTGTTTGTACGTGTGTTCGACGCAGATGGCCCTGTTGAAGTAGGTCCTGTTCTGCGTCTCAATCGTCCGTTCGGTAGCGCGTTCTAAGTAACTTAAAGAGCTGGCGGCATCCTTCGGGGTGTCGCTAGTTTCTTTTATTTTTTGGCTGTTTTAGGAATCTATGGGAGAGTTGCATTCTCACGCTTTATTCCGCTAACCGATTAAAGGGAAAGACGATGAGTCAAATTACTGAAGATTTCCAACACCTGAACAACGGCGAAGTTGCTACCCTGCTGAAGAACCACCGTCTGGTTCAGGTACACCAGCGTGGCCAGCGTTTCGCTGAGATCAAAGTTCCGTTGGGCGACGACCTGATCAAGCTGGCAAGCGAGCGTCTGATCGCCGTTGTTCAACCAGCTGGTCCTGCTGCTGAGCCGGTCGAATCCTACACCCTCGAAGAAGCTCAAGGTCTCTTCGCTGCTGTGCATACCCTGGATGACCTGGCCGATGTAGTGGTCCGTGTTCTCCTGGTCGATTCGCCAAGCCTCGACACCGAGCTGCTGAACGCGTTGGTTGCTGAAGCCAAAGGCCGTGTTACCGACGCCATCGTGGCAACCGTTCAACCTGATCCTGCTCTGGAACTGGCTCCTACCGCTGCCGACCTGGTACGTGACTTCGACGGGATTACTTCCCTGGACGAACTGCACACCTACCTGGCACGCGGCAAGGAAGACGAAGTCGGTGCAAGCCTGGCTGGCCTGCTTGATCGCATCAAAGCTTCCGTACAGCCTGCTCCAGCGCCAGCTGTGGTAGAAGAAGCTCCGGCCGAAGCTCAGGTAACTGACGCCAAGCCAGCCGGTAAGACCGGTAAAAGCAAATAAGCCATAGCGGCCATAAGGCTAGCCTCCTGCCTTTACGGGCAGGAGGCTAGCTATACGGTTTTCTTTATTTCTTGTTGCTACCGAATGGATTGTAGTTCGGATCTTTTGGATCGTTGCTACCATTCACTTCGGCTGGTTCGGCTTCATCCCCTTCCTTAGGTTCAGCCGCTGGCGCTTCCTCCTCCTCTTCTTCCTCCCCTTCTTTCTTCTCCCCACCTTCTTCGACAACGTCGTCTTCACCTACAGTAGGACCATCAAGGTTATCCAGATTATCCAATTCAGGATCGCCAGTAGGTCCAGTACCGCCAGTGCCGTCATCTTCCAGTGGCTCGTCGCTAGTACCACCACCACCCAAGCCATCCGCATCAGGAGCCGGCTGCTGGTCAAGACCCAGGGCCTTATCCAACTTAGACTTGTACGACTTGATGGTCTTCTCGTCAGCCTCATGACGCTCCAGCATGAACTTAGCCAGGAACTCAGCCACGTTCTTACGCTGGTGGGTAATAGCTTGTACGAGAGAAGCGATACCGCCACCTTTACCTTCGTTGACAATCTCATCGAACGGCATTGGCAGGTTGAAGCGACGGAATGCCTCAGTCATAAAGGCCGACTTAATCGACGCCTTGATTTCATCCTGACTGAAGTCTTCCTGCTCGATACCCAGGATCTTCAACATCTGACCCATAACCACGTTGTTGCCCGACAGAGCTTCCCACGAGGTAACCAGTTTATCTACCGCTTCCAGGCTCTCTACGAGCTTGTTGGTGGTTTCAGTGCTGGTAGGTACAGGCATGGAGCAGTACACACTGTTGAAGAAGTCAGCCAAGATAATCTTGACCTTAACCTCATCAGTACCCTCGAGCGGTTCCTTGCTGTCAGGTACCCACAACTTCTTGTTGTCCAGAATAGTCTGAACCAAGGTCTGCATCAAAGGACCATTAACGCGAGCATGCTTGCGCTGGAAGTCAATGATGAACTTCGAAAGCTCAGTCTGCCAATTCACACCCTGGTTACTAACCATTTCGTGTTCAGTGATAGCTTCGATTTTGAAGTTGTTCGTATCGTCACTTACATCCAACCAACTACGAGGCAAGTTGAAGTAGTTGCAGATAGAGTTCAGAACCTGCTGCCGGCTAGCATCATCAACCGGTTTGAAGTTCTCCTTGGTGTAACGTTCCAGGCTAATGTCTGGGGCTACCACGTGTTTGTTCTCGCCAGCGTTAACCTTAACAGTCAGGCTGGACTCACGCAGTGCATCGACGATCTGAGGAACCGACAGTTGAGCCGTAGACAACAGGCTGTGCAATCGTGGGTTGTTATCGAAGAACGTTTGCCTGGCAATCGCAATAGACTGCTGGGGGTCCGCATCTTCCGCCTCAGGCGTGATGTTCATCAAGGTGTGGGGTTGGGCTGCTTCGATGTTTGCCAGGGTGTCAGCAACGTCGAAGGCCGCCAGACGGGCAATGTGCATCTTGGCCAGCTGGGTCAGGGATTGACCGATACCCATGCGGTTGGTCTTCAGAGCCATGTAGGTAACTGCTTCACCTGGAACATACAGGCAACGCACCCCTTGGCGGCGGAACATACGGGCCAAGAAGATCTTGTTGGTTTCTTCGTCAATAGTGATACTGACGCCGTCACCTTTACCGCTAACCACTGCCGACACGAAACGCTTGAGCAGGTTGGACTTCGACAGTTCGGCAAACTCGCTCATGTCGAAATCACATGGCTTGCCTTCCTGCACTTGGCGCAGGCTGCTGATCAGCTGGTTCTCGCTGCCGTTCTTGTTCTTGTTGGTGATGGATTCCTGATTCTTCTTCGAACTCTGATAGAACTCAGCGTCGTCAGTGTTCTTCAGGAAGTTACCTTCATCGTCCAACAGGAAGATGTAGTCATCGACCTTGCCGCTACCACCGTTATGACGCACAGGGATAACAGCTTCAGAAGGAACGTGCCAAACCAGACCACGACCATAAGGCTGTACAGACAGCGAGTCGTTGGCCTTAACGTACTGCATCGACTGCGAACGCACATGGCGGTCACGATAGATAGCACGGTTAACCTGGTCGAACTGTTCGTCGGTAAGGTTAGTGGTCTGCGCCAGCTCACCATCCTTATCCTTACCAGTCTTCTTGCCGGACTTCTTGCCGGAAGCTTTATCCTTCTCAGCCTGAGCTTTCTCCTCAGCTTCCCGCGTTTTCATAGCCGACTGAATTACGTGGTTAAAGCTCTCGACACCCATTACCGAATTGATGTCGTTATCGCGAGCCTTGCTGCTGAACTTCTGGAGATAGAGCAACGACAGGTTATCGGTCAGGGTAATCTTGATGTCGTTGTTCGGGTCTTCTTCTTTGCTGAAGATGTTGAACTCAACACCGTCATAAGCAGGACGACTACCCAACAAAGCTTCCAGACCACTGACTGCCTTGACCCCATCCTTCTTGTGCGGGTCACGAACGAAGAAGCCTTTGTTACGTGCCAGACGACGACCGGTACCTTCTTCAGTAACGAACTCGCTTTCCAGATGTTGCTTAGCCTGGTTGACAAAGGCTTCCTGACCGCTACGACCTTCAGGAGTGTTTGGGTCCAACTCACTACCGTTGATCAGGTAATCCAGACCAGGACGGCTGAGGTTGAACAGGCAAACGCTACCGGTATTCCAGAGGATGTCGTTAGCCCAAGGGCTCAATTCTGGCTCGATCTTATAGTCGTTTGTGTAGTAATTATCCCACACCGTCAGCAACTCAGTGTGCATGGCGGTGTTCTTCAGTTTCGTGGTCTGGGTGTCGTACGTCAAAATCTTATCCTGTTTCCCGTTAGGGTGAAACAGGATGGTGTTCCAGATCAGTTCTGCCTTATCAATGTAAGGCGTGATCACCCGAAGGTCAGTAACCGCGTTGATGTTGTTACTGATCATGTTGCTCAGACGATTCAGCTTGTAAGGGTTGATTGTTTCGTTACCCTTGCCTTCGTCTTTACCAACAGATTGTCCATTTTTGGGAACCGCGTTACGGAGAGTCGCAGCGATTGCAGGCGAGACCTTTTTAAGATCTTCACGAAGACGCGTGTAATCGAGCGGCGTATTCCCTCTGGTAGTACTGCGCGTTTCAAACCCCATACCAAACCTCACGAGTTAAACTATGAATGATGTCGAATTAGATCGGTATTACGAGGATACCTTTAGTCTGGCTCGAACGATGGTCCTCAAAATGGAGGCAGTTGCCCTTCGGGACAACACAGTTCTAACCAAGGCTGGGTTCACCGTACTTTCCGACAAACGTACTTGGCGGTATTACATGAATCTCAATGGGGAATACCACCCGACGGATGACGTCATGGTAGTCCTCTCCCTGGATACTGGGGAAGAGATTGTCTTCAACAGAGAAAACCTTCGCTTCCATATAAAAACGTTCCGCGAGTTTAGTAAAGGTGGTTATTACTTCAACCGCCTGATGGAAGCATATCCCCACCAACCAAACCTCATTCGCGGCATCCTCTCACCAATCCCGTACACCGAGACGATTGAGGCCAAAGACTATAAGATCCTGCGTTACAACCAGTCTTTGGTGATGTGGAATGAAGACCAGTTGATCCCCAAATTACAGACCTATGTTAACGGTCTGGTACCTCAACTGTTCAACAACGATTACATCACTACCGACGACTTGTATCTGACCTTGATGGTTAAAGAGCTGTACGCTTCGATCATCAAGGCCATTCATGCGATTCGTCTGGACGACTGCTTTACTCGCCACACCCATGATTTCTTTATTTGGAGTCACATCGATTCGTACGGTAACTTCTCCCAATACAAGAACAGCCTGAACAATGATCAGGTAATGTGGCTATTCCGCAACATTGCGTGGATCAAGAACAACCCAGGTCAGCAGTACACCTTTAATAAACTGATGGACAACATGCTGACACCCGGCAGGATTCCATTGGCAAGGTTTGACATGGTGGAAGCCACTGCGACACAGCTGGAGGACCTTACGCCTACTCCGCTGTATCGTAAGCTGCACATGAACCTGGTGGAGGACTATGGACGTGCTGCGTCGTTTATCGACACAGAGCAAATGATCCTCAAGCAACAACCAATGGCCAAAGATAACTACGACCAGTCAGCGATCTACTTGGATGACGCTCTGAGCAAAGGCAAATATAGCCTGCACTCCGAGTTGCCTACCAAGGTACTGGAATCGGCCATGAAGGACTACACCAACCGACATGCTGACACGTTGATGTCGACTGTGTACAACGAATGGGTGTACCTGGCCGGTAACAACATGTACCAGGGCAAGATCATCTCGATCGATCCCAAGACCGGCAAGCAGTACCGTTTCCCAGTAAAGGACGCGTACAACATCTGGCGATATCTGGTAGATACCAGTAAAGGCGAAGACAACGTTTATATTTGCCCCGCCTATTACCAGAACGTTCTGAAGATCACCCCACCAACAGTGGCTGAGATCAGGGATATCGGTGGGCCTGCATTCATCGATCCAAAACTGGCTTACGACATTCGCAATCTGTGGTTCCCGGTGGATATCTTCATTGCCCCGGACTACTTGATCCAGTATGCGTTTGAAACGTATGCGACCATGTGGAAGCACAAGAAGATTTACAGTCACTTCATGGACTTGAACAAGCGAGCGCGTGTGCGCCAAGCTACCAAGATCATGTATGAGTCGGGTTACGTGCAGATGGGTACTTATACCGTCTACCGTGACTTGCTGGACGCTTACCAACTGGACTTCAGTACTTACACTGCTGAAGAGATGCGTGCGTTTGCTTGGGATATCTTCAAGCGGGTTACTGGCTGGGACACCAACGTTCAACCTTCTACTCGGGTTAAACAAAGTGACCTGATCGACATCATGACTCAACTGTCTTCTTACACCATTCACGTGGTGAAGCAGATCGATGACGGCACGGACTCCACAGAACTCTATAACGAGTTCTTTGTAGGTGACTCGCGCTGGGTTGGTAAAGGCAACGGCAGTTATGCTGATCTTTCCAATGTCATGCTGGACCTCAAGAGCAACCTGGATGGAATACGCGAACTGGGCTCTGTAACGCCGCTGGTGGAACTTGAGCGACCTAAGCTAACCGTTGAGACGGCTGGTAAGGGAACGTTCGTCACAGGCGATATCCTGAAGCCGGTTAACCTCAAGACCCTCACCTTGCGTGAGGCTGCGGTTAAGTTCCCGAACAGTTCTTATCTGCGAGTGGTTCCTGATGACGATGTTGTCACCATGGAGCTTGATCCAACGTACTACGGCATCCTGGACCGGGACATAGAGCAATTGCCTATTACCTACTACGGGGTTCTCCCACACTACGAAGATGATGACTTCCAGTGAACGAAAAAGAAATCTCCTTAGTTCGCCAGCTCTACTGCGAAGAACGGAAGATTACCAATCCTCCAGCTTCCCTCCGGTTGACCCATAACCGGAGAGACCCTTCTACAGGGGAACACTGTTTCTTCGTAGATGAGTTAGGCAAAGATTCCATCGTGTATGTACACAAAAGGCTCGACCTCTCGGGCCTGACTCACTTCCGCACGCTAGACATCCCGAAAGAATACCGCAACGAAGACCAGACTCTTAACAACAAGTCATTCATGGCTGATTGGATCCGTCGCAAGACTGGGCACAAGTTGATCGAGACTGATATCGGGTATTTGGTAGTTGAAAAGACTAAAGTATCCATAGTCATTTCGGCGGATTCTATGCGTTTCACCAACAGCTTCCAGCTCACCCGTCTATAGGGATTTTTGATTATGGCTCTTTCTGCAAACGAGATTCAAGACCAGAACCGCTCCGAGGTTCCTACACAGACGGTTACCAACACCGGCTGGGGTAACCTGATCGGTAAGTGCTGCATTACCAAGCAGCCGCTGGATCTGCTCCAGTACACCACGCTCAACGAGTTCTACAACATCCTGGCAGCCGCCTCGATCGGTGTGAAGAACGGTCGTGACTTCGAACTGAAGTACTTCGGTATCGGTATCCGTGGCGCCAAGTGCGACGGCACCAACGAACTGGGGGTCAGCAAGATCAAGGTGAACCAACACCAACCGATCGACATGAACCTGTTCCAACCGATCCCGTTCGCCTGCCGGCCGGTCGCCAGCGACTTCGACGACTTCAACCGCAAGAAGTACCGCATGCGCGTCGTCATGGATGTTAACGGCGAAGCTTACGCCTTCTACTTCCTGAAGTTGATCAGCTTCATCGACTACAACCCGCAGATCCTCAAGATCACTCGCGATGACGCTGGTAACGAAACTCCAGTGCCGTACATCCCGCGTAAAGACGATCTGTTCAAGCCACTGCCGGTTGATACCACCAGCGAAGGCTCTGTGCCGATCAGTAACACCTACATCAACAGCTCGGCCATCCTCGACTGCTCGTTGACCAACGCCGACCTGGTAGAGTGTGCCAACGCCTGCCGCGTGCTGTACAACGACGCCTCCCTGGCAGCCATCAACGAAGTGGGTATCGCTTACGGTATCGACACCAAGTTCGACGGCCAGATCGGTGGCGGCGCCGTGATCCGTTACGACGAGGTAATGAGTGCGGTATTCGCTCACTACATCACCGAGCGTGACGCACGTAGCGCACTGAACAACGTCCGCGTTCAATTGGCCTTCGACCACGGCGCCAGCGAGCCTATGCTGCTGCACGTCACCTCGACCGGCACACCTCAATCCCAGGGGAACTAATCCATGGAGATTCCTGGTTACTTGAAAGGGGAGGTACATCTCCCCCTGACTGAAGGGATGCTCAGTACCGAAGCTTTACCACTGGCGAACACCTTCTATCAGAGCAATCTGCAAGCGGACGATTTCAAGACGACTCAGGCTTTCTCCGATGACTCGGGTCAGCTGGTACTTGAACTCATCTGCAAAGAAAGTAACGATGTAATGGTTACCTTCGTCAACAAGGCTACCGGCGCTGCTGTGGCTGTTGTTGATGCAGACGCGGGGTTGTTCAACCTCTTCAATCCACTCGACCAAGAACGTAACTACGTTGATTGGATGGCGAAACCAGTGCAGTTGTCTAGCCCTGAAGAATTCGCCTTCCTCGACGAGCTGGGTTCCGGCAACACCTATCCAACCGAAGCAACTGACAACACGCTGGCCTTCAAGCTTTCGCGGTTGCTCAACCACTACCAGGTAGCTGGCCAGTGGATGTCGGGGACAATGGGCGAGCTGTGTACTGGCGGTTTCGAGCTGGTCTTCAAAGGTCACAGCCTGGACATTCCGGATGGCTACTTGGTGGACTTCTCCCCTGAGCTGGCAATCATCCAGATCCTCCACGGCAAACAGAAAGGGTATCTATGCCTGAGGACGTAAAGTCCCCCGGTTTTGTGCGGGTCCTTGGCACGGACCCGTCCACTTCCAACATGGGGGTGTTTGTTGTAGATGTCAACATCGTTGAACCAGCACCCTTCAAGTTGCTGTACGCTAACACCATTTACGGTGATAAGTGTCTCTACGACATTCCAGAACAGTTTGATGACACAGCTGGTACTTGTGTGTCTGCAAGAAGCTTCGGTCTATCCCGCGCTATGGATACCCTGATTAAAGTCTGGGAACCCGACGTGGGCATTTGTGAGGACAACTTCCTGGGGATGTCTGCTTTAACCTTCAAGCAGTTAATTCAGTTTGTAGGCTTGCTCCGGGAAACCTTCAACAACAATGGCATTCACCTGTCGTATGTCCTGCCTAACCTCGCCAAGGGAACAGTAGGAGCTAACTTCCGGGGAACGCAAAAGGAAGACGTACATAAAGGACTGATGGCATACACCAACTTGGATGCAGGGGATGTTGATTTGTCTCTGCTGGACGAGCACTCGGTGGATGCTGGAGCTATCACCCTTTATCGTTGTGAACAAATCGCCAAGCATTATGGGGTGACCAATGGCTAAGGAAGATGAAGCCCCAGAAGTAATCACCGTACTCCCCACAAATGAAACCCCTCCGGGTGGTATCGAGCGGGAAGTGTTCGGTAAGTGGAGTGTCCTGCTGCGTAACCTCTTCGGAGCAACTGCGGTTTGGACTCTCTGCCTGGCTGCATTGGCAAACGCCTGGACTACCAACGTCTCGGTAACGCAACATGGGGTCTGGCCTAGCGAGATCTCCATGATTGTAATGAACGTGGGTCCTATCGTGGTAGCCTGGACCTGGATGAACGCCAACAAGATCCTCTCGACCTTGATGGAGTTTGCTCCAATGGGTAACAAGATCCGCAGTCGTGTGGCGCAAGCTATTATGCCTAAGGATCCTAAGCCTCCTGAAGACCCACCAGTGCAGCAGTAAAGAGCTATGTGGCAAACATACAGCTAACACCCTCCTAGAGCCTTCCATGGGCTCTAGGAGGGCTTATGCCGCTTTGTTCCCGTTACTACTACCGTCACTACGAAGGTGGCTGGAATGGATTCGGTTTAGCGTCCAGTCCTTCGACGATGGTATTGATGTTGTCGATCAACTGCCGAATGGTTTTCTTTGCCGCCCAATCATCTGAGTAAGCTTTATCCAGATCATTAGTGACCTCGATTAACCGCACCCGTGTCAGTCTGTAACAATAATCCTTTTCCGCAGGCTTGCCGACAGTACAGTCATTGTCCAGGAGGTACGTGGTGAGGGCTGTAAGCTGACTAGGAGGCGGGCTTGGGTTTGCCACTTGGAACTGCGGGAGCGTCGCCGTCAGTCTTTGCTTCGTGATCTGCAATTGGGTCTTGTAGCTGTTTATTTCTACTTGTAAGGCTTGTGCCTGGAGGTACGTGTTCGCCTCGGAGACTGTGGTCTTCTGGGCGCAACCCGGTAACAGCATGATCGCCAGACAAAACAACCCCAGCAAGAGGATCCGGCACAGGGGGTGGTGCGACCACGCCGTAACGGTTGAGTAAAGTCTTGAACTTGTCATCACGTATGGACTCCTGTTCGTCAAGGGTTTTCTGTAACGTGGCGTTAAGCTGCGCCGTCACGTTGCTCTGTTTCTCGAAGCTGTCGGCTGCCCGTTCCAACTGGCTGCTTACTTGCTTCAAGGAGTCGACGGTTTCTTTGTCGACGCTGGAATGCCGTGGGAATGCCCAGGACATCATGACCGCTCCGAAGAGCAGGGTGAGTAGCAGGATCGAGCAGATGCTTCTTAACTTGTCGGTAAAGAACATCCCTTTGATAACTTCCGGCATGGGTTAACCCTCTTGAATGAGCCCACGAATATAAAGGTGGTAACCTTGATGTAGGTTACTTGGAGCGAAACGGTTGGTATGGCCGTGGTAGAGATCACCACCGTTGTTAAGGCCAGTCGTTTCGTTTAGGTAGCGGCGTTGAACTCCAATATCTACATCGAGCAATCTCCGGTTAATCACTTTTCTTGTGAAGTATTTGGGAAGCAACCCACCTCCCGTTATCAACGGAATAGCACGAGTTTCTTCCGTGTGATAAGTGAAGGGATAGCGGTAGGTTACCAGTGGCTTTACTGAAACGTGCAGGTGAGGGTTATCCAGCACAATCAGAAAGGAAGATACATCAGAGAGTAATGCTTTGAAAAACTGTTCCGTACTAAAGAACGCTTTACCTACTACTTGACGATCCTTATCGATCACCTTACTCAGGTCAATCAATTCCTTTGAGTCGAAGATACGGCTAAACCAATCGACTTTGTCAGTTCGGATTGCCAGACTTTTGTCACCCCGTACCTGGATGACATCATTGAGGTACAACCGACCCCCAATAGACATCCACACCGTCTTACCTTTGAGCGAGACGGGGGATTTGTAATGCAAGAAGTTGTGAGTCTCACGGTCGTCGAACTTGAGATCAGCTTCTTTGATTTCGTAAGTCTTCAGCTTGGACACAGTGTTGAAGTTCAAGCTGTTAACGTGAACGTTATCACTCACGTTGAAGTGCTTACCAGCGTTGAGCAGGTACAGACACTTATTACCCGGCACAGCTCGCACCATGTGACCATTGATAGTCCACAGGCAGCGCTCAGCCAATGCCACGTAATCCACTGCGGTGCGATCAGTCTTGATCACCCGGATGTCTTTAGCCTCTGACACAGTCAGTAGGTCTTGTTGGTCGTCACCCTTCCCGGCATCCCCTGGCAGCAAGCTGAACCAACGGTATTGGATGTCGTGAGTAGTTACATAACGGTATTCGGTGCCTGGCAGTTTATTCGAGGTAACCAACTGCACAGAAGCTTTAGAAGTTAACCAGGCTTGGATGTAACCATCGAACAGGGTGAGTTCTGTTTGATAGGTGATAAGGTCAATAGCCACATCCCGGTGAGCCAGTTCATCAGTCACCACAATGACGAGGTTTTCGTACTGGGCGAAAAGGACATTGGTTTTAATAGTGCTGATGTCTAAAAGTTCTTCTCCTTGGGGCAACAGTCGGTTAATGCCAACCGCCCTTTTGTACGTATACATGGGGTGATACTCCTTACGATTCTATGAAAAAACCGGCCCCTATAGGCTACTATAAGTACCGGTATCACTATGTGGGGCAGGTCATAAGATGCCCTTTTTATTGTGTTAAAGGAGCTTAACAATGGCCATTACTTACGGCTGGAACCCTTTTCAAGAACGTGTTGATTGCGATATCAAGCAAGAAGTCATCAAAACCGCAGGCATCACCACTCGTGTTGAATGGGTACCTCGGGCCGCTCCTTTCTTTTCGCGGAATTTCAAATTGTATCGTCAGGGTAGTCCTACCCCGCTGGTATTGGGTATCGATTACTGCTTCGGTCACACCTTCGAACGTTTCATCCTGACCAACAACCGTAACTGCTTCGGCTCGGTCATCATGCTCAAGCCGTTGCCTAACGAAGTGCTGCTGGCCGACTACTCGACCATCGGCGGTCCATTTGTTCTGGATCAGACGGCGTTTGCTACTCTGGTAGCAAACATCATCAACAGCCCGCGTGTTGCTGACTGGGCTGACTTGGTTAACATCCCAACCGAGTGGCCAAGCGATCCACACACCCATCCAGTTACTCAGACCTATGACTACCTGGAGTTCATGACCAACGTGCGTAGTCTGATCCTGGCCATCACTGACCAGAGTCAAGGCTTGACCGTTAAGGCCCTACTCGAGGAACACATGGCAGCCCCACTGCTGGAAGCCCACATGGGTAGCGGTGCGGATATCGGTCTGGATCTGGTGCCGAACATGTCTGCTGCGGTAGCGGCTGACCTCGAGGGTAGCAGCGGTAACAAGACTGTAACTGTAGCCGTGTTGAAAGAAGCCCTCCGTCAACTGGTAGCGGGCACACTGAAAATCGATTAAGAGGTTTAGGTATGCAATTCCCTATTGTTCAAGAATACAGGACTGACGTTAAACGCCAGAATCCAGAGAACGAGATCGATCACGAACCGTTCGCTATGGAAGCCGGCGTGTTCACTCGTGTGTTTGTGCCTCGCCATGCCCCGTTCTTTGTTGAAAGCCTGCAACTGTTCCATCCGAATGGCGAGCCAATGATCTTGGACGAAGACTATGAACTCTTCCGGATCATGCCGCGGATGACAGAGTTGGTAGGCCAGGGTGTGGCGTGCATGATCACGCTGAAGAAGCCTGAGATCACCGCTGGTACGGTTTCTTACCATACTGTCGGTGAGTTCTCCCTGCTGGATAGCTCCATGCTGTCCCTGATCATCGACGCTGTTAACGATGACCGTCCGATCTACTGGGATTACCTGCAAGGCAAGCCTTCGGTATTCCCACCTACCCTGCACAGCCACAGTATGCTGTATGACTTGGTATGTTTCCAAGACACCATACAGATGCTCAGCGAGTTGGTAGAGCTGATCGAAGCACAGGGTATGGATATCATCGAGCGTCGACTCACCCACGCGATGGAACTGATCGATTGGTATATCCGCGTATATGGCGACATGCTCAACCTGTACCTGAAGAACCACGCTGAGTCCTATGATGCCCACGGCTTGCGCGCAGATGACGTAGGCTTGGACAAGGTAGACAACTTTGCTACAGCGACCTTCTCGGACGTTCTGCAAGGTCGTAGCGATATGCACTTGCGCCCCCAGGAACTGAAAACCATCATTGAGCACTACGGCTTTAACAGCGATGAGTTCTTGGAGGCCAAGGTTCTGCCAGTCGCCCAATTCGGCAACACTAACTTCATTCCGCCAAACATCGATGGATCGTTTGAAGGCTTGGGTGGTGTGATCGAGACCGGCGGCATGTGCATGGAGAACGACGGTACCATCACTTACCTGTGGAACCGTATGGACGGTCGTACCCGTGGTCTGTACTTCTCGGTTCTGACCGACGCTAACGACTTCCCCAAGACCAAGCTGACATACACCGGCTTCAAGTACGAACACCCACGTTTCGATGTGGACAATGCCAACGTTGACCGTATTGCTCAAGGTAGCGGTAACGAATGCATCCTGGTAGGCGACAGCTTCAGAAACATCTACTACATTGGGTTGACCAACGGCTCCCTGGATCCGGCCAAACACGTGTATTCGAAGATCGACCTGCGCCCTCTGGCGGATGCTTACTTCGCTAACGCAAACGGTCACAACGTAAGCGAGATCTTCCATTGGGTAAGTGTGGCCATGATGGGAGATTGGTTGTATATCTTCCTAGCGGCTAAGGATGGTAACCCACAACCTGATGCAGGGTTGGATCTTTATTCTAACCATGCCTTCAAGTTCTTCTTCCGAGTACCGATTACTAGTGTACAGGCCACGGTGAACGTAACCGCTGCACGCCAGAACGTTTCCTTCATGGATACCGATGGTGTACAAGTCAACAACAGCCCTTTCTGGCGTTGGTACACCACCTACCGCGATGGTGATGGTAACGTGGTAAAGGGGCATTTCACCTATTCCCCTTATCCGTCCAATGGGTTTATCGGGGTCTATCGAAGTGCTCCAGTTGTTGTGGCCAAGAACCCTAACGTGGCTAACAGCTACGCAATGAAGATGCTGGCCGCGCATTACGCCGCCTACATCAGCCCAACGCTGAACAACACGATGGACCAGGTACTGGAGGTTAACTACGACTTCAACCCTTATACTGGGGTGATGACGTTGAAGACCCGTAGTCCTTGGTGGTCGGCTAACTTCGCGTTGCCGTATAACCAGGTTGCTCCTGCTGGCTGGAGGTTGGATTCGAAGATGGGTTACCTGGTGTTCTTCTACCAGGCTCAAGGACTCAACATTCTTGATGATGGTCGTGTTGCTTCGGCAGGGGCCTACGGCTTTACTGGCTTCCCTCGGGGTTGCATGATCCACCGAATGGCTACTTCGAACTCTAAGTTTGCCACGGTCAGCAAGTTCTGGGATAACGCCAGAGAGTTTGCTGCTTCATCCGGTATTGTTCCAGAGTCTCTGGTTAGCCCGATTGGGTCGAGTATTAACCCTCGGGGTGTGGTGTACACCGCAGGTGGTGAATACTACGTTGCTGCGGCAAAAGCAATATCTACCTCGCTCCGTCTGTTCTTTAAGACGGTGTCTGGTCGGTACGCTTATCGTCCAGAGATTCAGAACTTGTTCATGGGTAACATCTACTCCAGACCTTTGACCAACAACGTTCGTGAAGTGAATGCTCTCCCTGGAATGGGGGCGGCTTCGGTGGTAGTGCCGTCTGGCTATTTGAGTACCTATGGTATCGATGTCGGTGAGATGCAGTTCTGTGTTAGCTCACAGAAGAGTAGCTTTAATCGAACCAAACGTGGTACCGCCTGGAACGATACTGGGGTGGCAGCGGGTGATGTGGTATTGATCCAGCAGCACACTCGTCGGATTGAAAATGACGGCACAATAACCATCGTGCCTTCATTGGAAGTCCTTTACCCGCAGTGGATTGTTGACGCGCTGAAGGCTAACGTGCAGTGGCCGACCATTATGAATCGTGGTCGTGCTCGTCATGTAACTATCTGCGACCCTACCTACTCGAACTTGGCGGCTAAGTTTGGTTGGTTACCAGTCACTGTGTCGATTCAATACACCGACGCGGATGGAACGGCAGACCAGTTCACCTTGTTCACCACAGTTATGACTATCCAACCGACCTATGTGGTTAGTGGCGGTCGTTACGTGGTTAGCGGTATTGCCGCAATCACTAACATTGCTCATTACAGCGCGCCTAGCTGTGGGGTTAACGTTCTGCGTATCCATGGTTCGGAAATGGAGTATGAGGCTGCTCAAAGTACTCTTGGTCCTATGCGGGTGCAACATTACCTGAACGGGAATGCCTTGACTGTGTACTTCGGCGCTGGAGTGATGGCGCAAACCCCAGGAGATGCTTTTACCAGGGACTACGTCTTTACCTACAACGACCGTACAGCCTCGCACGCATGGAGTAGCGTGTCTCCTGCTGACCATTCCAGTCGTGGTGCTGGTGTGAACATGACACCGGATAACGGCATTCAGGTGCTACGCGGTTGGGACTTGTCTACAGGTGGTGCCGCCTCTATCATGGAAGGTGTTGCTAACTACTCGTTGCTGGGTTCGGTATATCCGGAAGTAGGCTGGGTAATCTTCTTCAAGACTGACATCAACGTAGTCTTCAATGGAGAGCCTTACGTTCTACCACTGGGTAACATCGATTTGCGTGATATCGATCCGTCGCCTCAGTACAAGACGTTCTACGTGTACGCTGTCCTGGACAACGGGGTGCCGAAGTATGACATCTCTCGGGAAAAGCGTCTGGAAACCAACTACCAGTTGTGGGTTGCCACTGTAACCACGAACGACCGCCAGATCCTCACTATCGAACGGTACAACGTGTTTGCTATTGATGGTCACCGTGTGTCGGAAACCAAGCGGGGTAGTTCCATTCCTGCTGCTTCTGGTCTGGCTAACGCGGAAGGTCAGATCCCTTGGATTCGACCACGTGAGGTTCTTCCTTAAACAACAACGTGTTGGAGGGGAGGTAGGGGTTACACCCCTCCTCCTTTCCCTTTTAAAAGGCTAACGCAATGGACCCTATCAGACTTGTAAAGTTTGACATTCATGGCACTGAACCCGTCAACACCTTTGTCGGGGAAGTGCACAAGCTCACCGACAAAACTTGTCCGTGGGTTATTCCAAACGCTTCACCTTTCTACGCAGATGCAACTATCACCAAAGTTTACGACGAGCGTGGTGCTGAACTTACACGCGGTCGTGACTACTTCCTCGAGGAAGAGTTTACTCCGTTCTGCGAAGTAACCGGGCAATCTATTGTTTGCTTTGTGCGGCTGTCGCAAGCGGTTCTCGATGCCAATGCAACTGTCAAGATTGACTATCAGTCGATGGGTGCGTATTTCGTTCCACGCAATGACCTGGATAACTGGGTCAAGCAAATGCATCGTGGTAAGACACCGATTGACTGGAGCAAGATCTTCAACGTTCCACCGACGCTTCCGCCGTCGTTGCACTACCACACAATCAAGACCGAGATTACCGACTGGTACGAACTGTCTTGGTTCATGGCCTATCTGGTAAATGTCTCGAAGACTCGCGACCCAGAAGCCAACAACAAAGTTACTGTGGCCAAGCGTATTGCTTTCGATCGTTTGAAAGAAGCCAAGATTACTCGTTTGGCTGCATTGGTTGCGCATGATGAGGATTATGATGTACCTCACGGCACCACCAAGTTTGATATCCTCATGGGTAACCATGACAACTTCAAGACAGCAACCCTGGCTGAAGATAAAGCCGGTACTCGTCAGGATGTGCTCAGCACACCACAGGGCGTAATTGAGCTGGCTAAAACCTACGTACCAGATACTGCTTCGGCTATGTATCAAGGTATCTTGCCAATCAGCCGTTTCGGTGGCGACAGTTTCATTCCTCCAAATATTAGCGGTTCGTTTGAAGGCATGGGACAACACACCGAGTGCTCTGGTATCTGTCTGGAGCCAAGTGGTTTGGTAATGCTGTTGTCCAACCATTACGACGGCCGTACTCGTGGACTGTATTTCTCGACGGTTGAGAACTACAATAAGCCAGACATCCGTATTACCTACACCAACTACAAGTATAAACCACCTGTGTTGGCAACCATCGGTATCGACGTCGACCGCATCATCGCTGGTAGTGGTAACAAAGTGATCATGACCGGGGTGAATGGCACCAACGACTGGTTCATTGCGTTAACCAACAACACCTTCGATCCAGGTGCGCACAGCTATGTGCGTTGCGACATGAGCGCGGTAACTGCATTCTTCGGTTCTCCGTACGGCAATAAAAACTCGTTCGGTAACAATGACCAGGCAACGATCCACCACATGGGCGTTTACTTGGTATTGATCCAGGCTTATGTGGATGCTGGTGTGCCTAAGAGCCGTTACTACCGCGTGCTTACTGAAGACGTGCGTGCCGGCCGCCCTGTGACATGGCAAGCGATTCCTTTGACCTATGTGGATTGGGAAGGCACCGCTTATAACGGTGTGTTGGATTTCCAAGCACAGAAAATCACGCGTAATGGCGCTGGCAAGATCACTCGTTTTGGTCGTCTGGTTGGTCAACAGCCTTTTGACGCAGTAAGCATCCTGCGACGTGACCTGAGTCTGTCGGCGCCTGTACCTGGAAGTCCAAGTTCTTTCTATCTGCATGTTCACCAGTACTTCCACGTCACGTACTGGGATCAGGTGGTACAACCACCTTATCTTCAGATCCTGGCGTTGGTTAACGAGATGTTCTACATCTTCAACCCGGCTACTGGCGGGTTTACCCTGCAAAGCCGCTCGCCTCAGGTAACCCTGAACTTCTTGGCTGGGGCTGACGCCACCCTCGGTTACAAGCAGTATGACTGGATGCTCAACAACCTGGTGGGTTTCATGCAACCTGCTACGGTGATTTTCCCAACCGGAGAAATGGTGGCTGGGGTTATCTTTGAAGGTGCTGCTGAGTTTCCGGTGCGGTTCTCGTTAACTTCGTTCAACGGTATTACGTCTGACTCACAGTTGTTGTCCAAAGCTGTTGACACCAACGTCTTGACTATTAAGCAGCGTGTCATTACAACACCTGTGGTGCCGCCAGCAACGAAGAACGGTAGCTTCCCATGTACCTTGACTTACGAGGCTGACGGCGAACTGTTCGAGGCAACCGATCCAAACGATCCAAACTTGATGCGCGCCACCTATTACCGTAAGGTTAGTGGGGGCTATGCAATTCGAGAAGGGGTTAACAACCTGGTGTTGGGGACGAACATCTATTCTCGTCCGTTAACCACGGAGATCTACAAAACTAACCTGCGACATGTTGATGGGACCATGAGCATCACCGGTGATGGTCCTGCTTTGGCGGCCGGTGGAGTTGAGTCGGGCGGTGGGTCGTTAAGCTACTGCGCCTACTCGTCGCTCTATCCGGTAGACCAGCACATTCCGGAAAACCCTGCGTTGCGTGCACCGGCAAGCGGTAATGTGGCTATCTCGTTCCCGCGAACCTACACCAAGACTTTGGATGTGGTGAAGAAAGAAGCGACCTTTACGGCAACCAGCTTTTATGGTTTCCGCCAAAACGTTATCGATCAGATCCTCGCCTACTGTCCTGGCGCAACTCGTAAGTCGTTTACCATTACCCACTTGGGTGCGGAGAACGGCAATATGTTTGCGGGACTTAACCATTCGATCATCATGATCAATTGGATTGTTGAGGCCACTGGGCGTTATCGTTCGCAAGTGCTCATTGCTCGTCCGAACGTTGAAGCACCTAACGCCGACCACCCTGGTGTTCACCTGATCACTAGCTTCACGATCTTGTCTGCACCTGGTAATGTGTCGACCTGTTCGATGTTTGTGCTGCCACAACGCGTTCAGTTTGAGAAATGTCCCTGGACTTACCAGAACAAACCAAACCTGACTGCTTATCGGAGTGGCAACTACCTTAAGGTCAAGTTGATGTGCGCTCACACGCATGTTCCGGTCTCTACCGAAAACACCATCAACACCATCTTTGATCTGAACCTGGTAAACAACCAGATTGAAAACCTGGCTGTAGGTTCGATCAACCGCACCTATGGTGATTGGGCGATGTTTTGGCCTGGTCTGGGGTTGACTGATTGTGGTATCGTGGCTAACGATCCTGAGAACACCTCGATCACTCCGCCAGCGGTTCGTTCTCACGCTTATACAGGTGGTGCCGCGTCGATTCTGCTCAAGACCGGGTACGGCTACATTGTGCCTACGTCGGTTTATCCTGAGACTGGTTGGGTGTTGTTCTGTCAACCAAACATCAAGATGATGGTCAACGGCTCGATGTACGAGATGGGTGGTGGGCTTATCGACCTGAGGGATGTCGACAGTAACCCAGCAAACAAAACGTTCTACGTGTACGCAACCGTGGAAGATGATGAAGCTAAATACATCGTCTCTACTGCTAAGTTGCGTAAGTCAGGCAATATGCTTAAAGCAGCTACCATCACCACCAACGATCGTCAGATTCTGACCATTGTGCGGCACCAGCCGTTGATGGTTGGACCTTACCTGCTCAGCTACACACGGGAAGGCGGTATCATTCCTATTAGTGTGGGCTTCCCTCAGGATGAAGGCGACTTCTACTTCGTGCGTGGTGCGGAGTTGCTGCCGTAATACAACTGGACTGGGGGAGAGATCCCCCTAGTTCCTTCACACACAACACGGAGTAGAGCTATGCTCATCGAAAGACCTATAGCAGAACCTCCCTTTGTTGAAGATCCTGAACCCACGTTTGGCGTGGTGATTCAAAAGCTCAACGACATCAACATTCAGTCGGAAGAACGGGTCAAACAATTCAACAAGAACATCGCAGATAAGTTGGAAGAACTCGACTCCCACGTCGATGCGTTCATTGCAGCAAGTGTTACTCCGATCGATACACACATCGATATTCGGGGCGCTGCGCATGGAGAGAACAGAGCTACTGTGGGGCTCTCCAAGAAGGATAACTTCCGAACCGCTACCGTGGCCGAGCAGATTGCTTACGCTAACGTGAACGCCTTCGTAACTCCTAAGGGAGCCAAGGCTTCGTTGGATGCGAACAACGCTGACTTCGTGCTCGAAGATTATCAGCGAAACGGGGTGTTCCAGTTTGCCTCGTATTACTACCCTGATGATTATCCGACCTTACTACCTACTGCGGTAGAGCCAGTTCGCTATCTGACTCCAGGCAGCCGGGTACCGATTCTCATCAACGGCGATCGGTTGATCTTGTCCCCGCAATCAGACAACACTAATTATCAGCGTCAGAACCTGTTCATCAGTCTGCCGTTGAAAGGTGAGTCGCGCACTCGTCTCAGTGAAGTGGTCAACTTGTCCGCGCGCTACAACGGATATAGTTGGAACCAGGTGGGGGCTGATACTTCTGACGGTAAGGTAGGGTTCTTCCGCCCACTGGCTGACAAGAAGATCTACAACTTTGCGACTACTCTGCCATTGCCTGCTGGGAACCGCAACTACATCCTCTACAATCGCTTTGCCAACACGATCTATAAAGGTCTGGGTGTCACAGCGTCTTTGGCGAATACCACGCTCAGAATCGATCACAGGTTCTTCTACGTCAATGCAGTGGAAACCGCTCCGACGTTGACTGAATTGGTAACTGGCGCTTATACTGGTCTGTTTGACAAGATGGGTGGCAGTGGTCCAGTAGTTGGTGCGGTTAACGGGTATCACCTGTACGACCTGAAGGACTTCGTAACGTTGCCGGCTGGTGCAACCATCGAGCCTGATACTGACTATCCTGGTGTGGTAACCACCATGGTGTGGAACGCCATCGACTATGAACTCTACCTGAACATCAGTGTGGCTGTTCTGGTTAAGCAAGGCGTGAAGAACCAGCGGCTGGTCCTCTCGTTTACCGAGTCGATCATTCCAGGTAGCTTGGTAGCTGGCGGTAGTGCGACGTGGAAGACTCTGGGTTCTCGTGTCAAGGATACTTTGGACGCGAATCTGAAGCCTAATGCTGACGCAACCTTCTACACAGTCAATAATCCGTTTGACTTCAACAACATTACTCAGTCTCCAGGGGTAGTGATGCATTCCGGTATGTTGGTCAAGTCGGTAGGGACCAAGTACGGGGTGCGGGTTAAGCGGGTTAAGACAGAGCACGCGGGCATCAAGGACTGGATGCTGGCCAAACGCAAGGTTATCGACCCATCGCAAACCAGCACGGCGTTATTTGCTCCTAGCCGACACAGTCCATTTGGCCCTCTGCCAGAGCGGGTTATTCCAGTAGCCAGTACTGCGGCAATCACCCAGTTCCTGGTTTACGGACTGGATAACGGCGCAGGTTTGTTCAGTTGGCAGCAACTAACCTGGAACGCCGGCAGTATCATCAGTACCCAGACTGGTGATAATGTGTTCGGGGTAAAACTCCCAGAACTCAGCGATAACGTTGACGGTCTCGGGGTAATGCCTGCTTCTGTATGTGTCGGGATGAACAAGTCTGCTGTTGGTGTAAGTTGGAACGCTTTGGCCTTTACCTCGGCTAACCAATACATCGGCAAGAACAGCATCTCCTACGTCAACAAAGTGCTGACTGTGGGAACCGACGTCACAGTGGCTATTCCGAGTATGTTGAGTATTCAAGCTGTAGCACGGGGTGTTGTTGACCGAGCTGCTGTATTGAACCCTACCACGCCAGCTATTCTGCGGAAACCTGAGATCCAGATCTTCGGGGTAACCGCGGACAAAGCACTGGTGGTGATCTCGGATGGTGTTAACTACGCCGAAGCGGCAGTTGCCAAGTTTACTCTGGCGGCTGGTGTGTTCACCCTGGACTTCAAACCTACTAATGGTGTAGCGCTCAAACCGATTACTCCGGCTGCCCCTGCTCCAACAGGAACCAATCGTAAGTCTGGTTCTGGCGATGGGGTGTGGATGCGTTATGCTGACTTGCAAATCCTCAACATCACTACTGACCTGATGGACTTTGTCCTGACTCGTCCGTTTGGTGAGAACTACGGGGATATCAGTTTCTCGACTACCGGTTTCCGGACAGCTACATTCCCGGTTATCACCCCTGGTCGAGTAAACACAGCTCGTCTGTATAAAGGCATTCAACAGATCGACTTAGCGGAAGAGGTTCTGCCTAGTCTGATGATTCCTGCTAAGGGGTTGTTCCAGTACGATCCGGCTAACACTGCATTCACCAGCACCATGCTGGAAGTCGGTACGGCTGGTGTGTATAAGGTCGATCCATTCAACATTAACGAAACTGGCTGGATTCGCATGCCTTCCGGTGGACGTGTGGTGTTGGGCGGTAAGGCTTACATCCTGGCCGAAGAGTTTGCCCTCAAGGTGAACCCTACCGGCACGACGTATTGCTACCTGATGCGTTTGGGTGACACTCTGGCTGTTGCTGCTTCTCCGGTTCGCCGTGAGGTGGCTAACAACGAAGTGTTGTTCGGTATTGCTGTAAATGGTGTGTTGCAGCAGACAACGGATTACCTGGTGATGAGTAACCACGTGGTTAGTGCTACTCGTCGTGGTACAGCGATCCCTGCGTTTGCTGATGACGGGGCAAATGGACCTAACCAGTTCTTTACCCAGCGAGATGTTCTGTAAGCAGCCATAAACCCCTACTACCGCACCGGGTCTCCCCTGGTGCGGTAGTAGTAAGGTTGTTAGCCGCCGGGCATTGGTGGTCCAGAGATATCGTTGCCGCCACGTACACCAGTGGTAAGGTGGAAGTTCAAACTGATGGTTGCGGTAGTTACATCGGTCATGCCTGTGATTGTACCAGTGCTAGTGAGATCACCTGTCTGATTCATGTCACCTGTTTGATCGATATCCCCGGTCAGGTTGTAATCGCCTGTCTGGGTGTAATCACCGTGTTGTTCAGTATCACCAGTATGTTCTATCCGGCCTAACCATTTTGTGAGCTTGACGTCAACTTGCATTAGCTCGGCTTGGATGTTGAGTTCCTTGGTACGGATGTTGAGTTGCTCCGTAGCAAAGAGGTTCAACTGTTCAGGGACAAAGATCGACATCTTCTTCTTATCCACCCGGACTACAGATCCTGGCTTGTTGCGATAAGTGAAGGTTTGATCTGTGTCGTCCACAACGAACATGCTGCCTTGGCTGGCACCCACAGACATACGCCCGGCCATGCCGTCAATCTGGACATCAAAGGCCGACAGTTCACCGTTAGCCTGAGAGGTACGCAACGCCACCAAACCGTCGTGGGTCGAGACCTTCATGGTGTAGAAGTTGTTTACGTCGAAGGGAGTGTTTTCACTCAGCTGAGGACTGGCACTCCAACCATAAACCACTGTCTCCAAACGGAAGGTTTCGGCGTTGACACCATCTAATGTCCAGTAGTAAGTATTTTGTCCGGTTACTTGATAGATAGCAACCTGGCTACCTTCCCGTACGTCAGGAGAAGTAAGCCGGTTGTTGTTACCCATGTTCTTCCAGATCGCTGGTACGACGTTACTGGTAAGAGTCTTGCTGCGTACTTCATCGCCACTTGCGTTAACGCTAACTTGTTCTTGCTCTTGAACCTGAGTTGTAACCCGGCCGTCTGCGTTGGGGAAGAAGCCTGGCAGGTACACCATGATTTCATTCGTGTTGGTATCTTTCGTACTAGATACAGTTCCCACCCCCAGGCAGTTCAATAAGTTCATACCCTTCCCCTCATTCTGTAGACCATTATAACTTTTTGAATAGAAAATCAGACCATGCTTGAAGAACTGATCCTGGAAAATTATATTCCGCTATTAAGTAGCGACATTCATAAAGTAGAACTTAATACCCAGCACATGGTCAACCTCTTCATCTCAGCTAACGGTTCTGGTAAAACCAGTATCCTCAAAGAGGTGAACCCCATGCCTCCTGAGAACAGCAACTACAAGAACGGACGTAAGTATGCTGTGTGGCGGTTTGGTGGCAAACGGTACATCATGGACTCGTACACCGGAGTAGGTAACGGTCACAGCTTCAAGATCGATGATGGTCCTGAGCTGAACACCGGGGGTACTTACTCTGCACAACGCGAGTTGGTGGGTATTCACTGCTACGGATTAGATGCTTCACTGGTAAAGATGTTTGGGGGCTTACGTCTGGCTGATCGGTTGTCGGTAATGTCACCTGCTCGTCGTAAAGACATCATCATGCAGGTATATCCCAACAACACCGACTATGCTTTGGGAGTCTTCAATAAACTCAAGACTGAGCGTAATGAACTCAAAGCGGCTATCAAGAACCAAAATGGTCGTTGGGCTGAGGAGAATCGCAAACTCTCCTTTATCAACGAATGCGGTGTGGAGGTTCTCGAAGAACGGATCAAAGGTATTGAGAGTGAACTGCGTGAAGCTCTCATGATCCGCGGTAGCTTGAACGGGATCAAGCTGGACTCCGACTTGGATCTAAAGGTAAGTCAGTTCAAACAGTTGTGCGACCAGTTGGTGGTCAACCGCTTAAGTGGACAGATCTTCACCGAGAACGAGTTGAAGAACATGATCGACCTCAACGGTCGTATCTTGGATCAACATAAGGAACAAGCGGCAATCCTGGGCGGGATCATCAGTGAACATGCGAGTCACTTAGATGGCATGGAAGAGTTCCTCAAAGACCCGGATGCGTTTAAAGAACACGCGGAACATATCAAGGAAGATATGACACGGCTGAAGACCAAGATCGCTGAGTTCGATGGAGGTCTGAGTCGGCTACCCGTGTTCAGTGACCCTGAGACGCCTCTGGAGGGCCTTGACCATTGTGCGGATGGTTTGATCGCCTACCTCAACCGGGTAACGGTTGCAAGCGAGCAGACGCTCACTGGGGCTATCTACAAGAACTACCTGACTACCCAGGAAACCCTTGCTGCTTCTTTGCGGCATTACAAGCAGACCCTGGATGACGTATCCCACAAACTGGCTCACTACGAGTCAGCTGAGAACGTCAACTGCCCTGACTGTTCGCATGAGTTCAAACTGGGGATTACTCCGGCAGAACTGGAAAGCTTGCGCCAGCAGAAAGCTGCGTTGATTACTCGGGTAGACAAGATAGAACAAGAACAATCGGTCCTCTTGCGGAAGATCGAGAATGATGCAGACTGGTACTTGAGCATGAACCAACTGTTTTCCTTTATTCGGGAGAACAATCATGTGCGGGTACTGCCTGAGCTGATTAAAGAGTTTGAAGTGGGCAAGGTTGCTAGTGTCAGGCTGCTAAACGCTCTGGAACTGTTCATGAAGAAAGCCAAGCTAGTGGGGGAACTCAAGAACTTGGCAGAAGAAGAAAGTCTCCTGGATGCGCGCTTAGCGCTTCTGGACCGTAACAACGTCTTGGACATGGCTATCTACGTTGCGAACATCGAAAAGGATCTGGTGCTCGAGAACAACAAGATTACCCATTACAAGGAAAAGCTCATGTCGCAAATCAACACGCTTAAGGCGATCCAAAGCCATAAGTCTGATGTGCAGCGACTCGATGCCTTGCGCCACGAAATCATGAGTGGTCTCATCGACCAGGGTAAGTACCAATTCAAAAGTGCAGTCGACGATCGTATCAGCGACCTATCCGAAGAAAAGGAACATAACCTCACGTCAATTATTAAAAGCAAGTCTCTCACAGCAGTGGTGCAATCCATTTCTTCAGACATTGAACGTATGAAGAAACGCCTCGTAATCGTAGAGGTCTTGATGGATGGCCTCTGCCCGAACAAAGGACTGATCGGCAAACTGATGACGGATTTCATCAAAGCTATTTGCGGCAACATGAATGCTGTGTTGAAGGATATCTGGAACACCCCGTTGTTTATCAAGCCTTGCAGTAAAGATAACGGCGATCTGACTTATAAGTTCCCGGTAGTAAAGGGTGAGAAAGACCCTACTCCGGACGTAGCAGATTGCAGTGGTGGTGAGATGGACATTATCGACTGGGCCTGGCGTTTTGTGTTACTGGGTTATCACAAGTTCCCTTTCCCGTTGCTTATGGACGAGGTGGGGATCATGTTGGACGAGATCAAGCGAGGTCGCTTCTTCAACTTCATCCAGGAATACGTAAAGAAACCCGGAGCCCGACAGTTGTTCTTGGTGTCACACTACTTCAACCAATACGGTGCGTTTGATAGCGCTAACTTTATTGCGTTGCGGTATGAAGGCTTAACGCTAGCAGGCGAAGTCAACCTACACTCGAAGATAGGGTAATTCAAACCTATATTACTAGTGTGGAAGAGTCTGGGAGATAATTCAATTTGTCTCCCCCTCTTCTGGTTGTATTCGTACTGTTAGTCCTAATGATTATGAAGATCCACGGGTTTAACTCCCTTTCGCGATTACCCAGAAGAGAACAGATTATGAACAACGTGCAAATTCCAGTTTCGCTGCAAGCAGATGGTTCCATTACTCCTAACCCAATGGGTCCGGGCATGGCCACTGTGCTGTACAACACCGATGCTAACGGCGTTAAGACCGCGATCATCGCTTTCGCCGGACACAACCAGGCGTTGGTAACCTTCGATGACTTCGGTCGTCAGGTGGTGAGCTACACTCCATTCAACCAGATGATGACTCCGAGCATCGAGAACATCATCCGTCACATAAACCAAATGGTGCATTAAGCCCAGATCAGTTGATGGCAAACTCTATAGGGCAAAAAAGAAACCATTAACTGACAACACTTAGGACGACATTGACATGAGAAAGGAAGACGTTGTTGCCCAGTATCATCAGTTGGTTAGCGCGCTGGGAGAAAGTGCTCATCATGTTGTGTTGAGTGCTGGGGCCGCTGCCGTGATGATGGGTCTACGGGATGAAACGGATGATCTGGATGCCGACGTCTTACCAGGGGTGTTCAAGTGGGTCTGTACAAACAAGAAGGTCATCGTTGAAGAGAATGTTAACGATCGAGTGAAGTACTCCGAACACGTGGATCTCCACGTATTGGACGAAGATCGCGGCATTGTCTGCATCGAAGGCGTCTGGGTGTATAGCCCACGTGAACTGCTTAACCAAAAGCGGCATTTGGCTCGTATGGAGAATCGTCCATATGGCAAGATGGTTCGCGATCAGATTGAGATCACGCTCCTCGAAGAGTTGATCAAAACACCAAAATTCACAGCAAGGGCTGTTTAAGGGCGTTGGGGTATGAACAAGCAAGACATTATTGATGCCGTACTTGTAATCTCTTCGGTGTACTCAGTACCCAAAGACCAGATCACACTCGGCGGCGGTGCGGCATTGGTATTGATGGGAATCCGCGAAAGTACGCAAGACATTAACGCATGGGTGGATTCGCCATACTTCGAACAACTGGCCGAGAAGTTCAAGGTCACTAACCATCCGATGCAGGACACGATGGTTAAGCTGGAAGGTCCGTACTACATCCGCCAACGCAATCGTTACTTCGGTCACGACGTCGCATGCGACGGCATCCAGATCTTCGACCCGCTTACCCTGCTGATTCTCAAGCGTGGTGGTTACGCTGAAGTTAAGCGCCCGTTGGCTAAGCGCCAGCAAGATCACAAGGACATCGTTATCCTTAACGACATCCTGGCAAAAAAGAACAAGGTTGTTGCGTAAGCACCTAGGCATTCGGGGTTAATTCTCCGGTGCCTAGCCTAACCTTATTTACGCAATTCGTTTTTTCAGAGGTCAGTATGAGCGAACAAAAGACAGTATTTGAAGAGATGCAGGAGCTCAATACCCAGATCACTTACCACGCAGATCTGTTCTTTAATAAGGACACGCAAGAGATTCCTAACCATGTTTACGACGACATGGTAGAACGTTGGAATGATTTAGCGAATGACCATCCGGACATTGCTGAACTGTTCGAGGTACACAACAAGCCGGTACCTATCCACGAGGCTACCAATGAAGGTCTGTTGGTAATCAAGTTCGACATGCCGATGTTGAGTATGAAGAAAGCTTTGACCCACGACCAGTTCTTTAAGTGGCAGAACAACCTTAAGCCTGATACCGCGTTCTTCTATGAGATCAAGCTGGATGGGCTGGCGCTGGAACTGTTGTACGTCATGCGTAAGCTTGTAGGTATCTATACACGCGGTGACGGCCTGGAAGGTGAGGACGTTACTCACGCACTGCCTTTGTTCTGCAACATCCAGGAAACGCTCCCAGAGTTCTACCCTGACGAGTATCGGGTACGCGGTGAGGGCTTCATTAGCTGGACCAACTTCCACTTGTATAACGAGACGGTCGTTAAGCCTAAGGCCACCCCTCGTAATGCGGTGAGTGGTTGGGTTCGTGCTCTGGCCAAGAACCAGGACAAGAATGCCCGCAACTTGTTGACCTTCTGTGTTTACTGGTCAAGCGATAACCTCGGTGCTACTTCTTACGAGGATCTGCGTGATCAGTGGGTGATGCATGGTTTCCACCCAGTACCACAGGCTACCTTGCAAGCCATCAAGGACAACGTGGTTAGTCGCGATTGGCCGATGGATGGTATCGTCGCTAAGGTTAACAGCCTGGAGTACCAGCAAGAACTCGGTGAGGGGAATAAACACCCTAACTGGTCTATTGCTTACAAGCTACCTTTCGAGGAAGGCGAGTCTCCACTTGAAAGCGTTGAGTGGAATACTTCCAAGACTGGTCGGGTAGTTCCGGTACTGATTTATGCTCCTATCCAGTTGGGTGGGGTAATGTGTCGTCGAGCTTCGCTGGATAACTACAAGCAGTTTGTGGCTCTGGATCTACACGAGGATTCTGTTCTGGCTATTACTCGGAACGGTGACGTTATTCCTCGGGTTAACCGTGTGCTGGTGACTGGTGTGGGTAAAGCGGTAACCCATCCGGAAGACTGTCCAAGCTGTGGTTGTCTGCTAGAGGTACGTGTAGGCAAAGAAAGTGCCGAACTCGTCTGTAACAACGTTGCAGGCTGTCCTGCACAGTTGTTGATGCGTTGTGTAGCGTTAACCAACAAGCGTTGCTTGGATATCGACGATCTGGGCCCTGTTAAACTGGCTGGTTTGATTGAGTACGGGATTATCAAGGCTCCGGTGGATATCCTGCGTATGACCAGGATCGCTGCTGGACAGAAGATTTGGGACCGTATTCAAGAAGCCAAGACCCAACCTCTGTACCGTGTCATTCAAGCACTTGGTCTGCCTGGTGTCGATTTGGTACGAGCGAAGAAACTGGCTAAAGGTTTGCGAGATGCTGGGGTTGCTCTGTATCCAAGAGATATCGTGCAGTTCTTGCGCAACACTGACAACATTCAGAAGATCCCTGGGTTCTCTGTTGGTTTGTCTATGCCTATTGCGGTAATCCTGGACGACCCTGATTTTGAAGAGAATGCGATGGGTATGTTGGAGAACCTGACCATTATCGACGAAGTAGGGCAACCCAGTGAGTTCCACATCTGTATCACTGGCGAACTGGGCCAATCACGGGAAGAACTGAAAGAGTACTTTGCCGATGCCGGTATTGAAGTCACCGATAACCTTACCAAGGACTGCAAGTTCCTAGTGGTCGGTGAGAAGCCTGGCAACAGCAAGGTATTAAAAGCAACTGAGCTGGATATCCCTACGGTAAACGCTACCAAAGCGACCAGCATTGATAGTCTGATCCAACACATCAAAGGAGCATGACCCTCATGGCAACAGCAGCAAAAGCAACCCCAAAGGAAACCGCAATCAAGGCGGCAGTAGACAAGGCAAAGGACATCATCGATGAAGGCTTCAAAGAAACTGCTACCAAGGAAGTGGCAGAAAAGGGTCAACCGCCTAAAAGCGTTGCCAAGAAAGACAAGGTTGTTCCTCTCAATAGCGATCTCCCGGTAGCTGTTAAGGACGACCTGCCTTGGACCCTGGGCGGTAACCCAGTGTTGCCGTACGCTGGCTTCGATATGACCAAAGCCAAGGTCCTGACCCCTGATGAAGTAACTTCCTGGCCTACGCCGTGCGTGATCATCAACAACGTCCTGATCGCGCCAACGGAAGAAGGCATCGCCGCCCAACACGGTCGCCTGGGCTTCGGTATGGGTTCGTCGAAGTACATTCCTTTCTACAGCAAAGGTCTCGATGCCAAGAAGTACAACCGCTACGTAGCGGTGCTGGATGGTCGTCAGGTTGAGTTCCTGCTGGATGAACTGTCCAAGGTAGTCGTGAGCAACAACTACTTTGGTAACAGCCGCTATGACCAACTGACCGCCCAGAATGCTCAGTCGTCTCTGTTGCTGATCAACTCCAGCAGTGTTAACGACTCGGTTATCGGTGAGAACTACCTGCTCAACGTCGATTCGAAGAACAACGTATTCAACCGTTCTTCGGTATCGGCTACCCGCATGTTCAGCGGTCCGCGTGACTACCAGTTCACCGAGCTGACTGAAAAGCCAGAACGTAGTGACCTGGTACCACGTCAGAAGTTCGAGCACTGCCAGTTCAAGGAAACCCGCGTTACTGACTCCGAGCTGTCACCTGGTTACTACTCACGCAGCACGCTGACTCAGTCGAGGGTTCGTTCCAATCGCACCGTGTACGTGCGCAGTTGCGAACTGAACAAAGCTTCTTTCGACGGCAAGGCTGTTAGCTTGAAGCGCGTGAACTCGGTCAGCATGTCGGTTAATGCTGAAGGTGAGATCAACGTCAGCAACATCAAGCTTAGCAACGACTACATGACCGTTCGGTCGCTGTACATGCCGAACAAGTTCTCCCTGCTGACGGTGGACTTTCCGGTACAAGAGCTGAAGATGGTGCGTACTGAGCCTGCTGAAATCGAGCTGAGCTTCTTTACCAACGATAGCGTGCGCTTCGGTCTGACACCATCGCGTGAAGACGTGCTGGAAGGTATCCGTGACCTGATCAAGCGCAACAACTATGGCCACTACCGTAACGGCTCTGGCAGTGGCATCGACAACGCATTCTCCGAAAGCTTCCTGGATTATGCAGCCGACGCGGTAATGTCCCGTCTGCGTGTTATCGGTGTTCTGGATGCGGCGACCAATGTGGTCAACGAGATGAACCAGAACTACAACGACAACTACGACGACCCGTACATGTTCTAATCAACCTGCAAATAACTCACTGGGCTAACACAGCCAGTGAGTTATCTTTATGGAGAGTTCTTATGATAACTGTAACTATCCCTGTACGTGAACCAAATAGTCATGTGGATCTGGATGGCAAGCGTGTTTATCCAATCTGCGAGAACGTTACAACAGCACCAGACGGTACTTTGATCCTCCACTCTCCCACCGAAAAGGTTGAGGGCGGTTGGGATATGTACCTCATCAAGTTTGGTGAATTCAGTCTGCACATCCACAGTGACCATAACTCTTATATTGATTTGAATACTGAGAGGTTTATGGCAGGTCTGTCCGAGACTGATGAGCTGGAAGGTTACTTGAGCTGCGACAACATCATCAGCTCCAACGATACCTTTATCGGTCACTGCATCATGTTGCATACCTGTACTGAAGGCTGTGTGATCGAAGACAGTACCATTAACTACATGCCTGGTTGTGGGGTGTTCTCTCGGTTGGAGGATGCTCGTATCAGCCACTCGCAACTTACTGACGTTAAGCTCAGCAAGAACGCGACGGTTAAGAGCTCGACTATTGTTGATAGTGAGATCAAGACTCCTGGTGTGGGTCCACGTGTAGAAGATGCGGAGATTCGTAATTCAACCATCATCTCTGGGAATGTGCTGGACATCTACGGCACGGTTATTCTCTCCATGGGTATCTTCGCAGCTGGCTTCCTGCGTACGGAGAGTTTGCGCCTGGGTGGGTGTAATGTTTACTGCGATAGTTTCAATCCAGAATCTAAGCTGGAGTTCCTATCTATTCCGTTACCAGCAGGAACATTACATGTGTTCAACAGTCGTGGTCAGGGGCTTTATCTTTGCGAGGAGAGGACTCAGAAATACCTTGCAGTTGAAGATCCCAAGTTCTTGGAGCAGTTGCGTTGGCTGCTAAGTGACATCGACCAACATCATATCGAAGACGCCGTGCGGTATGTTCTCGATTCCATCCATTCCAGGATTAAGCTAATTGAAGTTCTGGACCCCCGGTCAGACAAGTTTAATGCACCGGAGTATACAAAGGAAGAATAAGTAATGGCTAAACCCACCCCGGTAGTCTACAAGGCACACACGGATGGTAGTGCCTTAGGTAACCCCGGTCCTGGTGGTTACGCAACAGTCGTGAGATGCGGAGACCAGAAGGTCACACTCTCAAAAGGTTACTTCCTGACAACCAATAACCGTATGGAGATCATGGCGGTTATTGCTACCCTGGAAGAGTTCGGTCCGAATCAGCAGTTTGAGATTTATACCGACTCGCAATACACCATCGATGGTTCTACCAAGTGGATGAAAGGCTGGTTACGTAACGGCTGGATTTCCTGGAAGAGCGGTGAGATGATCAAGAACCAAGACCTGTGGAAGATCATGAACGAGTTGCTTAAAGTCAACAAGGTCAAGTTCATCAAGGTTAAGGCTCACAGCGGTATCCCTGATAACGAAGAAGCAGACAAGCTGGCCAAGGAAGCCGCGGCCAAGCCCGAAGTCCATGACGTGGAGTATAAAGCAGCATGACAACTCAAAGTTTACCACCCCTCGATTTTCTGTCACCAGAACCGTTGTCACTGAAAGCTATCGACCAGACCTGGTTGAACAAGCGTGCAGCTGAACTGGCTAATCCAGAAACACCTGATGTGCCAAACATTGAAGGTGCTCTGCTGGAAGCGCTGGACCAGCTGTACGAGCGTATCGGCACCAACGCCAAGGATGATGTACCGGCCTTGGTCTTCGCCCCGGATAATGCCACTGATCCGTATGTGGTCGGTATCTCCCTGGATCGTCGTAGCGGTCGTGAGCGCCGTGGTGCTGATCGTGGTCCGGCTAACCCAACCCCGCTTATGCCCGACACGAAAGAGAACACTCTCCGGGAAGATTTCGAAAACCTGTTGTTTGAATCGGGTTCCTTCGATCCTGGCATTGTAACTCGGGATGGCAACGGGCGTTATCTGGTGCCGTGGGTTAACGCGCGCTGGGAAGGTTTCCAGATGTACCACAGCAAGCTGGTGGTTAACTCCACTGGTACGTTCAAGAACAAGTACACTCGCACGCTTGGGCGTTATGTAATCGGTAAGGTGGCGGTTAACGGTGGGGTTATCTTTAAACAGATTCCTTTCCGTCACCAAACCAAGGCGCTGGCGCTGGAAGAAGCGAATCGTCTGTCGGTAGACCTGGGCGGGGCTTTCGCTGTCTTCCGTTGCCTGGACATTATCGAGAACCCAGAAAAATAAGGATGCAACAATGTCATCGGTTAAGTTCTACAAATATAAAGACACCTGGCGATATAAGCTTATAGGACAGGACGCAAAGGACGTAGATACATTTGCGCTGGAAAGTTTCCTGGGGGTTGTAGGCGGGCCACGTGTCGTTATGTTCCGTGAGACCGAAAGACCGCCTTTGGTAAAACTGCGAGTAGAAGTTTGTCATGGGTTCATTACACGTGCTTCTACCGCAGAGAGTGACGACGTACCTTTGAATGAAGGTGTCGAAGTGGAAGAGTTCTTTGTACGACCAATAATGCGATAAACAAAAGGAGTAGGACAATGGAAAGCAAGTACCTGATGCACGTGGAAGCTGGTTCGTCTGGCTACCGTATGTTTGATGATGACGAGCGAGACGAAAATATCCGCGCTGCAATCCAGCGTTTGAAGAAGCGTATTGCTGGTGGTACTACCATCGTCGCGATTCACGTAGCGAACCCTCGCTACAAAGCGTAAGTTCTTCTTATAGACCGTCGGGGTTTCCCGGCGGTTTATAACGTCTTTTTATTTTGGGGTGTTTCAATGTCTTCTATCTCTTTTGGTATGATGGAGTGGTCGCCTTATCCGTGGGACAACAAGAAGAGCCGTCTCTTCGTTTACGCTGAGGGTAATCGTCATCGTGTTATGAAGATGCACGATACTTCGCAAGCACTCGCGGCTCGTCGTCTCCAGAAACGTATCTGGACCAGCCGTACCATCCAAAGCATTTATGTGAGTGAAAAGTAATGGAAAAGGATTTTAGCTATGTCTCAGTATTCCTGAAACCGGAATACATCCAGGATATCTTCGCCCGTCTGTTGGAAGCCAGTGTGGCTCCTGCGCCTAAACACGACCTGCACGCCACGTTGATGTACGACGAGCGTAAGTTCGAGAACCCGCTGATGAAGCTGGACCCTACTCGCGAATACCGTGCGCATATCACCAAGATGGAAGTACTCGGTGATGGCCTGGTGTTCCACATGACCTCTCCTGATATGCAGGAAGAGTTTCGTCGTCTGAAGGATGCTGGTTATGAGCATTCGTTCGAGACCCTACTCCCGCACATGAGTTTGGCCTACGACTGCGACGCTTACGACATGCTGGCGCTGCAATCGGTGTTCTCCGACTGGGCTGGTACCGAACTGGTGTTCCACAACGCTTCCTACGGATACAAGAAAATTTAAGATACATTCTGTTTCAAGTCTATATTACTTGGGTGATAAGTAATACGTATTGTTTACATTAATTGTTTTCAATACGATCCCCTGATTAATAAGGAGCTGAACAGAAATGAACGATCGCATTCCAACTGCTGACAACGCTGCCAAACTCATTACTGATGTTTTGATCAGCGTCCGCAATGATGGGGCCACAGTCGATCAACAGCTGTCTAACTTCAAAGCGAAACTGTTCGACGAAGAGTTCGTTCGTCCTCAGGATCGCCAGGCTGTATTGAAGAAGGTCAACAAAGGCATGGGTGTGAACTGGTCGATGAACCAGGTCAAACGTGCCGACGGCGCCATGCTGGAACAAGTTACACAGATCAACGCACAACGCGGCAACGACAAACCACTGATCCCAGTAGATGAGCTTCACGGCTCATCTACTGTGAAAGGTGCAACGTCGGCCGAGATGGCTCCACAGCTGACTGCTACTGAACGTCTGCTGGCTGCAAACCAAACACCCGCTGCAACAGCTCAGTCTACTGCACAAGTAGTTGAGCTGCCTGTAACACCGGCTGCACCTGCTGCTGAACAAGTAGCACCTGCTGCTGACACCGCTGCACAAACTTCCTCCACTTCCCAAGAGAATACCAACATGAAACTCGTACAAGACATCACTGCTGCAAACAACACCAACACCGCTCCTGCTGCTGACGGCGCTGCTGTTGATTTCGACATGTTCATCGCCGGCCTGACCCATGCCGGTGCGAATACCCCTGAGCTGCGTAAAGAGCTCTGGGTGGGTTTCATTACCCAAGATGCAATGATCCACGAGCTGTGGAAAGGTCACGTCCCTGCCGAAGGCGTGAACTCCGATCAGCAGATCTACAACTTCGTTGCCGCTCGCAAACCAGTGGGTGATGCTTTCGTCACCTACCTGGCCAGCAAAGCCAACACCGGTATCGAAGCAACTGCCGAAGCCAAGTCCCGTTTCTCCTTCACCGGTGATCGCGACGAAGGCATCCGTACCAGCTGGGTAGCAGCAGGTTCCGCAGTAATCGGCGGCGGTATCGAAATGTTCGCACGTGGCGGCCTGACCCTGGGTTCTGCTGTTGGTACCGTGCTGGGCGCTGGCGCTTCGTTCTTCGGCGGCGAGCTGGTGGACGAGCACATCGAAGGTGACTTCGGCCGTTACGTAGCTGGCGGTACCCTGGGTCTGATCCTGGGTGCTGGCGGTTCTGCTCTCGGTCGCGCTGTATTGCCAGGTGCTCCACTGCTGGGTTCCGGTAACACCATGAACGCCGAGCTGCCAGCTCCAAGCGCTCCAGTGTTCCAAACTCCAGCAGGCGTATCTGCTTCTCTCGCCGGCCTGTAAGCACTAGCTTACATAGCCATGCGTAAAAGGACCCCCTCAAAAGGGTCCTTTTATTTTTCGTCTTTTTAAGAAGGTTACGGTAATGATCTCCAGCATGGAACTTCTGCTTAACAAACTGAATGACTTCGGTCTGTTCGAAAAACCTGGTATCCGTATCGAGTTCAGGGAAGATGACCTGGAACTGGTTACTAGCGAAGACACAGCTAACCCTATTGTGTCGTTGTATCGCCGTACTACTAAGGTCAGCGGTAGCCGTATGTTCTTGGGTAGCATCAGCAAGTCCGGTGAGGTTCACACCCAACGTCCTGATTGGCGTACTGCTGACTTCGAGTCGATCATGCCATTCGTGGTGGCCAGGATGCTCTTGCAGGCACAGGGCGACGTAACCGAGTACCCACGCTCGATCTTCCCGAACACACCACCTATTCCTGAATCGGTAGAACCGTATCTGGTGGATGTGGAAATTGGCGACGTATCACATGCCTGGGTATTGTGGTACGCCAAGAAACACAACGTAGATAACGACTACGCGTGGTACCAGGGGATGCTGAAGCTTATCGAGCTTAATGACAAACTAACCGGGTTTATCGGTCGGTCTTTCGCATCCAACATCCGTCACCTCTCCAAACCCAAGGAAAGGAAATGAAAGCACTACTCATCGCAACTCTGATGATGGTCGGCGGTAACGAGGCTCCAAGCGTCACTACCAACGTTATCCCTGATTCGAAGATGTGTGGGTCGGCTATGGAGCAAGTCGTCTCCAATCACCGTATGAAGAACCACATCGTGTCTTCTGGTCCTGGCTACGTCAAAGCAGAACTGGATCCACCACGTAGTTCTAACCGGCCTGCACAAAAACTCACCGTCACCTGTAAACCCCTCCTGTAAGCCATAACCTACCCCTAGGCCACAAGCCCGGGGTAGGTTATGTTTATTTTCGCCACCAGTTTCATTTATAACCACGCCCCAAGGAGAGTAGCATGTCTCAAGATCCTTCCCGCCTTATTGACTCCGCCGTACTTACCGGCAATTTGACCACCCTGCACAAGGACAAGAAGTTCCACGATCTTAACCATTGGCAGTTGAGTGGACGTGAATTGGTTATGGCTTTGTTGGCCACCACCAATCTACCAAGGGGTGATCTTCGTACTGACCCAAACACCTGCCTGATTTATTCGACGGCGCAGCGGGTACTCTGGCAGGAAGCAGAGATCGAACGTCTCAAGCACGAGATCGAGCTTCGGTCTACTGAAGCCTGGCGTGAGAAAGAACCTCAGCTACTGGACCAGAATGACAAGGAGCAGATCAACCACAGCTGGATCCGCTGGTTCATGAAGAAGTTCCATGAAAACATTGCTGGTGCTATGAAGGAAGCCGGTATGCGTTATGCCAAGGAAACCCTGGGCTTTGCGCAGAATGCCACCAACATGGTTGTCATCAACGCGGTTGGCTACAAAGCATTCCTGATCCCACTCCGGACTGTACCGTGGATCGAGGTTCAGGAACAACCAGGGATGTACAGCAATAAGGTGTCCGATGAGTGGCTGGAAGAGTTCTGTAAAGCTCGTGATGTTGCCTGGGATGACGCAATTATCATCGGGGCTAATGCCATCCTCGACAAGATGCTCACTGGTGACGATCGTAAGTATGAGGTGAGTATCCACTTCTCGCCTGTACAGAAAGATCTCTTCCACTTCCAGATCCAACGGCATTACTACGAAGGTGCTCCGTTCTCCCAAGCGGCTTACCTGCGTGATAACGAACAGGAGTGGTTGCGCAAGTGATCGACTACGACGTAGAGAAGGAGATGGGTAGACGTGTATCTGCCCTCTTCGCTGGTTTGAATCCAGAGGCTGTTAAAACGTCTCTGGAGGACCTCATCGATGAATACACCTGTGCTCAATATGGCGTTTCCATCATCCACGAAATGAAGAAGGTTAAGCTGGCGTCTGGTAATCGTTGCGTGACTATCCAGACGTTGGCTAAAGGACGTGCTGTATTGACGTCGGCCTATGGCTTCAAGGTACTCAAACAAGATGAGTGCGGGAAATGTAAGGGAACTTACCTCGTGCTCGACGAATGTTCAAAAGAAGACTTCGATAAGGAACGTGAACAACATGGCTAATGTAGGCACTGTTACTCGCGTTTAAGATACACCGGATTACACGACTACATTACTAAGTGGAGTGAGGGCAACCTTATTCCACTGAGTATCCAATTGTATTCGCTTAGGGAGATAGCAATGGTTAACACAGCCAGCCTTAAACAACTTACCAACGATCAACTGTCTCAGGTCTATCAACGAGTCATTGACAAATTGGTTGAGAAGGGTGCTGTTTCTACCAACGACCATCTGTATGCGGTCCTGGCAGAAATCAAGGTACGCAACACCGGCTACGACACGTTCCTCAAATTGTTGTATACCCTGGCCGGTAACTTCAACATCGACTTCCCTACACCGGAACAGCTGTTGCAGAATCCTGATTTCAAGTTCAGTTGCGATCAGGAAGAGTTGGTGGCGTTCTTCAAATCTGTTTCTCGCTTCCTGGATCACTTCATGAAGAAAGAAAAGGAACTGAAGGGCGACGGTCTTTATGTTCCGCAACATTCCGAGCCGAGTATCTTCGGCGGCAAGCATGTTGGCGAGCCTAGCCGTCCATGGGTTGAGTGGCGGATCAAGACTGCTGGTGGTGGTGTAATCGCTGCACACCAGATCGGTCGTGAGATCATCGATCAAATGCTGCGCGAGCCAGCTCGTCAGTTGATGGCGTTCAATCCAGGTGATCTCGATTTTGACAAGGACGGTTATCCTAGTCTGCGGTCGGTTGTCGATATGCGTTACAGCGGCCTGGGTATTTACACTTACGATGAGGCGCACGAAGCATGCCTCAAAATTTATAAAGAAGGGGTTTAACAATGGCACATTATCAACCTGACGTCGATGAACCAAGTATCTTTGGTGGCGTCAACGACAACCCACATGAAAGCTGGATGGGTTGGCACCGTTTCAAGTTCAAGAGTGAACCTGCCGAGATCATGGCTATCGGCAAGAAGATCCTCAAGCAACTGCGTGAGGAAGAACCGCGTAACTACCCATTGCCTTTGTTGGGTAACCTGATGGACTACAAAGGCATCTATGCTCCACTCAGTCATGTGATTGAGATGAAGTACCGGATGAACATGACCTGGGAACAGGCCGACGCAGTATTGCTGTACCGCGATAGCAGCGACGCGTTCTACACCAGGCTCTACCATCAGAACTCTGGGCTTACTCGTCGTATGCACGACCTGGCGGCGTCTAAGGGCTATGATCACATGGCGCTGGCAATCGATGCGGCTCCAGAGTGCACTGAAGATACTCATGCGTCTGAAGTGGCTCTGTTCATGATGACCCGTTATCCTCGTGATGGGTCGCATGCTCACAGTCTGATGGCTGGTGTTTACAACTTCACCGATAACGACGGTGTTGGGTTCCAGGTTGTTGTTCCACAGACCGGTGCTTACAAGTACGTCGGGTCTAAGCTGTCTAACGTTTAATAAGCAACTTTCGCTACTAAGGAAGCTACATGAACACTAAGCAACGCGTTCAACGGACTATTACACCTCTGCCAGCTTCTTACTACGGTAAAGATGGGGCTGCGCAATACCAAGCGTTACGTCTGGCTGAAACTCCAGTTAACCCAATGGCCACCCTCAAGGATGCCATTGTGGTTTGCAAAGAACTCGGTCGCATTTACGGATACTAATCGGGAATTACCATGATTGACTTAACAAAAGAAAAGATTGACGAGACGCTCACACCATTGGAGCAGGAAAACCTCGTCATGGAATACCTCAAGGCTAACTTCACCAAGAACCCAAAGAAACTGGTGAAGTTGGTGTTGAAGATCGAACACAACATCCCGATGTTTATTCGTCGTAGTGTGATCCAAACGATCAAGACTATCCGTAACCCAGTGAAGTACCTGGAAGAATGTCTTCTGGAGATGCTGGATTACCCGGTCCTGATCGAGCAACTTATTGCTGAAGGTAATCACGGGATGATTATCGACAACGATAAGCTGTTTGGCTTTGAAGTTAAGGCCAATCCACGCTGGTTGAAGGTGGATGACAAGTGGAACGTGGATGATGAGAAAGACATCATCGACGAAGTTGTAGAGCAGCACATGACCAAGCATAAGCTTAAGGAATTCACCGGGCGGATTATGTTGTTCCGCGATTTCGGGTTCTCTGGCATGCCGTACAAAATCAACCAGGCATTCACCAAAGAGTATTACGAAAATGAAATCCTCAAGAAAGTTGTTGCTGACCTCGGCCGCGCTCCTAACGGCTTCCGTGTTGCTCAAGGATAAGGAAAAGAAAATGGCTGAATATGTATTCCCGCACGACCTGCCACCGTTCCAGCAGGAATTGCACATCCTGAGTTGGTTTCAGGAGAACTTCACTACCAATCCAAAGAAGTTGCACAAGATGAACCTGCGTGTTCGTCCTTTGCTGCCTCACTGGATCCAGGCTAGTCTGTGTGATACTCTGTCGCGTTCGCATAACCCGGTGAAGTTTCTGCAACAGGCTTTCAAAGATCTGGCTGCCTACCCTGCGGTAATGGCTCGTCTGATCGAAGAAGGCAACCATGGCATGATCATGGACGGTCCAGACATCTACGGGTTCAGTCTGGCTACCAATGAGAAGTGGCTCAATCCAAAGAAGGACGGTAAGTGGTCTTTGGAAGATGAGCACGAGATCATCGATCAGGCTTTGATTCGCTGGATGGTTAAAGAACGGCTGCGTAAGTTCAACGGTCGTCTGACTCTGTTCAGTGAGTTTGGTTTCTCTGGTGTTCCTTATCAGGTGAACCAGTATCTGAAGGATGACATGTGGTCTGAACTGCAAGCCATCTGGAAGAAGGAAGACGAACACCGCGACAACCTCGAACTTCAATACCTGCTCAATCCAGAGTTGAGAGAAGCCGATGAAACCCAACAAGCATCCGTATCGGGGTGACAGCTACAACAAGCACACAATGATGGTCTTCTGGGCCTTTATTGTCTTAGCGAGTTTGTTGACGTTTGTGGCCTGGTACCTTGAATAACTACAGGAGTAATGAGAGTGTCTTTTCTTAAGGATGAAAATGGAATAGCACTCACCGTATATCGGGGTGAATGTACTTCTCCTGATCGTGATTTCCCGCATGCTAAAACGCGAGCCATCTATTTCGGTGATCGTGAAACAGCACACCGGTATGCTACACCTAACAAGCACAATGGTCCTTTCGATGCCCCACGTATTTACCCGGCTAATCTCTGGGTAGGGAAGCTGTTCCTTAATCAGCCTGACAACCCCATGCTGGAATTAAACGTACTCGTCAATCGTTTGGGTTATAACGAAGCCAGACGTATTGCCGAACGTTTTTCCGGCAGCATCGAACAGACAGATCAATGGCGTTACCGAATTAACCAGGAAGGCAAATTCAGTAGCGTCAGGGAATACTTGCGAGACCCAATGGGAAGTTTGTGTCAGTTGTACTTCCAGGCATATCACTTCTTTGAAAGTGATGCGGAGGTTTCGCGTTTACAACGGTTAGGCTACGGTGGGGCAATCCACGGTGGTAATGGATATGGATCTGAAGGTAAAGCTGAGTACTGTGTATTCAGCAAGAAACAGATCCACTTGATACTAGACCCTTTTCGAGTGAATAGTAATGGACAAGAAGAATGACGAAGAAACCACTCGCAAGGTAATTCTTTCGAGTGTTCCTGCAACAATCACGCTGAAGATCCCTACGCTTGAAGAGATTCAAGACCCACTGGGGATTTTCAACAACATGCAACTCCCAGGCATCGGTAAACTGGGTGACTTGCCGCTCAACCTTACCGATGAGCAAAAGGTTCAAGCTTTGGACGTGATGCTTAAGTCTGATCACCGCATGACTGTTCGCCCCTGCACTACTTGTGGCGCTGATCTGTTGACTCCTTGGGACTTGCTCGGGGAAGATCAGAAGGCGGTGATGTCGGAAATTGGTTTGGCTACCACAGCAGTTAATGTGCCAACTATCCAGTGGGATAAGTCTGTGGACGAGATGGCCGAAGAGTTAACAATAGTACTCGGTAAGTTTCATGATTCGCCGGCTTATGCTGAGGCTCAGGAAGAGTACAACAATAACCCTCGTCCACACATGACCACTGAATACGCTCATCCTGGCTGGGAGGTGTTGGAGCAAAGAAGACGTTCATCTTTGCACATGATACCCACCATCAAACTGAGTGCTATCGGCGATCAAGTGGATGAGTTGTGCGCTGGCCACAAAGATGATACCGAGTACTCACCAGCAGCTGAGGGTGAGCACTACAACATCTTGCAGGAGGAGCCAAGTATCTTTTCGGATCAATGGCATTTGATTCCTGGAGACTGGATACGCTGGCGCTTCTTCAACAAGTATGGTTACACCACTTCCGCCTCTACTGAGCTGGTTACGGTTGACGCCATGCAGCAGATCGTTAAGGAAGCAGAACTTATTCGTCGTAAGCTTCGGGCTATTCGTCTTAACGCTACCCATGCGTTTTTCAAGAAGCCCGACTTCTATGTACGCGGTACTCGTTTGATCTCCCTGCAATGGGTGGTCTACATCGCCGTCGAACGCGGCATTACTTTCGAAGAAGCATTTCGCAACTCTATCAAGGACTAAAGCATGAACCTCAACAAGAAAGCAGCTTCGCTACACCAATCCATGGAAAGCTGGATCGAGCTGTATAAGACCATTCACGAATGTGGTCACAACGAGGCCCATGATGCGTTTGACGAGTGGGCAGAGAAGCTGGAGGGTGAGTGTGCCAACCAAACCAGCAATGCCTTCCACGACGCTGTGGTGGCTTCTCACGCTGAAATGCGGAAAGGCTTTGTAGAAGAGCACTTCCCAGATGGTGTTACTGTCCTCGACAAGCCTGTCCAACGCCAGGTTTCCTACACTGATACGTCGGGTAAGGTTCACACTAGTAAACCTATACCTAATCTAGTTGGCGGCCCATTGATTGAACTGTCGTACGGTAAACAGCCACAACGTCGCCAGGAAGTCTTGGCAACATTTGGCGAACGTACCGAAGTGTGTGGGATCTCTTTTCGTCCGGTGACTTTTGAGACGATCGAAAGCCCTGGTCCTGTAGGTGGTCCGATTCTGGATACCGGTCGTGATCCTCTATCGTTTAAAGAAGATGACGTAGCCAACACCCGTGAGAAAGCGGAAAAGGCAATCGAGCTGAACACCAGCTTTCTCATCAACACCAAACATGCACCAGATCACCCGTCTGTTATTAAGGCTCGTGAGATTCTTGCTGCCTCCAGGTCTTTCTTGGAAATGCTTGATGGTGTGGCAGAACGTGCAAAAGAACGTCAGGGGCGGACACTGTCGCTCAAGGGGAAGAAGTAATGTCTGAAGTTAAACGACTCAAGATGCAGGTCCGCGGTCGCGATAGCGAAATGGAAACTGCTGTAAGGATGGAACTGTCTACGGCAATCCTGGAGTTTGCCAGGAACACCGAGCACGGTCCGGATGATTACCTCACTATCGAGGTTGAGTACGTCGATAAGCAGGGCGTTGTTATCGAGGCTAATCCGGTGATCCTCAAACACGCTGACGCGCAGGGCAATTTGCGTCTGGTAAGGGAAGCACCATGATCTGTGAAGAAAGAAAGGATATGTTGTTGCGGGTCTTGGATAAGAAACCGCTCAAGGATGTTATCTGGATCACGCAGATGGCCATGGGTATTTTTGCTCGTGGTCAAGGGGTGGCTAACATCCCGATGGAAAAGCATCTCGCCAAAGGTGTGTTCTCGTTCTACCTGGCCGACATGTCGGTTATCTACGAAGAGATTGAGCGTCGTCTTGCGACTATCTCCGAGTTCTCTTACCAGGTCATTCTCCACGAGCATACCTGGACTGAGTGGTATCGTGACGTTAAAGGTTGTTCTAAGGTGGACGCCGAGAAAG